GATGGCGAATTATCATTACCCACAAACAGTTATACTGAAGCTGTCATTAAAGAACTTTCTGCTACAGCATTGGTATTGTTTGCTCAAAGTACAGGTGGAAACATTAAACTATTAGCAGGGACAACTTCTGCAGGCAGCGCAAAGCAATGGTTGTTTAATGGCACTGATGGTACGCTATCGTCTAAGATGTTCTTAGCCAGTGCAGGAAGCTATGGAACTACTGGCTACAGCTTTACAGGCGATGGCGGACTTGATACTGGTATGTTTAGTGCAGGTGACGGACAGATACAGTTTTATTCTAACACTGTTAAAGTTGCCGAGATTGCAAGTGGTAACTTAACTATTAGTGGGCATCCAACAATAGAAGGAGTAACCACTACAGGTGCTACAGGTACTGGTAAACTTGTATTTGATAATGCGCCAACATTTAGCGGACACCCAACAATAGAAGGAGTAACCACTACAGGTGCTACAGGTACTGGTAAACTTGTATTTGATAATGCGCCAACATTTAGCGGACACATCACAGTAGAAGGTGTTACTTCAACAGGTGCTACAGGTACTGGTAAACTTGTATTTGACGATGCTCCTACATTCAGTGGTGCTGTAACAGTATCGAACAATACCCAATCAACTTCTAGTACAACGGGCGCCTTAATAATCGCGGGTGGTGTTGGTATTACTAGGAGTTTAAACGTTGATGGTGTGATTTCTACTCCTACTTTACTAGTTAAAGATGTTCGCGATACAGTTTATGATGCTACGTTTGCTAGTACATTTACTCCAGACGCGGCCAATGGTGCTATACAAAACGTCACACTAACTGGAAGCATTACAATAAATGAATTTGCTAGTCCACAAACTGGACAAACTGTAACGCTAATTCTTACACAAGGCGGCAGTGGCAGTTACACATTAACTAGTACTATGAAGTTTGCTGGTGGACTTAAAACTCTAAGCACCGCAGTTGATTCCATTGACATGTTGACCATTACCTACACTGGTAGTGTGTACTACGCAAGTTTGGTAACAGGATTTGTCTAATGCCTAGAGCAAATTTTCATAGAACACATCTAGCCACATCTGGTACTGGATTATATCTTTCAACCTATAGTGGATATTTTAATGGCGATAGTACTTGGTTTACTAGTCGAACACCAACGTCGTCAACTGGTAGATATAATTTAACTAGTTTTGGCACAGGCGTATATCCACTTAGCAGACAAATCATAGGGTATTTCAGACCAAAAGTTACAGACAGCTATACATTTTACTCAAATGTCGACGATGCATGTTACTTCTGGATAGGTAACAAAGCTATTTCAACATATACTAACAGTAATTACGATATACGCGAGTTTGAGGGAGAAACCCCAAAAACCAGTGCGCCTATATCACTAACTGGTGGACAGTCTTATCCCTTACGCATACAATGGGGTAATAGAGTGGCTGGCGGTGAATATACATTTTACTGGAGCAACAGCTCAACCGCCAAGACAGATGACTTCACAGGATTGTTGTACTATAACCCAGCTGGCCCGGGATTCTAATTAAAAGGAACTTGAATGATACTTAATTTTCCTCCAAGTCCTTACATAGGACAAACCTATATAGGCGACAACAATATTACCTATAAATGGGATGGAGTAAAATGGCTGGGTAAAGGATTTATTGGTAATCCTCCGATGTCTGGAACTAGTACATATGTGTTGACTCCACCCAGCACCGGCCAAATTGGCGGCGTTAAAGCCGGAGCAGGCGTAACAATTGGCCCAGATGGTACTATTAGTGTTCCAGATTACAGTCAAGCTGGCCCAACTCCGCCTACTACAAATTTACAAGATGGCGACCTGTGGTACGATACAAATGATGGTAATTTATACGTAAGATACGGCGGAGCATGGGTTAGTGCTGTTACTACAGTAGCAGGCGCAAAAGGCGATGCAGGCCCGCCAGGCCCGCCAGGCCCTTCTGGACCAGGATTTGTTGAAAAGGGAACATGGAGTGCCAATGCATTTTATCGCACTAACGATGTGGTTTTTTATCGAGGAAACTCATATGCAGCCTTACAATCAAGTGCCAACAAAGTACCAACAACAGAAACAAGTTTCTGGGCGCTTTTTGCTGCTCAAGGTGACCAAGGTGTTCCAGGACAAAAGGGCGATCAAGGTGAGCCAGGAAATACTGGACCTAAAGGCGATCCAGGCGATCCAGGACTTAAAGCTAAGTCAGATAGACTTGGTGTGGTAAAAACTGGCGATCCAGCTGTGACCCATGTGAATGTTGCTGTAGATGGTACAATCAGCGTTCCAAAAGGTGCTGGAATAAATACAGTAACAGATATTTCTAATGTGAATTCAACAGCTGGCGGAGCGGCATTAAATGACGGCGCATTGCTAATTTATAATGCCAGCAGTGAAAGATGGGATACAGTAAACAACTTAAGATCCGACGAAATGGATGGCGGATTTTTTTAAAAAACGGAGCGGTTTAAATGGCTAATGATGCAAATATTATAAAGATTAAACGATCGGGCACGAGTGGTGCACCAGCATCGTTAAAACTGGGCGAGTTAGCCTATAGCTATTTAACTGCTAGCGGGAACCCTACTAGCAACGGTGGCGACAGATTATTCATTGGTGCAAACGGTGTTGGTGTTACCGGCAATGCTAATGATGTTATTGTTATTGGTGGTAAGTATTTTACGGACATGCTGGACCACGAGCGTGGTGTACTAACAGCCAGCTCAGCTTTAATCGTCGATGCTAATAAAAAACTAGACGAACTATTAGTTGATGATCTATCGTTAAATGGTAATACTCTAAGCACCACTAGTGGCGACTTAAATGTAATATTATCTGCCAACGGTACTGGTAAAGTACAGATCAATACAAGCAGTAATAGTTTTACATTGCCTGCTGTAAGAACAGCAACAACTGGACATGTACTTACAGCCAACACAGATGGCACAACAAGTTGGTTATCTCCAACTTTATCTATTGCAGGTAGCACAGGTACTGACACTGTTACTTTAGTAGGTGACACCTTAACATTTGCGGGTGCCACATCACCAATCACTGTTGCTGTTACAGATAACACAGTGACCGTTGCTGTTGCAGACGCTACAGCAAGCACCAAAGGTTTGGCAAGTTTTGACTCAACTGACTTTACGGTTGCAAGCGGCGCTGTTACAGTCAAAGAAGAAAGAATACAAGACATTGTTGGTGCAATGGTTTCTGGAACAGAAACTGACCTATTAGCAACATACGACGATCCCGCAGGCACATTAGATTTTACTTTAAAAACAGTTAATACCACAGTTGGAACATTTGGTAGTACCACAGCAATACCAGTAGTCACAGTAAATGGCAAAGGTCTAGTTACATCAGTAACAACTGCGTCAATAAGCACTAGTCTTAGTATTGCTGGCGGCACAGGAACAGACTCAGTTTCTTTGGGTAGTGATACATTAACATTTGCAGGTAATGGTGCAATCAGCACAGCAGTAACAGATAATCAAGTGGCCATCAGCGTAGCAACAGCCACATCAAGTGTAAAAGGTGTTGCTAGTTTTGACTCAACAGACTTTACAGTAACTACTGGTGCTGTTACAGTCAATGTGGAACGTATTGAAGACATTGTTGGAGCAATGGTTAGTTCTAATACCGAAAGTGGTATTAGCGTAACCTACACAGATAATGGCGCGGGAAACGGCGTACTAGATTTTAATGTAAACGACCCTGTTATTACTATCGCTGGTGATGTAGACGGTTACTCTACGATGACCAACTTGGGTGACACAACCATTACAGTTACCTTAGACACTGTAAACACCGATGTTGGAACATTTGGTTCCACAACATTAATTCCAGTAGTCACAGTAAATGGCAAAGGTTTGGTTACAGCAGTAACAACTGCATCTATAAGCACTACACTTAACATTGCAGGCGACACAGGAACTGATGGTGTTGCGCTAGGTAGTGATACACTAACATTTGCAGGTAGCGGTGCAATCAGCACAGCAGTAACAGACAATCAAATAGCAATCAGTGTGGCCACAGCTACATCAAGCATAAAAGGTGTTTCTACATTTAATACTAGCGGATTTGTTGTAACTGGCGGCGACGTTGCGTTAAAAACCGACGTTGCACAATCTATCAGCGGTGATACTGGTTCAGCAACTCCAGCTACTAATGCATTTACCATTGCTGGTACAAGCGCACAGGGTATTGTAACAAGTGCTACAGGCAGTACTGTAACAGTCACAGCAAGTAATGCAACATCATCACAAAAAGGTGTTGCTACATTTAACACAGCCAGCTTCTCAGTAAGCAGTGGCGATGTAACTATCAAATCTGGTGGCGTTACCAACACACAGTTAGTAAACAGTAAAGTAACAGTTGGTACAACTGATATTAGTTTAGGTTCAACTAGTACTACACTAGCTGGTCTGACTCAAATTGATGTCAACAACATTCGCATAACTGGTAATACAGTTAGCAGTACTGACACAAACGGGGACATTGTATTTGACCCAAACGGCACTGGTACCATTAATGCAAGCAGTTCTAGAATTACTAACTTATCTGATCCAACCGGCGCACAAGATGCGGCCACTAAAGCATATGTTGATGCTACTCGTTCAGGATTAGATGTTAAGGCATCTGTACGTGCGGCAACAACTGCCAACATTACACTGACTAACACACAAACAATTGACGATGTTGCTCTAGCAGTTGGCAATCGTGTTTTAGTTAAGAATCAATCAACCGGTGAAAACAACGGCATTTATGTTGTTGCCAGCGGCCCGTGGACCCGTGCAGAAGATTGCGATAATGCTCCAGGAGTAGAAGTTACTAGCGGAATGTTTACCTTTGTTGAAGAAGGTACAACTAACGCTGACAGCGGATGGGTATTAACTACAGACGGTACTATTACATTAGGTACAACGAGCTTATCGTTTGTGCAGTTCAGCGGTGCTGGACAGATTACCGCAGGCGCAGGATTAAGTAAGACTGGCAACACACTAGATGTAAATGTTGCCAACGGTATTGAAATATCTGGAGATAATGTACAACTGGCCAGCACAGTAGCAGGTGCTGGTTTAACATACACTAGTGGTGTACTTGACATTGTTGGAACCAGCAACAGAATTACAGTAAATGCTGACAGCATTGATATCAGTGCAAGCTATGTTGGACAAAACACAATCACCACACTTGGAACTGTTACTACTGGTACTTGGAGTGCTAGTACTATTGCAACCACTCGAGGTGGTACTGGGTTAACTTCTTATGCCACTGGTGATTTGTTATATTCCAGTGCTAGCGATACACTATCAAAACTAACAAAACCGTCAGCAACTTCATTGTTGACCATGAACAGCGCAGGTGCACCTACTTGGGCTGCATTAACTGACACGGGAATTACAGGGCTTGGCACAGTTACATTGGGTACTTGGAATGCTACAGTAATTACCGCACAATACGGCGGCACTGGAGTTGGCGGCTACAGCAAAGGCGATTTGTTGTATGCTGGAAGCACTGGTTCTTCATTGTCAGCACTGACCGTACTAGCAGCCGGTACTAACGGACAAACGTTGCAGTTACAAAACGGTGTTCCTGTTTGGGCGGACTTGGACGGTGGATCCTATTAACATATAAATACTGAGTGGGTATATACTCACTCAGTTTTCCTCGCTTGATAGCGGATTAAAAAGGATGCCACATGGCCACAGCGGCAAACGTCGTTAAGTTTAAACGAAGTGCGGTTGCAGGTAAAGTACCAGCGACTACAGACTTAGCACTAGGTGAAATAGCCTTAAACACCTATGACGGGCGAATATATCTTAAAAAATCCGTAGCATCAACAGAAAGCGTTGTAGCTCTTCAACCGTTTCCTTCTGGCGGAACTACTGGACAAATACTATCTTTAGATTCATACGGCAACTTGATATGGGTTACAAGTGGTGTAACTAGTAGCGGCACAGTTACCAGCGTAAGTGTTGTAAGCACCAACGGGTTTGCTGGAACAGTAGCAACCAGTACCACTACACCAGCTATCACAATACAGACTACAGTAACTGGTTTGTTAAAAGGCAACGGTACAGCTATATCAGAGGCCACTGCTGGTACTGATTATATTTCACCAAGTACAACTGGTCAGACAATTACAGATACATCTGGCGGCACTAACTATACATTAAAGATTGCGAATGGAACAACTGGTGCTGTATTTGGCTTTGGTACTGGTAGCAATGCGTATGGAATTGCTAATGATGCTCTTAATAACACTATCTCAGGATATGTTCCTTATACAGTAAGTGCAAGTTCAATAACATTTAAAGCCGGCGCAAGTTCTCCAGCAACAGCATTAAGCATTGCAAGTGACGGTACAGTAGCTATTGGCACGCTAACAGGATTATTAAAAGGTACCAGTGGTGTCATATCAACAGCAACTGCTGGTACTGATTATCTAGTATATGGATCATTAAGCACTGGTACTCCAAATTCCGCAAGTGGTACAGGTGCAATAAGTTATAACAATACAACTGGTGTGTTTACCTACACTCCGCCAGATCTAAGTTCATATGTAACTAGCACTAGTCTAACTAGCACACTGAGTAGCTATGTAACAAGTTCAAGTTTATCAAGCACATTGAGTAGTTATGTAACAAGTACCAGCCTAACTAGTACACTAAGTAGTTATGTAACTAGTACTAGTTTATCAAGCACATTGAGCAGCTATGTAACAAGTTCAACGCTGAGTGGTTATAATTATATAACACTCACAAGTTTGAGTATGGATACTCCGGGTTCCGCAAGCGGTAGTGGTAGTGTAGCATATAGTAATACAACAGGCAAGTTCAAGTATACTCCGCCTGACCTAAGCAGTTATATTACAGCCAGTGTTACCGCGTTGACCAGTTTGACCAGTATTGGTGCAACTGGGGTAGATACTACAACTAACGGAAATTTGATAGTCAGTGGTAACTTGACTGTAAACGGCACTACAGAAACTATTAATGCTACCACAAGCACATTTGCCGATAAGAATATTGAATTAGCCAAACCTGTAAGTCCAGCCACAGCCAGCGATGCCAGTGCCAACGGCGGCGGCATTACCTTACATGGCACAACTGACAAGACATTAAACTGGGTGTTGAGTACAACTGCTTGGACATCAAGTGAAAACGTTGACCTAGCAAGTGGCAAGACATATAAGATAAACGGCACAGATGTATTAAGTTCAACAGCATTGGGAAGTGCTGTAACTGGTTCAAGTTTAACCAGCGTGGGTACAATTACCAGTGGCACTTGGAATGGAACAGCTATTGCTAATTCATATCTAGTCAACACTACTATTCAACTTAATGGTGTGACACTGACATTGGGTGACACTGGGAAAACTATCAAGGCCAGTACTACTAATTCACTTACAATTGGTACTGGATTAAGTGGATCAAGTTTTGATGGATCCAGTGCTGTTACTATTGCACTAGCAACTGGTTATGGTGACACACAGAATCCATATGCTAGCAAAACAGCCAAGTATGTTCTAGCAGCTCCAAACAGTACATCTGGTGCTCCTACTTTCCGACTGCTAGTGGCATCAGACATTCCAACACTCAATCAAGATACCACAGGCAATGCTGGCACAGTTACCAACGGAGTTTATACCACTGGAAGTTACGCCAATCCCACTTGGCTAACCAGTCTGGCATACAGCAAATTAACTGGTGCACCTACCAATGTGAGCACATTTACCAACGATGCAGCTTATATCACAACTGGCAGTCTAAGCATTTCAACCAATAGTCCGGGTACGGAAAGTCTAAGTTACAGTGCAGGCGTATTCACATTTACTCCATACTCTTTGCCCATAGCTACTTCATCACGATTGGGCGGTGTCAAAGCAGGTACTGGAGTTACTATTGCCGCAGATGGCACTATCAGTAGTACAGGTGGTGCAGGCGGTACTAGTCCAACAAGTGCCAGTTTTGATCTCTGGGCCAGTATACTCATTATGGGATCTTGATTGCGAGATAAGTATAGTATGAAGATTAAAGAACTACTCACAGAAAGCCTAAACAAACGAGATACTTTTGATATCCTACATGATTTTGTGCGCTTTGCCGCAGAAGACTTGGGATTAAAGACTTTGCCAAAGTTTGATTTTCGTTTTGACAATGCTCGTAGCTTACAGCACAAGAGTTTTGGCGGTTATCAACCAGGCGGCGAGCATATCACTATCACAGTAAAGAATCGTCACATTATGGATGTATGCCGTACACTGGCACACGAACTTGTACATTATAGTCAAGACTTGAAGAACGAGCTAGAAGACGACGATGCTGGCTCCACCGGATCACCGCAGGAAAATGAAGCCAATGCCCGTGCGGCTGTGATCATGCGTAATTGGGGCAAGCGTAATCCTACTTACTTTGATAAAGACTCAATAGAATAAATAAAAAAACAGGAAATATCATGTCAAACACTCGTAAACTACACTTCAAAGACATCGCTTCAGTTGCATCAACACATATTGGCCATCCTGGAGATGTTTGGTTTGATCCGGCAGCAACTGCACTTAGAACTTATTCAGGCACGGCCGGCGGCAAAACGGTCAGCGGTGGCACAAGCGGCATTGGAGATGCATTCTCAACTGGTATCAATCAGCTGACCGTGGCCAATGATGCCAACAAGTTGTTGCGTATTACTGGCGGCGTATTAGTTTTGAGATTACCACAAATGACAGAGAATATGCTTGGCGTTGAGTTTGAGTTCTATTTTGTAGTGGACGCCGGACAAGTGCATATACAGAGTTATTACACTGGTGTTACCGGCACCACAGATGTGTTCCGTGGATCGATTTTTGTGGGTGTAGATAATGCCACCACAGGCAAACTGCACACAGCTACATCACAAACTAGCACAGCTTGCGATCTTTTTCTTGGACAACATCATGCCAAGACCGGAAGTTATGTTAAAGTTAAAGCCATTGATTTTGATGGCGTAGGTGTTTGGATGTTCCAAGGTACTTGTGTAGGCGATACAGGACAAACTCCTAACGGTTCAGACCATCCATTCCAAGACTACAACGCATAATCGCCAACAAAAAAGCCCAGCTTATGCCTGGGCTTTTCTATATGCAGCCATTGCTAATTCTCTAGCTTGAGCTAATCTATTCATAACATAGTCACTTAGAGGAACATCGTCATCTTCGTGAACTACCTTACCAAATTCATCAGCTCGTCTATTACGACCAAATGAGACCTCATCGTCTATTATGAGGTCATCATTGTCGTCTATTTCAACATTACTTAGCTGCTGGGGCTTTAACTTCAGCTTTTGGCTCGACTTTCGCAGCAGGCTTGGCTGCTTCGCTTTTAGTAGCCTCGGCTTTCTTGTGCTCAGTCTTGTTTGGAGCAGGTGAAGCTGTAACAGCAGGAGCTGTAGCTGGCTTAGTTTCAGCTGTCTTAGGTGCATCAGCGGCAAAAGCTGTTGCGGCGAACAAAGTTGCGATTAGAGTTGCGATAGTTTTCATTTTAAAGTTTCCTTTTAGGTTATGTAAGAATTTCTATCCCTACATATATATAACGCCATAGCCCAGACATTAGTTGACATATTTTGAGCTAAATACTGATAATAAACATTTTGAGGACATTTCAATGCCAACTAATCAATTAAGCAGAATCATTGCTACAACAGACCTGGGCAACGCAGACACATATGTGGGCTTACCAGGCACTATATTTTGGGACACTGCTAGCGGCAGTTTAAGAGTATCAGACGGATCAACAGCAGGCGGACTTGTAGTGGGCGGAGGTAGCCTGGGACTCACGCACGGTGGCACCATAGATGCCAGTAACATTGTGGCCATTACGGGCAACGACCATGTGGGCGCCTCATTTGGCAGCAACTACTTCAGTCAGTTGTTTTGGACTGACAGTGTGAGTGACATAACCGCTGAGGCCATGGACACGGGCTTGGACAATACCGCATTCAACTGGGTGTACACAGATGAATATGGCACACACATCAGCAACTATCCCAATGGCAATCACGGGGGCAACAATGGCAGCAGCAGTTGGGAGTTTGACACACATCAAACTTTGACCTTGCCCAGTGGCTACCAGGTTCATCCTTGGATTAGGGCCACTGACACTTATCCCACAATCATAGCTGACGGCGTGGGCGGAATTGGGGGTACGCACGGTGGAGTTGAGTTGGATTGGGCCAACCGTACCTTGACCACCGCCAATTTCCACAGCAACACTGTGCTTAGACACACCATGTACTTGAACAACGATGAAGGCTTGTACATTGGATTCAATGAAAATACTCATGCGGGTGTGGGAGTTAATCCTCCAGTCAGCTGGACATTCAGTACTGACAGCAATGTCACAATGCCCGATCCCAATGAACTCACACAGAGTGACACCATGGGTTATCTAGGCCTGCCGCAAGTGGTCATGAGCACTGAGCCCTGCACCTTGGGCTATGCAGATCAAGGACATCACGTGTACATCACAGGTGGCGATCAAGATGTTGTGATTCCTGCCAACTCCACAGTGGCTTTTCCCATAGGTGCCACCATCATGTTGGTTACAGACGGTGCCACAACAGCCACTATTAGCATTGAAGACGTTGACAGTGACTCAGTGATACAGGCAGGCACTGGCACCACAATCTTCAGTGGTGGAAACTCATTTGCGCTCAACCCTCGTGGCATGGTTACCCTGCTCAAAATCGCTCCAACCACTTGGATGCTTTCAGGCGTGGGGCTAGCATAATATGTCGGGCGCACTATTTGCCATAACGGCCACTACTTATTCTGCGGGCAGTCCACCGCCCCCACCCCCACCTCCTCCACCACCCACTGTGTTCACCTTGATCAACCCGCCCAACAATGGCTACGGCAGCTGGGCAGACTCCAACTCTGGTGTTGTTGCGGCCATAGTGGGCACTTGGTACTATGATGCCAGCTATGGCGGTGGGGTGCAACTGACGGGTGACGGCTATATTGAAATACAAGATATAACAAATACCAACGCTACATTTACTCTGAGCTTTGCCGCAGACTTTGAGCCTGTAACGCCCAGCTGGAACAGCCTATACAGTGGCGGTGTCAACACCAGCATCTTTAGCTACGTGGCACCCGATGGCTCAGGCCTATCAGCTGGCATATTCCTAGACTATGGCAGCATCAGCTATACAGGCACTGTTGCTGGCCGTGCGTGGTGGGACTTTGTCTATCACGGCCCCAGCCTAGTGATTTATCGCAATGGTGCACAGGCGGCATCAGGTACACTAGCATTTGCCAACACAGGTTGGTCCAATCCCTTGTGGATTGGAGCACGATACGGCAGCACGGGCGACAAGTTGCACGGTACTATTTTCCAAATACGGTACCAAGAGTCAGCTTTGAATCTATCACAAATTGTTAGTCAGTACAACAGTCAAGCCAGTTTATATGCTCTGCCTCCAGCTCCAACTTACTCTCTAGATACAGCAGGCTCAGTTAGCAGTGTAGACGAAGGTGTACCATTAACATTCAATGTCTCTACAACAAGTGTTGCAGATGGCACCACATTGTATTGGCAAACTGCGGACAACTTCAACGCAGGCACTAGTGGAAGATTTACTGGCGGCTCTGGCACAGTTACAATCAACTCCAACGCAGCATCGTTTGAGATCACTATATCAGCAGATAACACAACTGCTATAGCAAATCCGCAACAGTATGGTGTGTATTTGTATACTGGCAATTACGGCCAATATGGGGGTACGCAGGTGACCTCATTTACGGTTACTGTAAACGACACCAGCCAAACACCACCTCCTCCGCCACCACCACCTCCACCTCCGTTCAATCCTACCCTAATGAGTATAGATGTCAGTCCTGCCAATCAAGACATTGATTCCAGCATCACTAACAGTGTACAGATGTCGGCCACAGGTTACTATGATGACAGTTCAAACCAAGATCTTACTTATTCAGCAAGTTGGAGCATTGATACTGAATACCTCAGCATCGACTCTACTGGTTTAGTAACTATTCCTGCCAATGCTGTGGAATCGGGCACAGTCTCAGCGTACCAAGATGGAGTTACAGGAACAACAACAATATCTGCACATGTTCCACCTCCACCACCTCCACCACCTCCAGCCAGTGTGCCAACAGGCAACATCGTGGGAAGATGGAATGCGCCAGGTGCCGGACAGTTTGGTGGTGACCCGATCATATGGCCAGAAGCCAGCGGTTACTCATGGGCCAAATTTTATCATCTAGCCACTTATTCTCTTGGCGGTAATGGTACAATTGGTTATTCAGGTGACGGATCTACCAGCTATATTCAAACTCCAATACACATGACGCCTGGCGATTTTACCTTGGCCTTTACAGCCAGATTGAATCCCACAGGCACATTCCCACAAGGTATCTTTGACTGTAGTCAAAGTGGTGCTTATGCAGGGTTGAGAGCCTATTGGACTGATGCCACACACATTGAGATTACTTCTCCAGGAACTGGAACAGCCGCCATAGACATGACTGGATCTGGCTGGCACACATATGGTCCATCTTTCTTTACCATTAGAATGAAACTGGACAACATTGCAAACACGGGTAGCATTGATATATTTGTGAACGGAACTGCATGGGCCAACGTGGGAGCACCAAGAGGAGCTAACGGGTTTCCTGCAACTGATGCAGGTACTAACATGATCTTGGGTGCATTGGTCGAGGGAGAGTTAGGCACAGGTGCTTTTCTAGAAAGTACTTGGTACAACTTTATCTACTACAGTAGAGCTTTAAGTAACAGTGAAGTTACACAGTTATATACAGCACAACAAGCCGGACTGTTCAATCCAACACCGGCAACAACTTACTCGTTTGTCAGTAACTTTACAGCTGGACAAGCATCTTCCAATATCTATATTAGTATAGGATTTGGTGGCATGGGTCCGACTGTTCCTCCAGATCAAATGGCAGGTTGGTATGTGTCGGGACCTGGCATATCAGATGTGGCCACAGTGACCAGTATCACAAACATTGTAAACGACAGCCAATTCACTGTTTCAATTGATCAAACTATCTTACAAGGATCTGGAACTTACACGTTCACTAACGGGCCTGCTCCTTAAAATAGTGTGCTCAAAGAAAAAGGACCTTTAAGGTCCTTTTTGCTTGGAAGTAACGCTTACCTTGCGAACAAGCTATGCTTATTTCTTGGTTCCGGTATTGACGAAACCATAGAACTTTTCAGCGGCTTCCATGATCTTGTCTAGACCTGGAAACTCTGGCATATCTACTCGGGTTACAACTTGTCCAGTCTTCTCATCACGAGCAACTGACATTTCCCAGCCCTTGAACTTGCTATGGTATTCTTCCATAACAGCATCTTTAGCCATGGACAACACGTCTGTGCGGATTTCGTAGCCGTTCTTGCTGAATTTAACTTCTGGTAGTTTTGGTGTTTCGAATGACATATTAAGCACCTTTCTTAGAGTAAACTAATTCGTTGAAATTCTTAACTGCTGATTGAGCAAGTTCCAATGTGTTAGTATAGGTGGTTTTTGTGAAAGCGGCTTGTGCTTCAATTAGCTTAGTAACTTCAGCTTTAACTTTCTTGTCTGTAACATAAGTTTCTACAAACCTAGTTTGAGCACCTGTAACGGTGTCGATGATTGATTCAAATGTAAACATATTTTTCTCCTTGTGTGTATGTTTGTGTATAACAGCATTATTGCTGTCTATGTATTTATTATACAGTATACAAAACTGTGTGTAAAGCTGAATGACTTATTTCTTAAACTTGTTTACTCTTTCTTTAATAAGTTTAACAACCACGTCACTGAGCACAACTTCATAGTGATTACAATCCACTTCTACTAATTCCATATCTGCATGATGCTTTTGACTGGCAATGGTCACCACACCATCGTTGGGCTCATGCATAAAAGGACTTTGCCCTTTCACAGTAACAATGTTAGTCCACGGATGCTGTATCTTGATACGGCTCGCCTGCTTCATTACCCACGAGCTAGGACCAATGTCACGCATCAGTCTGCTGAATGGCAAAAAGTATTGAGCATAATCTGCTACTTCAGCGCCACCATACGGAGTGCTTAATGTTACAGCACCCTTAATTGCGGCTGGCATAGTATTGGCCAAATGCAATGCGTATATACCGCCCAAACTGTGTGCAACGAATACTAGATCTTTATGATCTTGCAACACAGCCTGCATGTCTTTTAGGTTGTTTTCAAACCCATTGCGGCTGTCGTAGTCAATGTCTATTCCCGTACCAAGTTTACTCTTGATATAGTTGAAGCTTTCGCTGGTGGCATTGGCGCCGTGTATATACACTAGTTTCATGCCAGTATTTATTGGTTAGAACCAGCCGCTAAACTCAGAGTCAAGATTTATAGGATGTACATCCCAGCCATCTTGTTTCCAACGCAGCAACATTAATAGTGTGTCAATGAAGTTCATTTGTTTTCCTGGAATTTTTCTGGAAAATTTAGACGTTCCCATTCCTCGTCACTTACGGGCCACCAGTAGGTCATTGTGCTACTACCAAATAAACGATCATAGCTGTAATAGCAGCCATTGCCAGTTTAGGGCCGTACTCGCGTTCTTCCCATTTTTTAGCAAACTCTTTCATTATAGCCCCCTGCTTTTAATATAAGCATCGGCTTGCATACGACGTGCTTCAATCCAAGCATCAATCATATTGTTTAAAAATTGTTTGAATTTAGAAGCCATATTGACCTCCATTGCGTTGAGTGTATACTCGCATCCAATGCTCAACATCTGCACAATTTTGAGGATTTTTACTTGCGATAAAGGCTTCGATGCCTGTTGGTTGATGTAATACTCTTTGTAAGAGCGTTTTGATAGATTTTAACATTTTGTGTTTTTCCTTTGGTGTGTGTAAATCAGTAAAAACGTTATCAGTGTTTCTACTGAGTATTTATGTCATTATACATTGCACCGCAACATTTATCAACCTTATTGATCTAATGATAATTAGACTGTATAATCAAATAAATAACGTATAAAGAGAACAATAATGCGTAAAAGCACCCGTAGTATATTACAAGAATTAAACGATATTGGACTTAGTCGGGACACTGAACTTGTCATCGAAAGCCGTGGTTCCAATATTATACAAAGTGCTATTAACTTATTAGACATGATACGTGAAAACTACGATATTGAAACAGCCGCAGAACTTGAACGCCGTTTTATCAACAGTATTAAAGCCAATGATATCAATAAGTTTAAACGTGGAATCAAACGTATTCAAGAATCTAAGAATCAAATATAACGCTATACTCTGGACATTTTGGCCTTCGAGCTAAATACATTACCAAGACCACAGAGCGTGGTTGATACCATATAGAGGAGAACAATTATGGCACAGTATTCAGGTAATTTAATCGGACAAGCCGGAGACGGCGGCACAGCAGCTACAGGTGTTGCAGCCAACTATCGTCGTGCAATGAGCCCATTCAGCAATTTTGGCACACGCCAAATTGCTTTCTTAGCTGTTGAGAACCTATCAACAAATACAAACACCGCAGAAGGCTATGTTGATGTTAGCGATAACAACAATACAGGCGGAACTGGTGAAACATACGAAATCATGGATGCTTCTGGCAATGTTGTAATTCCAGAAAGTGAAATCTTCAAAACAAACAGTGCAATTTACAAAGCAGTAAGCGGCGTTCAATTGGCAGCTGAAGTTTGCTTTGTTGGTAAAGTTGCTTTTACAGGCTCAGCTGGTACCAACCAAAAAGCCAAGTTTATCGTAGGTATCTATGTTGACACAGCAGGCAGCATGAACGCTGATGAGCAACACGCTAGCATGGCCAATGGCAATGCCCGTACAATTCAACAGGCAGTTATCGATGCAACTGGTGATAGCGGTGTTACAGTACAGCCAACATTCCCAATTGGTACAGCACTTGTACAACCAGGTTACGAGTATTAATTCTCAAAGGGATGGGAAGCAAACTAGGGCTCTTGTAGCCCTTTTTTGTTGGCTGGTATAAATACAATACAACAATCACAGAGCGTGATTACCTATTAGGAGAACAATATGGGACAATACAACGGCGATCAAATCGCAAACAATCCAACAGTGGTAGCTAACTATCTACGTGTTGCACCAACAACACGCCTAGCTACAAGACAAATCCAATTCTTGAAAGTACACGTTAACGGTGTTGATCTTGCACTCAACGCTAATGCGCCAAACAGCAATTTTGCCAAGGCAGTTCGTGGTATCCAAGCTCAAGCAGAAGTAGTAATTATTGGTAGCCCAAGTGATGGCGCATTTATGATTGGTGTTTATGCTGACACAATGAATGACGGTAACATCAGCGATCCAAATCGTGACGAAGATTATGCATATGCAAATGCGTTTGCTCGTACATTAGGTCAATCAGTAAACGCCAGTTTAGGTGTTGACAATGCTGACGTAGATCTTGCTGTATTATACGGCAACGGATTTGCTGAGTGGAACCGTGCTATCAACTATGTTAACCCACAAAGTATTCAAATTGATGGTTCTTATAGCTATCAAGGCGAAAGCTCATACGAAAACGAACTATTCACTGATTAATCAGTATAGCTTCTACAAAAAGGATCTTAGGATCCTTTTTTGTTGGCTGAACTAAATACTATATAAACAGCATATACAGGAGATTATTATGCCATCATTAATCGGAACAAGTGTAGCGGCCAATTACCGCACACAACAAGTGCCATACAGCCGTTTTGGCTCACGCAAAGTAGTATGGTTCAACATTGGACAAATTCGCTTCAGTGCCCAGTCAAACTCTAGCGATATTGTTATGTCAACACTGAACACAGTGATCGACACCATTCAAACTCGTGCTGAAATTGCCATCATTGGTGCTCCACATGTGGGTTACAATCATGGTCGTATCACAGTGGGCGTGTTTGAAGACACATTCAACGACGGCAACAATCTTGCGTTGGACGAAAGCAATCCAGGCAGCGGCTACAATGCCAAAGCCACCACACTACAAGATGCTCTAAGAGAAGCTCTAGCTGGTGTGGATGGTGATGACATTAGTGTGCAAGAAGTGTACTTGCTGGGCGGCTTGGGAGAAAATCCAGCAGTCAGCGGCGACTATGGTTGGACTACTGATTCTGACTACCAAGAGTACTACACCAAGTTTGAATATGTTGAGAATTCACCCATCAACCCAGATCCAAACTTGAAAGCATTTTACAATTCTTAATCCTTACGGGACTGAACACTAAAGGATCTGAGGATCCTTTTTTGTTGACTGGAACACATAAATACTTGAAACGCATTCGGGAGAAATTAATGCCAAAATATGCAGGTGATCAAATCACACAAGGTAGCAGTAACAACATAACCGCCCTTAACTACCGCAGAACAGCCGCAAGTTCAAACTTCGGTACAAGAAAACTAGCATTTTACAGTTTACATATAGAACAAGACTACGGCCTTGCCGCTAACTGGCAAGACAGCAACAGTTTGTACTATCAAATGGTTCGTGCTATTCAGCAAGGTGGTATGATAGGGGGTATTGATGCTCCTACAGAAGGCAACGGCGATATCCGCGGAGGCGGTGGCGGAGGAGCAGAATTGTTCTATGTGGGCGAACCACAAAACTCAGCAACCAGCCCATTGAATCAAGCAAGTCCTTGGTATGCTTTTAAGCCAACATATTTTAGTGAGAATATATATGTTTCTAGAGCTACAGGCGACGGCACCATTGCCAAACTAGAATTTGTAGAACAACCAACGCCGCCATTCAATGTTGGTGATCCAGTGCGTGTGGCCGATGTTGGAAATGGTTACAATTGCAATCTTTATGACCAACACTTTGTTACAGAATGTACAACAACTTATGTGAAGTTTAACAGCACAGCTACTACCACAGTGTATGATGGCGGTACCTCAATCGGTTATGTGTATGTTGATCTTGGTTATGACTGTTTTACATTTGCCGTAGCAGATGATGCTGAACCATTCCTTCCAGAAGGTAACGGATTCTTTGGTGATGTTGACTTTTCGGGTGTAGCTGGAGATTCATTATGCTATTGCGGCGACGGCAGAATTCAAAGCTGTAACTATCCGTATAACTTTGTACAAGCTGTGGCAAAAGTATTAACAGACAATGAACTTTCTACTAGCAGCCTATACATATGGCGACTAAACCCTAGTTTTGGTTTAACTTTTTAAGGATCAATCATGCCACAATACGCAGGTAATTTATACAATCCCAGCAACGCAAGAGAAGTTGCTGTTAACACACAACGAGCCGCACCAAGCAGTTTGTTTGGTACTAGAAAATTAAAGTTTTTTACTTTTAGTATCTATTATAATTTATATTCTAATAACTATTATTTCGATCAAGATAATATTGCAGTCACAGGCGGTACAGCTGATGGTCGACAAGTAACTTATGAGTTTGCTGAACAAGCTCAAGCTCCTTATGCAGTTGGCGATACTATCTATGTTTACGACATGGACTATTATCGATACAACGGTGAGTTTACTGTTGTGGCCGCTACAACAAGCAGCGTAACTGTTGATTGGTTTCAAGACGGCGAGCCTGTGACTGGCGGAAATATTATCCGTGCTGGATTCAACGATGCAGATAGTTTTTATTCATACATAGTTCGTGCTATACAAAAAGTAGCTGAAGTGTACTATCTTGGAGCACCAACATACTATGATCATGAGGCTTATACAAATAACTTTGGTAACTTTGTATTTGCCATCAGCGATGAACTCACTACTAGCGACTATGACGAGCAAGGTTATGATGAGCCAGAACAAGGACACGATGCTGACGAGAATTCTATTCCAACAGACTTGGCCAGTGCATTATACGATGCTATGGAAGCTCTAGGCGGTTGGGGCGGCAACGGCGACGGCTGGAGTATAGCGGAATGCCAAGACTTAGGTTGGGGATTCCTTCCAGGCCCACTAGCAGGAGACCCAGGTTGGAGTCTTGCTAATCCAAATAGCTTATAAAGGAAAAATAATGGCTAACACACAATTTTCACCAAGCAAAGTTACACTGGTCCGTGCTAACGCTCAGGCCAAAATAGACTCAATGAAAGAAAAATCTGCAGCTATCCGATCAGAAATGGGTTTGGAAGGCAAACAGCTTGTCAAAGTAAAACCCATGAGTGCAGAAACACAGGCTAAAGTAGAAGCACGCCACGGAAAAAAATAATGAAAGAATGTGTCATTGTCGCACATAGCGAAGCAGATATAGATAGTTTGCATGCTGAACTAGTGGCCAATGGCACTGAAATTGCAGATCTAGTTCCTTTAAACGAACTTACTTACCATTACATGTTGACCGACGAGGAAGCTGCCAAACTAGCAACTGATCCTCGTGTGGCACACATACACTATAAATTACCTGCCAGTGCTGCTCGTCCACATACTGTATCAGATGTAACAGAAACTCCCCGTGCTTATAATAACACAGCTGGCAATTTTTCCCGTCGTGCTACTAATCCAGACTTGTATAATGTAAATTGGGGCTTGCGCCGAGCAACACTTAACACTACTGAAAGCACAGTGGGCACAACTTATGCAGCCTCTCGTGACGGTACTGGTGTTGACATTGTTATCATGGATGATGGTGTGCAATCAGGACATCCAGAGTTTGGTTCAAGACTAAAAGAAATCAATTGGTACACAGAAGCTGGACTATCGGGCACTATGCCAGTTGGTTACTATGATTACAGCAATTACGGTGAAGGCGAACATGGTACACATGTGGCTGGCATAGCCGCTGGCACAACCTACGGTGCCGCAAAAGGTGCTTACATCTATAGTCTGCGCATATTTGACAATTCACCAGGTGGTACTAAGAGTTTTGATACTTATGCAGCATTTGATATTCTCCGTGCTTGGCATTTAAGAAAAATAGCCACAGGCAATCATCGTCCAACTATTGTTAACATGAGTTGGGGATATGTTTGGTATTACAGCGATAATGCAAATCGTCCAAATCAAAAAACTATCAATAAGATTGTTTATGAAGGCACAACTACCAATTACGCTAGCGGTACACAGTATTTGCCCAGCAAAGGAATGGTAGGGTTTGAACATTGCATTAGCGATCCAGCAACTGAAACACGCATTGCTCAAGGTCAAACAGCTGGTATTGTCTACATAGCAGCAGCTGGCAACTATGGTCATAAAATTGATGTGAGTGGTGGCGCAGATTACAACAACTATTATACACATAGTTTTTCAGGTGCTATTGCTCCAGCCAACACTCCTATATATTATCATAGAGGCGGAAGTCCTAGTGGTACAATCCGTGTAAGTGCTAGCGATAGTGCAACTGTTAAAAATGGAAGTAGTTACTTAGAGCAACTGGCCTACTACAGCGAGCGCGGTCCAGGTTGCAATATTATCAGTCCAGGCACTGACATTACAAGTAGTACTAGCAATCAAAGTAGTTTTAGTCCATTCCAGTATGTGTTTGGCACACAACAACAAACAACATTCAAGGCTTGCAAAATTGCCGGTACTAGTATGGCAACTCCGCAAGTTACTGGCGTAGCTGCTTTATACTTGCAAGGCAACCCCACAGCAACACCTACACAAGTTAAAACTTGGATTACAACACAGGCTAAAACTAGTCAAGTGTATAATCCAAATAATAGTACTAATGCATGGAGCAATAGTACAGCACTATTAGGTGCGCCTAACAAGTATTTGTACAATCCATACCACGGCGGATACTCAGGGGCTTAAACAGTTCCATAAATAAAAAGGACCGCAAGGTCCTTTTTTTATCTATAAATATTGTATGTTCCAAAGCTATCAATTAAAACAAGATTGGTCACAAGACCTGCCACGCTACTGGTGCGATAATAACCCATTTCGCACTCATTTCCTCAATGCCATGAGTGCTATCTTCCCTGAAGGTGAAAAATACTTTATTGATAGTACTAGACCGTTTAGGGATTCTGTGACCAGTTCTGAATTAACATCTCAACTAAATGAATTTATCAAACAAGAAAATTGGCACGGCTACGCTCATAAACAATATAATGAATGGTTACAACAACAAGGCTTACCAGCCAAACAGGCTGCACAGGAACACCTCAACAGAATGAACTGGTTACAAAAAAAGTTTAGCCCAGAAACTAATTTAGCAATTACTGTTGGCTTGGAACACATTACAGCATTGACAGGTGGTTATAATTTACGCAAACGCACTTTTATGAAACGCATGCATCCACATTTTGAACACATATGGCGCTGGCACAGTGTAGAAGAAGTAGAACACAAATCTGTGTGTTTTGACCTATGGCGTAGCATAAGTGGTAAAGAAACTACTAGACAATGGGTCATGGTATTTGCTACAATATTATATTGGTGGTCAGTTGGTAAAACAACAATTCAATTTTTACATGCAGATCGACAACTTTTCAAATGGTCCACTGTAAAGGATGCTTGGCAATTTTTGTTTGCTAAAAATGGCATGATTAGAGAAAATACCAACCGATATTTTGATTATTATAAAAAAGATTTTCACCCCAACGACCACGACGATTCACTTTTACTAAATTATAGAAAAACATGAAAGATATTACACAACAAGTCATCAATATATTAGCCGACGAGCTAAGATTGAAATCTGAATCAGTTACTGTAGATAAACATCTCAAGGACGACCTAGGAGTTGAAAGTCTGGATGCACTGGAATTGCTGATTGTATTGGAAGATAGGTTTAATGTTGTTTATCCAGCTGACAGTCACGAACATATTACTACAGTACAGGATGTTATTGATTTAACTCGAAAGTTGTTGAAGCAATGAACTATAAACTGTACACACTGGTGGATATCACACACACTAAAAGACCCACAACTGACATTGAGCGTTGGAAAGAACAAAACTTTCAAACTGTTTTACAGACCCTGGGTATTCGTGCTAATGTTACTTACACTCAAACTCCTGTAGTTGTAGAAACCAAAGGTAACTTGGCAGGATTTGACACAGATGAACTTATCCGTCTTTGGCGGTTTGACTTTACCACAGACAGAGACAGTTTATACGAATCAGATGGAGATGCCGTGGGCTGTTTAAAACAAGATTTTCATCTAGTACCCTACATCAGCGGATTGGATGAGCTAATGGATCAGAGGTATGCTGTGTTCAATACTCAAGATCCTGGTAAAAACATAGTGTTTTTTAAAAAGTAATCTGAACTAAATAAAGTTGTAGGCAAAATATCATTATCTAGGCACTTTAAATCACAACCAATTATAGAATAGGCCCAGCTCGGAGCGAGCGCAAGACTTATAACATTGGAGAGCCCGGAGATGGCCACAAAAGAAGCTGTAGCACAAATAGCTATGTTACCCGAGCGGGTAGCTGTAGTTGAAACAAAAATTCATGCAATTGAAGAAAAAATTGACGATCTCAAGGGCGATGTCAAAGACATGCACGAATGTCTAGATCAGACTCGCGATACAGTACTAGCACAGTTAAACAAAATGACTGATGAGTATCGTAGCAATGCTGAAAGATACTATGAGCATGCCAATCACCTAAATGAGCAACAGTCTGCACAGCACAACGAACTAGCTGGCAAAATTGGCGAATTAGAGAAAGTTAAAAACAAGTATACAATGTATGCCATGGTAGGACTAGCATTTGCCGCAGGCACTGGCTGGATCAACGCTGTTAACTTTCCACACATATTAAAGTTCTTAGGCTTGTAATTCTGTTAAATACAGAATGAACTTTCAAGAATTCATTGATCCAAATCCACATCATCACGAGCTTAACCCAAAGCTGTGGGATAATAATCAACTACGCAAAGATGTACGTTTACAGCTATTAAAAATAGCTCGTCATTTTGCCCTGTACCTCAATGTTCCGATACTACATTTAAAAGACGTAACTCTTAGCGGATCAAGTGCTGGTTACAATTATAGCGACTACAGTGATATAGACTTACATTTAGTAGTAAGTAAAACTAACGGTAATGATGAATTGTTTACAGCCAAAAAGAATCTATATAATAACGAACATAACTTGGCAATCTCAAATATTCCAGTTGAACTATACGTACAACTTGCTGACCAGCCGCATCATAGTGCAGGAATATACAGTGTGCTAGATGACAAGTGGTTAACCGAGCCCGAGCATACTGAACCTACTACTGATCCTAAAGATATACGAGCCAAGGCGCGAAACTATGCTGGCAAGATTAACTTTGCTATGCGTAGCAACAATATTGAACAATGTCGTAGTGTAATGGACGAACTAAAACGTCTACGCAAAGCAGGTCTTGAAACAGGTGGCGAACAGAGTGTAGAAAACCTAGCTTTTAAGCTACTCAGAGCTAGAGGATCTATTGACAAATTGCGTAAATACATAACTAAACTAGAAAGTGCTAAACTAAGCCTTGGAGAAAATAATGAAGATTAAAGACATTTTAATGAAAGAAGACGGCCCAATTCAAACTGGCACTGTTGACAAAGTTGAACCAGGTGGTAATGTAACTATCAAAGGTGCGGACGGAAACCCTGTAAATGTCGATGCAGATCAAATTAAAACTGGTGCAGATGGCAAACCAACAGTTGAAATACCTAAAGTAACATCCGGCGAACAAGTTAACATTCAAACTACCAGCGAAGAATATGAAGCGGAAGGACAGCATGATATTAGCCTAGACAGCTGGATGAACAGTGAGTATGCACCGTTTGACGATGATAGTGGTGACTATAAAACGGTACACCATAAAGCACGTAATTTCCTACATGGCAAAGTTCACCCACATGATTTAGATAGTCATGCAGATAGGTTAAGTCGTGAATTCCACGGCGAGAACGATATGGATGAAACACACCACGATACTATTGCAAGTGGAAATCATCCTGTTGGTGGAGATGCAACTGATCGATTTATAAACCAAGTACGTGATAAAGGTTATGAGCGTTCACAACGCACACATAAAGGCACAATGAGCCCTCTAAGTGAAAACGATGAATTATACAAGTGGCTAACTATTGCCGGTTTAAAATGAAAATTAACGAATTAATATCTAGTTTTGAAATCTGGGTAACTAACGAAGAAATTGAGCTTCTTAAGAAACTTAAAAATCCAGTCAAAATTAGTAGCCTTACCGAACATGAGCAAGTCAGAGTTCAGGCCATGATTAGAAAATCTTTGATAACTAAAATTGGCCATAAGGATCCTACGGTAGTTGCAAATGAAGAAAACAAAGAAATTTAAACCGCAATCAAAGGCAATTAAAGAACTTGCAGCTCACTTTGAGGAAGACTTTAAAAAAACATTACCTATAGCTATTCAACCAGACGGTAGTGTAGTACTATCTAAGTATGTAATAAGAAAAACTGACAATGGTTGGGGATTGTACAATTTAGGTAGCAATTATTTGTTAGAAGATTATTATCTAAAGACATGTGCGCTAATGGCCGCTAAAGCATATTCAAATGTAAATTTAACTAAATTCTTTGAAATCAAACATTTAGATAACAAATATTGGGCTAGTTACAGCGATTTACAAGTTTACAAAAAGAACATAAAAACAACTAAAGATTTTGAAAGATTTTGTATTTTATTAAACAAGTTAGAGTATAGCGAAGATAAGAGTAACTATTATCAAGCCGCTATTTCCAAGATGTTTAAGTACAGTTTTGTATAAATAGTAGTAAGAACAGTTTAGGGATACCACCATGCAACTAAGAGAATTATCAAAGCCAGTGACAGCTAAAAAACTAAACGAAAGTTTAGCAAAGCAATTTGGCTACAAACTTAATCTAGAACAATTTAGCGATGTGCAATTAGAAGATGCACGTAACAAACTTCGCACAAAGTTAAGCCAGTTTGAAGTTAGCGAAAGCTATGATAGCATCAATGAAAGCCCTGACTATCAAAAGACTCGCGTAATGCTAGACTGTATCAATACAGAAATCATGGAACGTGAAGAAGGCAAGTGCAGCGATTGCCACAAAGATCCTTGCGAATGCATGGAAGAAAGCGTTGACGAAAAGGCAGAGCAAAAAGCTGAAATGCGTAAAAAGCTAAAGGCTGAAAAAATAAAAGAAAAGGCCATGGAACACAGCGTTCCAGAAAGTTGGATCAACAGCGCAATCAAGCGAGTAGAATTAGGCGAAAGCGACGAAGAAGAATTATCAGCTGAATTAACATTACGTTATGATTTATCAGAAAACGCAGCAAATTATATTGTATATCTAGCAGAAGGCGAAGAAGACAAAGCTGAAGTTATCATGGCAACTAAAGATATGGTTGACCGTGTTACTGGTTGGCTAGAAGATGTAGCGGCCATGAAAGCAGAACAGCTTTTAGAATTAACAGACTCTATAAGAGAAGCAATGGGCAGCGATGTTGCTCAACAATATACCGAACAAGTAAAGCCAGCTCTTGAAGCAATCTATGCGGCATTAGAAACAAGCCGCGGTGGTTTATCAGGCGCATTGGCATTAATTTCAGGCGGAGAAGCACCTGCAATGGGTGCAGGTCCAGCATTACCTGGCGCATCTCCAGCAGGCGGTGCACCAATGGGTGCAGGTCCAGAAGTGCCTCCCGAAGCTGACATGGGCGCAGGCCCTGAAGGCGTATCAGGCCGCGAAAAGCGTGAAAGTGTTGACTACAGTCGTCGACTAGGCATGCTACTCAACTCAAAAAAAAAGTAATTCAATCTATTAGAGAAAGCGTAGACCCCTTAATTTTAACATTAAGGGCTCTACAATCTAGCGCCAACAACCAAGGTGCAGACAGTGATTCTCATATCGACGCTCCTATGACTTGGGACGCACTTAATCAAGCAGGACAAAACTACGGCGCACCAGATATCGATTATGATAGATTTGCCGCACGTTGGGAAAGTGATCCTGTTATTAAAAAACTAGTTGCTCGTTTTGACGGCCAGGGTGTTGTTATTAACACCAAAGGCGAAGAACTCGAACCCGAGCAAGGCAAACCTAAACCAAATAAAATTCATCAGTCAGCAATGAACGCTGTTTCTGATAAACTCAAATAATTTGACTCGAGTCTTGTGTTGTTGTATAATGACGAATGACTTTACTCAACGAACGATATTCCTACACCTCTATTAGTAGAGAAAGTGTAGAAGGCAAACGCTTATATGCGACACCAGATGGTAGTAAAGTTCCTAGCGTTACTACCATCCTAGACAAAACTAAACCCGAAGAAGAAAAAGCCGCACTCCAAGCATGGAGACGTGCTGTGGGTGAAAAGAAAGCACAAGAGATTACTACAGAAGCTGCTAATCGTGGAACACGAATGCACAAGTATCTTGAGGACTATGTTAAAGACGGCATATTAAGAGATCCTGGCTCAAACCCTTATAGTGTACAAAGTCACAAAATGGCTAAACATGTTATTGAACAAGGGTTGGTAAATGTAAACGAAGTATGGGGTGTTGAAGTACCCTTATACTATCCGGGTTTATATGCAGGAACTTCTGACGGTTGCGGTCTACACATGAATGAAGAGTCTATTCTAGATTACAAGCAAACTAATAAACCTAAAAAACTAGAGTGGATTACTGGGTACTACTTACAGCTAACAGCTTATGCACTGGCACATAATAAAATATATGGTACAAACATACGTAAAGGTGTTGTATTAATGTGTGTAAAACCGCCAGAAATTACGCCTATGGTATGGGGAGAACCTGCTTACCAGGAATTTATCCTAAAACCTGAGGATTTTAGCTACTGGGAAGATCAATGGTGGCAACGTGTGGAGCAGTACTACAAACAGAACTGATAAATATTCGATAAGAGGATATTTTCATGGCTGTTTTTCAAATTGCAAGAATTCAAATACGACGCGGCCAGGCCAAACAGGGTACTGGAATTCCACAGCTAGCCAGCGGAGAAATGGCATGGGCTGTAGACACTCAAGAATTATACATTGGCAACGGTAGTGTTGCAGAAGGTGCGCCAGCTGTTGGAAATACTCGCCTCTTAACTTTAAATGATTTAAAGGCAGAGGGTAACTTATTAGCGTTAACACAATATTCTTATAAACAAGGTGATTCTACAATAATCACTGGTGCTGACGCAAGTAGCCCAATATTTAGATCAGTTCAAACAAGGCTAGACGATCAGATTACAAGTGCTGATTTTGGAATGATAGGCGATGGCATAACTGACGATACAGATGCGTTACAAAATGCTATCTATCAGTTATTTTTAAATCCAAGCAATTTAGCTCATTCTACTACTAGTAGCGGAATCTTGTCAAGATTAACTTTAATGATCCTACCGGGAACTTATTTAATTACTAGACCTGTATACATTCCAAGTTTTGCAACAATTGTTGGGTCGGGAATCGATAAAACAATTATTAAATTTCTCCCAGCGACAGGAAATACTTTATCAGCGTTTCGATTTGTAAATGATACTACTACAATATCTGTAGCAAGTGTAATTTCCAGTTCTCAATCTACAAATCAACCTAGAAATATTAAACTTAACGATATCACAATAAGTTTACCTTCTGGTGTAAATTCAGGAATGCAACTAGATGCTGTAAGAGATAGTAGTTTTGAAAATATAAAAATATCCGGTAATACATCAAACTATACAACATATAACAGTACAAACATTGGCATGTCAATGAATGCATTGAGCAATGTGGTTACATGTCTTAATAATATATTTAAAAATATTCAATTTTTAAATGTTACTACAGCGGTACTAGCCAAACAAGATATACTTAACAATACTTTTGAAGATTGTTTAGTTAATGACGCATTGCAAGGATTTGCATTTGGCGTAGGATCAGACGGTAGTAGCACTGGAGAACAATTTGGTCCAAGACAAACAACAATTTCTAGTGTAAAATTTTATAAAGTAAAACAACAAGCTGTATACATAGAAAGAGGTACATACAATACTGTTATTAATTGTAAATTATACGATGTTGGAAATAACAATGCAGGAAACGCATTTGCAATATACCCACAAATTTATTTTAAAAATACAAATAATAGCGTTGAAAACAATCAAAGTGACCGTAGCGCCAATTTATCAAATTTCAATTTAACCACTCGATATATTCCTGTTGTCTCGGGTAATGTTTCTTATAGTTCATTTGGTGTAGAACAACTAGATCTCGGACAGCAAAACAATGTATTAGCATTTAGATTACCAATCTCTACTGATGCATATGGAATTGTAACTGGTAGCGCATCGTATAAAATTAATTATGTGTATAAGAGTATAACAACAGGAAACTTTACCAGAACAGGTTCTATACACTTATCAACAGATATTAATCAAAAGTATTTGCAACTAAGTGATGAATATGATTTTGCAGGAGTTGATACTGCGCTTGGTGTATCTACAAAATTAGCATTTTATGGAAAATTTTTGGATGCTCGCGGCAACGTGTACACTGGCGCTGTAGGTCAAGTAATTGCCAGTGTTGCAATCTATTACACCAATACGTTACAAAATGACCAAGGCAAACTTAACTACTCATATTCGGCAACGGTATATACCAATTAAGTTAACTTTCAAATTATATAGACAACGCTAATAAATGCGTATATAATTTAGTTCATGCCTGTGATAATAATATTTAATAAAACAATTTATTAAAAATCACGCTTAAATCGTTGACTGCGAATAGATTTCTTCGAGTGTTTCACATCACTAAATACTTCCTAATCAATATTAAGTATATAATAAAGCATAACCAAATTTAAAGCGAAGAAATGAACAACATAACGGTAATAAAAAGAAATGGAACTACAGAGTTGCTAGCTGTAGAAAAATGGCAAGCTCAAATTGCCAAAGTATGCAAGGGAATAGCTGACGTCAGTCAGAGTATGATTGAGATCAAAAGTCAGCCGCACTTTTACGATGGTATCACAACAAAAGAAATTGACGAGATTACATTACGTGCTGTTGTTGATTTGATAGACGTAGAATCAAATCCTGATATTGGACATACAAACTATCAATATGTTGCAGGTAAACAGCGTTTGTCAATGTTGCGTAAAGATGTTTACGGTTCATACAAACCTCCAAGCCTTTTTTCTATTGTACAAAAAAATGTTAAAATTGGTCTGTACTCTAAAGAACTGCTAGAGTGGTATAGCGAAGAAGACTGGAACAAAATGGATGCAATGCTCGATCACGAAAAGGACGAGCAATACAGTTACGCAGCTATTGAACAACTAATTGAAAAATATCTAGTACGTAATCGTGCTACAAAAGAAACTTATGAAACTCCACAGATTAGATATATGGTTGCGGCCGCTACTGTCTTTCATCGTGAAGAACCAAACAGCGCAAGGATGCGTTATATAAAGGAGTATTACAATGCGGCTTCTGATGGTTTGTTTACTCTTGCTACTCCTGTGCTGGCCGGACTTGGCACTCCTACTAAGCAGTTTAGTTCTTGTGTTCTCATACGTAGCGATGATGACCTCGATAGTATATTTGCTAGTGGTGAAATGATGGCAAAGTATGCCAGTAAACGTGCGGGGATTGGATTGGAAATCGGTCGACTTCGCCCATTGGGCTCCCCAATTCGCGGTGGCGAAATCATGCATACTGGTATGATCCCTTTCTTAAAGAAATGGTTCGGTGACTTGCGTAGTTGTAGTCAAGGTGGTATTCGTAATGCTAGTGCTACTGTGTTCTATCCAATCTGGCATCATCAGTTTGATGACCTTATTGTTCTTAAAAACAACCAAGGCACAGAGGAAACTCGAGTTAGACACATGGACTACGGAGTTGTGTTATCTAAATTTTTCTGGAGACGATTTAAGAACAAAGAGACTATAACATTCTTTGATCCTAACGAAGTACCTGACTTGTACGAAGCTTTTTATAGTAACACAGCACTATTTGAAGAGCTATATGTAAAATATGAAAAACGCAAAGACCTGCGTACAAAAACTATGTCCGCTGAAGAAGTATTCAAGTCGGGCATATTGAAAGAGCGTACTGATACAGGACGTATCTATCTAGTGTTCATTGACAATGTAATGAACCAGGGTCCGTTTGACCCAGAGTATCACACTATCTACCAAAGCAATTTGTGTTGTGAAATCCTATTACCTACAAAATCTTTCAAACGTCTGGATGACGCTGAAGGCCGCATAGCGTTATGTACACTAGGATCAATCAACTGGGGAGCCTTCCGTAATCCAGAAGACATGCGCCGAGCTTGCCGTATCTTACAGCGTAGCCTGTGCAATATTTTAGATTATCAAGATTTTCTTTCAATCCAGAGCAAATTAAGTAACGACGAAATTAGTCCACTGGGTATTGGTGTTACTAATCTAGCCTACTGGCACGCCAAACGTGGATTTAAGTATGGTGAGAAAGATGCACTACAGGATGTTAAGAGTTGGATGGAGCATCAAGCCTATTACTTGACAGAAGCAACAGTTGATTTGGCCCGAGAGCGTGGTCCTTGTCAGCATAGCTCACACACACGATACGGTCAAGGCATATTCCCTTGGGAATTACGAGCAGAAGGTGTTAATGAACTAGCAAACTTTGCCCCAGAACTTGATTGGGAAACGCTACGTACTAATATGAAACAGTACGGAGTACGCAATGCTACACTAATGGCCATCGCCCCAGTCGAAAGCAGTAGTGTTGTTATAAACAGCACTAATGGAATTGAGTTGCCCATGAGTTTGATCAGTGTTAAAGAATCAAAAGCAGGATCATTTATACAAGTTGTTCCTGAATACCATAAACTTAAAAATAAGTATCAGTTGATGTGGGATCAGAAAGATTGCGACGGGTATTTGAAAACAGCTTCTGTTCTCGCCGCCTATGTTGATCAATCAATTAGTACTAATACATTCTATAACCCAGCGCACTTTGAAGGTCGTAAAGTGCCAACTACATTGATTGCTAAAAATTTAATGCAGGCACAGGTGTGGGGATTGAAAACATTCTACTATAGTTTGATTAACAAACAAGGTAGTAAAGCAGATGCCGAAGAAGCACCTACCATGTTAGAAGCTATTGATTTTGACAACGAAGAAGATTGCGAGGCATGTAAGCTATGAGTAAAGAACAATATAATTTAAAAACAAAGACAGACTATCTTAATCGCAAGATGTTCTTAGACCCAGCAGGTCCTGTTACCATTCAAAGATTTGAGGAAGTCAAGTATAAAAAGATTGCAGACTTTGAAGCTACAGCACGTGGTTTCTTTTGGCAACCAGAAGAAATTAGTTTGACCAAAGATGCTAACGATTTTAAAGATGCCAGCGATGCTGTCAAACATATCTTTACCAGTAACTTGCTACGACAAACAGCACTGGACAGTTTGCAAGGTCGCGGCCCTACACAAGTGTTTACTCCAGTCTGTAGTTTGCCAGAAGTAGAAGCACTAATGTACAACTGGGGATTCTTTGAAACAAACATTCACTCAAAGAGTTATAGCCATATCATTCGTAATATCTACAATGTTCCTAAGGATGTATTCAACACTATCCACGACACACAAGAGATTATCAGTATGGCCTCAAGTGTAGGCAATTATTATGACCAATTGCACGTAATTAATTGTCATAAAGAGCTTGGTGAAGATGTTGGTGAAAAATTACATATTAGAGCTATCTGGTTAGCACTAAATGCCAGTTACGCACTAGAAGCCTTCCGTTTTATGGTTAGCTTTGCTACAAGTCTAGCAATGGTAGAGAATAAAATCTTTATGGGTAACGGCAATATTATTAGTTTGATCTTGCAAGACGAACTATTACACAAAGGTTGGACCGCCTATTTGATTAATCAAGTGGTCAAGGAAGATAGTAGATTTGCTGAAGCCAAACAAGAGTGCGAACAAGAAGTCTATTCTATGTATATGGACGTTATTCGTGAAGAAAAAGAATGGGCAGACTATTTGTTTAAGAAAGGTCCTGTTATTGGTTTAAATGCCAATATCTTAAAAGACTTTGTAGACTATACAGCAGTGGGTGCATTAAAGGACATTGGTATTAAATATCAACAAATTGCACCAAAGTCAACTCCAATCCCATGGTTTAATAAACATACTGATACAAGTAAAAAACAAACAGCATTACAAGAAAACGAATCAACTAATTATGTTATTGGCATTATGAGCGAAACGTTGGATTATGATGCATTACCGGCACTATAAGGAAATAGAATGAAAGCAACAATGTGGTCTAAATATCATTGCCCTTACTGCGATCAAGCATATAAGCTATTGCAAGCTAAGGGTTATCAAATTGACGAACGTAAAATTGGCGACGGTTATACTAAAGAAGAATTATTAGAAGCTGTACCTGATGCCAGGACTGTGCCACAAATATTTTTAGACGATAATTACATTGGCGGGTTTACAGAACTCAAAAAACATTTCGAAAAGGTATAATATGTTTATTTCAAAAGGTTTCGCAGAAGGCGAAGTAGTTACACTCAAACTAACAAGTGGCGAAGAGCTGGTTGCCAAGTTAGTAGAAGACGGTCCGTTACATTATAAATTAAAAAATCCACAGGTTATCGGAATGGGCCCAAAAGGACCAGGACTAATGCCATACTTGTTTACGGTAAGTCCTGATAAAGAAATTAAATTACAAAAATCAACAGTAACAGTAGCAGAGCCAACTGACAAACAATTTGCTGATCAATTTATTGAGTCCACTACGGGAATTGCCCTAGCATAAATATTTGTATGCCAGCTATAGCAAGACAAGGTGACCCAACAACAACCGGACATGGTTGTGATGGTACCACGACTATCACAGGACCAACCGGTGCAGGCGCCAAAGTTTTTGCAAATGGAATTCCTATTGAATGTGTAGGGAATCCTACAGTTACCCATAGATATGGTGGCCGTAATTGTTCAGCGCAACATGCGGCTGCAATTAACGCCGGATCCGGAACTGTGTTTGTGGGAGGAGTTGGTGTTGCCAGAGTAGGCGACTCAACAGACGGCGGCGCAATAACATCCGGATCCGGCAACGTGTTTGCCAATTAACTAGACATTTATTTTAATTTGCTGTATACTACAGCATAAGTATTCGTACTTAATATAAAGGATTATTAAAATGGCTCAAAACAAATACGCAGAATTTACAGCAATCGTAGAAGCAATGGAAGCAGACTTCGAAAAGTTTTATGATAAAGAAGTCGGCGCAGCTGGCACTCGTGTTCGTAAGGCTTGCCAAGATTTGGCAAAATTGTGTAAAGAAACTCGTAACGATGTTACCGCAGTTAAAAACGCACGTAAAGAACCAAAGTAAGTCAACTAAATATTAGCCTAAGGCGTTATATTAGTATACGCTTAAAGGAGTATATTATGAAAAAGTTAATTTTAGCTTTGTCATTATTGGCAGTAGTAGGGTCGGCTAACGCACAATGGCACCATCATGGTGGTTACTATCGTGGTGGTGGTTATTACAGTGGCGGTAATTGGGTTGCACCGTTAATTATTGGTGGAGTAATTGGTTACGAAATTAATCGTGCCAATCAGCAAGTTGTTGTTCAACAACCGCCTGTAATTATACAACAACCTCAACCCTATGTGCAAACACCGCCATTAGGATATCATTGGGAAGAAATGATCGATCCACAAACTAATACTAGAAAAATCGTAGCAGTACCAAATTAATATGAGCGAGTAAATGCGTGACAACTGGATTGTAGGTATAAGTACAGGGCATAACGCATCTACTTGTTTACTTAAAAATGGTAATATTGTTTTTTATGTAGAAGAAGAAAGACTAAGTCGAAAAAAATACGACGATAGTCCATTCTTAGGACTACTTAAAGTTCTTGAATACACGAATAAAGTAGATTGTCTAGCCATATCTGTAGGGTCATCAGATACTACAAATGAAGCAGGCCCGTTTATTAAATTTGCCTTAAAACTTGGATTAATTGACAATCACAGGCAAGTGTTTAATAATGGTGAGCATCATCTATATCATGCAACCAGTGGATTTTATAGTTCTGGTTTTGACCAAGCGGTATGTGTAGTTATAGATGCTGCTGGAAAATATATCGAATTAGACCAAGCTGGCAAAGCCGGATACGAAGTTGAAAGCATATATCTAGCAAAATTTCCAAAAACATTTACATCTATATATAAAAAGTTTGGAAATAACTATAATCAACTTACTAAGTTTCACGAAGAAAAAGTCTTTGCTAATGAGCAAGGTATTGCCAGTATATACTCTGCACTAAGTATTGCTTTAGGGCATACAAATTTAGAGTGCGGCAAGGCAATGGGATTAAGTTCGTACGGAAAGAACGATGAAACTATTCCACAAATATATGTAACTGTTAACGGTAAAAAAACACCTAACAAACAGTTGTTTAGGCCTAATACAGCAATGTATGCTGCGCCATTCCTTGACGAAGTAGAACAATATGATGCGGCCAATCTTTGTTATGCTGTACAGCAATCTACTCAATCAGTAGCCACTGATTTAATTTTAACCGCACTTAAATTATCCAATTCTAAAAATTTAGTAATATCAGGCGGCTATGCATTAAATTGTGTAGCTAATTATGAATATTTAAAACACATTCCTAAAGACGTTAATGTATTCATAGACCCTCCTGCGCACGATGGGGGGCAAAGTATAGGTATAGCTAAACTGGCTTATTATAGTACTACTAATAATACGACTCCAAATAAACAATTATCTTTTTGTCTAGGTCCAACTCCTAGTTACAATTATAAATTAGAATCAAATGAAACTGAGCAAACAGTTAGTTACTCGGACATTGTTAATCTATTAGTTTCTGAAAATATAGTAGCTATATTTCAAGGAGGTTCAGAAGCTGGACCTCGTGCATTAGGCAATCGTAGTATTTTGTTCGACCCTAGAGTACAACAAGGTAAAGACATTGTTAATCGTGTAAAAGGAAGAGAATGGTACAGGCCGTTTGCCGGAACTGTATTAGAAGAGCATGTACACGAATGGTTTGATATGCGTAACACGTCTAACAGTCCATTTATGATGTATGCTGTGAATGTTTTAGAAAATAAGAAAAATCAAATACCAAGCATTGTACATGTGGATAATACGTGTCGAGTACAAACAATTAATATTGAACAAAATTTTCATTTTTATAATTTGATAACTGAGTTTAATAATCAAACTGGTGTTCCAATTTTATTTAATACTAGTTTTAATTTAGGAGGAGAACCCTTAGTAGAAACAATTGATGATGCATTAAGCACTTTGAGGAGATCAGGAATTAAATACCTTTATCTCCCCGAGGTAAATAAATTAATAACAAAAGGTTAATTACAATGGCATATTCAGACAAGGTAATAGATCATTACGAAAATCCCCGAAATGTAGGTTCTTTTGCCAAAGATGAAGATGGTATAGGAACTGGAATGGTTGGAGCACCAGCCTGCGGTGATGTAATGAAACTACAAATAAAGGTAGACAAAGATGGTATTATTAGAGATGCTCGTTTCAAGACATATGGATGCGGTTCAGCAATCGCCAGTTCGTCGTTGGTTACAGAGTGGGTTAAGGGTATGCATATTAATGATGCTGTTAACCTTAAAAACTCCCAGATCGCAGAAGAGCTTGCACTCCCGCCTGTAAAGATACATTGTTCAATTCTAGCAGAAGATGCTATCAAAGCTGCAATAGCAGACTATAAAGAAAAACACAAATGAAAAAATTAGCCATAGTTGGAAAAGGCACCGCAGGTTGCATGAATGTGGGACATTTTCTAAAATACACCGATTGGGAAATAGACTGGTACTTTGACAGCAATATAAAGCCGCAACCAGTAGGTGAAGGCGGCTTTGTTGGATTTACACAACAGCTTCACGATTTATTTGGATTTACACATAGTGATTTGCATTTAATAGATGGTACTTTTAAAACAGGTGTTAAAAAAATTGGGTTTTCAGAAAAACCTATTTTAAATTATTTTGCACCACCTGCTGTAGGATATCATTTTAATGCTGTTAAACTACAAGAATATATAGTTAACTATGCATCGACTAATCCAAGAATAAAACTTATTGATAAAAATATTGCAAATGAAGATATAGATTCTGACTTTGTAATTGATTGTTCAGGCAGGCCAACAAATTTTGATGATTATTCGACTACTAGTTCAATCCCAGTAAACGGCGCTTATATAACTCAGTGTTACTGGGATTACCCTAAGTTTAATGAAACACTGACTATTGCTAGACCATACGGGTGGGTGTTTTGTGTACCGTTGCAAAACAGGTGTGCTGTTGGGTATGTATATAATACAGATATTAATAATGTCGATGACATCAAAGACGATGTTGTTAATGTCTTTGAAGAATACCAATTAATACCTAGCGAGAACACTGGCACATTTTCTTGGAAAAATTACTTTCGTAAAGAAAATTTTACTAAACGAATAGTATACAATGGTAGTGCAAGTATGTTTTTAGAACCTATGGAAACTACTCCATTATGGCTTTCTACTAAAGTTCAGCAACTTGCCTATGATCAATGGAATAATAATGTCCCGGTTGAGGCGGTTAATAATTATTTCCTCCAACTAGTTTCAGAAATTGAAACAATAATTTTATTGCATTATTTTAGTTCAAACAAATATAATACTGCATTTTGGAAACATGCTAGACTATCGGCATACAATCATATATTATCAAAAGCAGAAGATCCTAAGTTTAGAGAGTTATTAAAAATTATTGATCCAAGTGTCCCTGCATTTGAAATTCAATATGCAATGTGGGAATATTGGAATTTAAAATTAAATTTAGGAAACTTAGATTTATATCCAAGATTAAATAATTTAATAAATGATTAATATAACCAACACGGCAAGTAAAAAAATTAAACAAACTTTAGAACGTCGTGGTAAAGGCGTTGGAATACGCATAGGTGTTAGAACCACTGGATGTAGCGGATTAGCATATGTTCTAGAATATGTAGACAGCTACGAACATGAAGTTGGAGTAATCAACTTTGCTCAAAATGATTTTGTAGTATTAGTAGATGAAAAGTCATTTGTCTACTTAAACGGACTAACAATGGACTGGGTCCGCAATGGACTCAATGAAGGATTTGATTTTATCAATCCAAATGAACGTGACCGTTGCGGTTGCGGTGAAAGTTTTCGAGTATAAACCTGTTTGACAGTAATAGTATAATCTAGTATAATACTAGTATTGTTATAACTTTTGGAGAATATTTTGAGTATGCATTTGCATCACCCTAGTCTTAGCCTTAATGGCAAGAAGAAGGGCAAACAGAAATTCGCATCGGCAGAACACGCACGAAAGGCTAGAGAATTGGACGAATCTTGGAAAGAGCTCCAAAAGAAATGGGGCATCGAGGCAGAAGAAAAGAAACGTACTCGTGCTTTGAAAGCACCCAGTTTGAGTGGGCATTATAGTTTGAAAATTCCCGAAGGTCGTGATACTACATCTCATCTCAAAAGTGTAGACACCGGCGGTAATGCTACTTTGTCTGCACCAAAAGTTTATACAGGAACCAAGGTAAAAGGTATTGCAACCATGCACAAAAGCAATGCCGTGCCAATTTTTAGCGATGAGGAAGCAGTTGATATCGCTCGTATGAGGCGTTAAAGCATGGTCGACAATAATAATAGTTGTTTACCGTTGTCAGCAGAGGATAACTATATATTGTCCACTAAAGATTTAGAGGGCAAGGCTACTAAAAGGAGAAACAAACACAGCCAAGCAATAATCAATGATGGTAGTAGCGATACCTCATCCACCGTAAAGGAGAAAAAAATGATACGGATTATCAAATTAGCAGTAAACTTACTAGTTATACTAGCAATCGGACTTACAGTCCAACACGTAGTTTTGCTGAAATTTCAGCATTTAGAAGAAGCTCGAGAAACAGCGAGTCCAATTACAGCACAAATGAGACAAGCTCAATTAGATTGTCTAGCTCGTAATATCTATCATGAAGCCGGGTACGAACCTTTTGAAGGTAAAGTAGCAGTGGCTCAAGTAACAATTAACCGTGCAGAAAGCGGACAATTTCCCGGAGATATCTGCAAGGTAGTTTACCAAAAAAATATAGTATATGAAAAAGTACTTTGCCAGTTCAGTTGGTATTGCGAAGGCCCAAGCGCCAAAAAACCTATGAACGGTCCAATTTATACAGAAAGTATGGAAGTAGCCAAAAAGGTGTTGTTAGAAGGATTTAGACTTCCCGATTTAAAGAAAGCACTTTACTTTCACGGAGATTATATAAATCCAGGTTGGAATAAAAAACCCGTGGCAAAAATTGGTCGACATATATTTTATAATTAAGGATTAAAAATGAACGCAATTGTAGAAAAAATTAAAACAGGTGTACAAAACTTTTTTGATTTGAACTTGTGGGTAGAAAATGTCAAAACACATGCCCCCCATGTAAGTGCAGAAACAATGGGCTGGGTTGCTGTAATTTTGTTGCATTTGGCAACAATCCCTACAGAACTAGCTGTTCTAACAGGGCTAACTGAAAAAATGCCCCCTGTGGACATGGTGCTTTTTAGCTGGGCTGGATTGTTCTGCTTTTTTCTAAAAGCTACTATACAAAAGGACTTGTTAAACATTGTAACCATCGGATTAGGGTTCTTTGTACAAGCTGCAATGTTAGCATTAATTGTATTCAAATAACTTGATTTAGCGCATAGTCTAGTGTAGAATAATACATTAGGCTTACTGCGATAAATACTAGATAATTAAGGAGCATAATAATGCCATCAGGATTTCAACAAGATACAAACCAATTACAGCCAAACTTTTACCGTGTTGCAATTGATATGACTAATTCAACAGCGTTCCCAACTACAGATATTAATCATGCAGATGGCGGATGCACACCAAATGCATGGGACTTTTTCCCTGCAGGTAGCTTACCTAGCACAACAGCTCATGCAATGAGTCGTGCTCGTGGTAATTTGCGTTTTAAACAAGTAATCAATCAATTGTCTGGACTAGCAGATTGCCAAGTTTTAGATGTTACTATTACTGAAGCTAATGCAGATGCACAAGCAACTTCATTAACTTTTACAGTTAAGTATGATAGAGATTCATTTATCCCATTGACTGGTGCTAAAATTGGTGCTGAAACAGTGGGCAACGATGCCGCCAATGTTGCTATGGACACAACTGCTAAAGTGATTAGAAACGCAGTTGCATTTGGCTTGTATAACGGTACTACAGAAATGGGTCGTGTTTATAATCCAACTACTGGTGAAGGTACGGACCAAGCTGTTACAGCAAACGCCAATGTTACACAATCCACTTTACTTGGTAAAGTTACTGTAACATTAATTGATACAACTACAGTTATTAATGCATAATCAATGATATTAGCTTATTTGCTTCTGCTTACAGGATTAACAATCTCAGCGGTGGCGATTTACTATTCCGTAGTAGGTCTCACCGCTATTTTTTCTGCTGCCGCTATTCCGATTATTATCATGGGCTCTGCCCTGGAAGTAGGTAAACTTGTTTGTGCCTCTTGGTTAAAAGCAAATTGGGAACGTGTTCCACGTTTCATGAAGTATTACATGACCATTGCTGTAGTTGTGTTAATGTTAATTACATCAATGGGTATCTTCGGATTCCTCTCTAAAGCACACAATGATCAAACACTAGTAAGTGGTGATGTTGGAAGTAAGATAGCGATATATGATGAGAAAATCAAAACAGCCAAAGAGAATATCGAAGCTGACAGGAAGCAACTTAAACAGATGGATGAAGCGGTGGACCAAATTATGGGTCGCTCAACAGATGAAAAAGGTGCGGACAAAGCCAACGCTGTACGTAAGAGTCAACAGAAAGACCGCATTGCGCTTGCCAAAGATATTGAAGCCCAACAGAAACTTATTGCAAGTCTTAACGACGAAGCGGCCCCAATACGTGCAGAAGTACGCAAGGTCGAAGCCGAAGTTGGCCCAATTAAGTATATCGCGGCATTTATCTACGATCGAGCACCAGACGAGTCGATGCTCGAACGTGCTGTAACTTGGATCATCATTTTAATTGTTGTTGTCTTTGATCCGCTGGCAGTTATCATGCTATTGGCCGCACAAATGACATTTGGTTGGGCTAGAGAACAAAAAGAAAAAACATGGATTGATGATCAAGCAGATGAATTAACTGAAGCTTTCAATGCTCCAATTGTAGTAGAGGAATCTAAAGAAACTAAAACAGACTTTGAAGGTGTCCGAGAACCTGGTGGTGAGTGGATACAAACTGGTCCAGAATTTGAAGTACCAAATAATACTACAACGGCAGATTCAACAGTTGTAATTAGTGAATTAGATCAAACACCAATCGTAGTTGAAGAAGTTAAACTAGAAGAGTCTACAATTGAAGAACGTTTAGCTGTTGGTGAAACATATATTAATAGTAACGGCGAAGAAACAAAAGTCGAAGAAGAATCAAAAAAAAAGACATATATGATCAAGGATCAAACGGGGAAAATCCAAGTGAAGAACAAAGAATAACATATGTTCAGAACGAAGAGCAAAAAGATCCAAAAAGTTTTTGGCAACGTATAAAAAATACTAGTCGCACAGATCCATTTAAAACAATAGACAGATTGTATATAGAATATAGTGAAAATAAATTTAACAATTTAATATTTGATTCTAAAACAGAACCCGAGTTAGTTAAGTTTATAAATGATATAAAAACTGGTACTACGAAATTTAACGATTACCCCACGGAAGAACTAGACTATTTTGCAGAAAAGATATATGAACTTAGGAAAAATAACATTAATAACGCCTCCTGATAAACTGTTTAATATGAACTTGAGTTATCTACTAATTAAACCTAGTACATCAGTTAAAGAACAATTTCAAACAATTTTAAGTAAAAGCATCGATGATTTAAATGTTTTTATCTATGACACTGATGATAATGATATTGGTTGGCTTTTAAGTATATGCCAACAAGCAGATTGTGTAATAGTAGATGTGGATAACTGTGACAGCATTACACAAAAATTTGTTACTTTTATTATTGCCCAACCTAATGCAAGCTACATAACTAGCGACGAAATAACTCCATACGGTCTAATTAGTAAAAATCGAATTTATAATCTTGATTTGATTGTTGAACAATTGGAGAACCAAGACGAAGACGAGGAAAACGATAATGATTCACAAGAAGAGTAAGGGAACTGGTATTACTGTCAAAGACGGGGAAAATATCAACGTTTCTCTTCGAAGATTTAAACGTAAGGTTGAAGAAGCAGGTACACTAGATGCTTTACGTGCCAAAGAGTTTTACGAAAAACCAACGACTGAACGCAAACGTAAAAAGGGTGCAGCCAAAAGTCGTTGGAATAAAAAACTACGTGATCAACAACTTCCACCAAAACTCTATTGACATTATATAGTAAATCTGTTATAATATAAGTTCACAATAAAGAAAGAACTTAATGGCTAAAACAGATATAATGATAGATTTGGAGACACTTAATACTACTCCAGATGCTTCAATTTTAACAATAGGAGCAGTAAAATTTGATCCGTTTGGTTCCGAATTAAAAGAACCAGATATGGATAGTTTTTACTGTAAAGTAGATTTAGATAGTTGTGATAGGATTGGATTGACCACTAACGATGACACAATCGCTTGGTGGGCTAATCAAAGCAAAGAGGCACAGGAAGCTGCCTTTGACCCCGAAGATAGAATTGATATTGAAGAAGCATTTGCTCGTCTTTATAAATTTTGCTGGGGTGCTAAACGTGTATGGTCAAATGGCAGTTGTTTTGATATTATCATTTGTGAACATGTATTCCGTAAAATCAATAGAGCTATTCCTTGGAAATTTTGGGAAGTGCGTGATGTGCGTACAGCGTTTGATTTAGGAATCAACCCACAACGTCCACCGGTAACGGCCCACCATGCTTTAGAGGATGCGTGGAACCAGGCGGTAGGCATTCAAAATGTCTATAACACACTAAGAACAAGTACAACTAGCGGAGGTACTTATATTGCTCCGTTTGCAAATCAGAGGTAATTATGGATTCACAAACTAAAGAAGTAATGGACATTCTCCAAGAAGAATGTGCAGAAGTTATTCAAGCGGTAAGTAAGATTAGTCGCTTTGGCCTAGACAATCTTAAGCCAGGTAAACCCAAAACTAATAGGGAACACTTGGAAGAAGAATTGGGCGACTTGTATGCTATGATTGAAATCCTGCAAGAACTAGATGTAGTTAGCTGGACCAACATTGAACAAGCGGCAGAAGCCAAGCGAGAAAAACTAAAAATCTGGTCAAATATTTTCAAAGAAACTGTTTGACAGACATAAATAATTACGTGCTGAAACGCCGTAAGGGTTTAGTACAAGGGCATGGTGCCCGCATTACTCGCTTAATTAAAGGAGAAAATTATGAGTAAAATCATCGGTATCGATTTAGGTACAACAAACAGTTGCGTAGCTATCCTAGAAAATGGAGTAGCAAAAGTTATTGAAAATAGCGAAGGCGCAAGAACAACACCATCAATCATTGCATATACAAAGGACGAAATCCTAGTTGGTGCAACAGCAAAACGACAAGCAGTCACAAACCCAAAAAATACAATTTACGCCAGCAAGCGCCTTATTGGTCGCAAGTTTGACGAAGCTGCTGTGCAAAAAGATATTGACTTGATGCCCTACAGCATTATTAAAGCAGACAACGGTGATGCTTGGATCGAAGCAAACGGCGAAAAACTTGCACCACAGCAAGTATCAGCTGAAGTACTTCGCAAAATGAAAAAAACTGCTGAAGACTATTTAGGTACAACAGTGACCCAAGCTGTTATTACAGTTCCAGCTTACTTCAACGATAGCCAGCGTCAAGCTACTAAAGATGCCGGACGTATTGCAGGCTTAGAAGTTCTACGTATTATCAACGAGCCGACAGCGGCCGCATTGGCTTATGGTGTTGACAAAGCAGACAAGAAAGATCGCAAGATTGCAGTCTATGACTTGGGTGGTGGTACATTTGATATTTCAATCATTGAAATCGCTAACATTGATGGCGACAAGCAAATTGAAGTATTGTCAACAAACGGCGATACATTCCTAGGCGGTGAAGACTTTGACCAAGCTATCATGGACTATTTGGTAGACGAGTTCAAGAAAGACAACGGAGTTGATTTGAAGCAAGACGTTCTTGCATTACAACGTTTGAAAGAGTCTGCTGAAAAAGCCAAGATTGAATTATCTACAGCCGCAAGTACAAGTGTTAACTTGCCTTACATTACAGCAGATGCAAACGGTCCTAAGCACATGAATGTAACTATCAGCCGTGCTAAGTTTGAAGCAATGGTAGACGGACTGATCCAGCGTTCAATTGAGCCATGTAAAGTTGCTATGGCAGATGCTAAAGTTAGCGCCGCAGACATCGACGAAGTTATTCTAGTTGGTGGTCAAACACGTATGCCTAAAGTACAAGAAGCAGTTGAGAAACTGTTTGGTAAGGCTCCACGTAAAGACGTTAACCCAGACGAAGCAGTTGCCGCTGGTGCCGCAGTACAAGGCGCTGTTCTAGCTGGCGACAAGACAGACGTATTGTTGTTGGACGTTACTCCATTGACACTAGGTATTGAAACAATGGGCGGTGTGTTTACCAAGCTGATTGCTAAAAACACAACTATCCCGACCAAACATAGCCAAACATTTAGTACAGCAGATGACAATCAGCCAGCAGTAACTATTAAGGTTGCTCAGGGCGAACGTGACTTATTCAAGTACAATAAATCGCTTGGCGAGTTTAACTTGGAAGGTATTGATCCTGCACCACGTGGCATGCCACAGATTGAAGTTACATTAGATATCGATGCAAACGGTATTTTAAATGTAAGTGCCAGGGATAAAAAGACCGGCAAAGAAAACAAAATCACTATCAAGTCAGATAGCGGATTGACAGAAGCTGAGATCAAACGCATGGTTCAAGAAGCTGAGGAAAATGCCGAAGCAGATAAGAAACAAGCAGAATTAATCACAGCACGTAACAATGCTGAAGGTACTACACACAGTATCAAGAAAGACTATGATACATACAAAGATCAATTGACTGAAGAAGAAAAGACTAAGTTTGACGATGCTGTTAAAGCAGTAGAAACTGCTTGCGCAGGGGACGACAAAGATGTTATTCAAAAATCAGTTGAAACATTTTTTGAGGCAGCAGGTCCAGTTATGGCCAAGAAGCAAGCTGCAGAAAGTGCAGCGCAATCAGCACCAGTACAACCTGAAGAAGGCCAGTCAGTTAATGCGGCTTTCACAGAGGTTGACCCTACTGACAAAAAGTAATATAATACAAACATGGGGTGCCCATTATGGGGCCCCATACATTCTTGCTTAATATAAGGAGATAAAAAATGGCAACAATGCAATTAAAAACAGTGAGTCCAGCGGACTTTGCACAACTAAGTAGAGCTTTAGTTGGATTTGATCAAATCTTTAATCAAAGATTACAGCAACAATCAAATAATTATCCGCCACATAATATTGTAAAATATAGTGACACAGATTATGCAATTGAAGTAGCTGTAGCAGGTTTCAGCAAAGATCAAATTACAGTTGAAGTAGACCAAGATCAATTAGTTGTTCGCGGTATGCAAACTGATATTTCAGCAGAAGACAAAGAGTATTTACATCGAGGTCTTGCTAGCCGTAACTTTGAACAGACATGGACTCTTGCTGAGTACATGGAAATCAAAGACGCTGAAGTAAAGGACGGTATGTTAATCATTAGGATTGAACGTATTGTACCAGAATCACTGAAGCCACGTATCATTACAGTTAAATAATCAACCGGGGGAGGCAACTCCCCCTTTTTTAAAGAGAACACAATGTCAAGTACAGATATCGCAATTGACGAGAAAATTAAAGTAGTAATCAGTGAACCAAAACGTTGGAAGGTCATTATACTTAATGACGATGTAACCCCGATGGAGTTTGTGATATCAATTTTATCCAATATCTTTAGGCATTCAACTGATTCGGCCAGAGACATTATGCTTCAAATTCACGAGACTGGAAGTGGAGTAGCGGGAATTTATAGTTTTGAAATTGCCGAGGCTAAGGCCGTAGAAACAACATCTACAGCTAGAGAAAATAATTTTCCTCTCCAAATTAAATTGGAGGAAGAATGAGCTTACGAGATTTAACTAAAGAAGCGCATACCAATGCTGAAAGACAGGAATTTGTAAAAATTTTGTTTTCAGGCACAATAAATCCTAAACTGTATGCAACTTATTTAAAAAATCAACATCCGCAATATGAGATACTAGAAGTGTGTGCTATGGCAACCGGTATGCTGGCCGGCATGCCTGATATTCGCAGAGCACCAAAAATTAATGCGGACTATAAAGAACTATGGACAGATGAGGACGATGCAGAACTACTTCCTATAGTCCAAGAATATATGGATTATATCATGAGTATCAGAGATAATCCAAAAAAACTAATGGCGCACTTATATGTGCGACACATGGGTGATCTAGCTGGTGGACAGATGATTGCCAAACGTGTTCCTGGGTCGGGCACCATGTACCAATTTGAAGATCCTGAAGCACTTAAGGCAGCTATTAGAGAACGTATAAGCGACGACATGGCAGACGAAGCTAAAGTATGTTTTGATTTCGCCACAAGGTTCTTCCAACAAATGATGGAAATTGTCGAGTATAAAGATGAGTAATGTCTGGGACACACTAATTAAAATTGAAGAATACTTTGAAAGTCAGTTGTATGCAACTGGTAGTATTATTCAAGAGCCTGGTATGGAACGTTTTAATCAACCAGGTTGGGTAAACAAAGTTTGGACAAGTAGTGCTTATCGTAGGGCTCATATTGATGTAGTTGATGCCCGCGAGACTAAAGGTCTATGGATGATGCATTGCTGTATTTTCCCGCATACAGATAACCCTGCACCTATCTTTGGATTTGATGTTGTAGCTGGTAAAAATAAAATCACAGGCTGTTTCCATGATTTTAGTCCTGCAGGCGACAGCGAACATCCGATGATTGATTGGTTTGCTGAAGAAGCTCGTCGTCTAGAGTGGAATAAAACTCGCAAGTTACCAGATTGGGCAGAGCGTATTTTTACAGGTTCTATGGTGGCCGCGGGAAATGTCAGCGATGAAGCAGAACTAGAGCAAATACTTGCCATGGCCCGTAAGAATCTAACACACTATTTGGCCACAGTAAAAGAAACCGAACGTACACATCCTAATACTACTGACGCTCAGAATTACTATTGTGAGAATCAGAAGAAAAACCCACATACTCCTAAAGTTATGGTTAGCTTAGGGCTTAGTGAAGAGGATGTACAGGTTTTCATACAGGATTGCTTGTTCCCTGAAATAGCATAAATATTAGTACTATGCGTGTACTAGATATTTTAAAAGAATTTGCCCCTACAACTCCAGAAGAGGACGAAAAACGTCTTTCCGCTTTTCCCGGGCAACAGCCGCCTGTCGAACCTGCTCCAGAACAGCCGCCTGTCGAACCTGCTCCAGAACAACAACCAGCTGAACCTGCTCCAGAACAACAACCAGCTGAACCTGCACAACAGCCAGTTCCGGCACCTATTCAACCAGCACAACAGCAGCCAATAGCACAGCCTGCACCTAGACAACAGCAACCGGCAACAATTAAAAATGTTCCAATTATTGCAAATGTTGTTACTAGCAAATTAAAAAGATTAATAGCAGATGCCAATGCTTTGCCTGACTGGGAACCTACTAAAGAATTAGTTATCAAACTTATTAACAATTTAGAGCCTGACATTGAATTAACTGAAGCTGCGACTAAAATTGTATCGCCTAGTAGAGAAGCTGTTATTTTAGCGGCAATTAGAGAGTTAGAAGTGCAAGGATTGATTAAATTAGATCAAACCTTAGATGTGGCTCAACTGGCAGTGGCAGTGGCTAAAAAGAAAAAAGTTAGTAATGAATTTAACAAACTAGAAGGTGTATGGCAACAAAAAGCTGAAGAGATTACTAATAGTATATTTGACAAACTCGAAGCCCTAGCAAATAAAGTACAAGGCTATACTGCTATCGATGAGGGCACATACAAGTCGCTGACCAAAGCAGAAAAGAAAGTACATGATAACGCAAAGAACTTTGCCGCAGTATTCAAACAAGCCTTCTTTGGCATGATTATGCGTATGTTGAGTCAAAATAAAGAACTTAACAGAGCACGTATTGTGGAATTTTTAGATGCCTGTTATAACGGCCAAGTTATTGACATGGAGTCGTTGATATCGCAAGATGTGGGAAATGTAAAACAGCATGTTAATACCAACTTTGAAGACATGCTGGACTTGTTCTCCAGCTACGGAGTGTTCTCATGGAGCCCTGGTAAATCTAGTGGTGCTATCGGGCCGGGCGAAATGGCATTGAGTATGATGGGTAGTCCTGCACAAAAAGCACAGCACGGTGGCGATTTGATTGTAGCTGGCACCAACTTGGAAATCAAAGCAGGTGCAACGTCCGGCGGTAGACTGAACAGCAAGAAGATTCTCAAAGGACCAGCTGCATGGCCCACCTGGACTGAAAAAATCACAAAGATTATCAGAACTGCACCAGCCAAAAAACTCCCTTCTGGAACAGAATTAGGTATTAGAACAAGAAAAGACGGCGAACAAGAAGTAATGACCAAAGAAAATTACTCACCTAATACGTACAACAAGACCAATGGCAGATTTAAAGAGGCTTGTAATTACAATTGGTCTTATAAAATGTTAGGACGTTTAAATGATGAAGTTTTGATCTATAGCGATTATAACAAAACATATGATTTGTTTTATAGTACCATATCAAAACTTATAACCAATTTGGACGACGTTGCTGAACCAGTTATGATAAATGCCGGCAAGGGTAAACAGTCTCCAAAATTAACACCAGATGGAAAAATTGCTTTTCCTGGCGTAGACGCAGAAGAACTGATAGGCAATGCAATTATGGAAGACGGCACAATTATAGTACCTGCCATGATGGAAGCATACACCAAATTGGCCTATGCTAGTTATAACCGTGCAGACGGTGTAGAAGCTATCATGTTCTTGAATACAGAAACGCTAGATTACAGCATTATTCAAAACGGTGACGACTTGGCTGACAAAATGATGGGCAAAGGCGAAGCATCTGTTAGAGTTTCTGGCGGATTCCACTTTAACGATGATCAGCAAAGTGCAACTCCTGCATACCTTGCTGTGGCAAAATCTCCTAAAATTGAAAAAGCACGTTAATTTCTAAGGTGTCAATTTTCCAACACCCTTAAACTATAGTAATATCACTGTAATAATACGATAGTTTAATTTATTTTCATAGTATAAATACTGCTATGAAAAACTTACTAATATCCTTAACATTCAGCGTGTTAGCTATACTTCCTAGCTATGCACAAATGCCCGACTCTAAAGTTCCTTTGCCCACTGACATTGCCGCTATTAAAAAAGCAGGCAAATTAGTGGTGGCCATGAACGGCAAAGACAGTCCTCCATTCTTTAGTGGTAAGGACGATAACCTACACGGACTAGATGTTGACATTGCTCGTAGCATTGGCAAACAACTAGGCGTGCCAGTAGAATTCCGTAGAGATGCTGCCAGCTTTGCTGAAGTGGCAGAACAAGTTCGCGATGGTCGTGCTGACATTGCTATTAGCAAATTAAGTATTACCGGACCTCGACTACAAGCATTGAGATTCAGTGCTCCTTATGTAACACTAAAACAAAGCATAATTATCAATCGTCTTTGGTTAAGTCAGAATACTAAAGGACGTGAACCTTATGAAGTTATTCGAGACTTCAATGGTAAGATTAGTTTTATACGTAACTCCAGCTACGACACTTATGCTCGTATCAACTTTCCCAAAGCTACATTCTTACCAGAAGATGACTGGGGCGTGGTCATAGCAAATGTTACAAGTGGTAAAATTAATGCCGCTTATCGTGACGAGTTTGAAATTAAGAAAATTAGTTTTGAAAAACCTGAAGCGGCCTTGACTACAAAAACAATCACAATTAGTGACAGCGTAGATCAAATTGGCGTGGCTGTTAGACCCAATTGCTTACAATTATTAGGCATTGCTAACTTTGTCATTTCCAGTGAATACCGTGACATCGATGTTAAAAAATTAATGAATAGATACAAGGAAAACAAATGAAAATCGATATAAAGAAATTTTTAGCTAGTCCTTGGACTATTTTAGGCAGTATTCTGTTGGCTGTAGCTGGCGGGGTATATTTGCCTCACGAAGTTATGGCATTAGAATCTATTGGTAGTATCTACATCAGTTTATTAAAGGTTGTTGTATTACCTTTCTTATTTGCCACTATTCTAGTTGGTGTAGTTGGACTGCTACAGAAAGAAGGTAGCCAGTCGATGATTAAAAAGATTGTCATTGGCTTTGTTGTTAGTATGTTCATGGCTTCTGTCGTTGGCGTTGGTTCGACAGTATTAACTGGCAGCGAAATGACTCCCGAAAAGAAAGTACAACTTGGTGCATTGGTCAACAACAAAGACCAAGGGACCGAAATGTCAATTACACTAAAAGAGCCAATGCTAGTTGTACCTAAGCCAAGTGCTGGTGCAATGATACAGAAGTTTATTCCAGAAAATATCTTTCAAAGTTTAGAATCTGGTGAAAGTCTTAAGATTGTTATTTTCTGTTTAATCTTCGGTATTGCCCTGGGCAACATAAAGTCTGTGGGACAAGAAGTTATGATTGATATCTTCAAAAGTGTCCAACAGGCCAGTATTAGTATTTTCAAGTTCTTAAACTACTTCTTACCAATTGCACTATTTGCCATGATATCAACACAAGTAGCCAAGGTAGGCGTAGGCATTTTTGGTACTATGGTTGATTTTATTATTCAGCAGACTGTGGGCGGATTTATTATTGTTGCTATTGCTACAGCATATATTGCCTGGAAATCTCGCAAGAGTATTATAGACACAATGCATGGCATACAAGAAACATTTATGATTGCTGTTAGTAGTCGTTCAAGCCTAGCTTGTATTCCTTACAGCCAAGAAGCTTTAGTTAAACTAGGCTATAATAAAGATGCCGTAGAACTAACTACTCCCTTGAGCTTTACTGTTAACCGTATTGGAAGTATTGTTTACTATGCCATTGCCACAGCGTTTATTGCTGGCATTTATGATTTATCATTAGGTGCCAGTGGATTGATTGTTATATTGCTTGGTAGCATTTTAGCAGGACTAGCAAGTGCAGGTACTACAGGTATTCTAACAGTGGCTACAGTGGCAGTTGTTTGTGACTTGTTAAAACTACCAAGCGAAGCAGTATTGGTCTTGTTTATTGCTGTTGATCCTCTAATGGATATGATTCGCACAGCCAGCCATGTTATTGGTAATATGGGTGTAACAGCATTTGTAGCAGACGTGGACCATGGACAAGCTGAAAGAGTTCCTGCTTGAACTATTGAAGTTCATAGGCGAAAGTCCTTTTCGCCTATTTACGGTTGTGTTTCTATGCCTCCTTACTTTTGGAGGCTGGATCGTATACAGCGAAAAAGATAACTTTATGGCCAGTTATCGTGCTCAACAAGCACTACCCAAAATGAATGGCAAGTATGAAGAAGCCGCAAACTTTATACTGAAAAATACAGATGCAGAACTAGTAGCATTGTTTGAAGTTAATACTGTGCTTAACACTAGAAAATTAACTTACTTAACCAGTCGTAGTGGCGGCCATGATAAAACTCACGACGGTGCAGATGTTGGCCTGTTAACGAAAAATCTAAATAACAATGAAGATGTTATTGGTCTAATGTCAGGCAAAATTCCCTGTGCAGACTATAACAGACCTCAAAGCTATATTGGATTTACTTATAAAGCATCTGGTGTAAACTACATGTGTCGCATAAGTGTTCCAGCAGAACCAGGTTTGTTTATCGGGCAAATTAGTGTCGGATGGAAGGAAAAACCTTCAGATATTGAGATGGCACAGACTGTTATGATAGTGGCATCCAGTTTACTATACAATAAAAAATGAAACGCCTAGGTGTACTTGGTGGAATGGGGCCAGCGGCCAGTGCAGAATTCCTAGTACGCCTAACTGAACAAACTCCAGCAACCTGCGATCAAGAACATATTCCAGTAATACTATGGAGTGATCCTACAGTTCCAGATCGTAGTACAAGTTTACTCAACAAAGACGATTTGCCTTGGGAAAAACTTAAACGTGGGATACAAGGTTTAAAAAATGCAGATTGCGATCACATTGTAATTCCTTGCAATACAGCACATTTTTGGTATGACAGATTAACAGCACTAGGTGTGCCAATTACGCATATTGTAGATAGTGTAGCAGATGAATTACGAGCTCAAAACATAACTGGTACTATTGGTGTAATGGGAACTAGGGCTACAATGCAACTAGGCTTATATAACAATCATTTGTCCAAATTAGGATGGACTTGCATAACACCAACTAGCAAAGAAATGGAAGACTATGTTCAGCCTGGAATAGATTTGATCAAAGCAAACAAGCCTATATTAGCACATGGCATGCTGATGACTGTGGTTAAATCGTTAATTGAAAAAGGTGCGCAAGCTGTGGTTTTAGGCTGTACAGAAATACCATTAGTTGTCAGAGAAAAACAATATCAAGAAATCCCATTAATAAACAGTATTGATAGCTTGGTAAAATCCGCAATAATAGAATTCAAAAAATAATACAGTAGTATTACTCGTACAATTGCTCACTTAAATACTAATGCAATTTGGAGCGAAGCCATGCGTATTAAAAATATAATGCCAGCATTAATGTTGGTACTATCAAGCACCACCGTGCTACCTCAAACTGTGATTAACCAAGGCGGCTACGATTCTAAAAGTCTCGTAGATACTAATAGTACAAGCGTTAGCACAAGTACAATTAACACAAATAATGTTAATAGCGGTACTACAACTACAAATAATAATACTGTGCTAAGTGGCGGTACAACTAACACTAATAACAACAATAACGTTAATAGTGGTACTATGACCAACAATAATAACAATAACAACGTTATGAGTGGCGCAGTAACCTACACTAATAACAACAATAACGTTAATAGCGGTACTCAGACATTTAATAATAATAATGTTAATACAGGTACAATGACTAACAATAACAACAATGTCAATACAAGTACCAGTACTAGCAATAATGTTAACACCAATAACAATATTAATACTGGTACAATGACGTACAATAACAACAATGTCAGCGCAAGTACTAGCAATAATGTCAACACCAATAATAACATTAATTCAGGTACAATGACTTATAACAATAATAATGTTAGTTCTAGCACTAGTGTTAATACTAACAATAACAACAATGTTAACACTAGTACAAGCACCAATACTAACTACCAGTATGGTACAATGACTAACAATAACAACAATGTTAATACGAGTACCAGTGTTAACACAAATAATAATGTTAATACAGGTGATATGACCAATCGTAATATCAACACTACAACAGCTACTACTAGCAATACTAATAACAATATTAACACAGGAACGATGACTAATATTAATCAGAATACCAATAACGGTACAATGACCAATAACAATAATAATACTAATGCTAGTACAAGTACTAATGCAAATAATAACGTTAATCAGAATATTAACAGTGGTTCAATGACAAATAACAATGTTAATACAAGTGATATTACTCAGCGTGTTATTCAACCTCCACCAACAGCCGTTGCACCAGCAATGATGTCAGGTGGTAATGCTGACCTATGTACAACAGGCACAAGCGGTTCAGTACAAACACAAATCTTTGGTGTTAGTTCAGGCGGCACAGTTCGTGATATGAATTGTGAACGATTAAAATTAAGCAAGACATTATACGACATGGGGATGAAAGTTGCCGCAGTTGCTACTATGTGTCAAGATCGTCGTGTATTTGATGCTATGATGGCAGCAGGCACACCATGCCCGTACGAAGGTAAGATTGGAGCCCAAGCTAAAGTAGAGTGGGAATCAAATCCAGAAAAATTACCAAAAGAAACAGAGGTGAGTGAAGATGACACTTATAAGAAAGTTGGTATCGGTAGTATACTGGGCGTTATTGCTTATCGTATATTCGGCTTCCACTAATGCTCAAGTAGACGCTACTACCGGTAATTTAATTAATAACGGTACTGCGCCTACAGATACGACTAGCATTTGGAACAACGGTGTCTATGTTAATACACTGTGCTTCCAGGCCGGTCAGGCTGGTAACTGTGGTCCTAAACCAAGTATAAGACCAGATGGTGTTATTAACTATTCATACGGCACTACAGACTTAAATCAAATTGTCAGTATAAACAAGGCATTGTCTATAGGCGGAAGTGGTGTACAACTTGGAGGATTTAATTTCGGGTTTACTGCTAAGAACGGCAACGGCTGGGATGATGGACGTCAAGATTATTTAGGTGCGTATGTTAAGTTCTATAATAGCGGTGGAGGACTAGCAGCAAACTATGATTATACTAGTCAAACAAATAGGAAATATAACTGGACTAACTTTAACTTCAGTGAAACTTTTTCTAGTCCTGTACCAGCAACTAGCTTTAGTAATGCACAGGTAGGCTTTGTAGGCCGAGACAATAATTATTGGGCTGGCAATTATGGTCCAGAAATTATTAATGTTAATTTTAGCTTGAAATATACAGTAAAGCCCGATCCGTGTATAAACGACCCATTATCAAGTCCTACTTGCCCAGGATACGCTTTAGCTACTGTTAAAAATTCTATACTAGGATCTACAGTTTCAAATGCAAGTGCTACTTCATTTGTACCTGCAATGAACTATACATCACCTGCACCAGCGGCGGCACCCCCTGCTGTAGCCGATGCGGCACCTGCATTAGCTCAAGCAAGTCCACAACAGCAAGCACAACAACCTGCACAGCAAGCACCTGCACAACAAGGACTACCAACTCAGCAACCGGGGCAAGATCCAAATCAAAATCCTGCGGTAGCACAAGATAATCCGGCACAGCCTAGCCCGCAACAAGCTGGGCCTGCACCAACACAACCTCAACCAGCCGGCGGTCCTCCTCAAGTAGCACAATCTGCACCTCCACCAAGTGCTGGACCAAGTCAGGCAGGCCCACAACAAGCAGGCTCTGCAACCAGCGGAGGTGGCCCTAGCAAATTAGCAATGAGTGTGGTCAAATCAGCACAGGCCAAAGAACAAGCAATACAACAATCAGCCGTACAAAATGCTGCCAAAGCATTTGAAAATACCCAACAAAGTTCACAAGCCGCTAGTAATCTTGCAATCAGTATGAATCAAGATATGAGTGCTAACAGTGCCACAGCAGCCGCACAGTTCTCCAGTCAAAATACACAAGCTAGCCAGCAGACCGCAATTCAAACAAGTCAAAATACGCAACAACAGCAACAGACTACTACGCAACAGCAACAGACTAGTCGTGTAGTACAACAAGTACAACAAGAAGTACAACAAGAAGTACAACAACAATCTAATGGAAGTGTTGTACAGATTCAACAAGCTGCATATACACCACCGCAACAAGCACAACAAGAAACACAGTCAACATCAGTAGCTATGTTAAAACCTACAGCACCTGCAGCAACAGAATCCCAACAACAAGCCAGTAGTGGTACAGGATTAACAGTTAGTCGAAATCCGTTTGCCTACAATCCACTAGGGTCATTAAATTTATCTAGTATAAGTCCAGCACCTACACAAACCGCACCTGTATATCAGCCACGATTACAAGAACGTATTATGGAAGTAGAAACACCACCAATGCAAGTTGCTAGTTTTGGCGGCATGGGTAAGGCTGGCAATCCATTGTCAGAAATGATGATGCAACAGCGTTTTGAGTTAATGCAAGAAAATATACAGTCACAGACAAGTACAGTTAATAGAAATGTACAACCAAACGATCTAGCCGCAGGTGTTGATCTTGCATCAATGGCTACACAACCAAGAGGATTTGAAGCATATTCGTTTGTATTAAGAGATACGGCTTTTTATGAACCTAAAGAAGTTTATAAAGGCCAAAAAGTCATAGACAACGTACAAGTACTGCGACAAATGAGTAGCGATAGCCTACATAAAAGAATGGTAGACATGCAATATAAGCAAGGAGAGTAAAATGACAGAAGAAATTAAAGACGTCAATGCAAAAATAGACGAAGCTGAAGCGGCTGTAAAAAAGTATGCCAGCAAAGATACTGTTATCAGTATTGGTGGTTATGAATTCACACCAGCCAAACTTATGGTAGCATTCACCCTAGCGTCATCATTATTGGGCGGGCTTTATGGGTGCTTTGAGGTGTATAAAGACTACATGGGGATGAAGAAAAAGATTGCGGAATATGTTACACCTGATCTTGCTGAAATCTATAAAAAGATGGAAGTGTTGGATGCCAATACTAGCAAGATGACCGAGTATACCAACAACATCAAGAACGATCTTAAAGGCGATGTTCGCAGACTAGAAGCTGTTGTTGAAAATGTTGAGCGTTCAAGTAAAACAGATCAACGACTAACAGATTCAGGAATGAAGGAAATTAAGCGCGATGTCGATGGCACTGTGAAAGAAATCAAGCGTGATGTTGATGCTACACTAAAAGATATCAATCGCGAGTTGGTTAAGAATCAAAAAGAACAACAAGCTGAGATTCGTGCGTTAAGAGCAGAAGTTGATAACAAGATTAAACAAGCGGTTGATAATCCGTTAGCGAATAAATAACTATCAAGGAGGACACAACCATGAAACAGAAAAAGCTAATAGCTAAACTGTACAAGGCTTGCGTCGACCACGATGCCGAGAAACAATACGAACTTCGCTTGAAAGAGTTCGCCAAAATCTTGAAACACAAGGCCGAAGGCAAACCATTCACACACAAGTGGACAGTAGTACAAGTGTAACGCTCTTGTAATATTGCATACATAATGCTACGATAAATAATGGTATGGAAACCAAAACTTATCGTAGCATTTTCATTAGTGATGTGCATTTAGGCACAAGGGATTGTCAAGCAGATAAGTTAAACAACTTTCTTAAACACAACTCTTGTGATACCCTATACCTTGTAGGAGATATAATTGATGCCTGGCGAATCCAACAAAATAAATGGAGATGGAAACAGAGCCACACTAATGTGGTGCGTCGTGTTCTCGGTCATGCTAAACGTGGTACTCGTGTCGTTTATATTGCAGGAAATCACGACGAATTTTTAAGACCAATGATTCCTTATGGATTCAGTTTTGGACTCGTTGAGATACACAATCAAATAGAACACATAGGTGCTGACGGCAATCATTACTTAGTTACACACGGTGACTTGTTTGATGGCATTACTAGACTAGCACCGTGGATAGCATTTTTAGGAGACAAAGCATATGATGTCATTTTATCGATTAATAGCAAGTTCAATTGGCTACGCCATCGCTTTGGTTTTGGGTACTTTAGCCTTAGTCAGTACCTTAAGAAGCGAGTAAAGAAAGCTGTGGACTTTATGTTCCACTTTGAAAAGAACCTTGCTGGATATTGTAAAAAGCGTGGCTTTGATGGTGTTATATGCGGGCACATACATCATGCTGAAATTAAAAACATAGATGATGTTGTTTATATGAATGATGGCGATTGGGTTGAAAGTTGTACAGCCCTAGTAGAACATCATAACGGTACTTGGGAGATAGTTACATGGACACAGGAGAAAGACAATGTGGTTATTGATCCTAATAGCGATACACGTAAACGATCCGACGGATCAGCCAGGAAAAGTAGAACTAACATTCCACGATCAAAAGACTTGCGAGCAAGTCCTAAGCACATTGAAGTGGCAACTAAAGTTTAAAAGTTTTAAGGTAGTAGGCGAATGCAAGAAACAATGATATTCAGCGATAAGATTACTATTGTAATTCCTTGTAAGAATGAGGAAAACTATATTCCCTATCTATTAACACACCTACGCAATCAAATGATAGGTAGCACTAGAATCATCATTGCAGACTGTTCAACGGACAATACACGTGAAGTTATTCAATTGATGAAGGGTAACTTAAATGTAGAAATTATCGATGGCGGCCCTGTTAGTATTGCTAAAAACAATGGTGCTAGACTAGTCACTACACCTTATATCTTATTCATTGATGCTGATGTACGATTTTTTAAACCCACTGTTATTCGTGATGCTGTTAGATTAATTGAACGTAAAAAACTAGACCTTATTGGATTGAATATCAAATGCTATGATAAGGATATTAGGGCAAAGATTGGATTCACAGCATTTAATTTAATTAACCATACGCTAAAATTCTTTAGTCCATTTGCGGTCGGTGCGTTTATGCTCACACGCAGAGATAAGTTTGAAGAGTACGGCGGGTTTCCTGAGAACTTATTAACAAGTGAAGATTACTTTTTATCTAAAAAATACAATCCTAGGAAGTTTAGGATTGTTCGCCACCACCTTGGGCAAGACTCGCGTAGATTTAAAAAGATGGGATACCTTGGCATGGGCAAGTACCTTGTTAAGAATTTTATCAATCGCAATAACAAAGCCTACTGGGATAGTTTATACCATAATCGATATTGGAGTTAACTTGTAATACTGCTGTAATCGGTTATCACTTAAATAGATGTGTGCCGTAGTGGTACACACTCATAACCCTTAAGGAGCATCACATGAGATTAGAAGATTTAGCCGCAAGATTAGTTTCCGTAGAAGCCAAGTTAGCAACACTAACTGGTACATCAGTTAATACAGACAATGCCACAAGCATCGAAGAACTAGACGCACGATTGTCTCTAGTTGAAGTTCAAGTTGATCACTTAATTGCCGAAAAAACAGAAGCTCACATTGATGCTATCATTGCTGCCGTAGCAAATGATGCACCTTTTGAAGTTGAAGAAGTAGTTGCACTATCTCCAAGTGCCGATCATGCAGAAGCCGCTGACATAGTTGCTGATGTTGTTACAGCACAGTACGAAGCAGAACCAGTTGAGCACTCAGAAGTTGCTGATATTGTTTCAGCCGCAGTTATGGCAGTTGTTGTAGCAGAGCCAGAAGTTGTAGTTGATCCAGTGGCAATCACAGCCGCTATCATCGCCGCAGTTGCTGACATGCCAACGCCAGCTCCAGAAGTAGCACAAGCTGCCGCTGACGCAGTTGCTGAAGTTATTGCAGCCGCAACAGGTGAAGAAGTTGCTCCAGAAGTAGTTCAACAAGTTGTTGAAGCAGTTGCAGTTCCAGCAGATCCAGCATTAGATGCTATCGAAGCTCGTTTAGACATTGCTGAAGCAAAGGTTGATAGCCTATTGGGGAAGTAATAAGCAGCTTCCGTAATTTTTTCGGAAGCATTTTTAAATCGGGCACAAGATAAGGTGTCGTGGGAATCCGTAATCCACAGTAGGAACTTTGGTTCCTATTTTTACGGCCCGGCTAAATAGTAGTAGTTAATGAAAGGACACAGACATGGGATTTATTCTAACTTATGTTGCTATTGGATTTTGTACAGTATTTGGTTGGAACTCGGGACAGAAAGTCTGGGACAAATATATTGAGCCAGAAGTACAACAAATAGAAGTAAAAAATGACACAACAAAAAGAAACTAAAACATTATTAGATTGGTACGAACGAATTTTTGACAACGTATTAAGAGTATTATGGTTAATACTGTTAATCATGTGGATCAACGCAGAACATACACTATTCAAATGAAACCTACAATTGCACTATTCTTGTACGATCCTAAGTGTTCAGTGCAGAGTGGAAATGGTATTATAAAGGCACTTAGTGCCTTTTATAATTTTAAAATCTTTGGCATCAACGAATTAGAAGACAACTTCTTTGATGGCGTAGATATTGTAGCAGTTCCTGGCGGCTTCGGTGATGCTAGTAGCTTCAATCGTGCGTTTAAGTATAACGGTGCTCGTATTAAGCAGTTTATAGCTAATGGTGGTTATTATCTTGGTATATGCATGGGGGCGTATTGGGCTGGCAAACATTATTTTAATTTACTAGGCGATATAGATGCTGTACAGTATCTAAAACAACCTAATACAGATACTCGCCGCCCGCATGCTAAAAACATAAAAATAGAATGGCTAGGAACCCCAATGAACATGTTTTGGTACGATGGCTGTGCCTTTACTGGTACAGGGTATTATGATACTATTGCCAAGTATGCTAACGACGACCCTATGGCTATAATAAAAGGACGTATAGGACTGATTGGCGCTCATCCAGAAAGTGAACAATTTTGGTACAATAGCTATAGTTGGATGAAAGGCAAGTACCACAATGGAAAACATCATGCGCTACTGTTAGATTTTGTCAACGAACTAAGAAAGCGATAAATAGTGTATGAGAGCAAACGAATTTACTATTAAAGAAGACGATTTAGACAATCTGTTACAAGCTAAAGGCCTAGCACCAAAAACTAATTCGCCAGCTCAACAGTTTGCTGATGCACTAGAAGCAGAAGACGATATTGCTAAAATAGGATCAGGTAAACTAGATCCAAAATCTATACCTAGCAGAGCACCATTTGGCCCTCCGGGCGTTGACACAAGAATGACTGGTCCTGCAGATATTGCAAAAGCCAAAGCAACAGCAGTTGCTACACCAGCGGCCAAGCCTAAATCCTTGCCACCAGTACAAACAGCAAAGGCGCCGCCAGTAGCTAAACCTAAAGTTGAAATTAAACAAGTTGCAGGTTCTGTTCCTTGGCGGGATATCGCTCGTCATTGCAAACAAAAATGGAATATGAGCATAACACAGATTGCAGGCATGATGGCTAACATAGCACACGAGTCTGGCTTTAGATCAGGAGTTGAAACTATTGATTCTAACGGCTTACCTAGTGGAGGATTATTTCAACATAACGGTCCTCGATTTGCGCAATTAAAACAAAAATTAGGTCCAAGTTGGAAAGATAACTGGCAAGGACAAATTGATTTTGCATTATCCGAGCCAGACGGTGCAAGATATATAGGACGAGAGTACCCTAGTGCAGATGCCGCCAGTAGAGCATGGACACACAAGTTTGAAAGACCAGCTAATGCCAAAGTACAAGCCGCTAAACGTGCTCCAACAGCAACAAAATACGCAAGTAATCTATAAGTTAACGTGTAAGTTTAGCTAGTCTTAAAAATCTAAATAAACTTAACCACATCCAGCCTATATCTAATTCAAACCAGCGCCGACTTAGTTTAACACTCGCTGGATCCAAGTGGTGATTATTGTGCAACTCTTCGCCACCAATAAGTATGCCAATGTTACTAATGTTACGACTCCCATCCCTTGTAGTACCGTTACGATATCCATACCAATGTCCTATTCCGTTAATAACTCCTGCTGCCCAAAAAGGTATCCACACCATTTGTATACCCCATATTACTAATCCCCACAGACCAAATAATACAAGATCTATAATCAACATTAAAAGAATTCCGTAGAAATTATATGGGGTATACAAATTACGTTCAATCCAATCATTAGGAGTACCTTTTCCGTAACTCATCATAGTTTGAGCGTTACGTCCTTCTCGAGCGTAAAATGTAACACCCTTAAATACTATATTCCAAATGCCAAATATATGCGGACTATGCGGATCGCCTTCCTTATCACTGAACACATGATGTTTACGATGTATAGCTACCCATTGACGAGTAATCATTCCAGTTGTTAACCACAACCAGAATCGCATAAAATGACTTAGAATTGGGTGGAATTCTATTCCTTTGTGTGCTTGACCTCTATGTAAAAATAGGGTAACACAGACGATAGTAATATGTGTTACTATCAGGGTATATATAATTGGATTCATTATATATTTACCCAAAAAAGTGGGAGTTACTTTATCTCCCGGCACACTAACGAGGTGCAGTTCAATTGCTCGGACGCCTATAACCGTGACGACTAACGTGCCCTAAGGTGGGTTCTTTAAATTAGAAAAATAAGTATACGCCTTGTGCTGACAACAATACACCTAAACCAGCAACAAAGAAGCTACCCCAGAACATGCTCATGCTAACAGCAAGAATACTTGCTGACAACACCACAATACTCAATTGATACATTGTACTGGCATAACCAATCCATGGGCTACGTTTTTTAGCTTCGTCACGCTCTGCTTCTAACGCACGTGCCTTTTCCATTAATTCTTTTTTGCCTTCGCCTGTTTTAGGATCGCTTTCGTAACGATCGATCTTGGCTTGTAATTTAGCCATTTTTTCTGTTTCTTTGCGATAAGTAGCATCGTCAAGGCTTTGTTCTGCTAGAGTTTGTTTGATACTTTTAGCTTGATAAAATGCCCATACATTGTTTGAAGCAATGGTATTGTTTAATACCTTACTGCTGAGTGTGCCACCGTACCAGCTGTTGACAGCAAGTAATAGTGCAAATACACTGATTACCATACCTGCTTTGTCTTTTAGTTTGGCTTCACGTTCGCTACGTGATCCTACTAGAGGCTTTGGTGCGTTGGGATCTTTTGGTTGCTTGTTAATTAAATTTAATACTGAGTCGACTAATGCCATCGATTCGCTCCCGGTGTTTAATGTACTAGTATTTAGTTTTTCTAGCCAAAATGTTTGCTCTGATAAATAAAATACACTATAATAGTGTTTTAACAGGAAATTAAGTAAATGGCAACAGGTAAAGTAAAATGGTTTAATGAAACCAAAGGTTTTGGGTTTATTACTCCAGACGGCGGCGGCGAGGATCTTTTCGCACACTACTCAGCGATTCAAACATCAGGATTCAAAGTTCTGCAAGAGAATCAATCAGTGACATTTGATGTGGTACAAGGTCAAAAAGGCTTGCAGGCAGCAAATATTCAACCCAAGTAATTGGGTTAAATGAAATAGTTGTAATTCCTTTGGATAGAAGGAATCTCGGACGCGGGTTCGACTCCCGCCAGGTCCACCATAAACACATGCGGGTTTGAGTCCCGAGTGGTGGTGTTATAAACACAAGGCGTCACAGGCGACACCTTTCAGATTTGAGTGTGTTTATGATGGGCCTGCCATGGTTTCGACGGGGTTAGATATTGAAGACGGCAACTCAGTAGGCGATGACTGTAAATCAAGCAAATTAAAGTAAATGCTAAAACATCTACATTCGAGTATTTTCAAGTTCCAGTAACATTGGCTTCTGCCAATGATGCAGAATTTGCATTAGCAGCCTAAAAAACTGCCCTCGCGAAGCAACTATGCTTTGTCACCAAAAATAGTAGAACCCGCTTCGGCGGGTTTCTTTATGGTTGACTTGTTTAAATATTGAGTGTATAATAATTACATTAACAGTAAATTGGAGTGAAGATGCAGTATTATAGCGTGATGTATTGGTATACTACTAAGCTAAATCGAAAAGCGCATCAGGTTAAAAATGGCTCTGCTAGACGTAAAGCCAATAGTGCTCATGAGGCAGCCGAAATTCGAATTAAAGAACAGCTAACAGCTGCAAATTCTGCCGATCCTTACGAAATCCTCTGGGTTGAAGATGTAAGTGATATATGTGAAACGGGCGACAAGCACGAAAGTTTGAGTAAACTCCGTCAACTAGAACAAAGTGTGCTACACCCAAAACAAAAACGTATGGGTATGTGGGTACCTAGCGATAATACCGCATCTGAATGGTTCTTTGATCCAAAACAAGAAAGTGTAGACAATGTAGTTAATATTGGTAAACAACTTATTAACGAAGTTCGTCACGGTGTTATGGCCTTGGAAGACTTTCCTGCATTTCCTTACCAACAAAAAATTGTTGACTGGGCTGTTGATAAATTTAAAACTAAAAATGACATTCTGGTCAATGCTATTATGCGGGCTGGCAAATGTTTTATGACTTATGAAATTGCTCGAGCACAAAAAGCAAAGACTGTACTGGTAGTTACGGCCAAAGTTGGTGTCAATGACAGCTGGAGTGCGTTGTTGCCTAACGGAGAAGAAAGTCACGTTAACTATGCTGACTGGCAATATCATGATTACAAACGAGTTAAAACGCTAAAGTGCGAACGACCTGTAAATGTAGTATTTGTCAGTTTGCAATTTATTAACAAACATTTTGATAATCCTAATAAGCTGCTTAAAGATATCTTTAATGTGTATTGGGATTTGGTAGCATTCGATGAGCAACATTATGCAACCACTACTGACAACACACAACGATTGTGGGACAAATTAAAATTCAGTAAGAAAGTTGAATTGAGTGGTACACCTTATAAGACTGTGCTTAGTGGACGTTATGAACAAGATCTAATTTATAACTTTGACTATGTTGAAGAACAACAGTTGCGTAAACAAGCATTGTTGACTCCTGATACAGTTCTTGCCAAGCAATTCAAGTATCGTGCCGATATTAACTATGCCATGGTTAATGTTCCAGACAAGGTTAAAGATCTCTTAGGCGAAGATGGCTTTACATTTCCTAAACTATTTGCCACTGAGCAAGGCACATTTAAAAACACAATGGCTGTAAATGAATTTTTGTCATTTGCTGTGACAACTTACAAGAAACCACCAAAACGTTTTATTAGTTTTGCAGACAAAGTTAGCCGACACACTCTTTGGGTATTGCCAAACGATGTTGCTGCAATTGCCGCATTGGAAAAGATGTTGAAACAACATCAATTTTTTGGCAAGCGACGAATTATTAATGCTAGCGGCAAAGGTGTTAAAGACATTCAAACTGTTAAAGATTTGATTCAACGTGACACTATCGAAGGCGGGCTTGGTACTATTACACTAACTTGCGGGCGTTTCCTTGAAGGAACTAGTATTCCCGAATGGTGGAGTGTGCATCAAATGAACAACGACAAGAGTGCTAGCGATTACTTCCAAGGCTGTTTCCGTTGTAAAACTCCGTGGGCTAAAGGTGAGAAGGAAAGTGTACTAGTATTTGACTATGCACCTGAACGTCTTGTCAGTGTTGTTTATCAGCATTGCGAACAAGTCAGTACAATTACAGGTACAGCTACTAATACACTAATCACAGAATGGCTGGATGTTAGTGAAGTTTACGACTACACTGGTAATCAATGGAACATGCTTACAGGTGAAGATATTAGTGAACGTTTCCTCAGCGACATTAACAATCACATGGAACGTTTGAGCCAAGCAATTGACCGCAATGGCATTACAGCTGAGATTATGGCCATTGTTGCATCATTAAAGAAAGACAGTAATCAAGTTACAGCTACTAGTAAATTAAATACAAATGACGTACTAGCTGGCTCTAATAAGAAAACTATCAATCCATTGCCTGGCACTAAAAAGAACCAAGCCGTTGATCCAATTGAGGATGCTGTGCAACGACTTAGATTTGCTGTTAAACAAATTTACGAATTGATTAACATTGCTTGGTCAGAAGGTTGGGAAATTAAACGTATTGAGGATATAATTAATTCTAGCGATTTTGAACTAGTTGAAGATGTAACAGGCATCACTCCTAAAGAATGGTGTAAAGTTTTGCCAGCCATTGACACAACCAGTTTAAATCGTGCGATTGGACAGTATAATGCTTTGCAATAATATTAAAAAAGTAATTCAACAGATTCCACTGTTCAACAGAGAAGGAACACAGATCATTCTTAGTACAGAACGTACTAGGACTGTTCTCAGCATGATTGATGCTAAGGATTTAGCCGATCCTACTACAACATACCAAGATCCCCAATGCGGCACTGGTTCTATTATGTTGTCACTTGCTGATAAACTTATGACAACTCTGTCTAAGGCTATCCCTGATGAGCAAGCACGACTAGATCACATTTTTCGCAACCAGTTGTTCCTAAGCGACATTGACCGAACACAAACACGCATTGCTCGTGCTAACTTGTTGCGGGCATTAGGCAATAATGATTTTCCAGTTAATGTAGCAAACGAAGATTGTTTCAAAAGACAGTTTACTACCAAGTACACAATATCATCAATTGACTTTGAAACAACCAATAACTTTATTCCTTTTTATAAAAATCTAAGCGAAGCAGTATTGGTTGTAACTCGTGCAAATAAAAATGCCTACGAGTCAAAACGTATTGATGACATTTACACATACAGATTTTTAGGCATTAGCCAAAAGAGTCTTGTGCCATTGTGTGTTATGTATTTTAGTCGTACAAAGAAAACGGCAGGAGTGAGGTTTACAGATGGCGAACAATATGTTACTATTGCTAAACCTACTTTCTTACCAGGTGCGGACTTAACAGGCTATTTGTATGCCAGCGAAGTATTGGCATTGAATTTGGATGGTTATACAGCTAACTATGGTAGCCTTAGTCGTGAAACTTGCCGTAATAACAAAGGTCATCAACTAGTAATTTTTGGCGTAGGTAACGAAGAATCAAACTATGGGCAAGAGTTTAAAGTAAGCAAACGTATTGTTTCAGAACGTGACGGACTAGGTGTAAACAAACTGGTAGTAAGTAAAAACGGCAATCGCGGGCAAAAGAGTATTATTAAATTTGCCGGACCTGATGTTGCACTAGGACACACTACACTTTGGATCACTGTTAAAGATGAAAAAGAGTTTGAGAAGATCAACAAAGTTTGGAGCAAGGAACCTGCATACGATAAATTAGTATGTATTCTAAAAGAAACTAGTCCTGCAAATGGTGTAGAGTTTTGGCAACTAGTGCCAAATGTTAAACATATTGAAAAGATAAAAAGCATTTATGCAACCCATTACAAATCCAATAATAATTAACTACTACAACTATCTTTGTAGCCAGTGGGGAGTTACTCCTAATACTAAGATAGTAACTGGTTATGAGAATGTCGAAGCTCGTTTAAGACAACTGAGTAAAGAACTATGGACGAGTGCGGATGATGCAGGCAAAGTTGCAATACAACAGGAAGTTTTTGACATTTATCGTGGCATCAATATTTTGCCAATCAACTACTATAATCTTGAAGGGTGTGTTGATCAAATTTTTGAACTTGCAGATAAAAAGAAAAAAATAGAAAATAAAACACTAGCCGTAGGAAACAATGAAGGTTTAAAGTTAGGAAGATTTTGGTTTGAAAATATGCAAGATGCGTTTACACGTAAAGACAAAGAAGTTAGTCTACGTGGGCGTTTTAATAATGACAATAAATTAAAACGTGCAATTAACTTGTGTTATGTACACAGAGATGAAAGCGAACATGCTGTATTGCCACATAATATTCGAAGAGCATTAGAATTAGTAAGTGGTGGTAGTATACAAAACTTTAAACCTATGAATGCTCGCGCCGTATGGGAATATATCTGTCCAGTTATGATGGGTGGAAATGTTTTAGACTTTAGTAGCGGCTATGGTGGTAGAATGATGGGTGCAATGAGTAGTAAGATGAAATATCATTATACCGGTATTGATCCTAATACAAAAACATTCCAAGGTTTACAAGCATTGGGCGAACTAATGACAGAGTGCAGACAAGGTGCAGGCTATGAGATGCATAATATTCCTAGTGAAGACTTTGATCCAGAACCAGGCAAATATGATGCGGCATTTTCAAGCCCACCCTATTTTAATTTAGAAACGTATAGCGATGAACCTACACAATGTATGAATCGTTGTACTAATTTAGATGCATGGTTTGACCTATATGCAGAACCCACTGTAAAAATGTTGAATAAAGCACTAGCAGATGATGCAATATACGCTGTGAATATTGCAGATTATAAATCTGGAAATGAACAATTTCAAATTGTCGATCGTTGGATTGACATGAGTAAGAAATTAGGGTTTAGATATGTAGAAACTGTAAATATGACCCTAAATGTACGCCCAGGCGCAGGTAATAACAAGTTGCAAAATGGGTATAAAAGCGAAGGAATATATATTTTTAAGAAAACTAGTAGTTTAACTACTTGATACATTGGGTTAAATATTCTTGACTATCTGATGCAAAGGCATATATAATAGTCAATGACATCGAGTCATTTAAAAAAAGGAAATAGAAATGAAGAAAATTTTAACAGGTTTGGTTGCTTTGGCAATTAGTGGAATGGTATTTGCTGGATCAGTTACAATCGAAGGTGCTCAATTAGACACTAAAAACGGTGGTAAAGATCAAATGAATACTAATTTTACATTAAGTGAGTCAATCAACAGCACATTCAGTGTTCATACACAACTATCGTCTACACAAACTGATACTACAAATGCAGTTAGTACACGATTAGAAGTTGGTGGTACTGCAACTGTTCCGTTGTATGGCCCAGTTCTTGGTTACACTAAAGTTGCTGTTGGTAACAAGTACAGCACAAACGGTCAGTTTGCATATTATTCAGTAGAGCCAGGAGTTAAAGCTCCAATTGGTAACACTGGTCTTACAGCACAAGTAGGATATCGTTTCCGTACGTCTGTTAGCAATCCTAATGTAAACAACGACACAACTGATACACTTCGTCTTGGTGTTTCATACGCAATCAACAAACAAAATGCAGTTGGTTTCCGTTTCGACAAGATCACAGGTGATTCACGTCAAGATGGTTACAACGTGTTTTATACACGTTCATTTTAATTCTTAATTTTTAGAATTATAAAAAGGCTACTTTGGTAGCCTTTTTTTACGATTAAAATTATAATGATATATACAAGATGAATATTACATGCGGATCATTAAACGATAGAAGAATTTTTAATCTAACACTTCCAGACTCACCTAGTAAAATAGCAGTATTAGTTAGTGGTGGCATAGATAGTGCGTTATTATATTATTTGATACATTTAGAAAATAGATTTACTAACGAACTACACACTATTACACCTTTAACTGTCATGCGAAAAGAAGGATCTAAGTATTTTGCGCAAGGTGTAGTTGATAAAATACATGAAATTCACAACTTGCCCCAAACTCCTGTTACCATTGTAGGCGACAACACTTTGCCAGAAGACGAACAAGTAAAGTCAGCAGTTAAGGAAGCACACACCTTAGGGTTTGATGTTGTATATTGTGGAGTAATCGAACAGCTTCCTCAACATATGGTTAACTGGCAACCTATTCCTTCAAAAGAAAACGAACATTTTAAAACTCCATTACAAAATTTAAATAAAGGACATATAATAAATTTATGTGTGCAAACACATCGCCGGGATTTGTTTCCAATAACTCATAGTTGTTCTAGATTAGAAATGGGTCGATGTAACGAGTGCAATGGTTGCAACGAACGAAAATGGGGATTTGAGCAAAATAAGATTCAAGAACCTGAATATCCGATAACAATCAAAGAACAAGTAAAATTCATTCATGAATTCCTTCAAACAGACTTTGAAAAAGGATTCTATATGATCGGTGGATCGCTAACATATCTTATAGCACTAGAATACGGAAAAGTTTCTTGGAACCCCAATGATATTGATCTATGCTATACCGAGGGCGACATAGATACATACAATAGAGTACATGGATTACTAGCATCAAAATCAAAAAAATGGGAAACTTTTACAACTCCATTGGGCTATACATGTAATAACTATTACATACCCGGATTTATTAGAGTGAGTCTACAAGCAACAAAATTAAATTATAAACATAGAGTACAATGGACAGATTACAGCGTTTGTGCCATAGGGAGTGACAGACATCAAACAATCATGCATAATAGCACTAGAGATGATATTAAAAATAAAATATTAAATCGAACTGGTGCATTTAGAAAAACAGAAGCAGATTCTAAGATAAATTTAGAAAGACGGTATCGATGTTATACTGGCAGAGGTTTTTTAGATGAAGATAACAAAGTTTGGAAACAAGCACAAGAATTTCTTAAAGAAAATAATTATCTGCTTGACACAGAGACTAAATAAATGTATAATAAACACTGTTGTTAACATAAAAGGATAAATAAAATATCGTTGTAAAAATACAACAAAGTATTTTACCAAAACTGTTTGACAACAGACGTAGCAGGTGCTACAATAGAGACTAGTTAGCAATAGAGCTAGCAAATTTTAAAGAGATAAACGAGAAACAAAATGCAATCAAATTTTAGACATCAGCTGTTTAATACGATGCCCAAACAGGCAGGCGTTATAGCCTGTTCTTGGTCAGCGATTAATAGCGGAAGTTTATCATATGATCGTACACCAGAGATTTCAAGGGTCCGGGAGGACGTAGTGTAAAGTAAAACATACACCGCAAACTTCAAGGACCCTAGGATTAAAAACCCTGGGGTTTTTTGTTTTTCGCAGGAGAAACATGAAAGAGAAACAAGAAAAACAAGCAGAGTGGATGAAATTGTATACCTTATCTAAGGAAGATCAACAAAAGTTGATACAAGAAAAGATGAAACGTGCAATTGAATACATGAATGCTTTAAAAAAGCGAGAGACTCTGGTAGAGAGTCGTTAGTATCGCAAAGTGTGTATAGGAAACGAGATCCTAGCCTGCACTTAAAACATGGGCGAATGGGCGGCCTACGGGATGAAACTCCTCTTCTGGAGCGAAAAATCGTAGCGTATTAAAGCATTCTCAGGCCTTAGGGCAAGTGGGTTCATCCATGTAGAGTGCTTTAATACACACTTTCCAACACTACCTGAAATAGTGCTTGACATAGTCAAAGGAGAGTGTTACAATAGAGACATGGAGTAGAAGCATCAATGGTGATGCAGTGGACTGTAAATCCGCCGTCGTAATGGCACGCCTGGTTCGATCCCAGGATACTCCACCAAGTTTTAGGCTTCATAGTATAATGGTTAGTACGGTGGCTTGTCACGCCATTAATAGGGGTTCGATTCCCCTTGGAGCCGCCAAATTGAGTGAAAAATGACAAACTACAATAATTTAGAAAATACAGAAAAATGGAATAGCATTTTTGCAAATGCATCCAGCCATCCTTGGGAAGGTGATGTAGATCACAATATTGTAGATTGGTTTTCTAAACAAAATATAGTTAGCGGTACTGTACTTGAATTAGGTTGCGGCGCTGATCCTGTAAATGCTGTTTGGTTACAACAAAGAGGATTAGATGTAACAGCAATAGATATATCTGATGTAGCAATTATTTCTGCTCTTTCTAAAAAAGAAAATGCAAAAATTAAATTGCAAGCAACTGATATTTTAAAAAATAGTTTTGAAGAAAATAGTTTTGACTACGTAGTAGATCGAGGCTGTTTTCATACATACGATTTAGATAGTTCTCTAAGACATGCATTTGCTAAATCTGTATCTAGAGTGCTTAGACCTAACGGTATTTGGTTAAGCATTTCAGGAAGAGACTTTAAAAGTATGTCAACTGACACATTATTAAAATTGTCTGCTTTAAATTTAAGTATCATACCACATCAATTATCTGTTGAAGACATTGTGTCATCAATAGATCCGTATCTTAGTATTGTAAGTATAAACTCAACAACAATGAATTTATATAACAAAACTGTAGACTGGCCAAGTCGCCTAGTCATAAGTAAAAAGAACAAATTTTATTCCCCAGTAGCACAGCGGTAGTTGCACTTGACTGTTAATCAAGGTGTCCGTGGTTCGATCCCACGCTGGGGAGCCAGTATAAATATAAAATGAAACCTGTTGTTATTGATAATAATTTTTTCGATCAATCTGAATTAGATGATATAAAAACAAAAGTTTTTATGTTAAAATCTCATTGGAAAAGTGTAAGAGAAAAACATATCAATCCAACAGTATTTTCTAGTGTACTTCCACCAGGAGCGTATACTTTTCATTTTTCCGAAAAAGAGATAACGGCTAATAACGAAATAATGTTAGAACATTTTTCTTATTATTATGATAAAATAAAAAATAAACTTTCATCTTATTATAATATTCCTATAAATTATTCGCCTAATTTACAATTTCCAGGATTCCATGTATTTTTAAATAATATTGGAAACAGAAATGTTAAATTTCCATATGTTAATTTTCATATAGATCAATTTCCAAAATTAAAAGATTTATTAAATCCTGGAAAATTAGAATCAATTATAATTCCTATTGTATTGCCAAACAGTGGTGGATCATTGTTATATGATAACACAATAGGAAAAATTCCTAGAAATTATCAGGTAGATACTGACGAGGAATTCTGTTATACACAAGGTATGATGGCAATGTGGCCATCTAAATTAGTACATAGTATTGCACCATTTTCATTATCAGATTCGAACGATATGAGGTTAACAATGCAAATGCATGTTAATCTACAAAATGATAGTGGAATAATTTTTTGGTGAATCACTAAAATCTTTTGGGGATGTAGCTCAGCTGGGAGAGCAACTGCTTTGCAAGCAGAAGGTCAGGGGTTCGATCCCCCTCTTCTCCACCAATTATAGCCAATTAGCTCAGTGGTAGAGCATCGTCTTGATAAGGCGAGGGTCGATGGATCGTTCCCATCATTGGCTACCAATTTTATACTCCGGTAGTTTACTGGCTAGAACGTTGCCCTTTCAAGGCGAAGAAGCGGGATCGAAACCCGTTCGGAGTACCAATATGCCCCTGTAGTTTAATGGTAAAACAGCGGATTTATATCCCGTATGCAACAGATAATTGGTTAATGTGGGTTCGATTCCCGCCGGGGGTACCAGTTTAGGATGCTAACAGCAAATTTATTACACTAGACTTTTAATCTAACCAGTAAAAATGCATCCTGTTTTTTTAATTAATGTTCAAAGGAGAACGACATGAAACGTGCTAAACGTTAGTGTCAATCTTGACCCCGTATTGGTCTTGGTTGGCACATTAAATCAATTTAATTACGACCAACCACTCGTAGCGTTAATGGTAGCGCACTTGACTCTTAATCAATGAGGTGTCGGTTCGAATCCGACTGAGTGGACCAATATGGGATTGTGGTGAAATGGTAATCACAGCGGACTTTTAATCCGTCAATTCCCGGTTCGAGTCCGGGCAGTCCTACCATAAGAATAACAATTAAGTGTCAGCAAGTGAAGTCATGCTAATAAGGTTTCTTCGAAGGACCGAGGTAGTAAAAGGTTGCGGGTTCGATTCCCGACTTATCGCCGTCGAACGGTGGAGGTATACAGGTGGCGTATCAACTGGATGAATCCCAAGTGACGTACCGAGTCCTGGTCGACCTTGTATAAACAGGTGAATGGCGCCAATAACGATGGTGGCGCATCTTAGTTGTTATCCTTATGGTAACGTAGCATAGTGGCTAATGCACCACCTTCATACGGTGTTTATCGTCGGTTCGAGTCCGACCGTTACTACCAAAATTCAATGAACGGCCGAAAAAAATCAACAGCACTTTGCCATGATTTCTGTTGTGTTGGATGTACTCGTATACTTAAAGAATACCTATTCCCATTACCAACAGCTAAATGTGGATCCTCGGTACAAACAAGATACACTCCTTGATCCATGAAATATGTTTTAATGGGTAAAGCTGATGTATCCCCCCAAACGGGTCTAACTACACCGGTTGGATCTGGTTTTGAATTTGGAGGACCTAAGTCTTCTGGGTTATAATAATGTAGAATACCGGACCCTCCAACTATATAATTAATTGCCCATATACCGTTTGTATCACTATGTATTAGTCCTTTTTGACCGTGAGATTTATGAAATAAAATACTATGATCAACATCATAATGACCAATTTTTAAATTTTCTGGTAAAAGGTAAGTTTTTGGATCAAGCAAACTCATTTCAGAATTATTTTTAGGAAAAATATTACTAGGGAAAAGTTCTTGAAATTTTCCAGGTAGCATTATTTCTTCAATTGAAGGCAGGTTTAATTTATAAACTTTTTCTGTCATATTTTAATATAAGAAAACAATATTTATTCTTTATTATTGGCGCATTGTGTAATGGTAGCACAACAGACTTTGACTCTGTTAGTCTAGGTTCGATCCCTAGTGCGCCTGCCAAATTTTATCGCTATCGTATAATGGATAATACACTAGTTTGCGGAACTGGTAATTGAGGTTCGATTCCTCGTGGCGGTACCAATCTATGGTGTCTTTAGTGTAGTGGCCTGCACCCTGCTCTGTGAAAGCGGTAGTACCGGATCGATACCGGTAAGACACCCCAAATATGCACCTTTAGCTGATGTGGTCATAGCGGCGGCCTGAAGAGCCGTGGAAGTTGGTTCGATTCCAACAGGGTGTACCAAGACAGACCCCCGCTTTGTCAGGTTGTGCGGTGAACAATCTGACACTTTATAAATAATAGATGAAATATGATTTAAATATACCAGGATGGATGTCAGTTACTGATTTAGAAATTTTGAATCGACTTGCTTCATATGTTCCTGAAAACGGAAATATATTAGAAGTTGGTTGTTTCCTTGGAAGATCAACATCTGCATTATATTATGGAAAACCTTCTAGTGCAAAGTTGGAAGTAGTAGACATATTTCAAATTGATAAAGAATATACTAAGGATATTACAGATTCTAAATATTTAAACGGTCATATTGATTACAAAAATAAAATTAAAAATATAATGGCCAATTCAAATAGTTGGCTAGATGCATTTCGATATTGCTTAACACCTAGAATTGCTAATCAAATTAAAATAAATGTTGCATCTAGTGTAGATTATGAATTAACTAAAGAATTTGACCTAGTTTTTATAGATGCCAATCATTCTTTAGATAGTGTCTTAAAAGATATAAGAAAATTTTCAAGTGAAAATACACTACTAGTAGGTGATGATTTTAATCACAAACATTTAGGAGTTGTCCAAGCAATTGCTACTGTTCGTTTCGAATTACCCAGAACACTTATTGTTCCCGCAAACTCTAAAATTTGGATTATGGTTCCATCAACCGGTTATTGGTCAAAAGTCTTTAGTCGTACATTTGAAGTACATCAGCCAGATATACAGTGACCAACTTAGTACAAGCATACATACTTTTATGTTTAATAAAGATGCGTTTTCAAATGGACAAATAGATAGTAAACTTTGGCTTTGTCGCGAGCTTGAAAAATTAAATTGGTCTAGCAAACTAACTCATATATATGGTGGGTGGTACGGTGTACTGGGCTTCTTGTTGTTAAGTAGAGAACAGTTTCAAGTTGATCGTATTGAAAGTTTTGACCAAGACAAGTCGTGCGAACCTATTGCAGATATGATTAACAACAACTGGGTTTTTAAAGAATGGAAATTTAAAGCACATACCGCTGACTGCAATTATCCGTTACCCGGTAATCCTGATTTAATCATAAACACTAGTACAGAACATTTCGAACAAATGGCATGGTTTGATATGATTTCTCCAGGGACCAGAGTTATCCTACAAGGCAACGACCTAGTACACGATGACCATTTTGGTAATGCTATAGATTTGGAAGATTTTGAAGAAAAATATAAATTAGAAGAAGTATTGTACAAAGGTACAATGGATTTCAATTATCCCGACTGGAGTTTCACTCGGTACATGATAATTGGTATTAAATAAAGACATTAGTAGAAGACACAAGGCATATAAGCATTCTGTAAAGACAAGTATTTGTAACCCGGAAAGTTGCGGAGAAAGGACAGTTATAAACTGTATGTGAGCCAGCATTGAGAGAATCAGGATTTACAGTCTGGGAGATTCTTAGCTGTGCAATTTGCTCCATGTTTGCTAGACTAATAGAGCGCGGCTGTAAACCGCGGGTGGCCAATGTTTCCCTGACAGGGACCAAAACTCTTGGTGTTTTCTACTAATATCTTTATGCGGGTATGATGTAATGGTAACCTGAAACCTTGCCAAGGTTTATTCGCGAGTTCGATTCTCGCTACCCGCTCCAAATAATTACCAATAGCGATTGACTTATTTGTAAAATAGCTGTATAATGTACACTTACTGGCCATAGCACAATGGATAGTGCAGTAGCCTTCTAAGCTATAGATCCAGGTTCGATTCCTGGTGGCCGGGCCAATTACAAATTGAAGACAAACGTCTTTCTTGGATCAGTTGTAAGTTTCATAGGAATACTATGATGTATCCAACTATCCCAAAGTAATATTTTACCCACAACAGGTTGTTCAAAATATACTTGATTGTTATAAGGACCAGGTGTTTCGATATTGTATCTGATAAAATCAATATGCGGTCGAGGATCGTGAAACACCAACGGTGGCACAGCTGGGCCAATTTCTAAATATATAATTCCAGAATATCTACATTCTAGATGTATATGATTAATACAATGTGAATTTTGTTCCATTGAACTGAAAAACCCATAAGGTCGTAACATGCCTTTAGCTTCCAATCCTCTATGTTTTTCAAAAGGAATTAGACAACTATTGATAATATATTCAAAAGCTTCGCGTACAACAGGGTGACTATTAACTTCAGGACCGAGTTCTTCATTACTCAATGTACTGGGAAAATTATCAATACCTAAACAATTTGTTTTAGTTTTTTCTGTAAAATAATTACAAACAGGTAAAAGTTTTTTGGCTAATTCAATATTAGAATCAACCATAACAAGTGTGGGGAATAGTTCTTTAATTTCCATACAATTAATTAGTCTATTAACAAATATAGATAATTAATTGTGACATACGGCCTTTGGTGAAATGGATATCATTCTGGTCTTCGAAACCAGCGGTGGGAGTTCGATCCTCTCAAGGCCGGCCAAAATATTTTAAAATAACTGTTGACATTGTCTAGCATAGGCTATATAATAGTCACATACTAAGCAATTAGTGATGTTCATTAAAAATTTAAGAGACAATTTGACGCATTCGTCTATCGGTTAGGACACTAGGTTTTCATCCTGGCAAGAGGGGTTCGATTCCCCTATGCGTCTCCATATTAAAGTATACTAGGCAACATCGGCTTGGCCCGAATAGTAAGACAGCATTGCTCCTAGTGTATTTTAATATGAATATAAATAATTTATTATGAACAAATATTTTTATAATACGTCTATTACAAGTCCTTTAATGGATAGTATATTTGAAGACATTAAACTCAATAATATTAAATTTATTCCAACATTTGATAAAATTCAATGGGTTGGTAAAGGTGTTTCTCAAGAATTAGTGCAAAAAGATAAATTTTTAACGTACCTAAATAGCTATGTAAAAGATTCAGGAAAATTAGAATTGTATAAGTACCCTGCAATGACTTACTACTTTTTCCATACAGACGTTTACAACAAGTATAACTTCAATTATACATTTGAGTCCTATAATAGTTTTAGTTTATTCAAAGCAACAGAAGAAGATACTGTTCAAGAAAATGCACTTAAAACAAATTGTAATATAATAAATTTGCCTTATACTCCGAAAACTTGGTATCTGTTTAATGCACAAATACCGCACGGAGTATTCAATTTAGATGAAAAGGACAGGTATTTACTTTCTTATACTGTAAGTAAAGAATGTAAGTTAACGTATTTAGAAATGATAGAAATTTTGAAAAATTTTCAAAATTAAAAATAACAAAATATTTGCCCCGATGGTGGAATTGGTAGACACGCTGGTCTTAGAAGCCAGTGCTTAGGCGTGCGAGTTCGAGTCTCGCTTGGGGCACCAAGAAACCCGTCTACACTTCTACGTTAAGGAAGTGCGTCATTACAGTAACGATAACTGTACGGTGCATTGGATCTACCGCAAGGCCCATTTAAGGCGACTTGAGAAATCACAAAGGCGGGGACGATTGCCCGTCTAAATGGAAAAAGAACGTGGACAGAGTAACAGCTCAGTCTAGGGCTCCTGTGGTGGGAGTAGCTAGACACTTTATTGAAACGCATTGTGACGAGTATTCAGTAGCCTGGGAATGGTCGCACCAAACTCACTAGCTGGTAACGGTAGTCTGTGGCCACAGCAGTGTGTTTCAATAAAGTACATTTAGCTTGAACATAGTTTGAGTAGCAAGGACCGGCCACCATCAGCGTGATGAAAAAGGCCTAAATGTATTTTAATAAAGTTATCGCGGGGTACGTCAGCGGTAGACCGTCAGGCTCATAACCTGGAAGCCGGAGGTTCGATTCCTTCCCCCGCAACCAATAAGGAAACTTGGCAGAGTCCGGTTTATTGCAACAGTCTTGAAAACTGTCGAACAGAAATGTTCCGTGAGTTCGAATCTCACAGTTTCCGCCATACATTGTATCGCTAGCTCAATTGGCAGAGCACTGGTCTCCAAAACCAGGGGTTGGGAGTTCGAGGCTCTCGCGGTACGCCAAAATAAGTGTTGACATTAAATAGCGGTTGCTATATAATAGAAGCAAGCAAGAGATAGCGCGACTGTGGTGAAATAGGTAGACACAAGAGACTTAAAATCTCTCGCTTTCGGGCGTGCCGGTTCGATTCCGGCTAGTCGCACCAATAATAAAGGAATTACTGTATGTCAAAACAAGAAGATGTTATTAATAGAGCGTACTGTAATGTTCCTAAAGAAGTAGGTTATGCAATTGATTGGAATTTTTTTCCAACTTGGCGTGGCATAAAATATTATTGGTATAAATTAGTACGTAAGGTAACAAGATAAGAACAAGGAGCGGTGGCCGAACGGTAAGGCAGCGGATTGCTAATCCGTACAACGTTTAATAGCGTTGACTGGGTTCGACTCCCAGTCGCTCCGCCAATTTTAAAAAGGTAAAATATGAAACCAGGTAAGACATTCAAATTGAGTAAGACTACAAAACGTATGATTGGATTGATGAAAGGCTCTACAGCAGAGCAACGCAATCAATACAAGAATATGATGATCGATGCGCAGTTATGCAGTGAGATTGTTATTAAATCTGCACCTAAGCAAAGAGACAGCGGTGCAAGATCTACAAATGCTTATACAGCAACAGATTCAACAATAGCATAAAATGCCAGTAGAAGCTTGTTTTCCTTCGCCTATCTATTATACACAAGTAGATAATTTGGATATTATCCAAAAAGACTTTGAACGAGCATTCTTAGATTTAAAAAATAATAAAATATTCCAGCAACGTCCAGGATGGGATGCAACGAGTCAGTTTTTAAGTGATCCAAAATTTGAAAAAAGTTTAATCGACGACTATAATTTAGTAGCGTTTAAAATCGAGTTGCGTAAACATGTACTAGAGTTTGTAAAAACAATAGAAGCATTTCCTTACGAAATACCAAATTTTGAAATACCTCATTCCTGGATGACATTAACTGTTAAAGGACAATCTAGTCATTTACATGCACATGGATCTGCAGATATATCAGGTGCATACTATTATAAAACAAATGAACAAGACGGTGAAATATTTTTTAAATCTCCATGCAGATTATTAATGGATCGTTCAATCGTATTCACTAACGAGTCACAGAAAAAAGTATTCTATAAACCTAAGGTAGGACAATTGCTATTGTTCCCTGGATACTTAGAACATGCTGTAACTCAAAATACAACCGACTCTGAACGAGTCAGTATTTCGTTTAACATTTACTTTGATAGGTATTAAGAAATTTCTTGCAAGGCCGTGTTACACGATAAGTAAAATAATTAAAAGCCCTTATAGCTCATTTGGTAGAGCAGCCGCCTTGTAAGCGGCAGGTGGTCAGTTCGAATCCGACTGAGGGCACCAATAAAGACAATATGGATAATGACATTTTAACTATACCTGATTTAATTCCTAAATCTTATCAAGATGAAATCGAACACGAAATGACTTCGTTAATGTTTCCATGGAGTTATAAGCATGATGTTTCAGGTCAACCTAATCATCCGACTGTGTTTACAAACGACACTAATATTGTAAAACGAGATGCATTTATTCATTTATTCTATGCAGCTGAAAGTAATATTGTAAGTCCATATTTTGGTTTAATAAAACCACTACTATATTTTTTAGAAGAAAAATCAGGGTTTAAAACTAGCAATCTTTTAAGAATGAGAGCAGTATTAACTTACAAAGATCCATCTTGGGATTTAGAAAATTATCTTACACCTCATATAGACGATCCGCTTCCGCACAAAACATTAATTTATTATGTAAATCAATGCGACGGTGATACATTTTTTTATAAAGATTTTTTTGTTCAAGGACAAGAAAATTTTAATAAAAGAGTTTTAGAAAAAAGAATGGCGCCTGTCAAAGGTACAGGTGTACTCTTTGACGGACATAGATATCACGGTAACGGTGTTGGTAGAGAACATAACAGAATTGTTATCAATATGAATTTTAATTAAGAGTATATTATATGGATGATTTTATAGGTGTATACGATAATGTGTGTTCCAGAGAAGAATGTGATCATTTGATTCAATATTTTGAAAATATGAAAAGTCTTAACTTGACTTTCAACAGAGAACCGGAAAAGCGCACAGGCGTCGAAGATGAAAGTGTGTTAATGTCTGAGTTTGAAGAAATGTCACTAGATCATACACAAACAGCATTACAATTATTTTTAAGTAGACTGGGTCCGTGCTACAACAATTACGTAGAACGATACGGAGTAGTTGGAGATTCAGCTAAACATGGACTACTACAATTAAAATTACAAAAAACCAGACCTGGACAAGGTTTTCATATTTGGCATTTTGAGACTAGTAGTTTGCTATCAAGTCCAAGGTTCATAACTTACATGATGTATTTGAACGATGTGGATGACGGTGGTGAAACAGAATTTTTATATTTGCATAAAAGAATAAAACCACAAGCAGGCAGAGTGTTAATTTGGCCGAGTGGTTTTACACATACACATAGAGGAAATCCTCCATTGAGCGGTAATAAGTATATTATCACAGGATGGATGACCTATTTAGAATAAAGAATTATGCGGGTGTCGTAAAATGGTATTACCTTAGCCTTCCAAGCTAAAGTCAGGAGTTCGATTCTCCTCACCCGCTCCAAGTTTCGGAGTGTAGCGCAGTCTGGTAGCGCACCTGGTTTGGGACCAGGGGGTCCAAGGTTCGAATCCTTGTACTCCGACCAATTTGATATAAAGAGAAAAATGATAATAGACGGCTTATTTCAAACACCAATTTATTCTGCAATAGTGGAAGAAGCAGGTGTATTAGAAAAATTTCTAGATGTACACAAACAAATTACCGACGAGGGTAAATTCCGTTTAAGAGAAGATTGGCAAAGTCTTAAACTAAGTGATCCGACATTTAAAGAAAATTTAATAGAAAAATACAATTGTAATGAATTTATGAATGCATTGACTAAACATGTGTTTACATATATCAATGCTATTAATTTTGGCAATCAAAATACTAGATTTAAATTAATGTCTAGTTGGATGACTAGCTACTCTAAAAAAGAATATGCGCATATACATAGTCACGCTGATGCAGACATTAGTGGTGTATATTATGTAAAATCAAGCGGTGAAGATGGTAATATATTTTTTCAAAATCCAAATAAGCTAATGACAGCATCCCATGTGTATAATCAATTGTACGATAGGGTAACATATAAACCAGAACCTGGGAGGATAATATTATTTCCAGGTTGGTTAGAGCACGGTGTCCTAACCAATACAACTGATAATGAACGAGTCAGTGTATCGTTTAATATTACATTTGATAGACATTTCTAAAGGAGAATAGCATGAATCAAATTCAAGCAAGTCATATTTTAGTTGAGACTGAACGCCAAGCAGCATCAATAAGAAAAGATTTAGATGTGCCTGGAACACGGGCTACATTTGAAGGATTAGCACTTGGTATAAGTAAATGCCCTAGTAAAGACTCCGGTGGCAATTTAGGATTCTTTACAAGAGGACGAATGGTTAAACCTTTCGAAGATGCAGCATTTGCATTACAAGTTGGCGAAGTAAGTCAGCCTGTCCAAACACAATTCGGCTGGCATATTATCAAACGTACTGCCTGATGATCATAGATAAAAACTCAAGCGATATTGTAAAGCAATATAATTTTAGTAGTATCATTGGACAACATGATGTTGACGAAGCTATTGGTATAATTAAATCTATAATTGATAGTGGAAATTACTTTACAAATAGCCCACCATACCAAACTAAAGAAAATATTTTTGGGCGGTCTGAGACTGTATGGCTAAAATATCGAATGAGTTTTTTAATGAGTGTGTTTATGTACTTGGGGCGAGAAGTTCGTGTGAGTAACATGATGGCATGGAGTTTCATGACTAATACAGCAACCCAAGAAAATAGAGATACGTACTGGCACCATCATGATAAACACGGAACTAAGAGTCTTAGCGGCATTATGTATTTGCATATACCCAAAGATGTTAAAGATATAACAACATGCGGCACTGAAATTGCGCCAAATGGTCCAGACGGTGATGGAAAATATTTCATCCAACCAAATAGTTTTTCTTGGTTTATATATCCAAGCGAAACATGGCACAGGCCGGGAATAGCACAAAGTGATGAATATAGATTTATTATTGCTGCAGATGTGTCCTATGAGTATTGACAGTAGAACGAATATAAGTTATAATAATATTTTTAAGAGGCATATATGAGCAAAACAATCGGACTTAGTCGTGGACCAACAATTGATACTAATCAATGTGTAGAATTATCAGGCGGAAATAGATTTAATCTAGTATTAATTGCCGCTGTTAGAGCACGTGAGATCAAACGTCAACACCGCGAAAGCGATAAACGTGAGCATGTATATTCTAATCTTACAGCATTGATGGAAATTCAAGAAGGCAAGGTTGGTACAGAATATCTAAAACGAGTACAATGAACGTATACTGGTCAGTGCTAGTTACACAGGAACACGAACCTGCTGTTCCTATGATAAAATTTTTAGAGCCTAAAAGTGAATCGTCTTTACTTCCAAAGATAAATGTAAAAGATAATTTGCCTGGCACTAATTTTTACCCATGCCCGGCATTTAAACAACAGATTCAAAATAGTTTTAGATTACAATTTCCATTTGATTATAATTTATTATTTTCAAATGGGAACATATCCTCTAATATGCACGATCAAACTTTTTTTAATACAGTTTTAAATATTAGATCGATGCCAGATAAATTATTATCTTTTAATTTGTTTTATTTGTTTATTGCAGAAGAAAGTTTAAACATTGATGTTACTGGATGCTATTTTAGTGATAACGATTTTGTTAACAAGACTATGATAGTTCCAGGACAATTTGATATTGCAAAATGGGTTCGACCTATTGACTGTGCATTTATTGTAAAAAATAATGTAGATAGAATTGATATTAAGACAGGTGATGATTTTTTAAATGTAAAGTTTTTAACAGATGAAAAAGTTACTTTAAAGAAGTTTTTTCCTACTAAAAAATTAGAAACATTAATATCACACAATGTAACGGCTAGGCACTATAAATCAAAAATGGTAGAGCCGTTGAAATATTATTACGATCTATATCGTAATGCAAAAATGCACAAATATATAATTAAAGAAGTTAAAGATAATTTAATGGAATAAATTGCCTGGTTAGCTCAGGGGTAGAGCGTCTCGTTTACACCGAGAGGGTCGGCAGTTCGAAACTGTCACCAGGTACCAAACAATATGACCAAAGTAATAGTAAACGGAACATTTGACATACTTCATCGTGGACATTTAGAAATGTTACATTATGCAAAAAGTCAAGGCGATTATCTTTTAGTTTGTATTGATTCTGACGAACGTGTTCAACAACTTAAAGGTCCTACACGACCCATAAACAACCAAACAGATAGGATGTTTATGTTGAATAGTCTAAAATGTGTAGACTATGTTAAAGTTTTTAACACCAAAGAAGAGTTAGTAGAATTAATTAAATTGTACAAACCAGACATTATGGTTAAAGGTAGTGACTGGAGAGGCAAAAGTATAGTTGCAAAAGAACATGTTAATCAAGTGATATTTTATGACAGAGTCGGCGATTACTCAACAACAAAAACAATTCAAGATATTGCTGATAGGCGATAACTGTAAAGACATTTATCAATACGGTACAATAGATAGACTAAGTCCAGAAGCTCCTGTTCCGGTATTTGTTCCTACTTACACAGAAGAGCGTGACGGCATGGCCGGCAATGTCTACAACAACTTGAAAGCATTAGGTTGTGAAGTTAGCTATCTGCACGGCGAAACAAGTACTAAAACTAGAATTATTGATGCACGTAGTAAACAACAGATTGTTCGAATAGATAACGATATTAAATCAACTCCTATCACATTTGAAACAGCAATACCCGATGTATATGATGCTGTTGTAGTCAGCGATTACAATAAAGGAACAGTTAGCTACGAACTAATAGAAGAATTAATTTCTTTAAGTATTCCTATTTTTATTGATACAAAGAAAACAGACTTAGAACGTATGCAAGGTGCTTGGGTAAAGATTAATGATCTAGAGTATAGTAAAATTACTAGTGAATGTTCTGGATTAATTGTTACACATGGTGCTCACGGCGCAAGTGCAATACATCATGACTTTACTTGTCCCGCACCTATAGTAGAAGTAAGTGATGTTACTGGTGCAGGAGATACATTTCTTGCAGCATTAACCGTTGAATATTTAAATACTAAAAATATTGAGCAAGCTATTAAATTTGCTGTAAGAGCAAGCGCAATTACAGTACAACATTTTGGTTGTTACTCTCCTTCAATAACAGAAATATGAATATATTATTAACTGGTCATAAAGGTTTTATTGGTAGTCACATGTTAACAGCATTAGAAGCCGCTGGACATTGTGTAAGTACTTACGAATGGGGAGAAGTGCTTCCTAGTGTAATGGAACAAGACTGGGTTATACACATTGGTGCGATTAGCAGTACAACAGAGCGAGATGTGGATAAAGTATTCAGACAAAATTTTGACTTTAGTTGTCAATTGTACAATGCTTGCAAAACATATGGAGTTAATTTCCAATATTCCAGTAGTGCTAGTGTATACGGGTTGAATACTGACTTTAAAGAATCTGCGCCTGTTGATCCACGTACTCCTTATGCGTGGAGCAAATATCTGTTTGAACGTTATGTTCGAAATCATCCAGCGGGTGCGGTTGTGCAAGGTTTCCGTTACTTTAATGTATACGGTCCAGAAGGCGAAGAACATAAAGGCGACCAGGCTAGTCCGTACTATAAGTTTACCAAACAGGCCCAAATAAAAAGCCGAATTGCATTATTCGACAACAGCAGAAACTATCACAGAGATTTTATTCATGTAAGTGAAGTAGTCAATGCACATTTAAAATTTTTAGAAATTAAAGAATCGGGCCTTTGGAATTTGGGTACAGGTAAAACAAAAAGTTTTTATGACATTGCAATTGAGATAGGAAACAAATATCCATCAGTTATAGAAAATATAGCAATGCCTAAAGAACTAGAACAGTCGTATCAAAAGTACACTTGTGCTGATATGACGAAATTTAATGCAACGGTGGCAGAGAGGTCCAATGCAGCGGATTGCAAATCCGGAAAACCGGGGGTTCAAATCCCTCCCGTTGCTCCAAACGTTTGCTAGTTTTCTAAACTAGCTGGTGGAAGCTTCACTTAACTGTGTCGCCCCAATTAGGATACTAACAGCAATTTATTTCACTGCAAATGAAGAAAAATGTATCCTGTTTCACCAAAATGTATAGACACAGACTTGATTCTGTACTATAATAGTCGTATAGCAAGTAACAATGCTAAAGAGTTTTAGGATCGGTACAGCAATTCATATTACATGGAACGCTAATCTTATGCTAATAGCTGGAGCCTGAAAGGGTTTTGAAGGTTATTAGCAATGATAGGATTAGATAGAGGAGTTTCGACAAGTCTCCTCGATAAAAACAAAAAGTAGAAAACGATCCTGTTAAATTTAGAATGTTAACAGCAAATTTAATTTTTCACTTATATCGAAAAACAACACATTCTGTAAAGGAAATATCATGAACGCATTTGTAAATGCAGTGGCAAATCAAGAAGCCCGTACCGAAAACGGTATGAAGGCACGTAAGTCAACAGCTAAGGCTTGTGTTGACTTGTTCTATAATATCGGCGCAAGCCGTGGTAAGGACATCACAGGCGACTTTACAGCCGCTTATGTGGAAAACCAAGACGTTGCACTACGCATCGCACAATGGGCACGTGATGTCCGCGGTGGTGCAGGTGAACGTCAACTGTTCCGCGATATTCTAGTTCATCTAGAAAAGCGTGACCCAGACGCCGCTTTGGCTCTTCTAAAGAAGATCCCAGAAGTTGGTCGTTGGGATGACATCTTTGTCTTCCAAGACCCAGTTCTAAAGTCAGCCGCTTATACCATGTTGGGCGATGCCCTACGTGCTAATAACGGTTTGGCCGCAAAGTGGACTCCTCGTAAGGGGCAAATTGCCGCTGAAGTTCGTGCCTTCTTTGGCATGACTCCAAAGCAATACCGTAAGAGTCTTGTAGCTCTTACAAAGGTTGTTGAAACCCAAATGTGTGCAGGAGATTGGGATAACATCAACTTCAGTCACGTTCCTTCTGTAGCTTCTCGAATCTACAAGAAGGCTTTCAACCGTCACAGCCCAGCGTTCGCTGAGTATGTTGCCAAGTTGGTAAGTGGTGATAAGACTGTTAAGGTTAACGCCAGCGCAATCTTCCCACATGATGTGTTGAAGGGTGTGATTGGGCACTATCGTGCTAAGATGGATATGACTGAAACTAGTCATGTTATCGCACAATGGGATAGCTTGCCAAACTACGTTGGAGATGCTAGCATCATGCCAATCGTAGACGTTAGTGGTTCTATGTCTTGCCCAGCAGGAAAGAACTCTAATGTAACTTGCATGGACATTTCAATCAGCTTGGGCTTGTACCTAGCAGATAAGAACAAGGGCGTGTTCAAGGACACATTCTTGACTTTCTCAGACAAGCCACAACTTGTTACTCTAAAGGGTAACATTGTTGAAAAGGTTACTCAAATGTCTCGTAGCGATTGGGACATGAGCACTAACTTGCATGCGGCTATGGACAAGATCCTAGACGTTGCGGTTAAGGGTTCAGTACCAGCTAGCGACATGCCTGGCATGTTGCTAATCTTGTCAGACATGCAGTTTAACCAATGTGCTCATTACGATGACACAGCAATGCAAATGATCGAACGCAAGTTTGCAGATGCAGGATACACTGTGCCACAGATTGTTTTCTGGAACCTAAACAGTTCAGACAACGTACCTGTTAAGGCAGACAAGAGTGGTGTCGCATTGGTAAGTGGATTCAGTCCATCAATCATGACTAGCTTGCTAGCCGCTGATTTGGATCAGTTCACTCCAGAAGGCATCATGCTGAAGACTGTAATGAGTGATCGTTACGCACTATAAACCGTTGTAATAATACAACAGTTTTAAACCCTGTTAGCTGTGAAGTTGACAGGGTTTTTTTTTGACATTATAATATTGGTATGGTAACAAAAAAGGAGCGAGAAATGGGATTCAAAATTTTGGGAAAAACAACAGACTTGTATCAAGGATACGGTCCTTTGCCTAAACTCGAAGGACCATTTTTAGTTGCAGGACGCATCCTGTACTATGATCCAAAAGAAGGTAAGTACTGGGATCCAAAAACAGATTTTTATGTACCGCATGATGAATACTTTAGAATGGTAGGTTTAATGTAATGTCAAAGTGTTATCAACTAATTGGAGTTCCATGCGCAGGTAAAAGTACTTGGATTAAAAACCAAGACTGGGCATTGGGCTTAACAGTAGTTTCGACCGATGCGTTTGTAGAGGACTATGCAAGATCACAAGGTAAGACTTATTCAGAAGTGTTTAAAGATTATATGCCTACCGCAGTTAATTTAATGGCTGAACAGGTTGTGAGAGCCCGTACTTTGGGTCATACTATATTTTGGGATCAAACTAGCACTACTATCGCTAGCCGTACTCGTAAGTTTAATATGCTTCCAGACTACGAGCATATCGCTGTAGTGTTTACTACACCTGATATTGAAATATTGAAAGAGCGTTTGGCTAGTCGGCCAGGTAAAGAAGTGCCTTGGGATATCGTACAAGGAATGATTGATAATTTTGAAATGCCAACTGAAGATGAAGGTTTCAAAGAAATTTGGAGAGTATAATGCCTTGGATTGAAAACGTAGCTGCAAGTGATATCCCAATTGGATTTCATCACGATGCTGGCCCTAATAGTATGTTGATCAGCATTGTCGATCCGGCAAGCTGGCGGCCTGTTCCAAAACATCAGTTCAAAGAAGTTCACAACTTTGAGTTTTTGGATGTAGAAGAAAAGGACGAAGTTCTTGAGGAAGAAATGAAATGTAGTCATGAACAGGCCGCAGAGCTTGTTAGGTTGTTACAACATGCATTGGCTAATCGAATGAATGTGGTTGTGCATTGCTACGCTGGTATTTGTCGCTCGGGTGCAGTTTGTGAAGTAGGCGTCATGATGGGCTTTGATGATACAGAACGTTTCCGCAGTCCTAACTTGCTAGTCAAGCATCGCATGATGAAAGTGTTAGGTTGGACTTACGATGCAGATGAAAAGCCAAATCTCGACGATTGGCGCACATTTAGATCGGTTGACTGATTGCGGAATAAGTAGTATAATAACTACTTAAACAAGAAAGGTACTCAATGGCTGGCAAAGCAAAATCGGTTTACTTAACAGTAACCAAAAAAGGTTCAATGAAAACAGAGTTTCACAAAGTGTTTTTTGATGCCAAATCATTTAACGATTATGTTAAGACTGATGAATTTAAAGCCAAGTGGCCAGCTAGCGAGTACAATATTGTAAAAGAAACTTATTAATGAAAGGAGGCGAATATGCCAAGTGTATTCTTAGTAAGCGACACGCACTTTGGACACACAGGTGTATGCCGCTTTACACGTAACGACGGTGTTACAAAACTTCGTCCCTGGACTGATCCAGATGAAATGGACGAAGCAATGATTAAGGCGTGGAACGAACGGGTAAAACCCACTGACAAGGTCTACCATTTGGGCGATGTTGTTATTAATCGGAAAGCGTTAAAAGTCTTATCCAGACTTAACGGCGACAAAGTTTTAATTCGTGGTAATCACGATATCTTTAGGGACGACGAGTATCGTCAGTACTTCAGAGAACTTAGAGCTTATCACGTTATGAACGGTATGATCCTTAGCCACATTCCGTTACACTCAGATTCAATGGGTCGTTTTGGCGTTAACATTCATGGACATACTCACGCAAATCGTGTGAAAAAAGCTCGTGGAGTAGATGCCAGAACTGGCGAAGTTTTATACAGCGATGAAAACGATGTTCGTTATCATTGTGTTTGTGTAGAACAAACACCAGATTTTGCCCCAATTCTGTTTGAAGATGTTATAAAGAACATCGAAGCAGAAGGCGGAACAATAGGATTTAAGAGTGGAAACGGACCTACTATGTAATAGTAGTAGTTTAAAATAGGGCCTGCAGGCCCTATTTTTGTGGCTATAGCTTCTGTATATTCGAATAAATACACTTATAGAATAACGGAGATAGCCCATGTCGCTACGTATTAGACGCGGAACAGACGCCCAAAGACAAACAGTTCAACTCGATTCAGGTGAATTAGCCTACACTACTGATACCCAACAGCTTTTTGTTGGGGACGGCACTACTATCGGTGGACACAATATTTTAGCTACATCAGCAGGATCGGGATTAATTTTCGATAGTCTTAGTCAAACATTAAAACTTCGGGATCCAAGTGGCATAACATCTGTATCACAAGATACAAATCCTACGCTCGGCGGAACATTAGCATTAAATGGAAATAACATAAACGGAACTGGGAACATAACTATTAATGGATATGTTCGAACAAACATTGCAACAAGCACTGGATCAGCAAGTTATTTAATGCAACGCAGTAGAGGAACTATTTCTGTTCCTACAACAGTGATAACTGGAGATATATTAGGCGGATTTGCGGCAAACGGTTATAATGGAACCGTTTATAAGAATTCTGCAAATATAATAGTACATGCATCAGCTAAATATCCAATTACCACTAGTACCGTACCAGGAAGGATGATATTTCAGTTAGCAGACGGTACAGGAGTTTTAAATACACCACTAGAAATAGATGCAGATATGGGAGTTAGATTGGCACAATATACTCCCGGCGGAACTTCACTCGGTGTTTACTCTTATATTCCAAGTGCATCGTTAAGCACTTATACTAATTTTGGTAGACACGCAGGCACTCAAGCGGTACCATTAGCTGTAGCAACAGGTGATCGAATTCATACAATAAGATTTATGGGATACGATGGTACAGTACTATCTCCAGGAGCAACTATAAACTCAAATGTATACGGCACAGTATCGCCAAGTCAGTTTCAAGCCGATTTAAGAATCACTTGTAGAACTACTTCGGGTACTTATATATCTACACAAATAAATACAGCAACTAGTATACAATTTGGTGTAATGCCTATACTTCCTACATTTGCAGGAACGGCGGCGGCCGATGCTGCCGTAGTAGTTCCATTAAATGGTATGATGTTCTATGATAGTTCAACTAGTAAAATCACAGCACGTCAGAATGGAGCATGGGTTGTGCTTGCCTAAGTGAATTAGCTACATCAATAAATTGATTGCTTCCTGCATAGGTATTCTACCATTTTTTATTGGTACAAGACATATGCACAATCTTTCTTCAGGACCATTTATTATATTATGAGGTACACCAACTTGAATTAAGCTAGGAGTACCAATTTGTTGCGAATGTACTAAATCAACTTGATCTTTATTATATTCAGAATATTGTTTACCTATACTGTTAGTTTTAATTTCAACAGTTGCGCCTTCTTTCAAATTATACCAATACATTAAACTATCCTGTCCGCCAAATACCCAATTTAGTTTTGCGTAATCTCCGCCAGCTGCATCGATATGTATTCCTTGATGATAATAAGGTTTTGAATAAAATGTTTCTAATAAAGATACAGTTATTCCCTTTTTATTAAGGTGTTCTAACATTAACGGATGAATATCAGTAATACTGCCTTTTGTATGATATTGTTTTTTAAAAATATTAATATCGACGGTTGGGGATAATAAAGGAATGTTCCAATTTAAATCAATGCAATAACTATTCATAATAATATCTTCCAATCAAAATCAAATTTAGAATCTAGTTTTTCATAAATAACCCATTGTTGGGTATATTGTATATTTACCGGAACATCAACTTCGTGGAGACCTGTATAAAATAAATCAGCAGGACCTCTACTTTTAATTCTCAAGGCTGATTCAGACAACCTTGTTCTTTTAAAAATCTCTATTAAGTTTTTATTGTAATCATTGAAACACAAAGCAATCTGCCCGCAATTATTTTTTAACGCCCATTCTTTATGTTTAGGAAATAAGAATTTTTTTAACAAATTTTTATTTCTATATTTTTTACTAAGCCAGGATCTAACACCAGCTATCGCTATTCTATCATTAAAGTCACTTTTATACACTCCGCTACAACCTACAATTTTGTCGTCGTCGGTTATTATAAAAAAATTACCTTTATCAGAATTAAATCTTTTGGTAATTTCTAATAGATAAGGAAGTGTATTTGGATACTCTTGCCAGTCGTCGTGCCATATGTTCACACGGGCAGGGTGTTTATATTCTAGAAACTCTTTTTTTAAAAATTCAAAAAAATAGTCACGATTGATATCTTTATATTCGTAAATTGCATACATACACATATACTTATAGAATACCCAACCCTATGAAATTAAAAGTTCTCAATATTATGGATTTTAGAGAAGCCATGGCCATGACCAATCTTAAAGAAAGAGTCGGCGGAACTTCAAAAACTGATCGGTTAAATGAACGTTTTTACTATTATTTTACAACTAGTCCGCGAGCACTAGCATTGGGTTATTATGAGGATGATAAATTAATAAGTTGGGCCACTTTACGCTTTGCAAGATATGATAATATAAACTTGTGGACTATCACTTCATTGTGGGCAAATCGATTCAATAATATACTATCATTTGATAAACCTGAATTGGGATACTTAATGAAAGGTTGTTTCGAAATTGCAGAGCGTAGAAAGTACTGGGATTATTTTTATGTTATTGCATCAAGATTAGAACACGTTTATCAAAGACAATGGTTAAAAAATCCTTGGGTTAAAACAGGAAGGTATAATTTAGTCACTTACGCACATATTCCAGAAAATACTATTCCAGAATCGATATTCTTATACAAACTACTAGGTGAGCAAACAAAACCCGATGCTATGACAGTCAAACATAGAATACTTAAAGAAGAATTTAGGCAAGATTATACCGACGTAAGTGAGATAGAAAAAGACACTAGTCCGTATTCTATAGAAGAATTACAATCAAAACCTATTATACCAAAAGAATAATTTATTAATCCGCCTTAATAAATTTAATTACGAACGATAGTGGATCAAATTCTGTAGGTTTATTTTTTGTAGAAATATCTTTTGGATTTGCATGATGGTTGTTGTGCCAAGCTTCTCCAAGAACAAACGGAAAAAGCCATTTGTTATTTCTGCTATCATCTTTTGTTTGATAAGTTCTGTATCCAAACATATGGCCAAAATAATTAAAATGTAACTGACTCATATGCACAAAAAATAAAGGCAAAATCCAAACAAAGTACAGTACTTGTATACTGCATGCTCCTACTAGCAAACCAAATCCTAATAAAAAAAGTATGTAATATTTGTGTATAAACAATTGTTCGCTATTCATCAAATCTTTAACTAAAAAGATTTTCATTTTTTCAGATTCTACCTGTTCTCGATGTCTGGATCTAAATAATTTATAATATCCTAATATCTTAGGGCTGTGAGGATCTTTATCAGTATCACTGTATGCATGATGTTGTCTATGTACATATACCCAACCAATAGGACTTCCTCTTCCTGCTAATATACTTAATAGTGTAAAAAATTTCCTCACACTATCATGCTTGAATTCAAAAGAACGATGAGAATAATATCGATGTAACATCATCCAGTTGCCTAGTATATTTAAAATATAAAAACTAACAAGCGTTATAGAAAAATTTATTAATGAAAATTGAAAATAAAATAAACCTAAAATAGAAAAGATAGCAACTAGCATCATGAATATATTGATATTTTTAGAAGTAGATCCAAAATGCATTGTGTATTCCTTTATATTATTTTTAAGAGTTTATTTTCAGCATAAATATTTAATGTACACATATTTATAAAGCTATGAACGACTTAAAAATAATATCATCTCCTATAGTTTGGCCTAAGATACAACCAACAGATTGGTCTGCTTGGTGGAAAATTTGGCTAACTGAAGGTAAGCGTGTGCCTAAAGTAGCAGTAAATCATAATGAAACCGGAGCACTTTGGAGAGGTTTTGATATCTACGTTGCGCCTGGCGCTGATCCAGAAGCAATGACTGGGTATAGGTCAACTAATGTAAACTGTCCTGAATTATTTCCTAGTCTATTTGATAACCTAGATGAATTTCCTATGGAAATTAAAGTAATGCGAGTAGTGTCCAGTCTTGCTACAGTGATTCCTCATCAAGATCACACTGTTCCTGCTATTAGCGTTAGGTCAATGCTATATGATAATAATTTCAAACCTACGTTTTATTATAAGGCAGGAGATAAAACTCTGTATCAAACACTACCCCAAGAATCCAATACATGGTTATACTGGGATAATAAATCAAAACACGGAACTGATTTTTGGTACGGACACCACAAACAATTAATTGTTTACTACGGAAATTTTAAAATTAACAAATACGAATCAGTTATAAAAGAAAGTCAACAAACCTTCTCGTCTTTTATTCATTATGAATAATGAAAACAGGATCTTTATCAAATCCTAAAGAAAGTGTAATCCTAGGAGCAACATCGGTGTTCATGACAACTTTATGCCCTTGCGATACCATAATAACTGTAGCACTATCCATTTCTACAGCATCATCTAAAATATAATCAGTATTAATTACTTTGTAATGAGATAACCCAGTACTCGTGTTTGTTATCTTTTCAGTTTTTACATTACTATAAAAATTAGTATATGTATTTTTACAGTTCAAAATTGGTAAATTAATTCTAGCTTTATGATGCCAGTCATCAATATGAACATTATTATCAGAAGTTTTATAAGTAACATACGCACTGGCATAGTTACATACAATATTATAATTAGCAAATGCTAGATTAATTTCTGGACAAACTGTTAATAATTCAGTTGTGTTAAGAGGATAAAAAGATGCTGATTTTTTCCTATAGTAAATGTCATCATGTTTCTGAATGTAAGCCAGTGATTTAGCAACAATTATGTCAAAAAAATCTAAAGGTATTTTTTTATAATATTTCATATCCTATTAGCTTTTTAAAATTATCAGTAAAATTTCCATCAATTCGCAAACTCCAAGTTATAAATTCTGATGGAGTTGAAGAATGTAGCGTGTAGCTATTAAACCAACAGGCGTATGGCGCAGGCGTATTATTAACAAACAGTTGCTTACCGGTGTCTGGGTGAGTTAACCAAATAAATTCCCTTGGCTTCTGATATTCTGTTGGTGCTCGAGATAAATCTTCATCTATATGAGCCGGTGTTGAAATATTAGGAGGTTGGACAAAAAATATTATTCTTCCGGTATTTTTAAATATATTGGAATTTTTTATCCACTGACAGAGCAAAGGGAAATTTTTTTTATTTTCATGGTCTACCCACTCTTCAGAAATTTCTAACATATACCAACGGTAAGGACCAGAATTTTTTTGAACTGTTAAAGAAACAGTATATCCCATGGTACCATCTTTTTTAATACCATAAAATCCAGACGGGAAGTTTTCACTTTCAATCAAACCGTTTTGTACCTCGATCCAAGGAAAATCATTTAATGATAAAATAGATGTTAAATCGTAAATATCTTTCATAGTGGTGAATAAACAATACTGATAGGTGTTATAAGGAATACCGGATCTTTATCAAACTGTATTGATAAAGTTAAACGTGGTATTCCGTCCGTAAACATAATAACTTTGTGCGGACTATTAATTTTAATTACTGTAGCTTTTTTTATAGTTATCCTTTCTACTTCAACCGCACTTTCTTGATCGCACGGATATAGCGTAAGTCCATTGGTTTGTACTATAGGATCTAAAATCTTAGCACTGTAAAATGCTGTTGCAGAATTATCGCAATTTAAAATAGGTAAATTAACACGAGCATTGTAATTAGGACTATCTATGTGTATTAAACATTCGCTGTCTTTAGTCATCCAGAACGCTGAAAATCTGATAGGAGTTATGTTATACATTCTAAAAGCCGTCAGGATTTCAGGGCAATGCTTTATAAACTCATCATAGTCTAAATAATGAAAACAATCTTGTTTAGGATTATTAAAGAATGTCTGGGATGTAATAAATTCAAGAGATTTTTGAACAATAGTATCAAAATCTTCTATTTCAATTTCTCGAAAATGTTCCATACTTTATCTAGGATGTGCTAATTTTAAAAAGATTAGAGTTTCAATAACATAGCGACCAGGATCAAATTGGTACCATTTTTGACCAATACGATAATTCCCTGGATAGGCATGATGATTATTGTGCCATCCTTCACCAAATGTTAGATAGGACCACCACCATACATTATGACTTGCGTCTCTAGTATTAACAGGGCGTGTACCAAATTTAGGATCGTGATCAATCCAGTTACTAAAACGTGAAGCAATAGTATTAAAAAATACTGGAATTAAAAACAAGTATACTGCTAGTAACGGATCGATTACAAACAAGACTACTAGCAAAGTTAAAATCATTAGAATATAATATTCATGCATTAAACGTTGGATTGGATCATTAATAATATCTTTGACTGACCACTTATTAAAAGGAGTGCCATAATCTCCAACAATTGCACCAATTGGCCCTAAAACTACTGGACTATGCGGATCACCTTCTTGGTCAGCATGCCTATGATGTTCACGATGTACAAATACCCATCCTACACTACTTCCAGTACAGCCAATATTGCCAAAAAAACTAAAAAGACGAACTAGAAATTTTGTTAATCTATAAGATCGGTGTGCTAAAAGTCTGTGGAATGTTACAGTGATACCCAGACATGTGATTAAAAAATATCCAAAAAATGATAATAACCAATAGTTTAATCCTGCAGGATTAAGCAATGCCCAAACAAATACACCCGCGGCTAACAGTTGCATGGCAATGAAAAACCATTCTCTTGGATACCATAAAGATTTTAAAATGCTTAAATTTTTGCTAGACATGCTATCTTCCTCAGCTATATCGGTATTTATCAATAGCTTTAATTGTTCTAATAAATATCCTACGCAAAGGAACTTTATGTTTTACAGAGATAACTGGTTCGCATGGACATATGATAACGGAGAAGATTACGGCCCAAAGCTACGCCCTTCTTCTAAATATAGCATTAAAATTAAAAATGTTATAAAACGTCCAATAAAGAGTTATTATGAAGAACTAGTAGAAAATGCAAAAGCAATACGAGATACATTCACCGGTGAATTAGATCTTTTATTTTCCGGCGGAGTCGATAGTGAAATTATATTGCGTATACACCATGATTTAAAAATACCAATCAATGTTTATATTTTTAAATATGAAAATGACTACAATTGGAAAGAGCTTGCATATGCATTTAAAATATGCGAGGAGTTAAATATAACTCCAAAAGTTATTGACTTTAATTTACAGAAATTTTTTGAACAAGAAGCATATGATATTTGGACCAAATGCTATAGTAATAGCACTGGCTGGTTACCGCATATGAAAATGACAGAATATTGTGATGGGTTACCAATTATGGGTAGCGGGGAGCCGTATTGGCGTAGAACTAGTAGAGATATGACAAATAAACGTCCTTGGGTTTTTGAATTTGCAGAAGGTCCACGGCACTGGTCTGTTTACCACAAAACTATAGGAAGGCCGGCCATTCCAGATTGGTTTGAATATTCACCTGAGCTAACTGTAGCGCATACACGTTTGCCAATAGTTCAAAATTTAATAAACGATTTGATTCCTGGAAAATTATCAATAAGCAGCAGTAAGGCACGGATACATCAAGAATGGTGGCCTTCTATTCAAACAAGACAAAAAATGGTAGGATTTGAAGGAGACCTTGAACCGGGTGCATTATCAAAACCACGATTCATGCTTGAATTTGGTATGAAAAATATTCTTACTAGAGTTAGAACAGAAACTATTCTACTTTCTGAATCTCGATTGATGGCGGCAATCGGTGGTTCCGAAACCACTGACCAAAATGAACACAGTGATCTTCGTAGCGATTCATAGCTTTCATTAAAGGAAAATAATTTCCTTTCTGCAATTCAGCAACAGCTACATCTTCTCTGAATACAGTTTCTAGAGTTTCAAATTCTTCTCTAAGATCAGTCGATACTGTCGGGTCGTAATAAAATTGTGTGATCCACTCAAACCCATACTCATCAATTGAATTAGACGGTACCACATAGTTTACAGATAAACACCCATCTGTATGTTCTATAAAAGTATACGGATAGATATATACTGACCACCAGCCCGGAGTGTGCTCTTGATAAATCCATCCTTCTCCTTGATCCATTATTGATTCTTCTAGATCAATGATAGAAGATAGTCGAGGGTGTACTTGCCCACCATATATATGCAGGTAATCTGCTTCGGCATCCATTAACCATAACCAACTACCTTTGCTTTCGCCGCGACAAGAATGACTGTATACTAAGTTTTTTTCGTCGGCTAAATCATCCACCCATTGATGATTTGGTTCTTTAAAATTTTTAAATACTAATCCGGAGCGACCTATTTCTGCACTGCCACAATGCAATTTTTTTGGATTATTAATAGGCGTTCCGTCTTTATTCCATTTAAAATTATGAAATTTGCAAGTTATGTTGTTAACATGCTCCCCTGTCAAACCTAACGGATACATCCTGTGCGGACAATATTTGTGAAACAAATTTGCCGTATCATTACTATAGTTTAAAATATATTCAGGTAATACAAAATTGCTATCTTTTACAGACGATACATGTGCAAATACTTTAGGTATATTTTTAAACATAATTTTAAATATTATACACGTACAACGTGTCCGTGCGTTTCATTATAAAAATCTCTTTTGACAAAATAAGGCGTTAAAAACTCGTCAGAAAAAAACTCCATCGCATCATTTTCAGACGCCCATTCTCTAGTAACTATTTTTTCTAATCCATGAGGGTAAGCTGCTCCACTAAAACCCAGAGAAAGAAGTTTGTTAGTATCGATATATTTTGCTTTTATATAAGCATCGGCTCCGGACTCGTACGGAATATTATCTATAGAGTCTTGTAATTCAAAAGTCCAGAATTTCTCTTGAGAACTGGGTCTAAGACAAGTACTCGTAGTAGTATAGGTCATATTTAATATCCTTATTAATAATATACAATATTTATCAGCCGCAACCGTATGGTGCTAAATATTTGCCACCAACACAGGATACTAAAAATGAGTCAGTCTTTGCAATACTACTACGACAAAGATTCCAATCGAAGAAAGAACGGAATTTATTGTCATTCCTTCGATCGTTGGTTAATTGTCGATAATGAAGACTTTTGGGTAACACTCGAAACTGCTAAAGTGTTATCATCAAAAATAGCATCGGTGGTATATGTATTACCTAATAATATCGGAAAAATGGATAATACGAATTGCCTAGAGTTTATGATATTTGACAAGACTCGTCAAAAGAGAGGAACAATTTCTGATTTAATACATGGGCAAACTCCTATATTAAAAATTATAGACAATCCTCTTCAAATTAGTTACCAAGGAACTCCGGAAGATTTTAAAGCACAAAGTAGTAACAGTATGCTGTCATCACTTAAAGAGTATGCCGACTATGTGCATAAAGCAATGTATGCCGGGAAATTATGTAGTATTACCGTAAATTTTTACGATACTTACACAATTTCTCAGGAATTTTTTCCTAAAGAATGGGTGGACGGTCTTAGCTCTTATACAGATCGTTCATTTTATCCTAACGGAATTATACAAGAAATTAAAAAAATTCTATATTTTAGTCAAACTTTAAAAGAAGCTAAATTTAAAATTAATAAAATGTGGGAACAGCAATATGAAACAACATGGTGGGTCGCAGATTATTACTACGAATTAATGGGCGAAACTCATAGTTTTAAACGCGGGACTATTTTATAAAATTAATATGAGAGATAAATTTGTAAGGACATTTGATAATTTTAAACCTTCGAAAGAAGATATCGAAATGGTAATTTCGATGTTGCATGAACACGATATTACAAAACAACTAGAGTACCACGGTTATTTAAATTTAAGAAAAATACTTAGAAGTAAATTTGGAAAAGACTTAACTACATTGGCAGACAAATTGGGGTTGAAAGTTGCTAAAGTAAATGCATTTACTGCAAGGCCCGGAACTGTAACTAGTAATCATATTGACGGTAATACAATTGACGGCCCGTTAATTTGGAGACTAGCATTTTATGTTGGAGGAGAACCTGGAATTATTTCCTGGTACGAAAGACCAGATATTGACAATCAAGATTTTTCCGATCATTCTGGAGCATTTGTATATCCTGTAACAACCGAGCCTTTACATCAAGAAATATTATCAATGTCGTCTGCTTTTATTCGTACAGAATTCCCGCACGTACTTGATGTTTCAAAAAATACACAACCTCGATTAACTATTTCTGCAACATTCATTCCTAGCATAAGCTGGGACGAATTAAATAAAAGGATAGACCAATGCACATAAGAATTTGCGAACCGGATGATTATTCCGAAATATATCATCTATGTGCAGAACATAAAAAATTTGCCAGGAGAGTATTACGGACTCGTTTATCAATTGAAGAAGTTACCCGTATCATAGGACCTAATGTTGTAATTTTTGGTTGTTTTGAAAATAAAAAACTAATTTCATTCATGGCAACTAAAAAATTACACACTGTACCAGCATGGTACATGATACTGGTAGTTTGCAAGCATGGTAATCCAATGTTCAATGCAGCTACTAATGGTATTGCAGAATTATATAATGCTGCTATTAAATATTGGGAATCAGAAGAACTCTTCAACTTTGTATATGTCCAACCTTCTAGTTTTACTAAATCGGCTAACACTAGGCAACACTCTATTGAATTACAACGATACAGTGTTTTTACAATGTATGAAATTCCAAAAAATAAAAAAACAACGTATCCATTCATAAACAGTTTTGTCGGAAATACTATTAGTCCGGTTGATCAAGTAGTTAGATGGTGTTATCGAAATGAATAAACATTTATATAAAGTAAGTTATCCCTTACACGTTATTTTTCTAGCCTCGTTGTTTTTTATAAACTATACTTGGTGGAATCTGATTGGCATTTTATTCATGTGGACATTAATTGGCGGGTTTGGTGTTGCTGTTGGATACCATAGATACTTTGCTCATAAAAGTTTTGAGACATATCCTATTATTGCTAAAGTGTTAGCTTACTTAGGTATGATGAGTGCCGATGGAAGTTTACCGTTCTGGGTAGCTTTACATCGAGGAATACATCATAGGTATGCAGACAAAGAGCAAGATATGCACAGTCCCATACACGGAAAACTAAGTGCATTTATAACATGGCAACGTAAAATTAATCCGGCAAAGGTAAATTTAATGTCAGCAAGAGATATTATGAAAGACCCCTATCTTGTTTACCTACATGAAAATCATAATAAAATATTTTGGAGTACCATTTTAATTTCTGCAATTGTTTCTTGGCAATTTACTCTAGGGGTTTTAATTCCAGCAATTTTGTTAAGTCATCATCAAGATAATTTAGTCAATGTAGTAGGCCATATTCCATCAGCGGGATACCGAAATCATAACACAGATGACAATTCAGTTAATAATTGGTTTACTGGTCTATTTGTATGGGGGCAAGGTTGGCATAACAATCATCATCACAATGCTGGAAATGCAGACTTTGGAGAAAAATGGTGGGAGTTTGACAGCTCCGCAAAAATATTAATACCTTTAATTAAAAAACGATGAACTTAGACGACACACTTTATTTCCATAATATTCGAGGTGACAGATATGCACCTTGGGATTTTTGGAACAGCATCAGAGAAGAATCTGGGCCCGGCGGTAAATTTTATTTAGATATTGCAAAAAGATTTTCATTAAGTCGATTTGTTACACGCAACGAAGGGGAGTGGAGCCTTCCGTGGAAGCAAGAAATCATTCCAGATTTTGCAATGCCTGCTTACGATCCAAATTTTAATAAATCGTTTGAGGAAGTAACAGATAGTCGCGCTTTGGAAATTAAAGCCTTAATTCAACAAGGGAAAAAATTTGCATTATTATATTCAGGCGGCATAGATAGCACACTTGTTCTTGTTTCTCTTCTTAAAAATTTAAATCAAGAAGAATTAAAATCGGTGATTATTTCTTCGAGTATGCACGCCGTAATTGAAAACCCGTACATATGGGAAAATTATATCCACGGTAAATTTAAAATACTCGATTCATTGAACTATTGGTACGACGATATAATCAACATGGGCTACATGCCAATTACTTCAGACGAAGGCGATTGTATTATGGGAACTAGTATCGGATTAGAGATGTACAATAACTATGACGAATATACTAGACATCTTAGTCCTGAAGTACAAGCAAACTTACGGCCTTTAAAATATAAAATATCGTCCGGTGATGTGCATTACAGTGCTTATAAAGATCTTCTTATTAGGCATTTTGCATACAATACAACGCCCGAAGGTCTGGAGCACGGTAGATTATTATATCAAAAATATGTGCATAATATAAACACATCATCGGTTCCTGTGCATAGCTTGCACGATTTCTTTTGGTGGTTGATTTTTAATGTAAAATATTTAAATTGTTCGGTGAGGGGTGCATTATATTTTAATACAGTGGTGTCTGTACGACAATGCATAGATTCTACTATTAATTGGTTTAACGGAATCGATTATCAGTTATGGAGTATGGTCAATAATAACAACGGAGAAAAAATACACAATACCATTGCAACATATAAGTACACAGCTAGGAATTACATATGTAACTATGATAAGAACAATTGGTATTTTTATTTCAAAACTAAACTTGAATCTTTAGGGAATTTAACAATTAACGGTAAGAAAACCCCAGAAGGTCTTACAAATTTAGGTATGATCAATGACTATAAAAAGATAAGCGTTGACGATCCAGGTGTATACGAATACTTTAAACATCACATAGTTAACTATAAAATAGACTGGCCACATTAAAAAAAAATATGTTAAACTTAAAAACTAAATTTCAAGAGCGTATTCCGCGCTCACTGGCTAAGGTTATTACTTGGCGTATTCTAGTAACTATTACAAACTTTGTTGGTGGATGGTTAGCAAGCGGTAGCTGGATGGTAGGGCTAGGAGTTGTTAGCTTTGCCTTAGTAGTTAACAGCATACTTTATTTCTTTCACGAACGTGCTTGGAACGTAGCGGATTGGGGTAAAAAAGTAGCAGATAACTCAGAAAAATCCAAAACAACTAAATAAGTATATTAGTCCATTGGAGATTTGAAATGAACAAAAAACACATAAAATGGGTACTCGCACACGAGCCAATTGAGTTGTTTATTCGCGCCGCCAAAGTATTTGCTCAAGAAGTAAATGCACGAGCACCTGAACAACTTGAAATCGAAGTTATGACTATGAGCGAATACGCTGAAAAGTACAATAACGGTGTTGTAGTTGACAAGCACAGCTTAGTAGATTTGCTAGATTCTGGCGCAATCGAAATGAGTCAAACTTACACAATTACACTAGGTAAGATCAACAAAGACTTTTATGCTTTGGATCTACCGTTCTTGTTTAAAGACCACGATCACGCAAGTCGCGTATTCGAAGGTGAAGTCGGCGCTAGTTTGTTAGATAGCTTGCAAGAGTCTAAGAAAGTTAAAGGTTTAGCTTTCACATACTCAGGCGGTTTCCGTATCATTCCTGGTAATGAAGCAGTAGCTAAGATTGAAGACCTACGTGGTATGAAGTTGCGCACAAGTTTCAGCCCAGTTGCTATCGAAACATTCAAAACCCTTGGTGCTGATGTAGTTCCAATGGAATTGGAAGAACTATCAGAGAACTTGGCTTCAGCTAATGTAACAGTTGGCGAAAGCACATATCCTCGTGTTTATGCACTAGGACACGACAAAGTATCTAAAGTTATCAACCACACAGAACACAGCTTGTTCTTAACAAGCATTTTGATTGGTACTGACTTCTGGAACACACTAAGTTCAGAACTACAGGCAGTTGTTAGCGAAGCCGCTAAAGAAGCCGCACGTTATGAGCGTAGCCTAAGTATCGACGACATCGCACTTGTACAAGCTCGTGCAGAAGCTGACGGTATTGAAGTTGTTCGTATGAGCACAGAAGAGCAAGTTCGCTTTGCAGAAGCAACTAAAGTAGTTTACGAGAAATTTGAGAACTATTTTACTGCTGGCTTAGTAGCTAAGATTCAATCAAAATAATTGATTAAATTTAAAAAGGCTCTCCGGAGCCTTTTTTGTTGACTTAAATTTAAATTAATTGTACAATGTTACTATATAATAAGGAAATTAAATGGATTACTGGGGTTATCAATCAATACTCGATTGTGGAGGCGGTAATCAGTTGTTGATGTCAAATCGAGATAATGTTGAAAGATGGATTAAAAAGTTAGTAAAAGATATAGATATGTCGCCAGTTGGCAACCCTGTAATTGAATACACCGCATCCGAATTTCCAGATAAAGCTGGCTTCACCGTTGTACAAATTATTGTTACTTCTAGTATTGTTGCTCATTTTGTTGATGATCTAGGACAAATTTATTTAGATGTATTTTCTTGTAAGAAATTCGATACCAACATTGTTAAAGAAAGTATCAAATCTTCTTTTGGATGTACCAAAATACGTGATTACTATCTAACTAGATCAGCAGACTAGTTTTAACCAATCTGCGTTGACTTAAATGCAGATCGATTGTATAATATAAATGTGGACGTGAGTGGAACTTGGTATACCTCCTCCTAGTAGCTTCGGCGAACGGAGGGCAAGGGTCTAGCCCTTAGGGTGACTTTGTAGGTTCGAATCCTACCGTCTACACCATTTTATTAACACACAGAGGCACATATGAAAAAGGCATTAGTAATTGTAAGTTTGTTAGTAACCGCTAACTCGTTTGCTTATCAAGAAGATCCGCACGAAGAGTTTCTTATGACTCGTAACATGACTAATCGAACGACTATTACATTCAGACCTGTAAATAATGTTCAGGCTGCTTGCGATGCAGAAAGCAAACGATTAACTGGACAAGGCTTTGGATTTGGTGTCGATGCTTGCAGCTTTTGGAATAACGAAGGCACTCAGTGTACAATCATCACAGGACCTACAGCAAATTTTCATACAATTGGACACGAAGTCCGCCATTGCATCCAAGGTAATTTCCATAATGGTAAAAGTAAATAAGAGCCCTGATCGTCATACTTTTCAACGAGACGGGTATATTGAACGGTGTCAAGATGAAGGCAAAGAGCCCGATTCTAAATTAATTGCCATGTACGAAAGTTGGCAAGAACAAGATGACAAAGCAATCGTAGATCCTGCTTGGCAAAAGAACAATATGGAATACGACTTACGCAGTTCAAAAGAACTTTGCGATAAAGTTAAACAGTCGGACATCTATGCTCAAAACTTGTATGCCGCAATGTGCAACATGACTTGGCAAAGCAGAGAGTTTTGGCAAGAAATGAAAGGCGAAGTTTGGAGTTGCAGTTGGCGCCATGCCGGAGGTATAATTGCCGATATGCAAGAAAAGGGTGACTATATTGATTGGTACTGTAGCGGCATTGGTACCCGGGATAAAGGATACGGACTAACCGCAGTTATGCCTGAAACAGATCCAGATGGCAGAACCTATGTACCAGAAGGGCATGTTACTGAAGAAATTGAATTGGATTTAAATCGATTGGGTTGGAGACCAGTTCCTTGGAGTGACGATGAATAACAGAGTAAATATACAATGGACAAACTAACATTTAACGCAGAAGATATATTTGAAGACATTCCTGGAGATCCGGATAATGTTATTATGAAACTTCCGCCCGAGCTTTTAGAGAATACCGGCTGGAAAGACGGAGACACGTTGAACATTGAAATTGAGGATGGTTCTATTGTGATTAGTAAAGTATGAGCAAAGATGATGTAATTGAATTAACCGGTCAAGTTGAAGAAGTGTTGCCCGGAAATATGTTTAGAGTAAAAGTTGATAATATGCCTAATTTGCTTCTTTGCTATTTAGGCGGAAAACTTAAACAAAATAAAATTAGAATTATTCTAGGCGATAATGTAAGATTAGAAGTTAGTACATACGATCTCTCAAAAGGTAGAGTAACTTATAGGTTGTAATCATGAACATAATTCTTGAACGTGTATATAAAGTTTGTAAACAAGTTCGAGAGCAAAGTTCTGAGCAAACAACTTTCAAAAAATTAATAGGTCGTACCCGCAATACTTTCAAATTACACGATTTTGATATTGCTATTAAGACTAAAAAAGATAAAACACTAGATCCTGACAAGTGGTATGTCATGGCTTACTATGACAGCGAAAATGATTTCAATATGGATACCGCTATAGAAGTCATCGTCTATCATAATTTAAAAGGCGACGAACCATTCGGGCCACATCAAATAACTAGTTTTCTTACAGAAATCTTTGATGCCACTGTGCATGAGTTTAGACATCAATATCAAAGTATGCGACGCGACCATAATCAATATGGCGAGCATTTTGATACTCCATATGAGCGTTACTTGGCAGACGATGACGAATTAGATGCGTATGCGTTCAGCATAGCAATTGAACTGTTACGAACAATGGATGCAACTCGTGCCAAAAAGCGCATGGGCAGGATTAGTGTTTTGAGCAAGATGCGCACAGGTAGCCAATTTTCAAGCCCACAGCTCAGGGCTTACATTGGACATTTTGGTTTAAACACTCTTACCAAAAGGTTATCCAAAAAGATATATCATCATTTAGAAACAGTTGACAAGAGATACGTTTTCATGTAAAATACACGTATAGAAACTAACAAAGTGAGCGATATGAAAACGTTTCCTACGCAACAAGTTTTAGAACTGTCTTGTGCCGCACAGCGAGTTAACGGTGCATATCTTAAAGAAGCCGAAGGAGTATATGCTTCTGATGGCAAGTATTTGTACTCAAAACAAACTAATAAAATGATGATGTTGTGTACAGTAAATCCTAATAACTGGACAGCTGATCCAAAAGACGCTCCTATGCCACTTCGTGTACTACCCGAAGATGCTGTATTAGCAGAAGAAATTAAAACATATTTTAAACGACTATTGTTTGCAGCCATCGAAGGTGAAAACGAATTTCAAACTAATATCAATAGTTTTTTAAGTGACGATGCAATTGAACTTAAAAACTTCGGATACATTGCCTGCTTGCCAAGTGTCTATGCTAGGGACAAAGTTCAGAACAAAATCAAAAAAGTTGCACGACAAGTTGAAGAAGGTTATCTTGGAGAAATTGGTAGCCAGCTAAAAGATTTAGATTGTGAAATACTTGAATCAGTTAAGTCAAAAAACTTTGAAGGCTACAATATTTCTGCTATAATAAACAACAGGATGGTTTCGTGGTTAAACAAAACAGCACTGACTCTTGGCCCGTGTGTAATTGTCAAAGCCAAAGTTAAAGATCACAGCAAACACTGGAAGCATCAAAATGATGTGACTAGATTAAATTACGTTAAGGCAGTACAATAATGTATAAAACAATTTACACAGAAGTTGAAGTAGATGTCGACTTGTCAGAATTTGAAACAGATGATCTTATTGAAGAATTAGAGTCTCGCGGTTCTGGTGTTATGGACTATGGCGATGGTAAGGAAGTGTTGCAAGCCATCTACGAAAAACGTAGAATTGGACAAGACTATCAACAAGAACTAGATCAATTAATTTGGCTAGGGCTAGGAAAAATTATATGAGTACATGGACATTTAGAACATTGATGACTATCTTAGGCATAGTTATCATTGCACAGCTAGTTATGTTAGTAATTACTAAGCCTAGACCTATTATGTGTTTAGGTGGAGTCATTATGGAACAGCATGATGACATGTGGATACAAGTTGGAATGTTCCCTAAATTTTGTGTGCCTATAGATAAGGATTGATATGGCTGGTTGGAATACAATTGAACGAATTCGTCGTCTTGAAGAACAAATCGACAAGCTAGGATTTAAGTTTGCCAAGAGCAAACACAGTGATTGGTCTGATGATCACGGTGCCCTAAGCCTCAAGCCAAAAGATCCTGACGCATTGCCAATTTACAGTCGTGATGCTGAATTGTTTATTGGTAGTGTTGAACGTCTTGAAGATTGGCTAGCTGGTGTTCGATGGGCACGTGAATACGACATGATGCTCAAGTTGAGCGATGACAAGAAACGCTCGGCGGCTGAACAAAAGGAACGTAATCGACAATTGATGCGTACACTTAAAGAAGGCAAGCGTGTGGAAGGTGTAGTAGAATGAAAAAGATATATTACGAAAAGATTGGACGCAAGTATGTGCCTGTTGCTGAGTATGATAACGACTTCATGGACGGCTTTACTAAGGGTACTCATTTGGTTATGAGCTACCCTGGTGGTACTAGTCGCAGGTACAACATCGACCCTAACTATGCCGCAATGATTGCCGCTGGGCGTGTAGCAGAAGATGCTATCTGCCGGGCTATATCAAAGGCCAGCGAGCTTAGACCACAGAAGACCCCTATTACACTAGGACAGAAGAAGGCTTGGGAAAAGTTAGCCAAAGAATTTGGTGACGAACTTTGTACACTAACCGGGCTCAGTGTGCATGACTGTGCTGAGGCAGGAGTTAAAGCCATGATGTTGGAAGCTGACAAGTTATTGTCTAACCCAACTGTACGTAAGGCATACGAAAAGTTTTTATTTGTAGCAGAATTAACGAGAGATCATAATGAGCAAAGCAAAACATAAACCTCACCAATGGATTGACGGTGAGACCGCTGATCGTATCACCAGTCTTAACCTAAAAGATTATCGTGCGTATCTCAAGAAAGAACTAAAGCAATGGAAGAAGAATCCAAAGTCAGATACTAACCCAGACGGCTATTGGCTACATCCTGAAGATGTTGGACTCAATATGCAAACCATTGCCGCACTGGATTTGATTATTGATCACTTTGTAGTAACAGAGGATGAAAAATGAAACAAGAACTAGATACATTGCTATGTGAACGGTATCCAAAGATGATGGTGAACCGTGACAAGCCTATGACTGAAACTTGCATGTGTTGGGGGTTCAGCTGTGGCGATGGTTGGTTTGATATCTTGGATCAACTCATGGGCAATATTCAACATCACATTGACTGGAAAGAGAAACAACGTAACTGGGCAATTACTTTTAATAGTACAGCTTCGCCGGAAGACATGCGGCCAGTTCCGGATGCTATTCCACAAGTAACGCTAGACCAAGTCAAAGAAAAGTTTGGCACACTGCGTTTTTATTACACCGGTGGCGATGACTATATCAGCGGTATGGTAACGATGGCAGAATCAATGTCAGGAGTAACTTGCGAAACTTGTGGCAAACATGGCAAGCGTGTTGGAGGCGGATGGGTTACTACACTATGTGAAGAACATGCCACAGAAAGAAATATTGTTTATAACGAAGAAGGAAACGAATAATGATCTCGATGAAAGAATGGATGGAACTAGTTGACTATAAAATTACCGAAGGCGGTGATTATGGTTGGGGATGTTATGGTCCGAATAGCTATACGCTAGATAGCTGGAATGGCGTTCACGGTAAAGGTGGATACAGTTTCAGTATTGTGTTCAGCACCAAGAGCCAAAAGGTATATGAAGTCAGTATGTGCGATTATACCAATGATCGTGCCTATCGCATGATCAATCCAAAAAATGTTGAAAAGCACAGCAAAGAAGCCAAGGCTCGCGATGTGAATTTAAACGAAGCTTGGGACGATGTGGACTATATTGATTTGGAAGTGGCGGATGATTTTATCCGAAAAGCACTTGCTATTCGAGCAGGCGAAGATTATGATACACGAATATCAGTTCCAGTTGACTTTTCAGATGAAGAACTGTTACAATACATGAAACTAGCACACGAGCGTGATATGACCTTTAATGCGTTTGTTGAAGAAGCGTTACGGTTTGCTATTGAAGAACATAAAGCAGGGCGTCTTACCAAAGAAGATGCTCAAAAATTTGTATTAGAAAGCAAAACGGCTTGGCCGTTTGAAACAGAGAAAGAAGACCATGAGGATTAAACTTGTATCTGATCTCCACTTGGAGTTCAGCGACATTAATATTGTTAATGATCAGGACTATGATGTACTGATCCTAGGTGGTGATATTTGCATCGCCCAGGATCTGCACGATCATCATGCCGCTGACTTTAATCCATATAGCAGTGGAGCATTGGCAGATCTTAGCCGTAAGATGCAACGGGTCGCTCGTTTTCGCGACTTCTTTAAGCGTTGTAGTTTTCAGTTTCCTCATGTGATCTACATCATGGGCAATCACGAATTCTATCACGGTAAGTTTTACAGTGCCATTGATTACATGCGTGACGAGTGTGCCAAGTATCCCAACATTCATATGTTGGAACAAGATACTTACATTATTCAAGATAGGAATAAAGAAACAGGTGAAGTAACTGATGTTGTGTTTGTGGGTGGAACATTATGGACTGACATGAATCGTCGAGATTCTTTGACCATGCATGCTATCAAAGATATGATGAACGACTTTAAAATTATTCGTAATGAAAAGCGTGAGTATGCGGCTATGAGTCCGCTGGATGTTGCTATTAGACACGACAAGACGCTGGGCTATATCAAACACATTGTTCAAGAACACAAGGACAAGAAGTGTGTGGTGGTAGGCCATCATGCTCCCAGTTTTAAAAGTGTGCATGAGCAATACGCAAGTCAGACACTTATGAACGGTGGTTATGCCAGTGACCTAAGTGAGTTCATTTTGGATCACCCACAGATTGTGCTGTGGACACATGGTCACATGCATCAGCCGTCTGATTATGTGATTGGTGAAACACGAATTGTATGCAACCCCCGTGGTTATGAAAACGACGGCTACAGTGAAAACAGTGGCTGGAACCCCGATATTTTATTGGAGATTTAAATGAGTGAAGAAACTAAAGAACTAAGCGTACCGCAAATGCTTCGTACAACTGGTGAAAATACCGCTGACTTTATGAAACGAGTTGCCGAACATGTTGATGAATTAGAAAATAGAATTTCTATGTTACAAGAACGTATTGTTGAATTAGAAAATGCCGCTAAGTGAATCCAATATGAAACGTTTTAAACTTTGGCTTAAAAACGTATTAAAACAGGAAAATGTATCGGTTACATTTACTAAAAAAGATGGTAGTGAACGTGTCATGCGGTGTACTACTAATCCAACATTTATTATGTTTAAAGATCCTGCTAGTGTAGAATCTAAATCAGAACGTAAAGTAAATGACGATGTAATGCCTGTGTTTGATTTAGATGCCAACGCTTGGAGAAGCTTTCGTTGGGACAGTATTAAAAATGTAACTTTTACATTTAATCGTGGAGATAAAAATGGCTACAGTACTGAGGCACAGTGATACTTGTCAAATCAAAATGGCAAAGAGTGCTAAGATGACCGAAGCGGTTGTGCAAGATTTTGAGGACAAAGTCTTACTCAATGTAATTGTCAACAAAGCAGTTAAAATTAGTATGAAATGGAATGGTAAATGTTATGAAGGACGAAATGCTGGAATGGATTTTGAAAGCGACGGACCGGCTGTAATACGCACTAAAACCGCATCAAGAGGTTAATGTGATTGACTGTTTAATTATTGGGGATAGTATTGCTGTTGGTACTAAACAATTTAGACCCGATTGTGTTGCTGTTGCCAAGGGCGGAATTAATAGTTGGCAATGGCGCAAACAATACCTTGAAGGTGATAAAGGTGCATTGCCACTTGCTGAGACATTAATCATTAGTCTCGGATCAAACGATCACAAAGGTGTTAACACACGAGAAGAAATTTCCGCTATCCGTTCAAAGGTATTGGCCAAGCGTGTCTATTGGATTCTACCGGCAATCAAACCAGAAGTCCAAGCAATTGTGCGTGAAGTTGCAGGAGGATTTGGAGATACAGTATTACCAATTACACGCCTACAACCGGACGGCATTCATCCAAGTTGGGCAGGCTATAAAGAATTAGGAGAGAAGGCAAAATGAAAATTGGGTTAAGTTACAGCCGTTGTATTTTAGACATTGTGGAAGGACGGGTAAACATAGACGATGTATTGGTATTAATTACTCGTACAGACTTTGATCCTCGAGATGACGACCAATGGGCCGGAATTTGGTCAGGTTACTGCCTCGGCGGATTAAGCAACCCTGAATGGGGAAACTATGATTACCATAGTAAAGACGACGAAGATAAATTTCGTAGCGTAAGCATTATGATCTACGAAGATGGCAAGATGCATCAGCCTCGACAATTTGGTGCGCATCCACGCCGCCGACCAGAAATTTGGTTAGAAGCAGTTTTACCAAACAGTGAGCTAGAGACCAATCCAGCCGCTAAAATGGCTTGGGAAAAGTTCCAAACTATTGCATCACTTTCGAGCGTCGAATTGGATGACAAGTATCAGTAATGAGCATATAATACTATTAATGAAACTTCATTGATAGGCAAATATGTTTTTACTTATTATTACAGCAGGTGTCATACTAGCAATATTTTTGCCGGTACTAAGGTTCCTGATAGGTTTACTAATTATTTGGACATTTTTCTCATTGTTCGATCATAGTAACTCTGCGGCAACTGTAGTTCCGACTACTGAATATTTTCGTGAAATTTCTTACGAAGATCTAAAAAAATATCCAGTAAGTTGTGATAAAAAAGATCAACAATTAGCTGAGCTAACAAAATTACAGCGTTCAAAGAATTTTAATCCCGATCCTGAAAAATTAGAAGAATCGGATCGTATTTTTAATAGCAGGCTCAAGGCTACTATTTGGTGGTATACCTATAGTTGTGTGCAATCATGAAAACACTAATACTATTGTCTTGTTTGGTTAGTAGTTTTGCCATGGCAGAATGTAATGTAAAAGTAGCCAGTCAACTGACAAACGAACGCCAAGTAGGACCAATTACTAATTTAGTAAAAGATACTAAAATTATGGGCCAATGTACTGTAGAATTTGATATGGATGTAGACGGTAAAACATACCATTTGAGAGAAACTGAAAAAGGTTGGGAAAATCCCGAAAGCCTTTGTTACTATGCCCGAGAACGAGCACGTAAGAATCTTCTTATGGATATGCCCGGACGGTTCAAAACCGAAAGTGTTACTAGTTGTAGAGAAGGTGAAACGGTACCTGCAACCCTTAAAAAAGGTAATACAATTTTAGAAACAGAAGCACCGTTTGGATCAAATAAAAAATACTTTACATATCGCAATAGTCGTTGCCGTATGTTCCAAGAACACTTAGTTGTAGATAGGCAATTAAAAGTCTTCAACGGTGTAATTTGCCAAGTTGATAATTCAGATACAAATTGGCTAATTGTGGATAAATGGTAGGTTGACTTTAACGTACCATTACGTTATAATTAAATTTTAACACACAGAGAGGGTTATATGAAGGCATTTATTTTAGGCACAGTCTTTGGACTAGTTCTAGCAACAGTTGGATTTTCCGGCATTGCTAAAATGTTGGACAAGGGTGTAGACACAGTTAAGACACAAAGTACGGAGTTGGCAAAATGAAAACAGTAGTAGCATTGATTTTAGTAACAAGTCTTGCCGCTTGCTCAACAGTAGCAGGTGTAGGTAAGGATCTCCAATCGTCTGCAGAATGGACTAAAGAAAAGATTTCAAAGCCATCCGTGGATCTTAACAAAGGAAATTAAAATGAAAAATAATTTTAAGACACTAGTATTGACTTCAACCCTTGCACTTCTTGGCACCAATGCTAGCGCACAGATTTTTGGATCTACTTCGGACGCATACGAACGCCGAGCAGATGCTGAACGCCAGCGTCAAGAAAAATATGTAGATAATGCTATTAGCAAGGCTCCTGAATGGATGTATAAATTGCCTTCAAGCAACAATGCTGTTTACGCATCCGGTACCGGTGTAAGCTACGATATGGCCATGGCCGATCATAAAGCTAAATCCGATGCTTATGGTAAAATTTGTATGACAGCTGGCGGAACAGCTAGCCAAAGTACTAAGATTTTTAAAACTGATACTGAAAAAGCCAGTACCGACAATACAGAACTTGCTGTTCGCACAGCCTGTCGTGAAGTCAGCTTACTTGGCGTAGAAGTTCGAGAAGTCAAACATATTGCGGAAGGAAATCGTTTTCGGTCGTATGTATTGATTGTGTTGCCAACAGGTGATGCCAATGTATTGAAAATTGGTAAAGAAGTACAACGACAAAAAGAAGTTGCATTGACTCGAGAAGAACAAGCATTTAAAGAACTCGATCGAGACCAAGTTACAGTAACACCAATTCCTGCACCGCAAACACTATCCCCTAGTGAGCAAATTGCTCCCGCTAAGTCAGATAAGGTTAGCGTAGTTACTCCAACTGGAAACGGCACACTAAATCTACTTCCAGTAGATAATGCTGAGTATCGAGCCAAGCGGGAAGCTGCACTACAAAAACCTGGTGCTGTAGTTGGCCAGGTGACTATTAGTAATTAATATGATTAGAGAATTTATTAAAATTGTAGAATCAATTGAAGGTATTACCGACAATTGGTTCAAACATGATGGCTTTGAAACTTACAAAAAGCCTGCCAAAGAAAAGTACGAAATTGCTGATTCAGATGGGCAAATTGAAACACTCGAAGGTCCTGTAAACTATAAGGCAGGCTATTATATCTTAACAGGACCAAAAGGTGAACAGTACCCAATCCCTCCGCACAAGTTCCAAGAACTTAAAGATGATCACGGCCACGGTGTTTGTACTCCTAAAAAGATTATGAAGATTGCTAAACTTGCAGATCATTCCGGAAGTGTTGACACCAGCTGGGGAGAGAAGCTACACTATAATACAGGCGAAGATGTTATTGTTCGTCACGGTACAAATGACTACGGTGTAGTTAAAAAAGACATCTTTGCTCAAACATACGATACATCAAATTTTAAAGGATAAAGATGCCAAATTTAGTACCAATGGTTATTGAGCAAGAAGCTCGCGGAGAACGTAGTTACGACATTTACAGTCGCTTACTAAAAGATCGAATTGTCATGCTAGACACCGATGTTAACGAACATAGTTCCAGTTTGTTAGTGGCACAATTACTTTTTTTAGAAAGTCAAGGAAATGAAGACATTACCTTTTTTATCAATAGTCCGGGCGGAGTGGTTACAGCTGGCATGGCTATTTACGATACTATGCAATTCATTAAGCCTGATGTTTGCACAGTCGTCATGGGCCAAGCCTGTAGTATGGGAAGTCTGCTTGCTACTGCTGGTGCTCCTGGCAAGCGTAAAATGCTACCAAACGCTCGACACATGATTCATCAGCCCTCGGGCGGTGCAGGTGGGCAGGCTACAGACATGGAAATCCAAGTCGAAGAGATTCTTAAAATGAAGAAGAATTTGACACAGATCTATGTTAACCATAACAGCAAGGGCAAAACCTACGAGCAATTCAAATACGACATGGAACGAGACAAATACATGAGTGCGCAGGAAGCCTTGGAATACGGGTTGATTGACGAAATCATAACAAAACGTCCATAATATGCGTATATAACGGTACGCCCTAGTATACTATAAATATACTTACTAGGAGTGTGCCATGACTCAGCTACCATTTGATTGGTCGGAATTAACCCGCAGTAATCTGTACTCTATGTTCTATTCACTCAATAGTGAAATAGTGGGCAAAGAGTTGAGCCCCAGCCAAATACAAAAACGCATTATTAGACATGTCAAAGCGCATATACCTCTCAAACTGAAAAAGTGCATTTATGCACCTACCACTCCAGGTTTTGTTTTTATGGGAGGAGTATATTACAGCGATTTGGATCGAAAAAAATTGCCTGCTATAGAAGTCAATTTTAATTACAATCCTGCTGACAAGAAACTTAAACTTACCCAACATCGATTTAAGCGCATGGCTGTGAGATTTGCCGATGTGGTACTACATGAGATTGTGCATCAACGTCAGTTCCGTAGCCGAAATTTCAAAAATATTCCTGGATACCAAAGCACAGCTGAATATGCCAAAGAACGCAAAAAACAAGAGTACTATGGGGATCGAGACGAAATGGGTGCCCATGCTTTCAATTGTGCCTGCGAGTTGATTGATCGATTTGGTTACGACCCCACAGCAATAGGTTACTATCTAGATTCAAATCAATGTCGACGACATAAAAATTCCACTTGGAACGATTATTTGAAAGCATTTGATTGGAATCACAATCATCCAATCATACGCAGAATGAGAAATTTGATCATGCGTAATTTGGAAAATGCCTACTACGGCAAGCCATTTAAGACCACAAACCACTTGACATACTGATAATTACACTGTACAATATACACTTGTACAGTTAATCATTGGAGTTAAAATGAGTGTTTGCGCAAGTCATATCTGGGCTTTAGAAAGTCATCCAAGTCGTTTGAACAAAGAAGCAATTATTGAAGCTATTGCCCAAGAAGGAAATGACGAATTCTTTCACGGTTGTCGTCTTGCACTTGATCCAATGATTACGTTTGGACTTAAACAAATTCCGGAGAAAACAGATGAAGATGGCCCTGGCTTACCTTGGGATAGTTTTACTCTCGCTCTTACTGGCCTTGTTACTCGCAATGTCACCGGCAATACAGCACGTGATATGATTCAGGCCATGATGAAGTCAGCTACCAAAAAAGAATGGAATGGTTGGTATCGTAGAATTTTAATCAAAGACTTGCGCTGTGGTGTAAGCGAAAAAACAATTAACAAAGTAGTGGAGAAGAAATATGCTGACTATGCTATTCCCGTATTTGGTTGTCAGCTTGCTCATGATAGTGCTAATCATGAAACTAAAGTCGCCGGCAAGAAACTTATCGAAGTTAAACTTGACGGTGTCCGTGTTATCACTATCGTTCGTGCTGATGGTCGGGTGGACATGTTCAGTCGCAATGGTAAAGAACTTGCTAATTTCCCTCACATAGCACAACAAATTTCAAACGTGGTCCAACTAAAAGGCTCCAGTAAAAGTATGGACTTAGTGCTAGATGGAGAAATTATGTCTAGTAGTTTTCAAGATTTGATGAAGCAAGTACACCGTAAGGACAATATAGAAGCAGGAGATGCCGTGCTTAACTTGTTTGATGTGTTGCCATTAGAAGATTTTGAGAAAGGTATCTACAACAAAGATCAAACTACTCGCAGTAGCATGGTTAAGTTTTGGGTTGAGCAGAATCAAGACATGTTGCCTAATGTAACTTATGTTGCCAACGAACTTGTTGATTTGGAAACACCAGAAGGATATGCAAGATTTAAAGAAATTAATCAACAAGCTGTACTTGGTGGGTACGAAGGCATTATGATTAAAGATCCAGAAGCTCCTTATGAATGTAAACGTAGTGTTGCATGGCTGAAGTTGAAGCCTTTCATTGAAGTATCATTGGAGGTTGTAAATGTTGAAGAAGGTACAGGAAAAAATATTGGTAAACTTGGTGCATTTGTGTGCGAAGGTGTTGATGACGGTAAAGCAATACGTGTCAACGTTGGATCCGGTTTTACTGATAGTAATCGTGATGATTATTGGAATAACCGTGCAAACGTGCTTGGAAACATTGTCGAAGTAAGAGCGGATGCTATTACACAAAACCAAGACGGTACATATAGTTTACGTTTTCCAAGATTTAAGGGTTTTAGAGGTTTTGAAATTGGAGAAAAGTTATGACAGCAATTACTAGTGTTACAGCACAAAATCTCAAATTGTATCAGCAATCTGAAATTAGAAAAATAGACAAGCGTCACGAAGAATTAGTTTTAGAAGAACGACGAATCAAGTACGACAAAGAAGTTAACGAACAAAAGCGCATTGAGATGGCACGACGAATGAACTGTGCCGTAGGACAAAATATAGACAGGATGGCCTGAATGCAAATAACTAGCAAAACAACCAATATTAGAACTATACGACAAAGTGATCCTAAGTTTACACTAACTGATGGATTTGTAACTTGTCCAAGAGCAGGATTTGAAATAAGTAATCGCTGTCCAGAAAATTATAAAGATCTTATTTTAGAATGTATTAATCATGGTTGGATTAAACCAGTGGCCCATGTATATGGAAAAGAACTAACAATGGATGCAATGAGATGACAAACCCTTTTAGAGATCAAGAAAAATTTATGCGGGCCTGCGATCAGACAGTAGGCACACACAACGAAGATCAATACAAATTGTATCTTAATTTAATTAAAGAAGAAATGGAAGAGCATAGTGTTGCATTTGCAACTCGCGATGCTGTAGAAGAATTAGATGCACTTATTGATATTTTAGTCGTTACTATTGGTGCTATACATAGTGCGGGTTTTGATGCCGAAGGTGCTTGGAAAGAAGTTATGAAAACAAATTTTGCCAAGATTGATAAAGATACTGGTAAAGTTCGTAAACGTGAGGACGGTAAGGTATTAAAACCTGTAGGCTGGACTCCGCCTGATTTAAAATCGTTTGTTAAATGATGTTTTGGTTTAAGTCTAATACTATTAATGTAGACTGCTTTACCGGCAGACAGTATGTTCACGACTTTTATCCGATTGATAATACTAACAAATTTTTCCCCGATTGGTGGAAGGTGTTGGATAAAAGCTATCCAGATGAGTCGGGTATATTCCCACAGTCAACTATTAAAGGTTGTACAGGATTTAATCAGTTTTTTAACAACGGAATTACCATTCCTTTATGGAGTGAGATGGCGATTGGATTGACGGTTAATCGCCAGTTTGGTTTACAGTTTGCTGATGGTATATCAGCCGCTGGCCATCATGCCTTTAGACAGATGGAAGGCTATTTAAACCCGAATGAATATTCACATTTAAAAATTCAAACTCCGTGGTTAATTGAATGCAAGGAAAATATCAACTGGATGTGGGTTCAGAATACATGGGGATTTAGAAATCCGGGAAATTTTATCATACCCCCAGGTGTAGTTAATTACAAATATAATTCCACAACTGATATTAACATGTTTTTTAGTTTTCAAAATCTTCGAGAAAATCTTTTGATTAAAGAAGGAACTCCTATGGTTAATATTGTACCAATGGATGATAGGAGTGTAAAAGTACATGTGCATAAACTCAGCGAAGAAGAGTTTATGAACAAAAGAGAGCGTTTAATTCCTACGTCGTTTCTTAATAAGTACGGAACGACAAAGAATCTCATAAACAAATACGAAAGTAAATGCCCGTTTGGGTTTAAAAAATAAAATGGCACATCACACTAACTACTGGAGTTGTACTCCTTTCGCAGACTGGATCCGAGGTACTAAGAAATTGAGTGCAGGAACAGCCGAAGAATGGGACGACTGGACAACCACAGCTCAAATGAAACACAATTTCCGTTACTGGCTAGCAGAAGAAGGGCTCGGCCATCTACAAGATTTTGTAACTTGGCCTGTAAGGAAACTCTATGATATCAAGTATTATATTAATAATCGGTGGGTTACTCGGACTCATAGTCTTACTGCTCATGTTCGCGATATTCGTCCTGGCAACTGGTGCGATGTTGGGAATCGATTCTTGCCATGTTTGTTTAATGAACTTGTTGACTTTGTTGAAGTAGAACAAGCATGGAGTCACATTGCCTGGGGTGATGAAAAAGATAAAGCCAAATATAATGCACCATTCTGGGCCACAGGTTGGTTCCGCTGGCGTACATGGCGTTGTCCGCAAGCAGGCCTTGATCACTTAGACTGGGCCATGACACTAACTAATAACGACTGGTGTGGGCCCGAACATCCTGACTATGGCAAACCAACTGGTCAAGCACTACGTGCCAAGGAAATCAAAGAACTTTACAATTGGTGGACTGTGACCTATCGTAACCGACCCGATCCATACGAAGCCAGTGGTTGGACTGCGGCCTGTGAAGCAAGTCGTATTGCCAATGGTGGCAAGCTAAATTGGGGGCAGGAAAAAGATCCTGCTGTTAAAAAGGCTAGCGACAAGGCGCATAAGTTGCTTCAAAAGATTGAAGCGGCATATGAAAAAGAAGATACCGATATGATGATTCGACTTATTAAAATTAGAGACGCACTATGGACTTGAGATAACTAGTATATTATAAGGTTTTCCATGGAACACAAATATATACGGTTAGAACATTCAAACAATTCGCACGAAGATTGGTTTGTAGTCAATTGGTGCTTGGGCAATACCTGTAACTATAGTTGCTCGTATTGTCCTTCAGCACTGCACGATGGATCAAAGTATTGGCCTGATCCTAGCGTAATTAAAAATTTCATTGCTCGTGTAAAAGATCAATATTTTCATAAAAAAATATATTTTGAATTCACTGGTGGTGAAGTCACAATGTATAAACATTTTATTGAAATTTGTCAATTTTGTTCTGAGATGGGTGTCAAAGTTGGTTTAATCAGTAATGGATCACGCACACTAAGATACTGGGAAGAAAATAAACAATACTTTGATCATGTATGTCTTAGCTTTCATCCAGAGCATGCTGACGATAAACACTTTATTGACGTAGTTAAATTATTAAACAACGATGTACGCACTCACGTTAACATAATGATGAGTCCTGAAAAGTTTGATCATTGTTATGCTGTAGCAAATAAAATTAAAAATTTAGGCAATATTAGTATGGCCTTGCAGCCATTGATCCACGACTTTGGTGATACACTCTATGATTATAATGATTTTCAAAAGAGAATATTTGATAAGCAACACGAATTAATCAGTAAACATATTAAATTTACCAAGACATTTGATTATTACAGAGGTGCTATGCGTGTAGTATATCCTGACGGTACTAGCCAAGTATCAAGTGCGCATAGGTTCATTAGCGAAAAAATCAATGACTGGTCTGGCTGGAAATGCTATGCTGGTATTGAGCAATTGATTGTTGATATGGATGGTTCAATTTATCGAGGATGGTGTAAAGAGGGTGGTGCTGTTGGTAAAATAAACGACGTAGATTTAACTCTCCCAACTGAGCCAATAGTGTGTAGCAAAAATATGTGTCATTGTAATTTTGATATTATGAGTACTAAGGAAAAGTAATGAAAAAGAGATTTTGCATTTTAGGGTTACCGCGTAGTGGTAGTCAATTACTGGCCACACTGCTTGAAAGTTCAACTCGTAACATGGCAAACCTATACGAGCCATTTACTCATAATTTAGAAACTAGAGTAAAAATAAACGATGATAACACTCTTAACTATTACGATGATACTAGCTCAATTTCTATAGAAGAACGTGTTGAAAATGTGCTATTAGCATTAGAGAATGGTGACAAAAATCAATCACTTGTGGTAAGATTTTTTCCTTACAGTAATATCCCTAATCATAAAGAAATTATTAAAAGAATAGAAAAATGTAATATAGAATTTGTAGTGTTAAAAAGACAAGATATAGAAGCTCAAATACTAAGTTACGGACTAGCATTATCCACAGGTGTGTGGCACGAATTTACAGCATCTGACTTACCCGATGATTTAGAAATACATCACTTTGAAGAAATGGCTTGGTTATACGAACAAAATAAGAATTTTGATAATTGGTTGAAATCGCTAGATATAACTTACACTACTATACACTATGAAAATATAGTAGCAGAACTATTTGAATACATACAACGTCCAATATATCGCGGGAAAATAAATGATCAACTAAAAAAGAGAAAAACTGAACAGCTATGGGATAAAGTAGCTAACGCTGTAGAGCTTAAAAGTTTTATACAATCATTAAAAGATGACACTTATATTAGATAATCATGCCCTTACCATTACAACCAGAACATTTGAAAGATGCTAAACTTTTTGCTCACAGGCGTAACCTTATTGATAACCTAGTAGGATCTGGCATAAAATCTATTGCCGAGTTAGGTGTTGCTTATGGTGATTTTTCCGAATATATGATAGAAACATTGACACCTAAAATATTCGGAGCATATGATATATTTAAACTACATAATGCAAATGTTTCATTTAATGGAATACCTGCCATTGAAAAATTTAATGGGTCAACACACAGTGATTTTTATTACAATCGACTAAAAAATAAATTTGGTGACACCGTAGATTTGCAGATATTTGAAGGAGATAGTTCTACTAATTTACACAAATACAAAGGCACTTATGATTTGATCTATATAGACGGGGATCATTCATTAAAAGGTATTTGGAAAGATACCAAAGCTGCCCAAGCAAAGCTATCGCCCGGAGGAAAACTAATTTATAACGATTATATGATGTACGATCATAGAAATAAAGAAGATTACGGGACCGTAGAAGTAGTAAATTGGTTGTGTGTAAAAGAGGGTTGGAAGATAACTGGTATGGCATTACAAAACGAAATGTATTGTGATGTAATGTTAGAAAAAATTTAATGCTGAGGCTGGTTTAATTTACTGTGATTGTTTACATTTATTGCCCAATACTTTTTATCAAATACTCTGTTAACAATATTATTGTCAAATCCTATTTCTATTAAAGATTTTTGAATTTCAGAAATACAGTCATCAGATTGATCTCGTATAAAAAATCTATGAAATCCTATGATTTTAATGTTATTGTCAGTAAGGCACGATCTAAACATTTCTATTGTATAATTTCCCCAAAAAGTAAATGAAAAAGATTTAACAGATGTATTAAAATCAAAATTACTATAAAATCTATACAATATAAATTCACTTATTCCTGCTGGAATTGTAAGTCCATTGTGAACATAATCAAAAAGTAATTCTAGCTTAGGATGATTGTTTAGTATTTCTTTTACGATTGATGTTTTCATTCGAAAGGGAGTTGTTGGTTCCCAAAAATGTGTTGGTTTTTTACCAGTTATATTTTCTAATAATTCTATCCAATCGGGCCAGTATCGATATTGTTTCTGTCTCTCATCTATAAAAGCATTCCCCTCATGTTGAGGAGATTCAGATAACCTAGTTGGCTTGATGAAGAAATTTTTAGTATCCAATACCAAGTAGGAATCACTATCAATGCGATCAACAATTAATAATTTTAACATCTGCTGATCAATCCAATTTTTATGCCCGGGTGTTAGTAGATTTTCACTCAGTGTCTTCTTATAAGAGCGTGTATCAAAAAACCGCAACTGGCAAGGCCCGGTATAATACGGACTTAATGCATCGACCCATTCTTGTATTGGTTTACTAGAAGTTTGTATTACAACCCAGTGTGTGGATCTATCTAATAAAAATTTATCAATACTCTGTGCTTGCATCAACATCATGTCAAAGTCTCTGTCACAAGTAACTGTTACAATGTGATTCACTTTCTGTCTCCAAACAAAATATAGTCTTCCTTTGTGTAACCCTCCATAACTTCGCTTCCGCTAGTTGAATTTGGCTTACTATTTTTATTATCTAAGCCGCCACGGATAGGTACTACTGCCCAAGTACAAAAGTCTATAAAATTCGGAAGAGTTTTGAGTTCTTCTTCTAAACTTAATGTTTCTTCTCTATTATGTGGTGCCATCATGAATTTTATTTCCAGATGACCTAACCCACCGTTATTGGCTTTTTCGTCTGCAATAGCTTCTACTACACGAACGAACTTTGCACGATCATAAAATTCAAAATGTACACTTAAATTTAAATCACCATAGTGTATGATTTCTCTGTAGTAGTCCGGTAAACGACTTCCGTTACTATGCAAACTAACATGATGTCCCATGGCGTTTAGATAACGCAACCAGTCTAAGAAATCTTTATTAACCGTTGGCTCGCCGCCGCTAATGATAAAGTTAGCTGCTTCACCTTTGGTGAATTTCTCTTCTATCAGTGCTGTAGCTTTCATTAGTTCTTCTAGCGATTTGTGCGGATCGGTATTATTGTGTATCCACGGCCAGCAATAACTACAATCATAATTGCAACGACGACCTATTTCCCAATAAACTTGTTTTTGATTACTTGCATGAGTTCTTTCCATAGCAACAAAATCAGTTAGGGTATCATCACGTAGCTCAATTTCAGTTTCTAACCCAGCACCTCTACGAAGTAATGGTTTAAATTCAATTTTATTAACTTTTGGAATAAAGAGGTCGGCGCCGCAACTACAAACATTACGTTTGCAATCAATCCAATCATCGGGCACACGAAAGTCTTCAAATACATTTCCTAATTTGCCGCCTACACGACAACTGGCTGTCCAAACGTATCCATCCATATCAACATATAGACTGTCAACGCCTGCGCCACATTTCCAATTTGGTAAGAAGTTTAGCTTGTCCCCAACCAATTCATCAGTACTCCAATCACGCCATGCACCATTTTCTGCATAAGTTCTAATTGGTTTTCCAGGTGTAAAGTCCATAATTTTCCTTGTGACATATTTATAGGGTTGCATATTTCTTAAAAAAATTATTGACTTTTCTTATTTGAATATATAACATACTTAAACAGGATCATTGAATGTATAATTTAGGTTATCTTTTTAAACCGTCAGAAAAAACAGCAATAATAACCGATAGAGAGTATAGCTATACTGAGCTCGACAACTTAGCCAACGGCTTTACTGTAGGACTTTCTGGGTATAAACGTGTTGGAATACTAGCAAATAATTCTATTAATTTTGTGGCGGCCTATTTAGGTATACTACGGGCAGGTGCAACTGCAGTTTTAATCAGCACTAAACTACCTCAAACAGTTCGTGAGTACATTATAAAAGATAGTCAATGTGAACTCGTACTAACAGAAGACAACTTTTTTAATTTTTTTAAAATAGGTACCCCAGATAAAATTAGCATGGATGAAAATTCTCCTGCTATTATACTTTACACATCTGGCTCTACAAAAATGCCAAAGGGCGTAGTAATACCTCATAAACGTCTATGGACTATAAGTCAAAAAGCTAAGGATCCATTAATGCCTAAAAAACGTATGCTAATAGCAGCTCCTTGCTATCACATGAATGGGTTATCTAATCTAGAAGTAGGACTAGCTGGCAATGCTACAATAATACTAATGAGTCAATTTGAAGCTAAATCTGCTGTAGAAGTTATTAAACAACACAAGGTCAATTTTATAACTTCAGTTCCTACTATGATTGCTTTGTTATTACAAGAAGACGTTTCTAAACTTACGACCATTAGACATATTGCCATGGCTAGTGCTCCAGTTAGCAAAACTTTATATAGTTTTATTAAACAAAAATTTCCTAGTATATCCATATCAATAGCATATGGTAGTACAGAAGCAGGTCCTGGGTTGTTTAGTAAACATCCGTGGTTACCCACTCCTGAAATGAGTGTAGGGTATCCGGCTACAGGAATAGATTATAGACTAGACAATGGAATATTAGAAATCAAAAGTCCGTCTATGATGACTAGTTATAGTAATGGGGACACTAGATTTACAAAAGATGGATATTTTATCACTAATGATATATTTGAAACAGATGCCGCAGGTTTTTATTATTTTGTGGGACGTGCCGATGATATGTTTGTCAGCGGTGGCAATAACATATATCCTAGGAAGATTGAAACTATATTAGAAACACACCCTTGTATAGTAGAGTCGGCGGTTATTCCTTTAGAGGACGATATAAAAGGTGTTAAACCTTATGCATTTGTAACTATTAAAAATAATACAACAGAAGATGAAATCAAAACACATATTTTGAAAACATTGTCTTACAATGAATGTCCGCGTAAAATTTGGATTTTAGATTCTATGCCTCTTACTGGCGTTAATAAGATTGATAAAAATAAACTGATCGAACAAGCGCGGATATATACATTGTGAATAAAAATATTAATTTAACGGACTTGTAATATGTTCCAACGATTGAATAATCTCCAAGGTCAAGTTGCTGTCATAACAGGCGGATGCGGACAAGTGGGTTATGCTACCGCCCAACGATTGTCACAGCAAGGAGCCACAGTAGTAGCACTGGTTCGAAAAGATATAGATAGTGCCATGCAAAAAATGCAAGCACTATCTGGCACAGCAATTTTAGCAGATATTACCAATTCAGCTGATTTGACATTGGCGGCTGCAATGATCAAAAAACAGTTTGGTCGTTGTGATATTTTAGTTAACAGTGCAAGCATTACAAAAAATGTGTTGCCTTCAAATTTGGATGCGCTCACAGATGAAATATTTGATAGTATTGTAACAACTAACCTGCGTGGAGTATTTGCTACAATACGTGCATTTGCTCCTATGCTTAAAGAAACCAAAGATGGATTAATAGTTAATATTTCCAGTACCAGTGCTGAAGGTGCAAGTAATAGCAATATAGCATACGGTTGTAGCAAAGCTGGAATCAATCAACTGACTAAAACTTTGGCAAAAGCACTTGCTCCTGAAATTCGTATTGTAGCGGTGTCTCCCGGTTTTATGGTAGAGCCAACTAGTGGTGCTGTTAAAGGTCCAGGTGTTAACGAAAAGATGGCAGAATCCAGTCCGTTAAAGCGTATTGGGTATGCAGATGATATTGCTAGTACTATTGAAGCGTGTTGTACACACATACGATTTGCCACAGGCAGTATATTTTTAGTGGACGGTGGAAGAACTGTATGAAAACTATTATCACTTGTGCCATCACCGGTGCTGTTACTAATAGAGAACAAACTCCCTATCTGCCAGTAACACCTGAAGAGATTGCTATAAGTGCATTAGAGGCTGCAGAAGCGGGAGCAGCCATTGTACATATCCATGTACGTAATCCAGAAACAACTCGGCCTAGTATGGATGTAGATTTATACCGAGATACTGTTGATAGAATTAAAAAACATAATACCAATGTGTTGATTAATTTAACAACAGGTCCTGGAGCATTGTATATTCCAAGCAAAGATAACTTATCACACGGAGCACCGGGGACGGTATTGCTTCATGCTATTGACAGAGTTAAGCATATTGAATTAATTAAACCTGACTTGTGCAGCATAGATTTTAATACTATGCATCAAGCCGAAAATGGTATACGTATTAATCATAAGTTAATAACTAGGAGGATGGTAGATCTTGTACAGCAGGCAGGAACAAAGTGTGAATTAGAAATTTTTGATAGCGGAGATTTTCGTATAGCACAGGAATTTGTGGCAGACGGAACAATCAAAGGAACTCCATTTTGGCAATTTGCTATGGGTATCAAATATGGATGGAATGCAACTCCTAATGCACTGATGTATGCTTACAATGAACTACCAAAAGGAAGTGTATGGAGCGCATTTGGTATAGGTAAACAAGAAATGCCAATGGTAGCCCAAACTATGATATTAGGCGGGCATGTACGTGTTGGTATGGAAGATAATATCTATACTAGTAAAGGTGTTTTGGCAAAGACTAACGCCGAATTAGTTAAAATGGCTGCAGATATTATAAAGCTATTGGGTGGTAACGTAGCATCGTCCAGTGAGGCAAGGGAAATATTATTTTGAAAAGGTTGACATTTGTTTTGTTTGAGTATATAATATGTGTATTGTTTAACAAAGCAGGAGCAAAAAATGGCTAAAGTAGCAACCAAAACCCGTGTAACTAAAAAACAAGTTACAGCACATCGCACCAAAGCGGCTAAAGATTATAGTCCCGTATGGGATAATGTAGAGTCCATGGATGCTAACCAATTTTTGCGCCATTGGCATGGTGCTATGGAATATTACCGTTTGGAATTTAGCGGCAAAGATTTGAAGCCAGCTATTATCAAATGGATGACTAATGTTGGTTGTACAAAAGAAGACATTGCTGCCTTTAAGAAAACTAAAGATAATCGATGCAATGTCACAATGGGTGCTATTGCTAGTTGTTTGAATCGCGGCATGCCTGCCGTTCGTGAAGATTTTAATGATGGTCGAGATACAAGTGCTTGGTTGCGTAAAGCAATTGTCGAAGTAATTGAAGCAGGCAAAAACGACAAGGAAGATGAAGTTGTCGATACTAAACCTGTAGTAGCACAGCCTACCATTCAAGAACGTGTGCGTGAAGCATCGTATCGCATGACCGAAGAAATTGAAGATGCCATTGAAAATTTCCAAACAGATCCTGAGAATTTTGATCCTAAAGCATTTAAAATGCTCAACTTGCTAAAAGGCAAAGAAGTTAAGGCTGCGCATGCTCGAATTATTAAAGAGTTGTATGCACGAGATTTGGCAGAACTTGAGGAACTTGCTAGCGGTAAAGGCGATGAACAATTGAAGGAAGCATATAGTCATCGTACTAAAAAGCAAATCCGCAATCTGATTGCATTTTATCAAGAAATTGCGAGTGCGTGTGATATGTTGGCACAAGAAGCCAAAGTTAATCGTGCTCCTCGTGCTAAGAAATCAGTGCCCGTTGAAAAGCTGGTTGCTAAACTCAAGTTTATGAAGTCTAACGAACCTCTAAAACTTGTAAGTATTAATCCAAAGGATATTATTGGGTCTGGCGAACTTTGGGTGTTTAACACTAAATCTCGTAAGTTGGGCAAGTATGTGGCTGCAGAGTTTAATACATTAAGTGTTAAAGGTACTACAATTACGGGCTTTGATGAGTTTAAGAGTGTACAAAAGACTGTGCGTAAACCTGAAGAAAAACTCAAAGAGTTTAAGTCTGCAGGTAAGATTGCTCTGCGCAAATTCCTAGAAGAGATCAATGCTACAGACACTAAAATGAACGGACGCATTAACGAAGATACTATTCTTCTTAAAGTTCAGTAATCTAAGGCAAAACATGGATAAATACTCGAAAGAGAGTGTTTATCCATGGCCCAAATATTTCATATTGAAGACAATACCGTTTTTATTAGTAGTCTAACACTGAGTGCGACTCAAGGGTTAGTAACACATACCGGCAATTACAGTATTACCGGCAATGTTAGCATAGCAAATGATGCAACTATTGGTGGTACCCTTAATGTAGGAACACTTAAAGTTAAGAATTTAATTGCAGATAATAATTCCACAGACTTAGGTAGTTGGGTTTCTACCGTAGATTCTGAATTAAATGGCAAAGGTTTTAGTTGGTCTCATGCAACAGGGCAAACTCAGCTAATATATAGATCTGGTGGAAGATTATGGGCCAATGCCAATTTAGATATTGGCTCTTCTAACACCTACAATATTGATAATATTCCAGTGATTAGTGCAACAGCACTAGGCGGAACTATTACAAAGAGTAATTTAACTAGTCTTGGAACACTGAATAAACTGTCAGTCGCTGGAGATACTACTCTAGGCGATTTTATGTTTGTTAATAGTACATTTAATCGACTAGGTATAGGCACAGAAGAACCAAACTTTACAATTGATATATTAGACAATAATGTTAACATTGTTATTGGTAGTCCTAATAACGGAATAGCACACTTTGGAACAAACAGTAGCGACGATATTGCTATCATTTCTGACGGACTAGAGCGTATTACTGTTACAAAAGGTGGCGAAGTTAATATAGGCAACCCAGCGAACGGAGGCGCGGTATTAAACGTCTATGGAACGTTAAACGCCACTAGTGTAGTTACTGATAGCAGAATTGATCGTACACATGCATTGCAATTCTTAGCAACAAAGGATAATAGCATATATGGTCTTGGTTTAGTTTGGGCAGGAGCGGGTGCGCCAAGACAGCTAATAATGTCTAATTCTCCAGATAGATTACATTCTACAGAAAGTTTTGATATAGCCGCAGGTAAATTTTATTATATCGATTCAAGACCTGTCTTAAGTTCAACAGCCTTGGGCGCCGGAGTTACAACTAGTAGTTTAACTACACTGGGAACATTGAAAACATTGTCAGTAGACGGCACAACTACATTAAATGATTTAACAGCAAATCAAATAACCATCGGTGAAGGAATCAAATTAGTTCAAAATGGTATCAATTCTGAAAATCAAATTAAATTAACTAGTCAAAATAGTGAAGTGCTTTACGGCGATATCAACGAAATCAATATTGGTGATAAACTTATACAAGCTAAACCAGTTAAAGTTTTCGGACCTTTGAGCATTAACATTAATAATCCAGATCCTACATTACAATTTAGTGTTAACGGAGATGTTAGTTTAGGAGGGCGTAGATTTACATCAGGAAAAACTGCTCCAACATCTGGCATATTCAATGCTGGAGATATGTGTTGGAATTCTGAGCCAAAAGCAAGTAGCTACATTGGTTGGGTTTGCATAACTCCTGGAACTCCTGGTCAATGGCTAGGCTTTGGAATGATTTCTAATCAATAAACTTGACCTTGTAATCATAAACCTATATAATTAGTATATGCGGCCTTAGGCATTCATCCCGCAATATAAATTCTGCATGTCATTGTTAACAAGGAGACATAACAATGGCAACACTACAACCGGTAGTATACAAGTATCAAAGCACAAAAGAATATGTGGACGCATTTCCGTGTGCTTACAGACAATGGCGAAGCGATAGTCACTGTAACCTAATTCATGGCTACAGTTTTTCAATGAAGTTCTATTTTGGTACCAATGATTTAGACGTTCGTAATTGGGCGGCTGATTATGGTGGGCTGAAAGAACTCAAAAAGATTTTAGAAGATCAATTTGATCACACTCTTATTGTAGCAGAAGATGATCCAGAAATGGAAACATACAAGTTGCTACAAGAAAAGAAAATGGCAAAAGTAGTAGTACTACCACGTTTAGGCTGTGAAGGCCTTAGTGATATGCTCTACAAGTATGTCAATGGAGTTTATATTCCAGAGATGTGGGGCCCGGGCGAGGCAGCACGTTTGTGGTGCTATCGTGTAGAAGTTCGCGAGACACAGGCTAATATGGCTTTTAGAGAAGGGCATCGTGAGTGGAATGAGGATCTTCTTTCATAATTTTTGGCGTAGTTGGGCCAAAGCATTAGGTGAAAAAGCAGGCAGTTCGGACGCAGAAGCGGATCGAATTGCTTGCATTCGTACTGTAATTGTGTTATCATACATACTTACAAACATTTTTATAATCTCAGGCGTCATAAGGCATTGGTAATGAAACGTATAGGCTTTGCATGTAAATGGATCGACACTCCTGAACAAGTCAACGGTATTAAAGCAACCGACGATGCTAAACAATACAACACCGGTACAACTACCATAAGTTGGTTAAATAGACAGTCGAAGGACGTTGCAGAGCAAAAGCTCTGGGATCTAATGGTCCAGAATCTGGCGGCTACAAAAAAACTTGTAGACCGTGTAGGAGAACTTAATGAAAATCTTAGGATGGTTCGTCTTAGTAGCGACATTCTTCCTGCTTATACCGAGCCAACATGGAGTTATTTTTGGCAACGACCCGATGTGGTTCAATATCTTGAACGCAATTTTATCCTTATTGGTGATAGTGCTCGTGCAAGCAATACCCGTCTTAGTATGCATCCTGGTCAGTTTGTTGTTCTGGCTAGCATTAACGAAGGCATTGTCGGACGAAGCATAGATGAATTTGAATATCACACAGATATGGCCCGCTATATGGGTTTTGGAAAATCGTTCCAAGACTTTAAAATTAATGTCCACATTTCAGGCAAGCAAGGCCCTGAAGGCATACGCAGAGCATATGCCCGGCTCAGTCCAGAAGCAAGAAATTGCATTACAATTGAAAACGAAGAAAACGCATGGGGACTAAATGACTGTCTTGATATTAGCGATATCGTTCCTATTGTGCTCGATATTCACCATCATTGGATTCGCGAAGGGGAGTATATCTCTTCGACAGACGATCGTGTTAAGCGTGTCGTGGATAGTTGGCGTGGTCTCCGCCCTACACTTCATTATTCTGTATCTCGTGAAGATTATCTCGTCAATCATGACACTAATCTAGCACCTGATCACGCACAGTTACTTGTAGATGGCTACAAGAAACAAAAACTAAGGGCACACAGTGACTTTTATTGGAATCACAAAACTAACGAATGGGCAATAACTTTTCTAAACCAGTTCGACATAATGTGCGAGAGCAAGGGAAAAAATCTCGCCAGCATGGAACTGTACAATCAAGCCAAAAGCTATCTCGAGAACAACTAATACACAGGTTGGAAACTCTTAGGGAAGAGCTAGAAGAAAATCCTAACCTCGACGAAAAACGAAGGGTTAGGATTCAAGAAGATATGGCTAACTATTCTAGCCAATTATCTAAGTTTTAATTACTCTGCTTTAGGCTTTTTAGGCGCACGTGGCTTCTTAGCCGCAGGTGCTTTTTTAGCTGCTGGTGTCTTTTTGGCTTTAACTGGCTTTTCAGCTGGAGCTTCGACTGCACCGGCACCTTCTACAGCTAGAGTAACTGGAGCAACTTGCGTTGGAGCAGCAACAGAAGCCTCAGTACCTGCTGGCACAACTGTTAAAACTGATTCATTGGCAGATTCAGTTTTATAAGGTGCTTCAACAGCAACTTCTTTTGGTTTTCCTACGAAAAACTCTTTGATTTTTTTGAACATAATATGTTCCTCCTTGTGGATTATTTATACTGATAAATATCATTATGTACAACTTTATTCGTTATGTTAGTTTAAATGAAGGCCATGCTCCTAAGACACTAGAGCAAGCAATTCTTCCCTACAAAAAGGACGAATTGGAGCCTGCTATATCCGAAGATACTATGAAATATCATTATGGAAAACTGTACAAGGGCTATGTTGACCGTTTTAACAACGGCGAAGGCGATGCAGACTTCAATGAAGCGGGTGCGTTTTTACACCATATTTTGTTCACACAATACCAAGCACCACAGGCATCCAATCAACCCACAAATATTGCTGAAAATTTTATCAACAAATATTTTAAAAGTTTTGATAAATTCAAGGATGATTTCCAAAAAGAAGCAATGAAAATACAAGGTAGCGGTTGGATATATTTGGCAAGTGATGGTACTATCAAAACAATTAAAAATCATCAAATAAAACTAGATATTGTATTGTTAATTGATTGGTGGGAACATGCCTGGGCATTAGATTACCAGGCTGATAAAAAAAGCTACCTAAATAACCAATGGAAAATTATCAACTGGAATATTGTCAGCTCTAGAGTTGGTCTACGGTCTTAAGGCTACTGGCAGGAATACTCCATACATTCCTACTTTCAACGCCTTTACTTTGTGCAAATTTTTTAATATCGCATTTGCTGCATACATGGTAAACATTATTTGTTAATCGATTAGGATCCATAGATCCTTTATCTCGGTTAAACACTTCTCCGCAACAATCACACTGAAGTACCAATACAGTCTTATTACGACTATAAGTGTGATGTTTACCACGTTTACTAGTTCTCACGTGTTGTGTTTGACGAAATTCAGTGCCTATGAACATCATGTATTTACATTAAGATTATAAAAATCTTTTGATAAATACTCTATCGAGGGCAATCATGATCACTATTTCCAATTCAGCCAAGCTAAAAATACTAGATCTTTTAGCAGAAGAAAACAATCCCAATTTATTTTTACGTACATTTGTCCAAGGCGGCGGGTGTAGTGGATTTAGTTACGGATTCACTTTTGACGAAATAGTAAATGAAGACGATTTTGAAATTCCGCTAACAGGCAGTTTTAAAGTACTTGTAGATGCAATGAGCATGCAATACCTCACAGGTGCAGAAATAGACTATAAAGAAGAATTAATGGGTAGCACATTCAGCATAAAGAATCCTAACGCAACTACAACTTGCGGATGTGGTTCTAGCTTTGGAGTTTAAATAAATGACACAAAATATTATTAATGTAGGTATTCAAGGTAACGACGGTACGGGCGATAGTATCCGCGAAAGTTTTACCAAAATTAATCAAAACTTCACAGAGCTATATGCTGTGTTTGGTGCCGGTGGACAAATTAAATTTGGTAACTTAGCTGACGCTCCTGGAACTAAAACATACCCTATAACAAACATTAGCGGAAACAATACAAAAGTTACGATTGTATTCAGTAATACAGATACATCATTAAGTCCGTTCACAGTGGGACAAAACATTATTATTAAAAATGTTGTTCCAAGTATATACAATGGAACATATGCTGTTACTGATGCTACTCCAACATCAGTAAAATTTTTAAGTTCAGCAAACACTAATACTATTACACTTGGTACAGTTTCCAGTACAGCATATAATGCCAACCAAGTTATTATGGCAAACAGTACAGGAACTGGACTTACAGCCAGAACTCTTGTAGGAACTGGAAATCTTACTATTGATGCCTCTAATAATAGTCAACTAACTCTTGGAATCAACAGTGACGGATTCTTATCTGCAACTAGTCCAGTTTTAAAACAAAGCATTAATGGTAAGGGTAATTTTTCTCTTGGAAATCTTGCTGATCCGACAGATTCACTTGTAGATAATTTTAACACTTACTACGGACAACAAGGATTTGCTCCAGTATCTAAAGACTCATTTGCAGTAACTGTTGGCTATGCAAATGCACATTATCTGCAATTAACAGATTCAGGTACATTATCTGGTCCTCTTAAAGTAAGAGATGAACCGCTAGTACCACAAATTAACGATGTTGACTACGATCCTACATTATCAGGTAACTATGTAGGCACTGAAGCAATTCAAAGAAAACATGCTGTTCGCCGAGATGGCGACACTATGACAGGTGCTTTAACTCTAAGCGATCACCCAAGTCCATTATCTGGTAAGGGCATACTAACTAGTTCTTCTGATTTACAAGCAGCTACCAAAGGATATGTAGACAATAATACATATTTTAGCGGAGTTAACTTATATGTTAGCGCCACAAAAGGTGATGATTTACAAAGTAATACGCCAGTAGGTAGAGAAGGTCGTGCTTGGCAATATGCTTATAAGACTGTTAGTGCCGCAGCATTACAAGCTGAAAATTTAATTAATCTTGCCAGTAATGAACCTGGTCCTTATCGCCAAACTATCGCTTATACTATTGGGCCGACACAATATCAAAGTACAGTAATCAATAACACAACAGAAACACTTCCTTGGTTAGTTGGGCTTACTCCTGGTGACGGAGTAGATGTAGGTATTACTGATACCGCATACCTATTAGAGAAAAATAAATCATTCATTCAGAAAGAAACAATTGCATATTTGAATAGAAAATATGTTAATGAATTTACACTGGATGTAACACAATGGTCTAATATTATAGAAAATATAATAACAGGTGTTGGATACGATTTAGTTTTTACAAATTCTACTGGTATATTAACAAACTATAATAGTGTAACACAGACTAGTTTACTTTTTAACGAAAAAAATGTTGGTCTTGTAGACAATTATTATATTCAACTAGTAGATGCGATTAATTTCATTAAAACTCAAGCACAAGACTTTTCTTATAATGTTCCTGCTGCCAGCAATTACATTGACCAAGTTATTGATGCAATATGCTATGATTTAATATTTGGTTCAAATTTTCAAAGTATACAAGTAGGATTACTTTTCAACGACGGTGCAAATACTGATTTAAGTGCTACCGAAATTACCGGAGCCTTGATTAATTTATCAAATATAATTACACAGACTGCAAGTTGGAATAACGGTGTTACTCGTTCCCCTAGTAGCATTACTGTTATTAAAAATTTAATAACAACGATTAATTCAATTATTTTATCTGGAAAAATTCCAGATCCTGTATTTCCTGACTTATTAGTTACTGCTACTGGACAAACAAGTGCCAAGTATTTGTTAATCAGTAATATACCATTTTTACAAGCAGAACTAGTTTCATTTATTACAGCGAATTTCCCCAAAGTTGAGTATAACAGAACTAGCTGTGAAAGAGATATTCAATACGTGGTATGGGGATTAGTATATGATATGATGTACGGCGGTAATAGTCGTACAGTTAATTCTGGATTAAGATATTGGTTATACAGTGGCACTCTAAGTATTGATCCTCCAATATTTTGGGAAACTATTTACGGATATTTAGGTACACTAGTTGATGATGTAATCAACAACCGAGCACCTGCAAAGTTTTATCAACAAACAACCACACAGTATACTAATGAAATTTACATCGAAGGTGGAACACAATCCAGTGGGCTAGCTGATAACATTGCTTCATTTATAAGTATTATCGGAAGTGTCGGTGGAACACCTTCTCCTGCAAACTTGATAGGAGAGCCAGACACTGTAATAATTAGTGGCGGATCAATAACTGTAGTATATCCAACAACTTCTAATGCTGGTTCAACATTGCAGAACATACGTTCACAAATACAATCACAAAAGATTGGAGCTAGTTTTACAGGTAACATCAATCCAATTATTGGAAGTAGTACATCAAGATTAACTATCACTGGCGGAATCACAGGTTCAATAGGAACTTCTGATGTTATTGCCGGTGTAGGAATTACCAGCGGTACAAAATTAGTATCTGGTTCAGGAGCAAGTTGGGTTGTTAGTAATAGCCAAACAGTAGTATCTGAAAGTATATCTACTGGATTAATTTCTGTTACTCTTAATTACGTAGATGGAAACTATTCAATAATTAACAGTCCGGTTGTTAATTCTGTAACTACTGAATTATTTTCATTGATTACAACTTTCTTAGAAAATGGAATTAGTAGTCGTCCAACTGTAAGTTTGGTAAACCCAACGGGGTTATCAACTGATAGTATTAATGCTAAAAATACTTTGCTATCAAATTTAGCAACTATTAAAACAGCATTTACAACTTATATTACTGCTCAGTACCCAACAACTGTATACGACGTTGCCCTTGCACAACGAGCAATAGGTTATGTTGTTGAAGCAATAGCATACGATTTAACTTACGGCGGTAATACAGCTAGTGGTGCAATTGCCCAAGAATTTATTGCATGTGCTGGTGCAATCGGACAAGGTTTAGAAACTAAATTCTCTGATGCAATATTATCTAGTACTGGCGCAACAATTACTAGTTTATTAAATGCCAACCCTTCTTCATCAATTATAGATCCATTAGTTAGTGAGATTTCAACAATTGTTGGGGCATCTACAATTACGATAGATTTAGTTAATAATGTTAAAACAATTATTGCAAGAACAACTGTAGGACAAATTGTTACTGTTCAAAATTTCTCAGTGGTACCACCAACAGTTACTAACAACTTATATGGATCTGACTTTGTTAGTGCGCAGACAATCATTAATAATAACACTGCAATAATTACCGATAATACTATAAATTATTTAAGAAATACTTACACAGGCGGCTTTAATTATAACGAAAGTACTTGTTATAGAGATATTGGATATATCTTAGATGCCATGGTGATCGACCTGTTAGTAGCTGGAAATTATCAAAGTATTAATTCTGGATTGTCCTATTATAAAAACGCCAGTGCGAAGAGTATTGCAATTGGAACTCAGTTGACTGAGACGTTAGACGGTTTAACATTTGCATTTGGTGACGGAGGATATGACGGAACTAACAATACCCTTGGTCTAGTATATCGCGTTCTTAACAACTCTGCTATAGCAAGATATCAACAATTGGTTCAACCATTTCCTGATTTAACAAAGAATCCGTCAGGCCCCGCCGTTGACCAATATACAAGCAATATTGGATTAACTTTAAATATTATTAAATTAGGAGTTAGCGCGGCTCCAACTCCAAATTATGGTAGTGGATACTATAGTGTAAAATTTAGTAATGGTGGTAACGGTTATGTTGATCAAGGTATTCCTGGAGATGTACATATCATACCTGGAAAAATATTAGTTGGTGTTAATTCCAATGCATATGGCTTAATTGTAAACTATGCTCCAGGTACTACACTTCCTTATGACACGATAAAAGTTCATTTAACACAACCTGGATTCTTCCAAGTAGGGGAAACTCTTGATTACGGTGAAGTAGTTAAAAATTTAAACATTACTATTTTCCTTGAAAGTGGTATTTACTACGAGCATTATCCAATTCGTATTCCAGCAAACGTTACCATCAGCGGTGACGACTTCCGTAGAACAATTATTCGTCCGTTAGATGCTGTTAGCCAAAGCCCTTGGAGATCAATATTCTTCTATAGAGATGGTATTATTGATGCATTACAGATTGGATTAATAAATTATGCTGGTACTGACTACGCATCGCAAGCTGCTACATCATTAACTCTTGGTAATACCACAGGAACATTTACAGTAACTTTAGGCGATAATGTTCAAACTTTACCAACTTGGGTTGGTTTAGTAATAACAGAAAATGTATATGCTGTAACAGGAGCATCGGTTAATACATCAACTAATGTAGTCACTATGACATTTGTGCCAATTGAAGGCAATACAATGCCGGCAAATCCATATGTTTCTGGCGATAATATTGTTGTAGAAGGAATGACTCCTACTACGTACAATGGTGTTTTTCCAATTAGCACAATTAGTGTTAATAATAATACAGCCACAGTAACATTTGTTAATTTTAAAGTTTCAGCTAGTGCTGTTATATACGGTAATATTAGTACAGGTAAAGCTGTAGTTGATACAGTTAGTGGCAACATAATGACTTGTACTACAGTTTATCCGTTTAGTAAAGTGCAAACTCTTGCTGCAAATCATTGGCATATGTTTAAAACTATTAACTACGGACGTCACTACTTAACCGATCCGTTGGATATCACTAGTATTCCAAAAAATAATAAAGAGATGGATGTATTCTTGTGTAACGATGCTACCCGTATCAAATTGGTAACAATGCAAGGGCATGGAGGATTCTCCATGGTATTAGACCCCGAAGGTCAAATTAAAACTAAATCACCATACGGTCAAGAGTCTGCTAGTTTTAGTGGAAGTATTAATCGAAAACGATTTGCCGGGGGACAGTTTGTTGACGGATTTTCAGGAAGATTGTTTGGTACTATTGTCGGTATTGCTAACAACGGACTTCAAATAACTGTTCAAGGATCGGTAAACAGTGGTTTGGATATAAGACCTCCTCAAACACCTTGTGCGTATTACTTGCAAGGATATAGATATCAGATTAACGACGTAGTTAGTTACAATAGCTCAACAGCTACCGCAGTACTAACATTAGATGTTAGTACCCCTTTTAATCCAGCTGATATATACAGTAGTTCAACCTTTGCAACTAATTTAAATTATATTATCACTGGTGCAAAATATGACATGGTGTTTGGTACAAACTATAACAGTATATTCCAAGGTCTTAGATATATTGCTCCTCAGCATATAGTTGCAACAACAGCATTAACTTTTGTTACTCAGGGAATATATTACACTCGAAGTCAACTTGATTTACAAAGTATACAATATAGTAACAAAGTAAAAATTGATAACAGTTTACAAACAGTTAATAATATATTAATTAACGGTGTAAATAGTGTACCAACTCTTTCATTTACCGATCCAGTAGCGGGTAATACTGGATGGTTGAATAGTACACCATCAACATTAACAAATTTATCTAATGCTAGACGCATTATTGCAGCAAATAAAAAATTTATACAATCTGAAATATCATCTTGGATCTCTAGTAACTATGTCACTAATAGTTTACTTAATTACAATGCTGTAAAAAGTCAACGAGATACAGGTTATATTGTAGATGCTATTTGCTACGATTTATTATACGGAGGAAATTCTGCTGTATACGATCTTGCAAAATTATACTACGACGGTGCAAGTCAGTTAGGTACAAACCAAGAAGTTTGTATTGCATCCTTTGTACATCTAAACACTGTATTAAAATCAATTATACAAAATATAAGTGTGACACCAAGTTCAGGTAATTTGGTGATACAAGATACTACAAGTTATACAGCTGCTACCGCAACAGAAGCTACTACAGCTGGCAACTTAATTAGTTTATTAATTGATTATGTCGAAGACGGATTATTTGATGATACATTTGCAGCAACAATTACTACTGGATCAACAACTATTACGTTGTTATCGTATAGCCCGTACCTGACAAATGGTGCAACTATCACTGGGACAGGAATTGTTTCAAGTCCAGCCACTACTATCAGTAATATTAATTTTACAGCAGGAACAGCTACACTAAGCCAAGCTGCAACTAGTACTAGCGTTAGCGTTGCCGGAAATAATTATGATGGTTCGATACTTAAAATAGTAGGAGCTCCTGCTATCACACGAGTTGTTCCAATAATTACTAGCCAAGATGCACTGGCGCAAGCAGATTTTGCCACTATTAGCTCTGTTGCTAGCACAACTATAAGTGACACAGTAAATTATATTAGTACTGGTGCTGGCATTGGAATTAATATTGAAGGCGGCGGAAACAAAACCATGCTAAGTAATGACTTTACACAAGTCAACGATCTTGGATATGGAGTACTAGTTACCAACGGTGCTGGAGCGGAAGCAGTTAGTGCGTTTACATACTATAACTATGTTAGTTATTGGTCGTTAAACGGTGGTCAAATTCGAAGTGTTGCTGGTTCGAGTGCCTACGGCGTTTATGGACTAAGAGCAACCGGTAGTGACGTTACAGAATTACCTAATGCTGTAAACTTAGCTAACGATATGGTTCAAGTTGCTCGAGTATACAAACAAGGTATTTACTTAGCAACTCAAACTACAGCAACTAATCAAAATTTAACAGTATACATCATTGGATGGGAGTACTTACCACAAGGTACAAGTGAGTTAGAAATTGATCACACTGCTGTCGGCGGCGGTATTATTCGATATTTGATAACCACAGTTACGCATACTACAGTTTACATAAATCAACAAAATGTCTTGGCTTTAGGATTAAGTACTACAGGTACAAATAATACGGCAACCACTGGACTAGTATATGCATTGTATGACGGACAACAGGTAATAATTCGTCCATTACAAAATCTTAAATTTTTAAATATCACCAATGTTAAGCCTGTAAGACCTAGTACTGCTTTACAATACAGTAGTAACTTAGCCGACATCTATCGTATTATTAGTTACGGTTTAACAGAAAGTACCGGAGAACAATTACCACCAAACGTAGCGGTATTGACTACAGACAGCAGTTTTTCATATTATAAATTTGTCGTTGATAATACTAGTATTAAAAATGCCGATCTTGTTAATTATAATGCTCGTGCATTTGTGGCAATCAACGGAACCGGCAATAGTACTAGTAGTACAACATTAACCGTGAACAATGCTGTTGGGTCTATTGCTATAGGACAAACATTAGGCGGTGTTGGATTCAGTAATCAAACTGTTTCAAATGTAGTAACCAATGCATTTACTTCAACCGGATCAGTTATTAACTCTTCTGGTCAATTACAAATTGGTGCACTGGCTACTGGAAGTATTTCTGTTGGTCAACTATTGTCGGGCACTGGACTTACAGGAATTTATATTACAGCATTTATTTCTGGCGGTGGTACAGGTAGCGGAAGTTTCTGGCAAACTAACTATACAGGCACAGCAATTTCTGCCGAAGCAATTAACGGTACTTCTTATACAGTAACATTAAGCGGAGTACCTGTACTAACTCCGGTTGGTACTGTAATATTTTCAGCGCAGACACAAGGATACACACTAGGTGATAGTAAGATAGCTGTATTGTCTATACAAAATACAGAAGTCTTAAATCAAATCAATCAAGGAACGTATCTTACAGGATGGGGTGGAAAAGTATTTAGGGTAATAAGTTATACACAATTAGTTACTCCTTCTACTGGTTTATATAGTGTGAGTAGTTCAGGTACTACTTTGATTTTAACTAGTTTTGCAGGTAGTGTAACAGCCGGGCAGATTGTTACCGGTGCTGGATTTGATGGTACACAATTTGTACAAAGTTCAAGTTTAGCAAGCGGCACAATGACAATTGTGCTAACAAAAGCACCAGCTTCCACTCCATCGGGAGTTATTAGTATTGGAGTTAGTTCGAATGCATTTTTAACTATTGATCCAAATAGTGTCTACAATTTATCTAGTACAGGAACTTCAATTCCTGCTATGACATTTAGTAGTCAAACATTGCAACCAACTAGTAATACTAGTAAGTATGTTACTTTTAATATTCCTTATAGCCCTGGTGCTGTGTTACCTCCAGTTGATAGCTACTTAACTGTTGCAAATCAATCTAATACAAATTATAACGGAATTTATCAAGTAGTCGGTGTTACTAATACAACACAGATAACCGTGTCAGATACATCTAATTTGGCAAAAGGTATGGTTGTTAGTTACCTTAATATTTCATTATCCGGTGCTGCGCTTACTAGTTTAGTGGCCAGTAGCCCTAGTGTTGGATATGTAACTATAAACTTTACAACACAAACTGGAATATTGTTCCCAACGGGAAGTACAGTTATTGTTTCAGGTATAACAGGCACAACAGCTTATAATAATACATATACAGTTACATCAGGAGGATATAGTTCTGTAACATTTGCAAGTGCAACAACTGGTGCGGCTACATTAACCAGTGCAACAATAAGTTCTCCGTTTGCAAATATTTTACCAAATCAGACTATCATTCAAAGTGTTGATAGCTCGACACAAATTACAGTAAGTCCTGCGGCTTGGGTTCAAGCAGGTTCACAAATAAGTGCTAGCCTAGTAGCCACAATGGCTAGTATTACTGTAACTAGCGGAGGATCAAATTATTCAAGCGCACCTTCAATAACCATTGGAACTGTAAATAGCGGTGGTGCTACAACCCAAGCAATTGCTGTTCCTATAATGGCCGGTGGCAGTATTCAAAGCGTGACTATTGTTAGTCCTGGATACGGATATACAAGTTTGCCTGATATTATTGTTGGCACTGTAGCTGGAGCAACTCCTGCTATATTAACACCAGTGCTAACTTCTACAGTTACAATTAGCACAGTTGCCAGTGCAGGTGTTAATAATGTTCAAGCTACGTTGTTATATCCAACTGATCCTGGAACTAATGGTAATGCAACAACACTAACAGCTACTGGTAACTATATTACTTTAAGTACCGTTGCTAATTTAACGACTGGAAATCAAATTACATTTACTACACCAACAGGTGGAAGTGCATTGGGTAACTTGATTTCAGGAACAACATATTATATCTTAACTGTAAATTCAGGTACTAAACAAATTACAGTAAGTCAACAATATGGAGGAAGCACATTTGCGGTATTGGCGGTAGGTACCTCAACTGGATTAATGACTTTCTTTAGCCCAGCATATGGATTTGGAACTAACATCACTAGTATAACTTATACTAGTAAGACATATAATTCGGTTAATAATAATTATTCTGTAGTACTTGGTTTCTCAACTACTACAGCTCCTACAATCAATGCATATTACTATGTCACTGGAAATACAAATAGTTTATATAATGGTTTCTACAAGTGTACCAATAGTTCAGCAACCAGTATAACATTAGAGTATCCATTTGATCCTGGAGTATTCAGTGTAGCAACAACTACTACGATTGCAAAAGAAGTAACTAGTGCTACTAGTAACTATTTAGGTTTAAGTAAACCATTCCCTGCCACAGGAGTAACTAATTTACGATTAGGATATCCTGCTGGATCGGGCGGACAGATCACAGTTAAGATTAGTACCAATCGTGTTACAGGTCATGACTTTTTAAATATTGGTACTGGCGGATATAATACTAGTAATTACCCAACACAGATTTACGGTAATCCAGCTATTCCGTTTAATGCAAGTCATCAAGTACTTGAAGAAACTGTTGGTCGTGTGTTCTATGTAACCACAGATGAAAATGGTATTTTCCGAGTAGGTCGTTTCTTCAGCGTTGACCAAGGTACAGGTACTGTTACATTTAGTGCAAGTATTGCGTTGAGCAACTTAGACGGTTTAGGATTTAAGAAAGGTGTTGTTGTTGCAGAATTTAGTACTGACGGCACAATGGCTCAAAACGCTAGCGATACTGTTCCGGTTGAAAGTGCTATACGAACATTCTTTGATGCTAGATTAGGATTGACATATAGCGGTAGTCCAACACCTGCAATTAACTTAATTGGTCCAGGCTTCTTAGCATTAGACGGTACGCTAGGTATGAAGGGTAATATTAATGCCGCAGGCTTTACTGTTAGTAATTTGGCAAGCCCTACATATACTACCGATGCCGCCAATAAAGCATATGTGGACGGATCTAGTGCTGCATATAATAATCTATATAAAATGTTAGATGTTGCTATCAAGGCAACAGCAACTTACATTAGTATAGGAGTTAGTGGATTTAGTCCGCCGGTATATGTACTAACAGTATCTGGTGTATTTGGAACTATTTTACCAGGAATGATTCTTTCTGGAAACGGTTTTACCGGAGGGCAAACGGTCCTAGCTGTTAACATTACATATACAAATCCTGCGCTAGGAGGTACTGGAACTGTTACTATTGATGCTAGTTACAATACTACTCCAAACGGTACTACTCCAATTGTTTTCACAACACAAACTCAAAACGATTTATTAGTATACACTGGTACAAAATGGGTTGCTTCTAGCACTAGTGGTGGAAATGTTAGTATTACATATACACCAGGAATAGGCGGCGCTACTGGGAATTTAACAGCTAGTATTAATAATTTAACCATTACCAATGCGATGGTTAGTGCAACCGCAGGTATTGTACAAAGTAAATTAAGTTTAAGTGCCGCAGGAACATTGGCAACTAGTACTAGTGGGACAGGAACTAGTGGTGCAATTGTACAAGCTGACTTAGGCCTTGCTGTATTTAATAGTAACGTGTTTACCAGTACAAATGGTTGGATTAATTTACTAACCAGTACAAGTACAACTAATGGTATACAGTTGAGCAAACTAGCACAGATAAGTGCTGGATCAGTACTGGCTAACCTAACAACAAGTACCGCAAGCCCGACAGTGGTAAGTCCTAGTGACGTAGTGGCGGCGGCTGGAGGAGTTGTTGATAGTTCGTTTAATTCTAGCGGTGTAATGACTGTAACTTATGACAATGTGACTACAGATAATAATACTTACGGTGTAACAGCAGTGAGTGTAACTAACGCTAAAGGAGCTATTGTAAAAAGTAATGCAACTGACGGAAGTGTTGACGTTGCTATATTAAAAGTTGCAACGTATCCGATTATAAAAGTTGCAGGAACTACTGTAAGTTTCAGTACACCTGGAGCAAGTACTAGTTCTACATATTTTATGACCAGCGTAGGAACTACTGGTAGCGATACTACTACAACTACTTACGGAACATTTGATACCAGTAACGGAACTCTTAAAGCAACATCTATTACTACAGGCGATACACTAACAACTGGTAACATAACTGGTAATTATCAAGTACAAGCTGGTAGTACCATTGACTTGTATACCTATGGTGGTATATTAAAATCTGGGACACTAACAACTGGTTCAGATACCAATCTTGGAACTATTACAGGTATTTGGAGTTTGCATGGCGGAAGTCAACTACAGGCCACATACAGTGACTTGGCAGAATGGTACCGCGCTGATGCAGAGTATGCTCCTGGTACTGTGTTAATTTTTGGAGGTGATGCAGAAGTTACAACTACTACATTAATCAACGATACTCGTGCAGCTGGTATTGTAACAACTGATCCAGCCTACATAATGAATAATGAACTAGAAGGAACAAGAGCTTGTCTTGCATTGGCTGGTCGGGTACCTTGCTTAGTTGTTGGGCGTGTTAAGAAAGGAGACATGCTGACTACAAGTGCAACTCCTGGGCATGCTGTCAAAGCATTAAATCCAACACTGGGCGCAATTATTGGTAAAGCATTAGAAGATAAAGATTACAGCGAAGCTGGAATCATCGAAGTTGCCGTAGGGAGAATATAATGTCTAAACAAAATATACTAGTTGGTGCAAGTGCAAATGACAAAGCCGGGGATGCTATACGAACCGCTTTTATAAAATGCAATAATAACTTTGATGAGTTATACGCCAGTTTAGGAACTGGTGTAGTGCCAGCTCCTGGAATAGGGGACGCTAATAAATTATTAGCTGTTAACGGATCGGGAACTGGTTACTTACTGATTCCTGATGCGTTTGGTAATGCTGTAATTACATTAGATGCTAGTCCTCCTGGTAATCCTAGTCAAAATAATATATGGTATGATGATCAAAGTGGTAGGTTATTTGTGTACTATCAAAATCACTGGGTCGAAGCTAGTCCTCCTCTAAGCCAATGGAAGGCAATTCCTCCCGAGCATGCAGAAGGTGCTAGTGGCGATACACAAGGCGAATGGAGTGCAGATGACAACTATTATTATTTCTGTACAGCAACTTGGCAAGGCCTGGGCACACCAATTTGGCGCAGAATAGCATTTGATAATAACAATAATTGGTAATAAGGACCTATAATGACTATACTAAGTTTTCCAACACCTACATACCAAGGGCAAACTTTTTTTGCACAAAACGGAATTACCTACACCTGGGATGGAGAGAAGTGGACTGTAGAGGGTGCGCAAGCTGGTAGCATTGGTTACATACTTCCTCCGGCTAGCAATAGCAGATTGGGCGGTGTTACTGTTGGTACAAATATCAATGTGGACTTAAATGGTGTTATCAGTATTCCCAATCAAACACAAGCTGATTGGAATGAAACTGATTCAACACACATTGACTATATTAAAAACAAGCCCACCAATGTGAGTACTTTTACCAACGATGCCAATTATATTACCAGTACTTCCTTAACATGGAACAACATCACAAATGCACCTAACTTTGCTGTGTTACCTACCAGCACAGCTGGTTACTTGTACAACAATGGTACAGGCACATTGAGTTGGAATACACCTAGTGTTGGAAATGGATCAACCTTAGTAAATGGTGATTATACAGTAAGTCTCGGCGTAGATGGATACCTAAACCTTCCTAACGGATCGGATGGTCTTGGAGCATTACTACAAAGTGCTAGCCCTATAAGAATTAACAGTAATCAAAATTTTTGGACTTTTGGCACAGATGGTACTACAACATTGCCGGGAGGGCTTGTTATTGGTAATTCTAACGATAGACTAACTCTCAACGGCAATTTTGAAATAGGTGCTTATAGCAATAACACTAGACTACAACCAACTCAAACAGATGCTACTGTAGAAATAGCAACACTAAATTCCAATGATGTTATGGATCCAAGCATTTGGACCTTTGGCACAGATGGTTATCTAACATTCCCTAATGGTACATTGATTGGATCTCTAGAAGGCTCTGCTGGTATCTTTGGTCCAAACGGAACAGATTTTTTAATCAATACTCGCTTTGATAACACAGGTTCTTATCAGGCGTGGACCTTTGGCACAGATGGTGTATTGACAATGCCAGACGGCAGTCTTGGTGGTAACGGTGCTATCAATTTCAACTGGGAAGGATATAACTGGGCCAGCATTTCCTCTTCGGAAAGCACTTTGAATTTATACAGTTTAGATGTTGTAGGCAATGGACCAAAGACAAATGTTAGGATTGGATATAATGTTGAACTAACAACTAATGCGCTTGATACTGCTTACACTTGGACATTTGATAATAACGGCTCATTAACAGTTCCGACCAAAACATGGAGCAAAACATTTTCTGCGGTACTGTTGCCAGTGTACGGGTTTGCACCAGACATTGGACCATATGGCGGCGATGCTTGGACCTTGGATGTGACCTTTACCGCAGATGCCCATGATGTGGTATCCACCACAGTGGCACAGATATTCCCTATACAAAACAATCCAGGTTATAAAACTGGTGATACTTATACCTTTACTGAAACCGCTCACGGCATAGCTGGATATACTCTTACTATTGTATTAAACAATGTAGAATATCCTGGCTTTGCTGGATGGACCGCAAATGTCGAGTGTAGTGCGCCTCCTGTAAGTCCTTCAACTATCAATTCACTCAACGCTATTAAACTTACATCTAATAGTAACGATTGGACTTTTGGAACTGATGGCACTTTGACCGTACCAGCCGACTCAACTATTAAATCAGCCTCTGGTAATCTTAACCTGTTTGCCACTAACAATGTCAATATTGAATCTAAAGGTCATACCTTTGTGTTTGATACCGATACAGTTGGCAGATTTATCATGCCACCAGGTGGTGTTATAGCCGGCAACGGTTTGAACATTTTTACAGGCAACATAGACACTGAAGTTGGAAACTACTGGGAGTTTGGCACAGATGGCACACTGAGCCTGCCCAATGGCACTAATATATACGGAGATGGAATATTCCAGGCCGACGCAGTTGGCGGATTTGAATTAAATTCATTTACTGATAATATTGGCGGTGGCAAGAAAACATGGACCTTTGGCACAGATGGCTCGCTAACATTACCAGAAACTTCCGCCATAAACATATCCGGTAGTAGTGGTGGATTTTTTGCAACTGGCGACACTGATTTTAATGTGGACCTTAATGGGAAACACTGGAGTTTTGATGCTGGTAGCGGACAAACATACTTGCCATTTGGACTAACTGTTGCTGGAGATATTTCTAACAGTGAAGATTTGGTATTAAAAGCTGGTCAAGAAACTTGGACCTTTGGCACAGATGGTACAACAAAGTTGCCGGATCAAAGTATTATTAGAACACAAACCTGGGGTGCATTCTCACTCAAATCAGACAATGCTGACATAGTGATAATGACAGATGTGGACAATTCACGAGGTTGGATCTTTGGCGTGGGTGGTAATTTGACATTGCCCGCAAGCGGTGTTATTAAAAATAGTGATGGTAGCACATATGGTGGCACCACATACACACTACCAGCAGCTACATCAAGTGTATTAGGCGGTGTTAAGGTTGGCTCTAATATCAGTGTGACATTGGATGGTACTATCAGTGTAGCCGCTCCATTCAGTGGCAATTACGATGACTTGACTAACAAACCAACTTTAACTACAGGACCAAAAGGCGATAAAGGCGACACAGGCGCTACAGGCCCACAAGGACCTGCTGGTAATGCCACTGGCAGTATTTTGGTATCAACAAATGCCAGTGGTGACGAAGGTGGAGAAGTCGATCTAGCAAAATCACCAAATTCTAGTCTAAGCGGCAGTCAAGTTGTTATTGACCAGTATATCGATAGAATTAGATTCTTTGAAGCTGGTGGCACAACTCGCGGCGCTTATATTGATCTTTCACAAGCAGCGGCCGGTGTAGGAACACTGCTAAACAATCGTGTAAGTGCTTTTGTCAATGCTGGTACATTTGTCACAATGGACAATATCAAAGCCACAGTGACAACCGGCGGTCAGCGTGGATTGAGTTTGGCCACAGTATCCGGAACAGCAACTTGTTATATAGGTGGTACTTATGGCTCGGGTGTCGGTTCTGGCGGAGCATCTGCTGGTTTTTCAATGACAACAGCCCCAAGCGCATCAATTTTTTCATGGAACTTTCCCGGCGAAGGTGACGTTGCAACCTATGTACTGAATTACGCCTACACCAAAGCCTATCGCATTACTGTGATGATTGGTGGCGCTTACAACAACAATATGATTTCAATTGAGAGATTGGTATAATGAGACAAAACTACACAGCGTTACGCAACAGATTCAATGTTTAAAAACGGGTAAATATACTAAAGAGAGCGGATTATGACAATACCAACATTAAAAGAAATAAAGTTAGGAACTTATCCAAACGACGGTACTGGAGATGATTTACGTACGGCATTTCTTAAAGTTAATGATAATTTCAAAACCTTATTTGATGAAGGTGCCGTACTTAATGGAACTAATCTTGGAAATGGCGCGGCCATACTTACTGGAAAAAATACATCTAATTTAAATTTAGAATTTAAAACAATAACAACTGATACCACTATAATTGTAGATACAAGTAATAGTAATCATATACATTTATCATCAGTTACAAAATTAGAAAATGACAGTACTCCTAAACTTTCAGGTAATTTAAATCTTAACGGAAATTATACCTACGGCGGTGACACACATAGTACGATATATGGTTTAGATTTTCCTGTCTCAAATAATATTTTATCAACACTACTATCTAGCAATCGTTTAGATTTAGATCTAGGAACAATTACATATCCTACAGGATTTCAAAATTATCCTAAAGGCTATACTATCGATTTAAATGGCACTGGAGTTCTTAGTGGATTCAATAATCCGCTAGAAAACGATTACGATTTTGGAGAGCTAGCTCGTACCGAAGTTGTGCCAGTTAGTACCACAGTAACAACTGCTAGTTTAACTTCAGTACAAACTATACCAACTAACAGTGAAACAGTTATAACATTATCTGCACAGTCAGATGTAAACGTTTGGTTTTCAAATAATAAGTTTCGCCCAAACATGCCAGGTTGGTATAATATATCTTATTCTGTAACATTTGCATCTGGGTTAGGAACAGGTTCAATGTATGTAAAAATTTTAAAAAATACTAGTTCTGTTCATTTAAATGAAAATCAAGTTAATACAAATGTTAATAGAACAGTACCAATGTCTTTTCCAGTTTATCTAAATGGTATCAACGATTATGTATCTTTGGCAGCTTTTACAAGTTCTAGTTCAGGACAAGTTTTACAAGCAAATGCCGGAACTGTTTTTTCTGCTGTTTTAATCAAGTAAGGTTCATTCATGCTAAAAATTTGGAATAAAGAATCGGGTTATAATTTTGGAGTTCTCACAGAAGAACGCACCGTAAATATTCCATTGCCGGTAACAAATGATTCGGGAGTAAATTATAATGTAATCTCTGGTAAATTGCCAGGAGGGTTATATATCAAAGGAAATCATATTCTTGGTAGCCCGTACATTGTTGCGTATTTTACTAAATTTGAATTTTGTATAAGAGCGTCAGCAAGTGCTAGTAGTAAAAATAGTACCTTTTCTGGAGGTGCATTTATTCCAAGAACAGTTGTTTCTGGAACATTTTTAGTTGGTATGAAATTGTCAGGAACTGGTATTCCTGCTGGGACATATATTACATCCGACCATCACAACGGAACATTTGGAGTTAGCACTACAGAAAACATCAATTCTGTTAATGTTACTGCATCCGGTTTTGCGGACAGAACATTCTTTATGTCAATCAATAGTAATCATCGTCCAACATTTATTACATCTGCTGGAAATTTGCCTGTTGGTCCAAACAAACAATTTTATACTACAGATCAAACCTACATAGAATATCAATTAGAAGTTATAGATTTAAGTATTGCCACAAATAGAGAATTACGTTTTTTTATAGCCAGCGGAGATGGAAGTTTACCGCCAGGGCTAACTTTAAGTAATTCTGGACTTATCAGTGGATATATCTTGCCCATACCAAAGATAACTGGAACTAATAGTTTAATGAATGTTGCTGACGTTAGCGGTGATACTAATAGTTTTAATAGCTATCAGTACGATACCGTAATGTTTGATTACAATATCCCGGCATCAATAAATCATTCATTAAGTTTAAATTATCAGTTTAAAGTAACTGTAACAGATGGTGTTAGTAACGCACAACGAATTTTTAAAATATTTGTTGCAGGAACAGACGAATTCAGAGCCGATGCAACTATTTTAGATGGTCAAGCCGATGCGTTTACCGCAGATAGTACCTATGTAAGAAACCCCCAGTGGTTAACAAATAGTAATTTAGGAACATTTAGATCTAATAATTACCTTACAGTACCTGTAGCATTATATGATAATACCGGTGTAACTTTTAGAAAAGAACCAACTAACCACGAAACATATGCTGTAGCTTATCAAATAAATGGCCTTGATAATATTATTACAAGCAATCATGTTACAGTAGATAATGTGTCAGTTGCTCCAAAAATTGGTCAGTGGTTTACTCTTAATAATTATGTTGAGGGTGCGTATGACCATTTATATCAAATAATACAAGTTGATAAATTAAGTAACACGCGATATAGATTAACACTAACATCTAATCTATTAATTAGTATTCCAAATAATACAGCATTTTATATAGGAACACTATGTAAATTTCCTACCGGAGTTGATTTTGACCCGCTAACAGGAGATTTATATGGAATGGTTCCATATCAACCCAGTGTTACAGAAAAGTTTACATTTACAATTACAGCAACCCGAATCGGCGATAGTAGTGAAGAATTAGTTAGTAGTAGCAAAGAGTTTAATTTAACTATATTAGGAAGTATCCATAGTCAAATTACTTGGATTAGTCCACGTAATTTAGGAACTATTCCTGCAGATTATATTTGCACACTTCGTCTATTGGCTGAAACATCTGTGGCAGGTGCAAAAGTTACGTATACAGTAGTTAAAGGAAGTTTGCCGCCAGGAATACATTTAAAATTAGATGGCGAGCTAGTTGGCATACCGAATCAATTTTATAATGCAAATACAGATACACTAGGACTAATAACATTTGATTCTAGAACTACTACATTTGATAGAAATACTACCACAGTAGATAGAACCTATACATTCAGTGTCGAGTCTGCAGATCAATATGGGTACAGTGCAATTACTAAAGAATTTACAATTACAATTAGTAGCCCTAACGATATTGTTTATAACAACATCACAGTAAGACCATATTTGATTCCTGAACAAAGAGATTTATTTAAAAGTTTTATTAATAATCCAACCGTATTTACACCATCAAGTATATACAGACCAACAGATACAAATTTTGGTATGCAGACATCACTAACAATGTTGGTATATGCTGGAATAGAAGCGCAATCAGCTGCATCTATTGTTGGGGCTATGGGCTTAAACACTAAGCGTAAACGATTTCAATTTAAAAGTATACAAAAATCAATAGCTGTAGATCCAGTATCTAATGAATCAGTATATGAAGTAGTTTATATACAAATGGTTGATCCTCTAGAACCTAATGGAAAACATTTACCATTATCAATTAGGTCCAATAATTCTTCAGAAAACATTACTGCAGATATAAGCAACTCAATTTGGCAAAAAGGATTTGAAGTTCATAAAGTACTAGACGAACATGGAAAAATTGTATTAGATCCGCACACGTTCGAGCAAGTAAGAAATCCTACAACTTTTGAACAATTTGAATTAGACTCTTTAAAAGTTAATGCTCCGTTTGTTAATCGGCCTGATTATAATATCACAGTAGACAGCACAGGATATCAAACCAATACGCCCGAGCCTAATACATATTTCCCTAGTAGTATTACAAATTGGCAAGAAAGAATTAGCACAGCTATTAATAGCTATACTGTAGATGGAACTCCTATATTGGCAAAAACTGAAAGAAACTATTTGCCGCTATGGATGCGGTCCATTCCAGCAGGACAAAAACAACAACTAGGATACATACTAGCTATACCACTATGTTTCTGTAAGGTTGGAACAGCAGATACTATTTTATTAAATATCAAACATAGCGGTTTTGATTTTACCAAAATAGATTACACAATTGATAGATATACAATAACTTCGGCGGCAGGATATACCGACGATAAATATCTAATATTTAAGAATAACAGGATAACAGTATGACAAGCCAAATAAATTACTCAGCAATCAATGTAGCATACCCGGTAGCAGGACAAGATAACGATAGCCAAGGTTTTAGGGATAATTTCACAGCAATCCAAGCTGGACTTGCAGAAGCATCTGCAGAAATTACACTGTTACAGACTAATGGATTAGATGTTACACAGCCTGTTAATCAATTGCAGGGTACAATATTTAATAACGGATTGTATTCACAATTCAATGGTGTATTCTATAATGCAGGCACTGTTGGTGCGGGCGGCGCATTAATTAACGTAGATAACGGTCCTATCCAACAAGTAACACTTTCAGCTAATGCAACTTTAACTTTTGAAAATTGGCCCGATGCTGGAATGTGGAGTACTGTTAGACTTATATTAACCAATAACGGAAGTCCAAGAACTGCAACACTGTCTACAACAAATAACGGAGTTTTAAAAACAGCTACCGGGTGGCCATACGGTAATAATCCTGTTACTGTATCCCTTCCTACTACCGGAAAAGTAGAAGTATTTGAAGTGTGGACTGTTGACGGTGGGTCCACTGTATACATAAAAAATCTAGGCGAATACTAATGCACCCACTTTCTGGAAATTTGTCAGAAATTAAAGACGGAGATCTTGAAACTAAGATCTTTGATCTTACCAAAAAATATTTTATGACCAGCAATCCCGGAGTCAAACAACAAATAAGTTTGATGTTGGATACATATAATGAAGAATTGGGCAAACGCCGACAAGCGACTCTAGAAAAAATGATGGAAAACCGGGATAAAAAACTTGACAGCTTAATTAAAGTCAGTTAAAATGTAGGCTATGCGCCTAGACAAATTTGGTAATCCTATTTTTAATACACAAGATATATTTAAGTTCCTTTATCAAGGAAAACTAACCAACCTCAAAGATCTAACTGTAGACTATACGGAAGACATGGAGCAGTTGGAAAAAACTGCTGGGTTTACATTTCAAAGATTTAACGATCAGTTAGACTCTATCAGCATTGAGGATTTTGATCAAGCACTTCAAAGTGATTGGTTTATGCCGCCTGAGTATAAAGACTTTGATGTAGAAGAATGGTGTATTAAACGTTGCACAACTAACCAACAAAAAGAACGTGTTTACGACGAAATGGAAGAATATCGTAGTCGTAAAATGATTCCATTGCTACAATGGACTAAACATTTTGTGGACACTTGTAACGAAAATGGTATTGTTTGGGGAGTAGGTAGAGGCAGTTCGGTGGCTAGTTTTGTGCTATATTTACTAGGTGTACACCAAATAGATTCTGTCAAATATAATTTAGACTGGCAAGAATTCTTGAGATAAGTAGTAGTATAATTAAGGAGATTACAATGGCTAATCAAAAAACAGGTATTTACAGAACGGCTAAAGGTCGAGAAGTAGACATGGGCAAACTAATTAACCAAAACGAGTTACAGCCAGCTGTGGGAAATATGAAGGTAAATGCTAGGGGAGATAAGTTAGGTCCCGGCGGCAAAATTATATCTTCAGGAATTCCAAGTCAAATAAATTTAAGTAGGCCAGCACCTGCTCCAGCACCTGTACCTGTGGCAACACCCGTACCTGCACCAGTTGCTGTCACAAGTAAAAAAGATGTATCTGATATGGATCCGGAAGGCAACGAATGAAAGTAACAGGAAAACTTATTCCAGTCCGTGATAATATTCTTATTACGGACATGAATTTTGGTGAACAAATATCAAAAGGTGGTATTTTTATTCCAAGCGACGATGGGAAAAGTGAAGGCGTTAAACACCGTTGGGGTCGTGTATGGGCAATTGGGCCCGAACAAAAAGACGTTAGCATCGGTGAATGGATACTTCTTGAGCACGGACGATGGACTCGGGGTGTCACTGTAGTAGAACAAGACGGTACTGAAATTACAATTCGTCGAGCAGATGTAAACGGAATTTTAATGGTGTCTGATGAGAAACCTGACGGTCTTGAATTAGGAAAGCACAGTAAAGTAGAGCATGCAACATTTGATCCGGCAACATTCTCAAGACCAAGTTTTGAACAATAATTAATTTGTTCGAGTAACAGGGCTATTGACTAGCCCTGTTTTCACCTGTACAATACATTAAAGGAGAAATCTATGGACGGACTTAGCATTATTGTTACGTTGGTTGCTGTTTATTTTGCTAAAAAAGAATACGACGATGGTCGTATTGGTATGGCAATGTTCTGGGCGGCGTTAATTGGATGGGACTTACATGTGTTAGCCTACTACGGATTAAAATAAAATGGAAATTCAACCTAAAGATACAAGCAAGGGACATTTTTATGTTAGCCTTGCAAAAAGTGCTATCCGTATTGTAGCAGGCGGATGTTTGATTACCGGTAATTTGCTAATGGCGGGTGTTTGTTTTATAATGGCAGAAGTATTAGGAATTGTAGAGGAATTAGTATGAAAGAACTATGGGTTGAAAAATACCGTCCAAGTACCGTTGACGGGTACGTGTTTAGAGACAATCACCAAAAAGAACAAGTTGAAACTTGGATTAAACAAAAATCCATACCACATTTATTGTTTAGCGGTAATGCCGGCATTGGCAAAACTACCCTAGCAAAAATTCTTTTTAAAGAACTAGATCTCAACGATTTAGATATATTAGAGATTAACGCTAGTCGAACAAACAGTGTTGACGATGTACGTGACAAAATTATTAACTTTGTACAGATGATTCCGTTTGGAGATTTTAAGGTAGTACTACTAGATGAAGCAGATTACTTATCACCTAACGCACAAGCCGCCTTACGTGGGGTCATGGAAGAATATCATACGACCGCTCGTTTTATACTTACTTGCAATTATCCTAATAAAATTATCCCTGCTTTGCACAGTAGATGTCAAGGATTCCACATTGAGCGAGTTGATGTTGCTGAGTTTACTGCTCGTGTGGCTACCATTCTCATGGAGGAGAATGTAGAATTTGATCTTGATACACTAGATACGTTTGTTAAAGCTACATATCCAGACTTGCGTAAATGCATCAATACCGTACAGATGAATAGTCTTGACGGTACATTACATACTCCTGAGCAAGGAGATACTGGAGCTGCAGATTATAAAATCCGCATGGTAGAATTGTTTAAAGCTGGTAAGATTGGAGAAGCACGTAAGCTAGTATGCGGACAAGCTCGACCAGAAGAAATGGGTGATATCTACCGCTGGCTATATGATAATATTGAAATCTTTGGAGAAGAAGCTCTGCAGGATAAAGCAATTCTTATTATCAAACAAGGATTAGTTGATCACACATTAGTTATAGATCCAGAGATTAATCTTGCGGCTACATTAATTCGCTTGAGCCATCTATGAAACAGAAGTTAAAAGACGCCTACATGAAAACCGCAGAGACGTTTGCAGAGTTAAGTCATGCACGAAGATTACATGTTGGCGCTATTGTAGTTAAGGATGATAGAATTATTAGTATTGGCTACAATGGTATGCCGGCTGGTTGGGACAATAACTGTGAAAACGAAGTAACTATAGAAGTTGAAGATGACTACGAAACTGTTTTAAAATCAAAACCGGAGGTGTTACATGCAGAAACAAACGCAATTGCCAAGTTGGCTAAGAGTACTGAGTCTGGCTTTAATGCTAGTATGTTTATCACTCATGCTCCTTGTTTGGATTGTGCCAAACTTATTTTTCAGTCTGGTATTAGCAGTGTGTTTTTCCGTGATGCTTATCGTAGCGAAGATGGAATACAATTTCTCACAAAATCAGGTGTTAAAGTAGAACAACTAGGAGAATTAAAATGACAAAAAGAATTTTAGTAATGGGGTTGCCTGGTGCTGGTAAAACTTATCTAGCACAACACATTGTAGATCATTTACAAGCAGATAAGAAAAAAGTGGGCTGGCTCAACGCCGACGATGTACGTAAGAAATATAACGATTGGGATTTTAGTCACGAAGGACGTATTCGTCAAAGTTTGCGTATGCGAGAACTAGCCGATAGCATGACCAATATGGATTATGTTATCTGTGACTTTGTTGCTCCCTTGGTTGAAATGCGTAATAATTTTAAAGCAGATTGGACCATTTGGGTAGACACTATCCGTGAAGGTCGTTATGCCGATACTAACGCTATGTTTATTGAACCAGAAGTTTATGATTTCCGCGTCACTGTACAAAAAGCAGAAACATGGGGCGAGTTTATTGCAGGGCATATTTTAGATAATCGTAGACGTCCTGTATTTGATTGGAAGAAAGAAACTGTACAGATGCTAGGACGTTGGCAACCATGGCATGATGGCCATCGTGCTCTATTTGAGCGACTACTATCCAAGACTGGACAAGTTATTATCCAGGTACGTGATGTACAAGGTTGGCAAGGAAGTAATCCGTTTGAAGTGGAAAAAGTTAAAGGTTTTATTCGACGTGACTTAGATCCATTATATCAAGGACAATACGAAATACAAGTTGTTCCTAATATTGTACACATTGGGTGGGGACGAGGTGTAGGTTATACCGCAGGCGAAGAAACATTTGACGAAAGTGTAACTAATATCAGTGCTACCGGCATACGTAAAGAATTAGGACTTAAATAAAAAAGGGCCACTAGGGCCCTTTTTTGTTGACTATCTAAAATAGCTAGGCCATTTTATTCTCCATAAACCGCTAACACCTCCTTCACGGCATTATGGCGTTCGATGTCCTTGTGGTCAAATCGTATAATATCAATATGTTCCAAATATTCCTTTTGTTCAAGTAGGTTGCAAAAATCAATCAGACCATTATCGCTCAATCGGTCTGCTTGTGCTAAATCTCCTGTAACCACCATCTTAGAGCCTTCTCCCAAGCGGGTTAACAGCATCTTCATCTGATTAACAGTAGTGTTTTGGCACTCATCTGCAATAATATATGCATTTTTAAAGGTTCTACCTCGCATGTAGGCAAGTGGGCTTATTTCGATAGTTCCATCCTCTAACATTTTTGCTATATCTTTTGTTTGATAATACTCTGAAAAGACATCAAAAATAGGTCTTGTCCAAGGCGCCATCTTTTCATTAAGCGTACCTGGTAAAAATCCTAAATCTTCGTCTACACTAACGGCGGGTCTTGTCACAACGATCTTGTCAACAATACCTTCCTGAAATAACTTAATCCCATACTGTACAGCCAACATGGTTTTACCCGTGCCTGCTGGACCAATAGCAAGTACTATGCTAGTGGATTCTGAATACAATTTGCTGAGATAAGATTTCTGATTAGCATTACGTGCTTGAATACTCACACGTTGCTTTTTTGCCGGAAGATATGGCTCAAAATCAATTATGTTAACTTCTGATGTAAAACGCTTTTTCACTCGTTGTTTACTCATCTAGTTGTGCTCCTACTTTACTGGTTAAAGTAAGACTTGTAGTGACCGCCCTGATAACTACAGAGGTCCTACACTATTATTTACACAATACACAGAATAATAAACTGATATGTTATGATTTCGAACCAGCTAAATAAGTATAAGATCACCTAGGACACCAAATGTACCACGATATTTTAGACGTTATACGAAACATACAAGATCTGTATGAAAACAACAGCAGCCTTGCTGTATTGAAAGATTTTGAACGTGTGTTAGAAGAAACAGATATGTATGTTTATGAAAACTGGGACGAGGGTGAATTAGCTTACGGCCCTAAAGTAGATCGTCACTGGATTACAGCTGGATTTATGTGGGAGCATAGTAAGATGCCTAATCCTACAGCTGCTAAACGATTAACAGAATTAGGTTGTAAAGTTAAGTATCAAAAAAGTCAGTTAATAGAACCACGTAAAATACGTACTCCCGAAGACATTCGTCCTAATAGTAAGAAAGGCAAACTAGATCGCAAACCTATTTGGATTGTAGAAATACAAATGCCTAAGAAAGTAGCCTTTGATATCTACAAAGGCTACATGGACAAAATGAAAAACGATTATAAAGATAGCAAACCTACCGAAGCGGCGCCTCCAGGTGCTCCAGCAGCACCGGCAGGTGGGGCACCAGCTGCACCAGCAGCTCCAGCAGCACCGGCAGGTGGGGCACCAGCTGCGCCATCGGGCGGAGGAGCACCTGTATGAACATAACAGAAAGTTTAAGAGCTAATGATCTGCAAAATTTAGTTAAAAAAGTTTTTGAAATTGATAGTTTTAAAAGTAAAGTTGGCAATGATGAAGATGTTGTTGTATTAAGTTTTACCGTTGACCAAGAAGATCCAGCTAAAGATTTAGAAAACTTCTTTGAGATGGGTTATAATTTTGTACTTGATGCAGATTGTACTCCTGGGGAACTGGACGACGGACAATATCGAGTTTATGTAGAATTAGAACGAGGACGTAAAGTTGCTGAACAAGTATTTGAGCTTGTTGAAGGTATTAAGAAAGTTACTGGTTTAGAAGAATTGAGATTTCGATATTTTAAAAGTTTTAAAAGTAAAGTAGCTTCGTTAGAAAATTTAGAATTAACAATACCAAAAAGTGCAGACGATTATAACATTGCCACTCAACAAAATAATTTAAATAATTTTAGCAATTTTTTCAGTAATAGCTATGCTGACAAATTAAATGTAATCAACGAAAGTATTTCATTTACAAGACCTTATAGTGGCACTGTTACTTTTGATATTATTAATAGCGGAAATAAAACCGAAATATACAATAGCATTAAAGGTCCAATAGTATTAGAAGGTAAGGACATGGCAGAGGTTATGTTTTTAACCAAAGTTATTGGTAACTATAATATTACAAAAATAGGTAGTACATTTATATTTGAGAACGGAAACTGGGCAGTTGCCCTTGAAAGGAAACTATAATGAGTTTTGAATTTAATTTTACACAAGCAAAGTTTGAAGAAATTATTGGAAAAAATCCCTATGCGGATCATTGGTTTGAAGCACTATGCGAAATATTACCAGACTACGATATTAATACAGTGCCACGTGTTGCGGCTTTCTTAGCGCAAACAGCACACGAAAGTGGTGGTTATAAAGCAATTAAAGAAAACTTAAACTATAAAGCCGCAAGTTTATGCAAAGTATGGCCACGTTATTTCCCCAATATAGATGTTGCTAACGCTTACGCACAACAACCAGAAAAGATTGCCAACAGAGCATACGCAAACCGTATGGGTAACGGACCAGAAGAGTCGGGTGATGGTTGGAAGTTTTGTGGACGTGGACTTATTCAGTTAACTGGTAAAGACAACTATTCACGTTATGCACAAAGTTTAGAAATTAGTCTAGACGAAGCTAGCGAACATTTAACAACATTTGAAGGTTGTGTACAAAGTGCCGCTTGGTTCTGGGAAGCTAACAACTTAAACCAGTGGGCAGATGCAGGCGACATGCTAACATTGACTAAACGTATCAATGGCGGAACACTTGGATTAGAAGACCGCATCAAGCATTACAATCACGCTATTCACGTTCTACAAGGATAAGCCATGGGGCAAATTACCTGGATGCTTAGTCTGATACCAGACGCAATACTCAACTGGGTCTACTGGTTAATTATTGCGGCAGGTATTAGCGGTATTGCGGCAAGTTGGCTCGGTCGTTGGATTCCTTTCTACGGAAATTATGTTAAATTTTTAAAACCAATCGGTGTAGTTTTACTTGTATTAGGTGTTTGGTTGCGAGGCGGATACGATACTGAAATGCGTTGGAGAGCCAAGGTAGAAGAAGCACAAGCAAAAGTAGCAAAGGCCGAAGAAGAAAGTAAAGAATTTAACAACAAGCTAGATCAAGAACGTAAGAAAAAAGCTAAAGTTCGTACAGAGTATATTACTACCGTTAAAGAACGTATTGTTAAAGAAACACAAGTTATTGATTCAGAGTGTAAAGTTGCTCCAGAAGCAATAAGCATTTTAAACGATGCCGCTAAGAATTCTATGAAAAAAGGATCTGTTACTATTGAGGAGGTTAAAAAATGAGACTACCATCAATTTTAGCCATAATTCTTATTTTATTATTTTTAATGGTAGCTGCTGGTTGTTCTACGGTTCCTGTAACTGTTAAATTCCCGGATGTACCTAAAGATATGCTAATAGCTTGTCCTGATCTAAAATTATCTCCAGAAACAACTAAATTAAGCGAAGTGCTGCCTACTGTAGTAGATAATTATGGGCAATACTATGCTTGTAAAGACAATGTGGATAGCTGGATTGACTGGTATAATAGCCAAAAGAAGATATTTGACAACGTGAAATAAATACGTATATAAAGCCAATAAGGAGCGAATGATATGGCGGGCGAACAAGAAAAAGATAGCGGTGGTGGAGCAGAGTGGATGCAAAAATTATGGCGTCCGGCAATGGGTTGGATGTATATGATTATCTGTATGTTAGATATGGCTATATTTCCAGTCTTGTGGTCGGCATTACAAGCATTTATGCACATGCCTATCACACAATGGAATCCACTAACACTACAAGGTGCAGGTTTATTCCATATTGCCATGGGTGCTGTTCTAGGTATCAGTGCATTTGGTCGCACACAAGAAAAGCTAGCAGGTACGGCTGCAAACCCAACATCAACACAAACTATCAGTACACAAAATATGACTGGTAATGTTGCAGGTGGTTTTGGTAGCGGGTCAACAGGAGGATTTGGCAATGGCGGAGCAGGCACATCAGCAACAGGATTTGCGGGCGGGGCACCAGCATTTGGCTCTCCGACAGCAGGAGGCTTCGGCAACACCGGCGGTTTTAATTCACCAGCAACAAGTAGCATTGGCGGAAGCGGCTTTGGAGGCGTATCTGTCTCGGGTGGTTTCGGATCGCCCGCACCAATAACAACTACAGCCAGTGGCAAAAAAGTTGTACCTGACTTTGGTCAACCAGCAATTTAAAGGAAATTAAAATGAAACAACTATTAGTATTATTAGCCATTGCATTTGCCAGTACAGCATTTGCAGGCGGAGAAGAAAAACAAGTTTGTACAGATGTAAAAGATTCTAAAGGCAATGTAGTTAAAAAGGCCGACGGAAGTGCAAAACAAACTTGCAAGACTATCAAAACACACAAGAAGGTTGAAGGGGACGCAGTTCCTACTAAAAAGTAAACCAAAAACTTGACAGGCTCCAGTTAAGATAGTATAATTAATACTATTACTGGAGCCTTTTTTACGACTATGGAAAACTATTACTCAACCTTAGGTGTTAGCGAAAATGCTAGCCCAGATGAAATCAAAAAAGCCTATAGAAGTTTGGCTAATAAACATCATCCGGACAAAGGCGGTGATCAAGCCAAATTCAAAGATATCAGTGTCGCTTATGAAAACCTAAGCGACCCACAAAAGAAAGCTGAATACGATCAACAGCGTATGTACGGAAATGGTCCGCAAGTCCATTTTTCAACAACCGGTGCGCATCCATTCGGTGGAGCATTTGATCCTTTTGCTGCAATGTTCAATGCACAAGGACCGTTTGGTCACATGTTTGGAGGCGGGCATCCGCATATGAGAAGAAATCGAGATTTAAATATACAATGTGCAATAACATTGTTAGATTCGTATACGGGAAAACAATTAGAAGCAAATTTTCAATTGCCTAGCGGCCGCAATCAATCTGTAATGATTACAGTACCTGCAGGAATTACAAACGGTGATACAATTCGATACAGCGGATTAGGAGATGACAGTGTCCCCGGTGCTCCTAGAGGAAATTTAAATGTAACAGTTGTAGTGCATAACGATGTGAATTTTGAAAGACGCGGCGACGACTTATATACTAACGTAGAAATTTCTCCGATTGAAGCCATAATTGGTTGTAAAAAAACTGTTAGTAATATAACAGGCGAACGTATGGAGATTGAAATCCGTCCAGGAGTTGAATCCGGTGTTGAGTTTGCTAGCAACGGCAACGGATTTACTAATGTAAATAATCAACGTAAAGGAAAATTTGTAAGTGTAGTTAAAATCAAAACACCAAGAATTACTAACTTAGATATTATAGCAGAGTTAAAAGTGCTTAACGAAAAAATTAAAAACAATTCAGTCTAATATAATTGACTACTAGTATTTTTTTGTATATAATAAGATAACAATTAAACAGAGGATTTATAATGGTCGAACCAAGTGATAACCTGCAGGCAGTTTTTGAAAAAGCAATAGATACTGCTAAAAAGCTACATCACGAATACTTAACAATCGAGCACTTGTTGTTTGCAATGTTATCAGATTCAGCATTTACCGATATCCTACAAGGATACGGAGCAGATGCAACAGCATTAAAAAATAATTTAACAGAATACATACAGAATAAATGTGAAGAAATTACAGTTCCTGATGTTGTAGTAAAACCAAAGAAAACTCAAAGTGTAGAGCGTGTACTTAATCGTGCATTTACACAAGTCTTGTTTAATGGTCGACAACGTATCGAACCTACAGATATTATGTTGAGTATGATGGCTGAGAAGCGTAGTTGGGCTCATTTTTATATCATGCAGGCTAATATCGATAAAGATAAATTTAACGACTATTTAAACAATAGTAATACTGATCAAGATGAAGAATCGCCTAGCGATTCACAAGGTGAAAAAGCACTAAAGGCATTTACAAGCAATCTTAACGATCTTGTTGAAAAACAAAAAGTTGATCCGGTTATTGGTCGAATCGACGAACTAGAAAATATTGCTCTAGCATTAGGACGTCGACAAAAAAATAATGTGATTCTAGTAGGAGATCCTGGCGTAGGTAAAACCGCTATTGCAGAAGGACTTGCTTACAATATTGTAAACGGTGCTGTTCCAGAATTCTTGAAAGAATACAAAGTTTACAGTCTAGACATTTCAGCCATGCTTGCCGGATCTAAGTATCGCGGTGACTTTGAAGAACGCTTTAAACTTGTTATTAAGGCATTGCAGAAGAAGGGCAAGACTGTTTTGTTCATCGACGAAGCACACATGATTAGCGGTGCTGGTTCTGCTGGTAACTCGGCTAACGATCTTGCCAACATGATGAAGCCTGCGTTGAGTAAAGGCAATATTAAAGTTATTGCTAGTACTACATGGGAAGAATATCGCAAGCACTTTGAAAAAGATCGTGCGCTAATGCGTCGATTCCAACGCATTACAGTTGATGAGCCAACTATCGAAGTAACTAAACAAATCCTTAAAGGTATTAAGAAATACTACGAAGGTTTTCACAAAGTTAAAATTCGTGATGATGCTATTGATGCTGCTATTAAATTGTCAGTTAAGTATCAAACAGACAAAAAACTTCCAGACAAGGCTATTGATCTAATTGATGTAGCATGTAGTCGTTTTAATCTTAAACTTGCAGACGAACGTATCATTGGCGAACGTGAAATTCAATATGAACTTGCTAAAATGATTCAGATGCCTGAAGAAAAGATTATGGAAACTGAGTCTAGTAATCTTGCTACGCTACAGGATAACCTACAAAAAGAAGTTTATGGGCAAGATCTTGCTGTTACAGAAATTGTAGATAAGATTATGGTTGCTCAAGCTGGACTGAAAAGCGAAGGCAAGCCTATTGGATCGTTTGTATTCATGGGACCAACTGGTTGTGGTAAGACCGAAACTGCCAAGTCGCTTGCCAAGCACTTGGGTGTCAAGCTACTACGGTTTGACATGTCAGAGTACCAAGAGAAGCATAGCATCTCTAAGCTAATTGGTAGCCCTCCCGGTTATGTTGGCTTTGAAGAAAATGCAGGCTTGTTGATTACACAGATTCAAGAAAATCCAAATGCTGTTCTGTTGTTCGACGAAGTTGAAAAATCACATCCGGATGTAACAACTGTATTGTTACAAATGATGGACAATGGTTTTATTACTGGTTCAAACGGGAAACAAGCAGATTGCCGAAACATTGTGTTAATTTTGACTACTAACGCTGGCGCACAAGATGCCGAGAAGAATGTTATTGGTTTTGGTACACAAGAAAAAGACTACAGTGATAAAGACTTGAAAAAGTTCTTTACACCAGAGTTCCGTAATCGTTTAGATGGTATTATTACATTCAATAAACTTGCTAAAGAAACAATGACTAAAATTGTTGTTAAGTTCATGGATGAATTACGTGCGCAAGTTAAAGAAAAAGGCATTAAGATCAAACTAGATAAGGAAAGTACTAATTGGTTGATTACCAAAGGCTTTGATCCTAAGATGGGTGCTCGCCCGCTACAGCGTGTTATTGATAAGGAAATTAAACGACCTTTGGCAAAACTCATGCTGTTTGGAGATTTAAAAAACGGCGGGTTGCTCAGCATTACAGTACAGTTTGATAAATTAGTGTTGTTATCAACTCCTAAGGAATCAAAAACTCCGTTGTTAACTGTTAATGCACCTACGTCATTAGTTAATATAGATGCATTATAAACTTACTACGAAACTATTCCACAACCGATATCAATACAAAATAGTATCGGTATGTCCAGGTGCGGCATGGTTTCGTAGTGGTGACATGGATAAAGCATTAACCGAACTTAGTCAAGTAAAAGTATTCGAAACTCAAAAAGTTAGTGGGTGGAGAAGTTCTAATATCCGTTCTAAAGAAGATTTAGAATATGCAATTAAGTTAGCAACTGTAATTTCTACTTTATCGGATATTAGTTTACGTGTAGAAAGTCCGTGGCTTACAATTTATAGCAACAGTAGAAACGAAATTGATGCGATTGCAAATATAGATATTAATAAAATCAAATATATTTCAGAGCCGCCAGCAACTGGGATCGCTGTAGATACTGTGATCATGCCTAAAATGAACTTTGATTTTCGAGTTACTATAGGAAAAACTAATCAACCCAACCCTGCATTTATTGAGTGGGCAAGTTCCAATAAAAAATGCAAATTAACTAAAAGTTGCATTAGAGAATTAGAAAAACAACGCAGCTGGGGCGGCTCCCACTTCTATATTACGGGCAATAACAATTTATTGCTTGCTAAGATGCATTTAGGCGGTAGTATTTCTAAAATAGAACGCATCATTAAAGCATAGTTTGTTGATAAATACTCTAAACCCAATGGAATACCTTGGGTATGAAACTTGGGCTTAAAATGCGTATACGAGAATTACTAGAAAACAATAATTTCAAAGAAGACGATTTTGTCAAAGCAACTGGCGAAAAGCGTGAAATTGACTACGACCTAGTCGAAGATCTCATCCATTTCATGCATAACGATGATCATATCTATCGTAGACATGTTTATCCTGTTTTAATGAAATGTATTGATGGCATCAAAGGCAAAAAAGCTACACATAGTAAAATGTTTGCAGAAGCCATTAAAGAATGTTACAAACTTTATAAGAAAAAGTTTCCAATACGAGAATTAGATGACGAGCTAAGTGAAGATACTTGTAAGCAGGCTTGCACCAAAATGTATGAAGAAGTTAAAGAACATATATCTGCTGGAAAATACAAGGATTAAAAATGTTACTACGTGAATTATTTAGGTCTGTTAAAAAGCCTTTGTTAGAAGGCGGTAATATTTGGCCTGAATCTGAAGGTTTTGATCAGGCTATTGCCAGTCACCTAGTACACGAAACAAATCGTTATCTCAGCGGTGTCGGTGCTCATGCGTATGTAATCGGTAGTGCTGCTACTCCAACTCCCGGAAAGATCAGCGGTGACTTGGATGTAATGGTAGATGCTAGTCAGCTTGCGCAAAAGTTTGGTACTAAAGACGGCAAGACTACTCGTATTGAGTTAGAAAAATATCTACAAAGCAAAGGTTTACAAACTAAAAAAACTGGCGTAACTGTACATATCTTATTGCCTTATAAAGAAAAATTCTATCAGGTAGATATTAAAACTGTTGGTAATGCCGAGAAAGTTCACAAATTCCATCATCATGCTATTCCCCAAGGTAGCCCTTACAAAGGTGTTCATAAACAAATGATGATGAATGCATTGGCTAGCAATCAAGGTATGTTATGGTCGCCCGATGAAGGTCTATATGCTAGAGATGCTATGGGTAAAAAAGCTGATTTTATCAGCGATGATTTAGATGTTATTGCTAAACGACTATTAGGTAAACATGCCAAGGCAGCAGATCTAGGAAGTGTAGAAAGCATCATGAACGCTATTCCCGACGAAGCTCGACGCAATAGCATATATCAACAAGCATCAAGCGGTGCAAGTTGGCAAGCTGTTAGTCCGCAACCAATTAATGAAGCCGCCGCACCTACAGTAGGTCGCAAGTATCAACATATTGAAGATCTAGTGTTTACCAATGGTAGCACTGGCGGACTGCATGCCGTTGAACGTCTGCGTCACATGACTAGCAAAGGTGGTAGCATAGAATTAAAATGGGACGGTAGTCCTGTTATCTACTGGGGCCGTGATGAGCACGGTGTGTTCCATATGTTTCCAAAAAACGCTTGGGATTATATGAAACGTGGCACTACTCATACCAAGAGCGGTGTTACAACCATGATGAATGACCCAGACGATGTTGCTATGTTTATTCTAGGTACAGGCAATCCACAGCCTGGTCAAGAAGATCAAAGACGTGCATTTGCACAAGGGCTTGCTGATTTATGGCCTTACTTTGAAAGCATTAGTCCTAAAAAAGGATATATCGAAGGTGGTATACTATTCAGTCCTCTTGCACCAGCAAGATTAAATCCTAGTACAAACGAATACGATTTTCAACCTAATATCACAGCCTTCCACATTCCAGCAGGTAGTGCTCTAGGAAAACGCATTGCTAAAGCAAAAGTAATGATAGCTGCTACAGGTTTTTATACACACATTGGTGCTGACGAAACACGTTATCCAAATGCTGAAAAATTATCAACAGCAGATGTTATTGTACAAGGTACAACATATGTTGAGCATGCTCCTAAAGTAGACGAAGAGGGATTAAAGCATGCTGAAGCATTTATTAAACAACACAAAGCTGCAATTGATAGTTTTGTTGCAGGGCAACCTGGTCTAAGTAAACCCGGTGATGTATTGTATAGTTTCTTTAATCAAAATTTACGTGTTGAAGGTGTTAAAGAAAAGTTTGAACAATGGGCTACTGCAAAACTAAGCAATACTCAGGCACAAAAAGTTCTAAGTCATCCTGGCTTAGATGCTGTACTAAGTGCTGTTGAATTATTAACACACGAAAAAATGAAAGTAATTGGTGCATTAAGCACCGGTACACACGGCGGTATACGACAGACAAAACCAGAAGGGTACGTACAAGCACACCCTGGGGGTAAATTTAAAAATGATTTGCCTGGACAGTTTGTTAAAACTATTGACCAGGCCAACTGGGCTCCGAGGAAAGACTAATGTTATTACGTGAATTTCTTAATCGTACAGGAGAAGGCAAAGCCGCTGTAGTTGGCTGGGGTCGTGGTATGGGCCACAAAGGTCACATGTATCTAGCCAGTAGTGTTATTACCCAAGCTAAAGACCACGGAGCAGATCCATACTTTGTTGTTAGTCGTACAGTAGGTAAAGACGATCCAATCACTCCAGACGAAAAATTACATATCTATAAGAAAGTGTTTCCCAAGCACGGACATATTTTCCATACCGCAACTGACGAAATGCCTGATTTAACTCGTGTACTATCTCAGTTAAGTAAGCATGGCTATACTGACGTTACCGTTGTTGTCGGTGCTGATCAAGTTAATGCGCTAAGTTATGTTAAAAACTATAACGGTAAACCTGACAAAGCTGGAAATGTTCCATTTAATTTTAACAGTTTGAATGTTATTGCTCGTCAAGAAACAAATGATCCTAGTCGTGATGAGGAAGGTCCACGTGCTACACCTATGCGAGCCATATTACAAGATCCAAATGCTACTGAGGAACAAAAGTTTCAAGCGTGGCGAGATGCAATGAGTCCTGAACTAAGCGATGACGAAGTATTAGATTTAATGCATAAAGCAGAACAACGTATGGCCGACCCTGCATTTGGAAAAGCACCTAAAAAGCCTAAGAAAGAAAAGGTAGCCGACGAAAGTTTAATGGGATTCTTAGCAAAGACTGATAACCCTGTTAAAAAGAAAACTGTTAGTTCTGAAGAAATGCGTAAGTACTTTGAAAAAGAAAAAGCCAAGGATCCAGAGAAAATAGAAAGAGACTTGGGCAATAAAAAAGCACAACAAGTATATAGACGATCCGACGAAAATTTGATTAAATATGCTAATAAACTATTAAGAGAAATGAAAGCTAACGAATTTATCAAAGAAGGCACTACTAAGCTACACCCAGATCACGATGCTGTGGGCAAAGGTGTCACCCGTGCTCGCGATGTAGGCGGATACGATCGTGTATACCACATGAATAGGTTAATGATGGCTATGGCTATGGCAGACGGCGTTAGTACTGGAAAAATTGACGGCGTTAATGTTGATACTTGGTTTGAAAAGTACAACACAATACATCCAATGACACAAGCGGAAGATAACATGGTTCGTTCGGCTATGAAAACTATTCCAACAGATGGCAAACATGTTAGCTCTTTTGGTAAGAGCGTGGAGCCCACAGGTGCTAACACTAAAAGCATTGTAGCTAAACCAAAAAAGAACAAGTACGGAATTTAAAATGGACGAGAAATATCATTTAGCACTTAAAACTGCATTTGCTAGTGAATATGCATTTGCACTAAAGGCACAAAATTTTCACTGGAACGCAGAAGGTCCGCTATTTTATCAGTTACATATTCTATTTGAACGTATCTATGACGAAGTATATGGTAGCATCGATACGTTTGCCGAACAGTTACGTGCGTTACAAGTATACACTCCAGCAAGTTTAGCTAAATTTAGTATGCTTACTAAAGTAGAAGACGAAAACGCTGTACCAGATTTTCACGGAATGTTAAGCGAATTATTAGAAGATAGCGAGCGCATGGCTAATATATTTCGTATTACTTTCACCATGGCAGAAGAGCACGGTGATCACGGACTAAGTAATTTTCTAGCTGATAGACAAGATGCACACAAAAAACATAGCTGGATGCTGAGAGCAAGTTTAAAATAATGGATGAAATTGCTCGTCTTAAAAAGTTAGCTGGCGTTAATGAATTTAAAGGCCTGCAACCTTACGAGCTAGGCGGAATGAATATAAGCATTACTGGAACTGAAAAGGCCAAATTAATGCGTGAGAACAATATTAAACCAGGAACACCCGAGTGGTTTCAGTTATGGTTTAGTTTGCCCTATATGACTGGCGAAAAGCCTGTAGGAAAATAAAATGAAAATTAAAGAACTTTTAGAAGGCAGACACGGATACGATGATAGCGGTATGAGTCTATCTCCGGGTAACGACGAAGGTCCCGATAGCTGGGATTATAGTGCAGCACACGACAGAATTGGTGCTGGAGATCCTCGTAAGCATCGTCAGCAACACCATTATCAAACAGATGTTCCGCACGATGTTCACATTAACGGACGCAAATGGAAAACATTTGGTTCAAAAAGTCATGCAGAAAATGTTGCTAGAAAGCTAGCAGCTAATGGTAAGCAAGTTCACGTAGCTAGATCTTTAGAAGAAACAGCAAGTGCAGGTGCTACTAGTGCCGCAAATATTGGTACTGTAGATGCTCCACATATTAGCCCAGGAAAAGCCCGTGGTAAAAAGAGTTACACAGGGTCGCCAGGCAAAAGTGGTACAAAAGCACCTCCACAACCCAAAGTAGTACAACCTAAAAATAAAAACGGTACTGCTAAAAACGGATTAGATATTAAAAGTACTAGCCTGTTCGGTGGTCCTAAAGTCATCAAAAGACACTAAATATATAAAGATAACGGAGTATACTCATGCCAGGATTAGACAACATGGAACCAGAAATGGACCAACAACCAGAAGGTGAAGTAATCGGTACACACGGCGACACAGACCGTGAAGGCGCTATGGCCAAAGCTGATTTATTCAAACTAGCCAATTATTCACACAAGCTATACCAACAAATGAACGATGAAGATCAGTTGGAAGCATGGGTACAAGCAAAGATTACTAAAGCTGCTGACTATATTGCATCGGTTTATCACTATCTAGAATACGAAATGAAGTTTAGTGAGTACGGGCATCATTTAGATAATAGCGACACATTAAGCGAGGGACAAAAAATGAGATTAAAAGAAATGCTATCAGAGGCAAAAGATAAAGTTAAGAATCTTAAGAAAACCCAAGCTGAAAAACTTAAAGACAAAAAAGTTGACGAAGGTGTATTAAGTGGCGGTGAACGTGCTTGTACAGAATGTGGCGGTACTGGCATGGTTTACGAAGCACCAAAACCAATTCCAGATCATGTTAAATCTAAAGTTGAAAAATATAATAAACAAACTAAAGCATTCCATGCTGCTAGTAAGCGTTTAGACAGAAATCATAATGGTATTCCAGACGATGAAGAAGTTGATGAAAACTTAACAGTAGTACCAAATCCATCAGGCGCTAAAGATGCAGAAGAAGCTAAAAAGTTAGGCTCTATGATGCCGGCTCCAGCAGGTCAGAAAGATCCAATTAGCACTACTAAAGAAGGATTTGACAACAAATCTAAGACTGGTGATACATTTAAGACTCGCACCGGTGTAGCAACTAAAACTAGTACAGGTGTTACTCATAAAAATACTAGCTATAAAGACGAAGGCGATGAAATTGCTTCAAACGCCAAATCAGGTAAAGGTACTAAGAGTCACGCTAAGGCACAAAGTGCTGCAGAAAAGAAAGACCGCGCTCCTGCACTAAAACAATCTCCTAAGAGTGCTAAGACTTGGGGAATGAAAGACAACGAAAAGTTTGACAATCGCGATAAAGTAGACGAAGCTAAAAGTAAAATGGCTAAAAAAGACTACGATAAAGACGGTAAAGTTGAGTCTGGTAAAGACGAATACTTAGGTAGCAAAATTCGTGCCGCTAAGAAAGCAGGCAACTTGAAAGAAGCTTCTAAGATGTGTAAAGAATGCGAAATGACTATGCGAGAATGTACTTGCAAGCCAGTTAAAGAAAGTGCCAAGCCAAGTGCAGGTCTAAGCAAGGCTAAGAAATCAGCTGTAGTTAAAAAAGCCAAGGCAGGTGGAGACATTGGCAAGCCAGGCAAGAGCTTTGACAAAGTAGCTAAGTCAGCTGGTGGCGGTGAGAAGGGTAAGAAGATTGCTGCAGCTGCTATGTGGAAGAACATCAAAGAAACTACAGCTTACATTGCTGAAAAATCAAAAGCTGTTAAGCCTGACTTTTTAGATATGGACAAAGACGGTGATAAGAAAGAACCGATGAAGAAAGCTGTCGGTGACAAAAAGAAAGAGACTGTAAAAGAGTCTACAGATTTTACACGTATGCAAGAACTAACAGGTCGTTTAAATCGTACTGAAAAGCCAGCACTTGTTGAAAACCGTGAGGTTGATCAAATCCGTGCATTGACAAAACGTCTATTGGGGTAATCCGATGGACATGAAACGCATACTACAGGCGATGGATGGTGTTGCTACAAAGCCTGTAGTAGGTGTTGATAGCATGGCTAAGTTTTTATCTATTATTGATAAAAACGCAAATGTTCAACTATTGCAAGAAGCTACACCTCATAAAGTATCGTTGCCCGTTCAAATGGCAATGCAACACTATCAACAGCCTAAAGAAAAAACACAATTAGCTAATAAACCAGTTGGTCGAGAAACTACTATTGGAAAATATTTTCACAAAGTAGAAGACGAGATTGCTGAACACAAAGCACAAAAACGTCAATTAATTAATCAATATGCCAGCACTATTGCTGAACGTGTATTGATGAAAGAATCTAAACAAGAAGAAAAAGCTGAACGTATTGCTAAACAGCAGGCATTAAAATCTATAGACAATGAACACAAAGTTTATAAGAATTCTCCTAAGACACATGCTATAAAGTTTAAAGAGAATAAAACATGGAATCCTGTAGACAACGGAGATTTTCCAACTGATTTTGATAACTACAATCCTGAAAAATTTGATTCTAAACATTTTCAAGCCATGTTAGATTATTATGGTAACGACCTTAATGTTGATCGTGCCCTTCGTGCTTTAGAAAGAGAAATTAAAGGCAACAATGGAGTAACTCCGTTACAATGGGCGGCTACATTTCAAACTATTAATAATAGCGTTGTTGGAAAACCTACACCGCCCAAAGAAGAAACAAAATATTTTAAATCTAGGAATGAAGCATATCACTATGCTCATTTGTATAGTAATGTGTTGAAACTGGTTCATATAGAAAAACTCGAACAAGATGCACCTAAAAATCTAATCACCTTACCGGTGATATTAGGAATAAAAAATCATAAGAGAAAATGGATGTTACAATTTCCGGATGAGCAGTATGCACAGAAGTGGCAACATCAATTTAGAAATGTGGCAAAAATTCAATGGCCAGCTGGTCATGCACTAAGTTCAAATGTTGAAGAAAATGAGATTCCTGGACACAGTATGGGATTCAAACCAGGTCCTGGCACTCCGGGTACACTTGAAGAATTAAGTACTGATACGTTAGGCAAGTATAAAAAAGCTGCTTATGCTGATGCTAAAAAAGCAGATGCCGAAGGTAACTATGCTCGAGGCGATAAGAGATTCAAAGGCATTAACAAAGCCACTGTAAAACAATTTGATAACGATTTGAAGAAACACGAACAAAACCCTATCAAAGAAGCCAATGCTAAAAAGCGCACATTAAAGAATTCAAACCCATGCTGGACAGGTTATCATCCAGTTGGTACTAAGAAAAAAGGCGGACGCACAGTGCCTAACTGTGTACCAAAGGAATAAAAATGAACATTAGAGATTTACTCAACAAAATTGATAATATCGACGAAGGTGGGAATTTCTATCGTCAAGACCCTGAAGGATCGATCGCAAGAGCAAATGCAAATCTTTTACCAATGTTAGGATTAGGTGCAGCCGGCGGTGCTTTACTAGCTAACAGAGGAAATCAAACTCCTACACAACAAGGTGGTCCACAACCTGGAATGCCTATAGTACCTGGACAGTCATACGGACGCGAACAATATTACAATCAGATGAATGCACAACGTAATAGTCCGTCACAGCCTGCACCTACAGCTAATATTGCTCCAACACCAACAGGCACCACAAACAAGCCGCCAAAAGGCAACGATGCTTTAGAAGATGCAGATATTGCAAAATTAAATGCACTAGTGGATCAATTGGAAAAAACCTTAAAAGAGGGTGTTTCTTTTGATATTGCCAATGCATTGATGGAAAGTTTTGGTTATCAAACAGAATCTGAAGCAAGTCTAGCACAGCAAGCAGCAGTTGGCGCTGGGACTTACGGAGCTGCAAAAGGCGTTGGTAAAATGTTAGGCAAGGCTATTCCAGGTGTTGGTTTAGCATTTGGTGCCGCTGATGCATATAACCGCGCTAAAAAAGGTGACTGGGTTGGCGCTGGTATGGCTGGCGCAAGTGGTTTAGCATCATTAGTTCCAGGTATTGGTACTGCCGCATCATTAGGATTAGATGCCGCTAACCTAGCTCGCGATTACAAGCACGGTGAATTTGACGGTACTGCGCCTGCCGGTCAACCAGCAACTGTAGCAGCCGCTCCGGCTGGTACAACAATGCCACCTGGCGGTGATCCTAAAGTATTTGCTATACAACAAAAGTTAATTGCTAAAGGCGCACAAATTACTGCAGATGGCAAAATGGGTCCAAAGACTCAGGCGGCTATGCAAAAATACGGAGTAACATCTGAAACTGTAGCAGAAAATATTGCAAGTTTACGAGATCGTTTGGCAATGATTGAAGCTGAACAACATGCAGACGAAGGTGCAGCAAGCGAACTACTTGGTAAAGGAATTGAATTAGGTAAAGATGCTTGGAAGGGTGTTAAAAACTTTACTAAAGGTGCCGCAAGTCCTAATGTAACTCCGTTACCCAATGTAGGTCTTGCAAAAAATGTAAAATATAAAGGGCCAAGTTCTGCATTTAAAGCAGGTCAAGTTGTTGGTCGAAATCCAGTAAAGACAGCACTAGCTGGAGCAGCGTTAGGTACTGGAGCAGGGTTGGCATTAACGCCAGGAAGTGATAAACCAGAACCGCAACCAACACCGAATAATCCAGTTGCGCCGAATGTTATTGCACCAATGCCGCATGACGATCCGACACCAGACACAAAACCAGACACAAAACCAGACACAAAACCAGAATTAACAGCTGATCAAAAAGCATTAATTGCACAAATTCGTGAAATAATGGGTCACGATTACGGCGAAGATCAAAAGTGGGACGCTGCTGTAAGTCATGCTCAAGAAGTATTAGATCGTGCCGAAGGTGCAAGTGCATTGCAATTAGCAACTGATAGAGGTCATGCATCCGGTGCAGCTAGTGCATTGGCAATGAATGCCAATAAACCTAGGCCAAATAATATTGCCGCAATGCCGTCAGGCAATACAGCTCGCGCAGATTACGATAAATTCAAACAAGATGACGCTATAGCATCGGCTCGTGGGCAAGTTAGAAAAATGACTACTCCACAAGGCAGTGGAAACTTTATTGATCCTAAAGACGGTATTATCAAATATCGAGATCTTAGCGGAGGTGAAGGTGATCCGTTTGGTGGCGGTGGTGCCGTAAAAGAATTCCCGTACAAATGGGTTACATCAGGACAGGAAAAACCATTCTTTGATACGCTCGCAGCCGCAGGATTAAAAGTTGTTCCTATAGAAAAGAAACAATTGTTTGGTACATTCCAAGTTGCTGGTGTAGATCCTAGCAAACTAGCTGAGATCCTGGCAGATATCAAACCAGTAAAAGAAAACAATGACGAATTGGATCGTTGGTTGAAAATAGCTCGCGGTTAATTATAATGGCAGATTAATTTCTGCCATTTTCACCTCTAAAATTTTTTAGAGCTTGCATTTATAAGATAAGTAATATATAATAGGCATATACATTAGGAGATAGCATGTCAGGTCGTTCATATGGTCCAGAAGAAAAGGCAAAGTTGGAAAGATTAATTTCCGAAGGTAGTACAGTACTACGTGAAGTTGAAGATTTAACAGTAGGCTTAAAAGAAACAGTTAAAGCAGTTGCAGAAGAATTGCAAATTAAACCAAGCATTATTAATCGTGCAATTAAGATTGCACACAAAGGTGATTGGTCGGCTCATAACGAAGATTGGGCAGAAATTGAAGCTATTTTAGATATTACTAAACGTATCTAATAAGTAATAAAGAGAAAGGTTAGCAAGCCATAAATTGCATGAAGGTATTTGTCAGCCTCAAATGACAAAGGAGAAAAGAATATATGTCTTATGTAGACGCATGGTTTGACCGCGAGAACGATATCGTTAAAGTAGTTGAACGTAATAAGAAAGGTGAACGTGAGTTTCGTGACATTCCTGTCAAGCACACGTTTTACGTCAAAGACCCACGCGGCAAATTTCAATCAATATACGGAGATGCGTTAACACGTATTGTCTGTAAGAACACAAAAGAACTACGCAAAGAACAAGCCATTAATAGCGGCAAAGAATTGTTTGAAAGCGATATCAATCCAATCTTTGTAACATTAAGTGAACACTATCTTAATCAAGATGCTCCTAAGCTAAATGTAGCATTTTTTGACATTGAGGTGGACTTTGATCCGGAACGTGGCTACAGCACTCCAGAAGATGCTTTTATGCCAATTACTTCGATTGCAGTTCACCTACAATGGTTGGAAACACTTGTATGTTTTGCAGTACCTCCAAAAACATTAACTTGGGAACAAGCACACGAGGCTATCAAAGAGTTTCCTAATACAATGCTGTTTAAAACAGAAGCAGAGATGTTGGATGCATTTCTTGATCTTATTCAAGATGCAGACATATTAACTGGTTGGAACAGTGAAGGCTACGACGTTCCGTATACAGTTCATAGAGTAACTAAAGTCTTAAGTAAAGATGACACAAGACGTTTTTGTCTATTTGATCAATATCCGAAACGCCGAGAATATGAAAAGTTTGGTAGACAGTCAGTAACATACGATTTTATTGGACGAGTACATTTAGATAGTCTTGAATTGTATCGTAAGTACACATATGAAGAACGTCATAGCTATCGATTAGATGCCATTGCCGAGTACGAACTCGGTGAGCGTAAAACTCAATATGAAGGTACACTTGATCAATTATATAACAATGACTTTAAAACATTTATTGAATATAACAGACAAGATACTTCGCTACTAGATAGACTTGATAAAAAATTAAAGTTTCTAGATATTGCAAATACACTTGCTCATGAAAATACAGTATTACTACAAACAACAATGGGTGCTGTAGCTGTAACAGAGCAGGCCATTATTAACGAAAGTCATCGCAGAGGTTTTCAGGTTCCTAATCGTATTAAGAAAGATGACAGGGATGAAAATACTGCGGCTGCTGGTGCGTATGTCGCATATCCTAAAGAAGGCATTCACGATTGGATTGGATCACTAGACATTAACAGTCTGTACCCTTCGGCCATTCGTGCGCTTAACATGGGGCCAGAAACTATTGTTGGACAGTTACGTCAAACTAAAACAGAAGAATTTATCGAACTACAAATGGCTAAAGGCAAGAGTTTTGCGGCTGCGTGGGAAGGTATTTTTGGATCTTTAGAGTATACGACTGTAATGGATCAGGAGATTGGAACTGATATTACTATTGATTGGGAAAATGGAGATACTGACGTATTAAGTGCTGCAGAAGTCTATAGACTTATATACGAAAGTAATCAGCCGTGGATGCTTAGTGCTAATGGCACAATCTTTACATATGAGAAAGAAGGTATTATCCCCGGCTTGCTAAAACGTTGGTATGCTGAACGTAAGGAAATGCAGGCCAAATTAAAAGAAGCAATTAAAGCTGGCAATAAAGTTGAAGAAGAATACTGGGACAAGCGACAGTTAGTTAAAAAGATTAACTTGAACAGTTTGTATGGTGCTATTCTTAACAGTGGTTGTAGATTCTTTGATAAGCGTATCGGACAATCAACTACACTAACTGGTCGTCAGATTGTTAGACACATGGCTGGTAAGGTCAATGAGATTGTAGCCGGCGAGTATGATTATAGAGGAAAGGCAATTATATATGGTGACACTGATTCTTGTTATTTTAGTGCTTTTCGCACTTTACAGAAGGACATCGAAGCGGGATTAATTCCGTGGAGTAAAGAGACTGTGATACAGTTGTATGATCAAATAGCCGAAGAAGTTAATAGCACATTTCCTCAGTTTATGTTGAATACATTTCATTGTCCCAAATCTCGTGGAGAAGTTATTAAAGCAGGTCGTGAAATTGTTGGCTCTAAGAGTTTGTTCATTACCAAAAAACGTTATGCTGTTCTTTACTATGATAAAGAAGGCAAGCGTACAGACGTAGACGGCAAGCCAGGTAAGATAAAGGCCATGGGCTTGGACTTGAAACGTAGTGATACTCCAGAATTCATTCAGAACTTTTTAAGCGATGTTCTTGAAATGGTTCTAATGGGCAAGCCTGAACAAGAAGTCCTAGATATGATTAGTGAATTTCGTATCAGATTCAAAGTTAGGCCAGGCTGGGAGAAGGGATCTCCTAAACGTGCTAACAACATTACTGACTACCAAGCCAAGGAAGCCAAGCAGGGTAAAGCCAATATGCCAGGACATGTACGTGCAAGTATTAATTGGAATACATTGAAACGCATGTACAATGACAAGTACAGCATGGCTATCACAGACGGTGCTAAAGTTATTGTGTGTAAACTCAAACCTAATCCATTAGGATTTACATCGGTTGCATATCCTGTAGATGAGTTACGTTTGCCACAGTGGTTTAAAGAATTGCCTTTTGATCATGCTGAGATGGAACAGACTATTATTGATAATAAGTTAGATAACTTGATCGGAGTACTGAACTGGGATATCAATAGTACTGAAGAAAAAAATACATTCAATTCATTGTTCGAGTTTTAATATGAAAATTATAATTGCAGGTTACGGTTTTGTAGGCAAGGCTGTAGCAAATTCATTAAAAGATCAAAACGAACTACATATTGTGGATCCAAGATTCTCAACTTCGACATTAGGTGATTTTCCTAATCCTGACGGAGTTATTATTTGTGTTGGAACACCTGGTACAACCGACGGTGATTGTGATACTAGACAGATAGAATCAGTCTTGAATAACTTACCGTATGGTGTACCTGTTTTGATAAAATCGACAGTACCGCCTGACTACTTAGAAGAGTTGGCTGATAATTATCAAGATCACGATATTTGTTACAGTCCAGAATTTCTACGATCGGCCAGTGCTAACGAAGATTTTGCCAATCAAAAGTATATGATTCTAGGAGGAGAAGATCCTGGAAAAATGTGGCAAACAATGTTTGAAGAATCGTTGCCTAATTGTAAATCATTTTTAAACACTACATTTGCAGAAGCTAGTACAATCAAATATGCCACTAATTGTTTTTTAAGTTTGAAAGTATCGTTTTTTAATCAGCTATATGACATATGCGAGCAGAACGGTGCAGACTTTGATGTAATTCGGCAAGTACTATCATACGACAATCGAATCGGCCATAGTCATATGCAAGTACCTGGGCCTGATGATCAACGAGGCTTTGGCGGAGCATGCTTTCCCAAAGACACAACAGCATTTATACGTTATGGAAACAGATTAGATGTTAATCTATCTATATTAGAAACGGCAATAAAGTATAACAAAAAGGTAAGGAAAAATCCTTGACATTGTCTAAAAAAACCTATATAATAACACATCATGGAGAACTATATGAAAGACGTATTACAAGACCTAGTAGCACACACGCATAGTCTAGGATTTTTACCTTTGGTAAAAGTTTCGGCTACCACAACAGACGTGACTATTGAGTCTATGGCAGAAGATCGCAGTGTGATTCTTAACGCCAAGACTAAAGCGCCAGTTGAAGACTTTGAAGGCACATTCGGAATGCCTAATCTTAATAAATTAGACATTATACTAAAGTGCCCAGAGTACAAAGAAAACTTTACTATTAAGGTAGTAAAGCAAGAACGTAACGGCGAGGAGATTCCAACAGGTTTGCATTTCCAGAATGGCGGTGGAGACTTTGAAAACGATTATCGTTTTATGAATCAAGACGTCATTAACGAAAAATTAAAAAGCGTCAAATTCAAAGGATCGCATTGGGATCTAGAATTTGAGCCTGCTATGGCTAGTATTCAGCGTTTTAAATTTCAAAGTGCTGCGCATAGCGAAGAACAAACATTCCAAGTTACTACTAAAGATAATAATCTAGTGTTTAGCTTTGGTGATGCAAGTACACACACTGGTAATTTTGTATTTCAATCAGGTGTTACTGGAAAATTGAAACAAACATGGTCTTGGCCAGTTACACAAGTTCAAAGTATTTTGAATTTAACAGGCGATAAGACTATGCGTATTGCAGATGCCGGCGCATTGAATATTTCAGTTGATAGCGGTATTGCAGTATACGAATACATCTTGCCAGCACAAAGCAAGTAATGACTGAAACACATAAACGTACTATACTACGAGCAGTAAGCTATCGAATAATAGCATTACTTATAACCGCCATATGGACTGGGCTAAGTGATGCTATTATTATTCATATTATCTTAACTGCTGTACATTATATTATGGAACGAGTCTGGTTAAAAATTAAATGGGGGAGAACAAATGGGTAATTTATTGTTTATTATAGCCGCTATGGTGTTTATACCGTGGCTACTATTAAAAATTACACGAATGGAAAAGTGGATTCCGTTGCCAATGGCGCAAATTGCCTTTGGCATTTGCCTTGGGCCTAGTGCGCTAGGGCAGTTTTATCCAGAGCTGTTTAGCACAGTTTTTACTGCGCCGATTAAGACAGGGTTAGATGCTATTCAAATTTTAGCAATTACAATCTTTGCTTTTATTGCCGGTATCGAACTTAAACCTAAAGAAGTTATAGCACAAGAAGGTAATAGTATTTGGATACAATCATTCCAAGTTATTATTGTTCCTATCTTATTAGCAGGCTGTAGTTTTTTATTGTTCTTTGATAATCCTGTTTGGCATACTACAGAACGACCATTCTGGCAATATGCTTGGGGCATGGGTGTAGCCACTTGTATTACAGCTATGCCAATGCTGGTTATTGCTTGTAAAGAAATTGGTATGTGGCCTAGTAACATGGGTCGTAAGCTACTGGCCTTAGTTACCTTTGACGATTTAGTTCTATGGCTAACTGTAGCTGTTATTGTTAGTATGGGCAAGTATGCTATCTACTCGGCTATATTCTTTGCAGTATTATCAGTATTGTATTTTGTTTGGCCTAAGGTTTTAGAGCTTGCCGGCGAAAAATCGTATGCTAATTTAACAGTTGCTATGGTATTGACTATGGCGGCATTTAGTCATTGGGCGGGATTACACTATGTATTAGGTGCGTTCTTAGCAGGTATGATTACTCCACGAGATACTATTAAATGGAATGAAGGAATGGCCGAACAGCAAATGGTTTGGTTAATGCCTGTGTTCTTTATCTGGTCTGGTTTAAAGACTAATTGGACTTTAGATTTTGAAACTATTCTACTAGGTGCCATTGCTATGTATATCATTGCTGTTGGGACTAAGTTTGTCGGTGTTTGGTTAGCTTATAAGGACCAAGGACTCAGAGTTGTTTGTTTCAAAACTGCTTTGCTACAAAACAAAGGCCTGATGGAAATCTTCTTGGTTACTATGCTGTTGACAGCCAACGTTATTAGTGTTAATATGTTTGCTGCCGTAGTGATTATGAGTTTAATTAGCACTGTAAGTGCTGTGCCAATGGCTCGAGTGTTTTACAAACCTGAGATAGACAATGATTAAAAAGTTTTTTACTCATGGAATATGGCCTTGGATGTGGTTCGGCGGAGAATACGAAACCATAACCGAAGGCCGTATGGCCCATGAGTATACTAGCGATCGCGATAGAGAAGAAATAACACGTAGGTATACAGAGTGGTTTAGTAATCCAATAACTCCTTATGTTAATCCAGAAAGATTTGACCCATTAAATCCGCCAGAAGGTTGGGCATTTGACCCATATTATTTTGTATGGATAAGAAAATAAATGAATAAAAATTTAACAGCAACTCAATTAGACTATGCATATTTCCTGCCAGCAACGTCAGGGTTTTATAGCACTTACATAGGTAAACAGCGTCATAGTAACTATGTTGATCCTGCACGTATTCCTGCTAGCTTTGGACCATTAGGCATTGAAGCTATGAACTACCTGAACCCTAATGCGGCATTTTACTTTGACCACTGTTTGTATTCAGCAGGTCATGCTAATTTAGATTTAACTAAATTTGATCCTAGTGAAGATATGTTTCGAAATAGAGATAGATCTACTAGCTGGGTATTAGGCGACTCGGGCGGATTCCAGATTGGTAAAGGCGTGTGGGCAGGCGAATGGCGAGATCCTAACGGTCCTGAAGTTGCGGCTAAATGGAAAGAAGTAATGGCAAAAGGTGTTGAACTAGTACCACAACTACATCCAACAGGACATCCTAAGACAGACAAAAACGGCAATCCTAAGTATACTAAGATTGACCATGTTAAAAACTATCAAGCATTGTTAGATGCGGCACAAAAGAAACGTGAACAAGTGTTAGCATGGATGGATGCACTCATGGACTATGGCATGGTGCTCGATATTCCAGCCTGGGTAGAACGTAGTCCTGTTGGTAAGAAAGCCACTGGCATTAGTTCATATCAACAAGCGGTAAATGCTACAAAGTATAACAATGAATACTTTATCAAACATCGTACTGGTGCTTGTAAGTTCTTAAACGTATTGCAAGGCGAGAATCACGGACAAGCAGAAGACTGGTATCAGCAAATGAAAGATTTTTGCGATCCTAAAATCTATGGCGACAAGGCTTTTAATGGCTGGGCTATGGGTGGACAAAACATGTGCGATGTAGATTTAGTATTACGTAGATTAGTGGCATTGAAATTTGACGGCTTACTTGAAAAAGGTCATCAAGATTGGATGCACTTCCTGGGCACCTCTAAATTAGAGTGGGCATTATTATTAACTGACATACAACGAGCAATTAGGAAATACCATAATGAAAACTTTACCATATCTTTTGACTGCGCCTCACCGTTTTTGGCAACAGCAAACGGACAAATCTATGTCCAAACAGAAATCAAAGATAGAGAAAAGTGGCTCTACCGCATGTTGCCAAGTCTTGACAACAAAAAATACGCCAAAGATACTAGATTATTCCAAGACGTCGTAGTACAAGATGGGCATTTTGAGTCATTTACTACAAGTCCATTAATGGATGGAGTAGAAGTTAAAGATATTTGTATCTACGGCCCAGGAGACCTAAATAAAATAGGCAAAGAAGGTAAAACAAGTTGGGATAGTTTCACTTACGCTATTATGATGGGCCATAATGTTTGGCTACATTTGAATAGTGTACAAGAAGCTAATCGTCAATACGATGCCGGACTATGTCCTGCTATGTTAGTAGATGAAAAGTTTGAACGTGTTTACTTTAAAGATGTAGTTGATGCTATCTTTAGTACACCCGATCGTGCTACCGCTGAAGCTATTATTGATAGTTTTGATAAATTTTGGCAAGCTATTCCAGGTACACGAGGTGCTACCGGTAAGAAAACTGTTAATGCAGGTAAAATGTTCTCCGTATTATTTGACGAAGTAGATCCAGATCCTGTACAATCAGAAGAAGAGCCCGACTTTGATGAAGAGTCGATTAATAAACTTGACGCATTAGAGGCAAGCGTACATGACGTTACCTGACGAAAGATATCGAGCAGTAGTGCAAACTCAAAGATTTTTACTAGAGATCTTAACTACTCCTCGAGTTCCTAAAGCAATTAAGGATCGTGCAAGATCATGTTTGAGACACTATCCAACGGACTGGGATATGCAGCGTACAGCACTTCAGGCGCCTGATGTATTCCAAGAACGCATGGAAGACGTAACAAGATTGTTTAAACAATACGAGCAAAATAAAAATGAAGCGTAGTTTAATTATTGGCATGGGTATAGGACAGTTGTACAAAACTGTTCTAGAAAAACTTGGACATGATATTATTACAGTAGATCAAGATCCAAATAAAGGTGCAATGTATACATCTGTAGATCAAGCCATTTTGATTCATAAAACATTTGATACAGCACATATCTGTACTCCTAATTTTACACATTTTGAACTTGCAAGCAAAGTTGCACCTTATAGTAAAATTGTATTTGTAGAAAAGCCTGGGGTATCAAATAGCTTTGCATGGCAACGTCTTTTAGAAGAATTTAAATATACACGTTTCATGATGGTTAAAAACAACATGTGGCGTAGTAACATCAGTGAGTTAAAAGAATTAGCCAATCAAGCAAAGATAGTAAACATACGTTGGATTAGAAAAAACTGTATTCCTAGTCCCGGTAGTTGGTTTACTACTAAAAAATTATCCTTTGGTGGTGTTAGTCGTGATTTAATGCCTCATTTATTAAGTCTTTATATTGCTATAAACCCCAACTGGCGCTCTGAAAAAGTAAACAATAAAGTATCTTTAATGAATTGGGTTCTAGAAGATATAGATAGCACAGAATACGGAATTATTAATGCTAACGGAACATATGATGTAGATGATGCATGTGTTATCGATTTTGGTAACAAATGGTCATGTGCTGCCAATTGGCGTAGTATGGACATTGAAGACAGTTCTATTGAATTTATTACAGATGGCAATCGAGTAGAACGTTTTGAATTAGGATGGTGTCCAGAAGAAGCATATACAGCAATGATTAAAGAAGCTGTTAGTCGTGTTGACGATGCTAAATTCTGGACTAATCAATTTGAAATAGACGCATGGATTCATGAACAAATAGAAAAATTATGAAAGTAAAGTGTTTACAAACAGAAGGCAAAGGCTACTTTGAAGAAGTTGACTATGAAATTCCAGCTTGGGGTCAAGATAGCATTTATGTCCGAGCTGTAATGACTGGTGTGTGCCGTAGCGATATAGATATGATGGTGGGCGAATTTGATCCATTGCCATTGCACATGCAAGGACACGAAGGCATCGGACAAGTTATGTCAGTTGGTGCAAATTGCAATGACGTACAAACTGGAGACTATGTTGCTACACGCGGTGAGCCGGCCTATGCTGATCAGTATACTGTACGCAAAGGTGAATATGTAAAAATTCCCGAAGCACATCCTCGTTATATTTTAGAACCAGTTGCTTGTGGTATTAATCTTATTGAGCAGGCCAAGGAGTATTTGCATGATCGGCAAGGCCGGCATGATAACAATCGCATGCTTATAATTGGTAGTGGTTTCCTTGCCTGGGTTGCATATCATACAATGCGACTAAATGGGTATATCTTTCACGTAGATGTCCTAGGTTCAAGTAACCAAGATTTGTGGGGAGATAAACTACTGTTAGGAACTAGTGAAAGCTACGATGTTGTAGTGGACCTTACTGGAAAATACGAACTTGGTATAGAGATAAATCTAAATGATAATGCTGTGATTGTAGACGGCGTAGGTAAAGCCGTAAGCAAAGCGGAAGCACAGTCTCAACTTTGGAAAGCTGTGACTACAGTTAAACCTAGTCCCCGTAATCCAAAATTCATTGATTGTATGCATATGGCCAAGTATTGGATTGAAAACGGTTATCTTGAGGTTGATTCTTTCTGGACAAGGTCATATAATCGTACTACTGAATGGCAACAAGCGTTTGCGGATGGTATGGATCGTCCAATCGGTTACAGCAGAGGCTATATTAAATGGGACTAAACACTGAAGAACGACAAGGTGTCGTTTACTTTACAGGTTACGAAGTCGAACATACTATTTGTTATGGTATGTTTACACTGTTTGTGGTAGGTACTCCTCCACTAGAAGAAATACTGCGTAAGGCTGATGATACCCAGGCATACTGGGATGAGTCTAAACGTATTAAACACATTTACTTTGGCACTAGTCAAAGTTTTAATCCTAAAAGTATTTCGCAAGAAGAATATAAAGCGTGGGATGAAGTTATTATAGGCTGTCTAAAAGCAGGCTATTGGGTGTCACTAGACTTTGGTGTTGAACACATCGAAGGCGTATTAGAGTCTGCCTATAACGAGTATCCCCGCTTTGTTCCCATGATTAGTGTTAAGTTACCTTACATTAATCAACTCAACTACAATGCCACACTTAAACTGGACGACCGAACTTGGGGTGCTACCAATCCAGGTGTGTGGACTCATCACTTGCAGAGCCTAATGAGTAAAGACAAGTATACTCATTGGGATCAGTACACACAAGATACACCAACATGACTACAAGAATCAACCGATCTGTAATTAACAACTACAGTCCTGTGTGCGCCTTACCCGGTTGCACTAACAGAGCCAGCTATCACAATGCAGGTAAGAAGTTAAACGGATCATTAACAGCTAAATGGAAAATGTTTTGTACTCCACATCGTTCTACTAGAAAACATGAAGTAGACAATTGGAAAATGAAACAAAAATGTTCCAACATCGACGCTCATCACGGTTTTGCTTGTACAGCAACAATTCTTTATCCAGAACAACTAGATGTTAATCATATTGATGGAGACCGTCATAATAATGACCCTAAAAATTTAGAATGTCTGTGCAGAAATTGTCATGTGTCAGTAACAAAACAAAACGGACATCACTTGACTAGATATGTAAATGAAGTAAAATTAAATCCTGAAATGTTTGAGGAAAAAGTATGAAAATTAAACAAGATGTTAGACCTAACAAAATGATTTGGGTTACCTTTAACAAAGAAGGTATGCACAAATATCCGGCTGCACTTACAGATCCTAACCTGGCAACAGGCGACGAATATGATGTAAGTTTTCTAGGCTATCCGCATCGTCACATTTTCCATTTCAAAGTATGGATCAGTGTAGTTCACGATGACCGTGATATTGAGTTTATTCAGTTTAAACGATGGTTGCTAAACTTGTACAAAGATAGTATACTAGCATTAGACTACAAGAGTTGTGAAATGATTTCAAACGATTTATATGAAGTCATTTCACAAAAGTATCCAGATCGTGAGGTTTGGATCGAGGTCTCCGAAGACGGAGAAAATGGTTCATTTATTAAATATTAAAATAAGAGGCTACTATGGCTACTAAAAATTACAAAGACTTTTCATACTTCGAGAGTCGTCCAGATATTGTTAAAATCTTTGAAGACCTAGAGCTATTTCTAGACTGGTGTCGCATTGAAGGTGCACCATTTGACGAAAGTCATTTGTATAACAGGGAAAGCTGGCAATGGCGTAACTTTGATAAGTCACGTCGTCCAAAGAAAGCATGGACTGGCGAGCGTAAACCTTACATGGGTAAAAATCCTAAATACGAACGAGTAGAATGAATATATTCTTAATTGACTTAGAATCAGTTGAGACAAGGTACACGGGTCAATGGAAGACCCATGTACCCGAACTCCTACAAAAGGCTGGACACAATGTCAACATTATATCAGGTCCTACGGACATTCCTAGTGCTACCACTCCTGGAGCATTTCTCAATTTTGGCGGCACTAATATATACAAGGCTAGCCAAGTTGAACAGATGGGTCGTTTATTTTGCTCCGGAGCAGTTAAGCCTGGCGATCATTTTTTGTTTACTGACGCTTGGCATCCTGGCATTGTAAACTTAAAATACATGAGTGAACTACTGAATATTCCAGTAGTTACACATGGCTTATGGCATGCCGGTAGTTATGATCCACAAGATTTCTTAGGACGTCTTGTTGGCAAAAAGAAGTGGGTTAGGCATGCAGAGAAAAGTTTCTATCATGCATTTGATCATAACTACTTTGCCACAGAGTTTCATGTCAAGTTGTTCATCGACGAATTATTAGAAGATGGATATCCTAGCGAAAATCCATGGTACGAAGAAGATTTTGCTGAACGCTATGATGACGGCAAAATGGTTCGTACAGGTTGGCCTATGGAATATATGGAAGATACTTTGCTACCATATAAGAACATGCCTAAACGTGATCTTATCTTGTTCCCGCATCGCATTGCACCAGAGAAACAAGTTGACATATTCCGTGACTTGGCTACACACTTGCCACAATATGAATTTGTAGTATGTCAGGATCAACAACTAACCAAGAATGAATATCATAACTTGTTAGGCGAATCCAAAATGGTGTTTAGTGCTAACTTGCAAGAAACACTTGGAATTAGTTGGTATGAAGGTGCTATTGTAGATTCTATCCCTATGGTTCCAGATAGACTTAGTTACAGCGAAATGGCATTTGATACATTTAAATATCCTAGCGAGTGGACAGAAAGTTTTGAATCATATTCTACATATAGACCTTTTGTTTGTAAAACAATTATAGATCATATGGAAAACTATAAAACTAGACTGCCAATGCTACATAAACAAACGGAGTCTTTACGTGACAACTACTTCTCAGCCAACGAGTTACTCAACAACATCAAGTGATACTATAACAATCAGTAGTTTAGATACTATTGATTTAAATTCAATCACCACTATAGATACAAATAGTATTAGTACTAGCTATCCATCGTATACGTACTCTAGCAACTACGTGGGTTCTATTAGTATATCGTCTACTATTCCAACACTAACTACTGCACAAATTAGTACACTCAATAATATCAGTATTGACACTAGTAGCTTTAAAATTAATTTGCCAGAAGAGTGGGTTGATACTTTTCCAGATTTTAATCGTGTACAAAAAATGTGCGAGGAATATCCTGGACTAAAGATAGCACTTGAAAAATTTAAAACTGTTTATAAACTTGTGAAAGACCATTATGATACTCCCGAAGATAAGAGACCGCGTCCTTAATTGGCTAGAACAGCGTGACCGCAAACGCATTATTATGGATCGTCAAAGTAACGAGCCATTGTTAACTCGCTACTATATCTTTTTAAAAGACCGTAAACATTTTCCCTTTAATGTATTCTTACATAAGTTTCATAAAGGAGATCCCGGCGATGTTCATGACCATCCATGGCCATATGCCACTCTGATACTAGCAGGCGGCTATTATGAGTATGTTCCAGAATTTAATTCCAAAGGAGAAATGATAGGTGAAATCAAACATTGGCGGAGGCCTGGTCATTTTCGCACTTGTAGTGCTGGTAGTTACCATCGCATTGAGCTAGATCCAAATGTAACACCCTGGACGCTGTTTATGCCTGGTCCTCAAAAACGTGAGTGGGGATTTCTTGTAAAAAATAAATGGATACATAATGAGTCATATCTCGAAGAACGTCGTCAATAATGGATTAGTTGGTAGTACTGTATATATTGGTGGCGGTGGGGCAGGTGGTGGCGGTGGTAGCGGACAAGTTTACGCTACCAATAGTACAGGATCAGCTGGTGCATTTTTAACAAGCACCGGATCAAATGGAACTGCTTGGACCACTGGTACTAGCACTATCAATGTCAATCCTGCAATAACTGTTAAACAAACTAATCCTCCGGAATTAGAAGTCAAAGGTCGACTAGTATTAAATGGACAGGACTTGGAAGAAAGGCTAAGTATAATCGAAAAAGTCTTGCAAATTCCCGAAAGAGATGTTAAACTAGAAAAGAAGCACCCAAAGCTAAAAAAACTGTATGATGAATACATAAATGCATTGGGTAAGTATAGAACATTTGAAGCAATTAAAGGAGAAGAATGATGAAAGAACTACATGAATCGGTTGCAGTCACTGCAAAAGAAATGACAATTAAGCAATCGGAAGGTTTCCGTGTACGCATGGAAAAACACGAAGTACTAAGTCCTAAAGGGTTGTACAGCCTTGACCTTATTCAAGAAAATTTGAAAGACGGCAAAGTTATAGATAGTCAAACGTATAACTTCTTTATGACTAAGAGTGAATTAAACACATTAGCATACGCATTAACTTTATGAAAAAGATTCATTATACTTGGCAACAAGTAGAAGGTGCTTGCTTAGATATTGCTAGACAAATGCAAAATCATTATTGGCGGCCTGACTACATTGTAGGCATCGGGCGTGGCGGGCTTGTTCCCGCTAATCTGCTTAGTCAATACACGGGTATCAAGATGAACAGCCTAGATATTAGTCTACGTGATGGCGGTGATACAGTTAGCAACCTCGGCATGGCAGAAGATGCATTTAATGGTAAAAAGATTTTGATAGTCGATGATATTAACGATCAAGGATCAACTGTTAATTGGATTAAGAATGATTGGCCTAGCGGTTGCTTTCCAGACGATCCTAAATGGAAAGCTATCTGGGGAGATTCTGTTCGCTTTGCTGTATTGACACACAATTTTAGCAGTCAATTCAAAGATCCAGACTATTATGTTTGGACTGTAAACAAATCAGAAGAAGATTGTTGGTTAGTTTATCCCTGGGAGGAATTTTGGTTATGACTTTAACTATTCAAGAAATCAAAGATAAAATTGCCGCAGTTGAGAAAAACTTGTTAGAACTAGCCGAAGGTTCTGGAGGCATACAAGCTATATCAACACTTACTAGTTATAAAGAATATCTTGAAGACGAACTAAAGAACGCCGAACATGCAAGATCTAACCATTAAAATTTTGTGGGATAATCAAAGTGTGGTTTGGTGGAATGAATGTTGCGCTTCTGTCTTAGAAGTTTTTGGATTACCTGGACATCGCTTTGTTTATAAGCCTTATGAGGATTATATGACATTTACATTTAAAAATCAAAAAGATTATAATCTGTGTCAAATACTATTGAGTGAACACATTCGAGCATAAAATATTTGCAAAAACCTAAATAAACCTATATAATACAAACATAGGAGTAATAATGACTGAATCCGTAACATATCAAAATATTGACGATAAAGGCTACGAAGAGTGTAACCTTGCAGATGTTATCCGCTTTAAGATGAAGCGTGATAATAAACGCTTCTGGGCAGGTGACAACATTAGCGAATACGTTAGCGAAGAAGACAAAGCAATTTTAATCAAAGAAGCAACAGAGGCTTTTGAAAAAGTATTAGATACTTTGCTTATTGATCGCGAAAACGATCCTAATTCAAAAGGCACAGCCAAGAGATTGGCTAAAATGTATTTTAATGAAGTAATGAGTGGTAGGTATGAACAAGCACCAGACGCAACAGCGTTTCCAAATGATTCTGCAGACCGTTATGAAGGTATGCTCGTTGTTCGTAGTGAGTTGCGCAGTATGTGCAGTCATCATCACCAGCCTGTTACCGGTGTTGCTTATATTGGTATTATCGCGGCACAAAAACTTATTGGTTTATCTAAGTACACCCGTATTGCACAATGGTGTGCCCGTCGAGGCACACTCCAAGAGGAGCTTTGCAATGACATTGCCCGTGAAATCCAAAAAGCAACAGAAGCTAGAGACATAGGTGTGTATGTACAAGCTATACACGGTTGTTGTGAGAATCGCGGCATTATGGCTAAAAGTAGTTTGACGCAGACAACAGTATTGAAAGGTGCATTTAAAGATGACCACGGTACTAAGAAAGAGTTCTTTGACAATATTAAGATGCAACAAGAGTACGCTTCAAAATGAAATATATTACTAACAAATTTGATAATGTTCGTTTTCCGGTTGAACCTGGTCTGTTGGAATGGCTTCGAGAAAATTACCCTGCATCAAAATATATAATTAAAGAAATTAAATGAAATACCAAACACCAGCTGAAGGCATTCTAAAAACAAACGAATGGGGAGATAGTAAAGTCTATCGAGTTGTTTGTGAGTGTACTGATTCCCAGCATGATCATAATGTGTGGGTAGAAGCAGATGCCAATGAGATTAGTGTAACTATATACGCTACTGTAAAAAGTAATTTTTGGTCTAAGACACGGTGGTATCACATTTGGTCATTACTAAGTAAAGGGTACATTGATACAGAAACGACACTAATTCTACGTAAACAAGGCGCCCTTAATTATGCAGAAACATTAAAATCAGCAATTCAAGATGTAGAAGATTTTAGAAAAAGATGAGTAATAACGAATTATCTCGATTATATTTGTTTAGTCCTTCAATATGGAAGACTACGATCCCTCCTGGGTTGTATAATAAACAAGAATTGTTTAATATTATACAAGAAAATTATGAGATTTCTCCTTTGAGAAATGAATGGGATTCTAAAAATAAAGATAACTGGCATCATTCTTATAACGACGAAACTAATCCTAAATTTAAAAAATTAGATCTTGCACAATTAAATTCTCAATATGATTTGATTATTAAATCATTCATGGATAATTTGTCAGTTGTTTGCCCTATTAAGTATCATTACAGAATAGTAAATGTAACAGCTAATAAGCATGTTCAAAAAATGCGTCAGCATAATCATTTAGGTACTGTAGACGATACGGATAATTGGTATAGTTTTTCATGTGTACACTATCTAAGTTTGAAAGAAGGACATACTTGTACTAGATTAATGAATCCGTCATCATTTGTACAATACTATAAAACATATAGTCATGTTTCTGATATATTTAATTTAGATGATCCGAACAATACTGAATACAGTGAATCAGTAGTTTTAGACTGTAAAGAAGATGATTTTATTATCATGCCGTCATATATAAATCATTTAGTTGACCCTAGTGATAAAAATACAGAAGATTTAAGAGTTACAATAGTAATTAATATTTGGATAGAAAAAGTAAAAGGACTTAAAAATGAGCAAAATTAAAATAGCAGAACTATTTTATAGTATTCAAGGTGAAGGACGCTTTATGGGTGTCCCGTCTGTGTTTTTACGTACATTTGGGTGTAATTTTAAATGTGCGGGCTTTGGTATGCCAGCTGGCCAATTAAGTACTGAAAATGATTTGATTGCAGAACGTATTGCAGAATTTAAAACATACAACGAATTACCCTTAGTTAGCACAGGTTGTGATAGCTATGCAAGTTGGGATCCAAGATTTAAAGATTTAAGCCCTATGATGGAAAGTAACGGCATAGTAGATCGTATTATGGAAATTCTTCCTTACAAAACATGGCTAGACGAGCATCTTGTTATTACAGGCGGTGAGCCTTTGCTAGGTTGGCAACGTGCTTACCCAGACTTGTTAGATCACGAATACATGAGACCATTAAAAGAAATTACATTTGAAACAAATGGTACTCAACAAATAACTCCAGAATTTAAAGAATACTTACAAGATTGGTCTATTAGAGATCCCTTTAATAAAGGAATTACATTTAGTGTTAGTGCCAAACTAAGTTGTAGTGGTGAAAAACGAGAAGAAGCAATTCGCCCTGATATTGTTTGCGAATATCAAGAAATTGGTTATACATATTTAAAATTTGTTATTGCTACAGAACAAGATGCATACGAAGCATTAGAAGTTACAGACATTTATAGATTGGCTGGATTTGAAGGACCAGTTTATTTCATGCCAGTAGGCGGTGTTGAAAGTGTATATTCTTTAAATAATCGACGTGTTGCAGAACTTGCAATGAAAGCAGGATTGCGATATAGTGACAGATTACAAGTACCATTATTTAAAAATGAATGGGGTACTTAAATGAAATTTTTAAAAGTAAAAAGTATGCATCCTGTAACAGAATTTGCACCAACATGGGATTTTACTATTGGAACTGATATTTGGAATGCTGATAAAACAGACATTGTTAGACAGTGGCTTATTAATAACGAGCAACGAATCATCAATACATATCCTGCTAACAGAGACGATGGTGGGACTGGACTTGGTATAGATAGTATTACTAGTAGATACGGAAGATACAATTTACTTCAGTTTGGAAAAGAATTACCAGAATTAAACGACTTGTATAAATTTATTCAAATTTCTTATTTAAATTATATTCATTATCATCATTCGCACATAAGGGATATTAATATTGTATGTTGGTATAATGTTATGCGGCAAGGTTCTAGAATTAACGAACATGCGCATGGCATCGATCCTTATACATATCTTAGCGGTAATATACATTTAGATAATTATAAAACTAAAACATATTATAGGTGCCCAATAGATAAAGATTTAATTGTTCCAGTTGATAACACCAAAGGAGATATCTCAATATTTCCAGGATATATAAGGCACTATACCGATGAACATACGGAATCTACTCTGCGTGTAAGTATTGGATTTGATTTGCATTTAAATGAAGACCCCAGGACTCCTAGAGATCACGAATTAACTTTAAATTTTATGAATTCAGATATTTTTCAATCATTGACTAACGAGATGAATAATGTCTAATTTATTTTTTTGGTGTTGTATGATAGTTGGATGGACTATTGTGTTGGCACTAATTATTAAATTTATATGTAGTAATAGAGATAAGGATATAGAATGAAAACATTATTAAAAAAATGGCTTGGCATTGATAAATTGCAAGCTGAAAAAGAAGCTCTTCAAATAGTTAGAGATAAAGCGGTTGCCGAAACTGTACTGGCACAAGAAGCTGAAGAGCAAGCTAAAATGGATCCAAAAGCTAGGGCAACGGCTCGAGGCGAACCATATGTATCTGTTTTGGATACTAAAATTAATCCAGATAATGTTCGTAATGGCTTTTTTGAGCTTGACTGGAACGACTTGTTTATAGTACAATTAAAGCAAGCGGGTTACGGTTTTGACGGTGACCCGGACGAAGAGATCGTAGATCGTTGGTTCAGAGATTTAGCGGGTAATATGCTTGCTGAGGCTGGACAAGATCCTAGTCGATCAAGTGCAGGTTTTATTAATGTAAGTAAATTAGGTGGCGGAAAGGCCGAAGTTAAATGACATATATTATTGTTGATACTGCTAACACATTTTTTCGTGCTAGACATGTAGTACAAGGCTCTGCTGATATTAAACTCGGCATGGCTTTTCATATTACACTTAATAGTATCAAAAAAGCATGGAACGATTTTGATGGTAGTCATGTAGTGTTCTGCCTCGAGGGTCGAAGCTGGCGTAAGGATTTTTATAAGCCGTACAAAGCAAATCGTGCAGAGAATCGTGCGGCAATGACACAACGAGAACAAGAAGAAGATAAATTGTTCTGGGAAGCATTTGACGAATTTAAAAAGTTTATTACAGAAAAGACTAATGCCACTGTAATACAACATCCTAATCTAGAAGCTGACGATTTGATTGCTGGCTGGATTCAAGCACACCCAGAAGCAAAGCACGTTATTATTTCGACAGATGGAGATTTTGCACAATTGGTAAGTCCTACTGTTAGTCAATATAACGGCGTGGGAGATTTACATATTACACACGAAGGAATCTTCGATGCCAAAGGCAAACCCGTTAAAGACAAAAAGACAGGCGAGCCAAAGCCAGCACAAGATCCAGAATGGATGCTGTTCGAGAAATGTATGCGTGGTGATACCAGTGATAATGTCTTCTCGGCGTATCCAGGTGTGCGTACTAAAGGTTCTAAAAACAAAGTTGGTCTTACTGAAGCGTTCGAAGATCGTAAAAGCCGCGGATATGCGTGGAACAATCTCATGCTTCAGAGATGGGTTGACCATAACGGCGTCGAACACAGAGTACTAGAAGATTATCAGCGTAATGTACAGCTATGTGATTTAACAGCACAACCTGCAGACATTAAAGAAAAAATAGTAGAAACAATTAAAACAAATGCTGTATCCAAAACTGTAGATCAAGTAGGAATTCGCATGTTAAAATTCTGCAATGCATGGGATATGAAAAAGATTGCTGATAATATTCAGCAGTATGCAGAACCATTTCAAGCCAAATATCAAGGAGAACTAAATGTCACAACTAGCTAAACTAGCAAAAGTAAATGAAAATATTTCTATCAATCGTTACGACAACGGATGGATGGTAGAGATTGGTGGTCGCAATAAAAAAGAAGACTGGGCTACTACAAAAACTCTGTGTAATACAGAAGATGAAGTTATCGCTCTAATTAAAGAGTGGAATTCGTTGCCATTAGATCAATAAGGAGAAAAAAATGTCAGCTACATTAGCAAATTTAGGCAGTGCGTTAGCCGGCGAAAGCCAAGCGCATATCAAATATCGATACTTTGCAAAGATTGCTCGCGAAGAGGGTCATGAAGAAATTGCAAAGCACTTCGAACATACCGCAGATCAAGAACTCAAACACGCATGGGGTCATTTGGAATTGCTCATCGGTAAACCTTCAACTAAAGAATGTTTGGAAAAAGCAATTGAAGGTGAAACTTACGAGTTTACTACAATGTACCCACAGTTTGAAGCTATTGCTATCAGCGAAGGCAATGTTGCCGCTGCACAAGAAGCACAAGATCAAATTGCCGAAAGTAAAGAACATGCAGAGCAATTTGCAGCTGTTTTAGCAAAAGCAGAAAAACGTTTTGCCGCATTGAGCAAAATTGAAAAGCGTCATGCTGAAGCATATCAAGCAAAATTGGAGGCACTATAATGGAACACGTATGCATAGTTTGTGGTCATGTCCACGATGAAGAAACAGAAGGTAAATGGGATGATCTACCAGAAGATTTCCTTTGCCCCGAGTGTGGTTGCGGTAAAGAAGAATACGAGTTACTTTAATCAGGTAATGTCATGGCTGTATATCGTATAACTCCGCTTGAAAAGAAAAGCATTGTCTGGCATGTAGAAATGTATCGCAACAATGCGGACGGGTCTATTAGCTGGTTTAATCTAGACAAAACATTCCGCTGGGGTCAAGGCTTTATTGAAGATGATATGGACTGTAACTTGCCCTATGAAGATAGCCAGGTTGCCTATGCCAAATCTGAGCCTGGGTGGGGTTGTGAGTTTGATGATAGCATTAATATTGAAATAGAATACAGCGACGATATCACCGAAGAAGAACAAGAAGCCATTCGAGAAGCTTACTACGAAGGCGGAGCAGGTTGGCTATTTGATGGCGAACACGATTGGCAAGAAGAAGATACATCTGTTCTTGTATATGCACCATTCCAAGTTAGCTTATGCGAAGATGATGGCACTGTCATTGAAGAAAATGTAAAATTAGAAAAACGGCCTACTATGGCAGAAATTAAAGAATCTATGCCAAAATGGCCTTTTGATAGTCAAAATAATGAATAAATACACACATTATTCTAGTGCCTACGGGGCTGAATAATATCAAGGAGAAAAATATGACAGAAATATACGCCAAGCCTATTGTGGATGGTAAGTTTTGGATTGTAGAACAAGACGGTTCTAAAGTTGCAACACTACACAAAAAAGAAAATAATAAGTTCGTACTATCTAATAGTAACGGTGAAGTAATGTTTAATAAAAAACAAGACCTCACAAAACAATTTGGTTCTAACTTTTTCTTAACCAGTACAAAGGTTAAAGTCAGTCAATCGGAACCCAACGACTGCCACGGATACCCTACCAGTGTAACTCCATACAACGCCATGTATGATGTGCGCCGTAAATTACCCCTGTTTACTAAGAGTAATGCCAGCAAGAGTTTGTATTGCGCAGGCTACTATACTATCAAGTTTAACAAAGGATGGGTTAAATCATTCTGCCCTAAGGTCATTACACTAGAACGTAATGAATTTAAAGGACCGTTTAAAACTGAATTTGAAATGAAACAAGTATTGTCTAATGTCAAATCAGATTAATTTAACACCAATTACACAGTTTGCACAAGTATTACGTGCTGCTGAATTAACGCAAAGTAAAGAAATTAAAATGCCTATTCAGCAAGCACGTCTACTAAATCTTGCCTTGTTAGAGATACAAGATAAGCTATTACAAGACTATACAGCATTGTTTTTAGAGCTAAAAAATAGTTCAGAAACAGAGGTTATTACTGTTAGTATGGATGGTGGCGGTTTTAAGGACAAATAGAGATAAATATATGCGTATATATTCGAGGATACGCAATGAGTCGACCGAAGCCGCAAGTACTACTTGAGTACGTAAACAGGAAAAATTATAAAGCAGAACAAGTTCTGGAAGCAGAAGCAATTTGGGCTGTATTTTATAAAAATAAACCCTTTAATTTAAAGAGTTTTAATAGCCTCACGAGTTACCCTGGCCCGAAGTACAAAAAAGTATCATTTAGTAACCCTGGGCATGCAATCAATTTAGCCAAGAAGTTAAACTTAACCTACGGTACAGAAGATTTTCAAGTAGTTAAGCTAACCGAAGGATCGATTGTAAAATGATAACCCGAGATGCATTAACCAAAATATTTTTACAACAATGGGGTAAGAGTATTGATGATGCTAATCTCAAACTATTTTCTCGTAAATGGTGGCAAAGTACCCGAGTAGGAAAAGAAACTGCATTTCGGCTTAGTGACGAAGGGTATGAATTTTTGGTAAAAGAATTGGATTTGAAAGAGTACGAGATTCCATTTACTGAACCAATCGAACTCAGTCCCCAAACAATTATATTTTTGGAAAGATATGTAGATTGTCCGTACTATCTTACCAATATGTCAATTACAGTATTTTCTGAGCGCAAGAGTTTTGAGCTAATGTTGTTTAGTGACGACATTAGAAAGTTTGGACTTATCAAAGCGATGAATGAGCGGGAAAAAGAATTAGCCAAAACAGACTAATTAGATAAAAAAATTGTTGACGCAAATACAGATAGGCGTTATAATACATACATAGACAACGTTATTCGTAACAACAATTTTTAACTAAGATAGGAAACAAAATGGCAGAAATTTCCAGCCGCACAGTTGGTCCAAACGGTGCTAAAAAGTCCTTGCGCAAGGCCTTTAATAACAAGCGTCCAATTTTCCTGTGGGGTCCTCCAGGAATTGGCAAGTCCGACATTATTAAACAACTTGGTACTGAGCTTGATGCTCATGTTATTGATGTGCGTTTGAGCCTGTGGGAACCTACTGACATTAAAGGTATTCCTTATTTTGATAGCAATACAGGCACTATGGTTTGGGCACCGCCTAGTGAATTGCCTAGCAAAGAGTTTGCGGCTAAACATAAAAACATTATTTTGTTCTTGGACGAAATGAATAGTGCGGCTCCTAGTGTACAAGCTGCTGCTTATCAATTGGTTTTGAATCGTAAGGTCGGTACTTATAGTTTGCCAGATAACGTTTCAATTGTTGCTGCAGGTAACCGTGAAACTGATAAAGGTGTTACATTCCGTATGCCTGCTCCGTTGGCTAATCGTTTTGTTCACTTGGAAATGCAAGTTAATTGGGACGACTACTTTGACTGGGCTGCAGAGAACAAAATCCACAAGGACGTGGTTGGTTTCTTGAGCTTCTCTAAAAAGGACTTGTACGACTTTGATCCAAAGTCTAGTTCACGCTCGTTTGCTACTCCACGTAGCTGGTCTTTCGTTTCTGAGTTGTTGCATGACGACGATTGCGATAACGAAACATTGACTGATTTGGTGTCAGGTTCTGTTGGCGAAGGTCTTGCTATTAAGTTTATGGCACATCGTAAACACGCCAGCAAGATGCCTAATCCTACAGATATCTTGAACGGCAAAGTTAAGAAAATGGATAGTAAAGAAATTTCAGCTATGTATTCCTTGACTGTGTCCTTGTGCTACGAATTGAAAGATTCTTGCGATAAGAAGGCTAAAAATTGGAATGAACAAGTTAACAACTTCTTCCAATTTATTATGGATAATTTTGAAACAGAATTGGTTATCATGGGTACTAAGTTGGCATTGTCTACTTACAAATTGCCATTGGATCCAGATGAGATCGAGTGTTTTGACAAGTTCCATGCTAAGTTTGGCAAGTACATTGCGGCAGCAACTGACAAAAACTAATTTGGTTTAGCACTATTTGACACCTCCTCCGGGAGGTGTTATACTATATACATAGTAAATATTCAGGAGCATATATGTCACACGCAGATCCAATTATTGACAAAATTATCGTAGCCCGTGTGGGTCTACTACTTCGCCATCCTTTCTTTGGCAATATGGCAACTCGGTTGAAGATCGAAGAAGGTTCCGAATGGATGGGTACCGCTGCAACAGACGGTCGCACCATCTATTTTAATCGTAAGTTTTTTGAACCACTTAGTGTTAAACAAGTTGAGTTTGTTATTGCACACGAAATTCTTCACAATGTTTTTGACCATATGGCTCGACGCGAAGGACGCAATGCACGTATTTTTAATATTGCCGCTGACTATTGTGTAAACGGACAATTGGTTCGTGACCGCATCGGCGAACACAATATTGAAGGTATTAAAATCTTCCACGATCCTAAGTACTATGGTATGGGTGCAGAAGAAGTTTACGATAAAATCTTTGACGAAATGGATGAGCAAGAATTGGATGCGCTTGGTCAATTGCTCGATGATCACATTGATTGGGGCGATAAGGATACTAATGGTAACAAGCCTAGTTATTCAAAAGAAGAACTAAAACAAATCCGTGACGAGATCCGTGAAGCAACAATGCAAGCGGCACAGGCCGCGGGTGCGGGAAATACTCCCGCTAGCGTACAACGCATGATTAAGGAATTAACAGAGCCTAAGATGAACTGGCGTGAAATTTTGCGTCAACAAATCCAAAGCACTATTAAGAACGATTACTCGTTTATGCGTCCTAATCGTAAGGGCTGGCACATGAGTGCTATTCTACCAGGCACACAATTTGAAGATACCATTGACATTTGTATTGCAATAGACATGTCGGGTTCAATTGGTGACGAACAAGCAAAAGACTTTTTGGCAGAGATCAAAGGTATTATGCAAGAGTACAAAGACTTTAAAATTAAATTGTGGTGTTTTGACACTAAAGTTTATAATGAAGCGAGTTACGACGGCTACACAATTGACGAGTTTGATTACTACGAGCCAATGGGAGGTGGTGGCACTGAGTTTGATGCCAACTGGGAATACATGAAAGAAAATGATATCCAGCCTAAAAAGTTTATCATGTTTACAGACGGTTACCCTTGGGGTAGCTGGGGTGACGAAAACTACTGTGATACAATATTCATCATTCACGGCAATAACTCTATTGTTCCTCCGTTTGGAGAATATGCGTATTACGAAGAAGTTAGGGAACACGCTTAATGGCAATTAAAAATGGCAAACCCAACCCTTTAAATTACTTTAATTTACGTAGGGTTGATTTTGCTTGTCCTCATTTTAAATATTCAACTATTGACAAGTACACACCAACGCTAGTCAAATCTTTAGATTCTTGGATACGTAAGAATTTAAATAATAGATATTATATAGGACAGGATGTTAGTTTAGATAATACCAATACAATTGTATATGTAACACGCATTGGTTTTGAAAGTGAAAAAGAGCTAAGTTTTTTCACAATTGCCTGTCCACTATTACAAACGAGATAATTAAATTTATAGCCATTACCCTTAAGGAGATTACAATGACTGACGCACAAAATCAACAACCTGCAGCAGATGCTGCTCAAAGCAACGATCTTACTATCAACGACTTGAATGCCATGAAAGTAATTATTGATATTGCCAGCTCACGCGGTGCATTTAAACCAAATGAAATGGTAGCGGTTGGACAAACATATACTAAACTTACCACATTCCTCGACTCTGTTACTGCACAGCAAGCTGCACAACAAACAGCAGCACCAGCAGGTCAAAATAATGCACAAGCTGTAGCTAATGCTGTAGCAGGAGCTTAATATGGCCCAAGAACTCAAACACGTGGGCCGTGTTACGTCCACTAAGAAAAAATGCTTAGTGGCTTATCGTACATTGCCAGGCGATGCGTATAGTTGTTTAATTGTACCAACAGAGAATATGCCAGACATCTATCACGATGCTATCATTAATCTAGTTGAAAGTAACACTGGACAAGAGTCTCACGAACTTGCCGATGCATTGGATCGTACACAATTTCCAGATGGTTCTCGCATGTTGCCTTGGCTACACGCAAACAATCGACTGATCAAGGCTCCAACAGATGCAATTGAAATGACACCTACTCCTGGCGTAGGAATTCTACTAAGCGAACTTAATCAAATTATTGCAGAACAAATGGGAGTTGCTGTTGACGATTTAGCCATCAGCGAAGGCATCAATGATGCTAAGAAACCCACAGTTGCTCCAGTTAACGAGCTTGCACCAACTGCCAAAGTTGTAGAAAAAACAGTTGCTCCTGATGCTTCTCTTACACCTGATCAACAGGCTAAAGAATACAGAAGCCTAGCTGATAAACTTGCAAAAGAAGCAGCACAATACAGACGTCTTGCAGAAGAACTAGTTCCAACTAAAAAGAAAGAAAAGTGACGAATTCTGGGAAGAACCTTCCCAGAGACGTCATTGATCGGTGGCCAGAAGTATTTGCTGATGTCCAATTGAATGTATTACCTATAAAGTATTTGCATACAGTGCTGATCACTTTTAAAGACGGCAAAACCTGGGAAATTAAAATAACAGCTAAAGCCAAGCGAGATGGTTGGTCTGTGTTTGAAACTAATTTCAATGAGTTATGTAAGACTTACGAAGAGTCTATAGACAACATTGATTTTAAATTAGACACAGAACGAGTTCGTACTGACATCGAGCGTAGTACCCAAAAATTCCTTAAGAAAAAGAAGTTATAAATAATGAATGTTCAGCTACTCAGTTACTCACAACCAACAGCAGAATTTGCAAATCTTGGAATCACGGATGCGCAGGAACTCATTGCGTATTGCGCCCGTGTGTCCAATCCCAGCAACCAACTTAACACAGAGACATCAGACAAACTCATCAAGTACTTGGTCAAACACCAGCACTGGAGCCCACTTGAAATGGTCTCCGCCTGTATTGAAATCACAACTACAAGAGATATTGCCCGACAAATCTTGCGACACAGAAGTTTCAGCTTCCAAGAATTCAGTCAGCGATATGCTGACCCTACTCGAGACTTGTCGTTTGTTACAAGAGAAGCAAGACTTCAAGATCCAAAAAACAGACAGAACAGCGTCGAAGTGGATGATACAATGTTACAAAACGATTGGTACAGAGCTCAGCAACGAGTTATCTATGCTGCCAAACGGGAATACGAATGGGCTATCGCTAATGGTATAGCAAAAGAGCAGGCCCGGGCTGTATTGCCCGAAGGCCTAATCGAAAGTAGAATTTATATGAACGGTACACTACGTAGTTGGATTCACTTTATTGAACTGCGTAGTGCAAATGGCACACAAAAAGAACACCAAGAAGTTGCTATTGCATGTGCTCGAGTGATAGCTGAGATTTTTCCTTTAGCTAAAGATCTTATTTAAAAGTTTCTGGCGGAAATTGTTCAATGTGTGCATTGAACTGATGCTCTAGCCAATCATAATCGTTAATCTTAGCTAGCATTTCGGGATCATCTTTATAGGTGGTCCCAAACCAATTTCCCGCACTCGCACCTCCCTTTGAATATTCACCAAAAGGCTCGTTGCCGCCAAAGTGTATCCATGCATGTAGCCTCTGTTCTGATTGACTGTTATCTTGTCCGGGAATGATTCTACTGGCTAATTTTACACATTCTCTAAATGCACTACGCCATGTGCTAAGTGGATCTATATTAAATTGTGTAATGTTACTAATATCTGGCATTATTTTAAATCTAGAACTAATACTAGTAGTCATATCAACACTAGTAGTATCCATATTTCTTGTTAATTCAGTTGGCAATAATTTGATGCCGCCGAAGCCGTATTCTAATCCATTAACTGGATTAATACTACGCCACACATGTACAATATCTTCTTCGCTGGGGTCTAATTTAATATCAAATTTAAAATTAGGCAATAATTTTGCATCTGCATCAACTACATAAAACATACTAGAAAATACTCGCTTGGCTGCTTCTTTGTGAGCATTATGAATACCTTTAATACCCCGCACCCAATGTGTTTTATGATACGGGAATTTCTTTATAAATTCTTCAATATAATAACTTGGAGGAATTTCTTCTTTGTATGTAATATAAACTATATCGTACATTATAATTTCTTCCTAAGAGTTCGGGGCGAGTTGTTAAACACCGTTTTAAAAAATTTGCTTCCGGTTGAATCAACGTCTGTGATTTCCAAACCGCATTCGTGTTTAAGTGTTTCACCTAAACCCATAATTTCGTAGGGCAACATTTTTTCAGTTACCTTGCTGTATTTGTCTTCCCACTGTTGAGTCAAATAATCAAAATCACGAACATTAGTATAGTCCCAATCTGTACAATTAGTTAGATAGGCGCCTTCTCTTGCACCATACATACTCCAAAGTCCATTAGTAACATCGGCACCAATGTTAGACCAAATCAATAACCTATGATAGTTTTTCCAAAATATTTTACTAATGTCTTGAACTTTTGCACCTTGATCCAACGACATCTTTACACCTTCACGGAATCCTGCTCTGAAGGCTTGAAATGGGCTGGCATTGGTAAAGCTCTCTGAATAGTTTTCGTCAAATTGATAATACAGATCATCAAAACAAAATTCTACTAGACCCTTAGTGTCATTAGGATCAGAATTTTCATGAGTCTTCATATTGTTAACAAACGCAGGGGTCCACATTTTAAGTCCACCGTTGCCGTACATCAAGTGATTAACATGAACTTTTCCGCACCAACTAAACACATGATTAGAAGTTAGACCTAATTCATCTAAGTCAATTTCAACTTCTAAAAATGCAGGATCGATAATGTTGTCGCCGTCTACTGTAACAAAGTATTCTGTTTCGCATTGCGCTGCACAAGCCTTGTGTGCCGCATCACTACCCTTAACTCCATGCACACGTTTAGCCCATGGCACTTTTGCTAATAAATCGGCATAGTTCTTTTCAGCATTAGGTTCATCATAGCTGAGAAATATTATGTCTTGTTCAATTACTTTGATCTTGCTCATATATTTTCCAAATTTTAAGAGAGTATGTAATAGTTGATAGATTGGAAGTAATTGCAATTAAATCAATATTTGATTCCCACTTACTATCAAAATTTATTAAAATTTTATCTGACACTATTGATTTTAAATCTATATCAATTACACGTAGTAAAAAGTTAGGATCTTTTCCTAGCGTGATAAAAAAAGAAATTGAACTTATTGGTAGTTGATTAGAATAGTATCGTTGTCTAAATTCGTCTGAGACTAAAAATACCCACTGGGAATTGTATGCATCATAATGAATTTCCATGTCGGCATTTTCTGTTTCACGCTCAATCCAATATAGTAATCTATTTTTAAAATTATGTTCTTGTATAACTTTTTTAGAAACTAATCCTAAAGAAGCGGTTCCGTCAACAGCTATAACAGTTCCTATGTGAAAATCAGTAAACTCATCTTTTCCAGTAACTAATCTTTCATACTCGAGAAACGAAATTTCCACAAAATGCGGCCACCCTTCAATTTTATGATTGTTTACGCTGAAGATATTCCTAGTCATTCCGTCATAATGAGCATAGAATTTAGGCTCAACTACCTCTACGATTTTTTGTTTTTGAGAGCGTTTAGCCATGTGCTAGCTCCTGTAGTCTTGATAAAATATGTTCAGATAAAAAATCTTTTTCTATGTAATGAAACAACTTTTGTTGTTTTATATTAGCTACGGTTAGCTCATTGGTAAAGTTTGTAAGTACAAAATCTTGCCACAAATTTGATGAAGTCTTCCATCCTTGTAGATGTGTTTTCATATGTACAAATTCCATTGGATTGTTTGCATCCACAACATCGTAAGCACCAGTTATTTCAATTGCTACTGCAACAGCTAAATCCATACTTAACCATTTTTGATATTCTTCAGGAGCAAATTTATCCCAACACCATTCCCAGTTATTGCAGACAAATTCTAAAACTTTATAGAATTCGTAAGCAGAGTTTGATTTTTTAAAGTAATGTAAAGCCGAATAAGGGCTTGTTAGCTTATTAGCAATAAATGTTTTTCTATGTAATTTATCGTTTACTGCTTCTAATTTATAATTTTGTATTCTATTACAATATCGTATATCATAATTTTCACAATATTTCCACCAAGAACTTAAATCTTCCAATACTAACATGTCTGTATCTAGTACAATAGTTTCGTCATAGGGACTGGCATAGTAGAGTTTCCAACGATTTTCTGCTCTATAAAGACTGACACTTTCCGGACTACCAAACGGTATTGGAATAATTTTATCAAATGCAGACTGGTATTCTTTTGGAACAATATCATCAGTTACTAATGAAATATTAGTAATAGTTTTTTGACTCCAACGAATACTCAACGCTAAAGCATAGGCTTGCTGAATATAATCGTCAGAATCTGTATTTTGAGCTAGTACTAAAAATCCTTTAGACACCTGAACCTCCGTCAATAAATCTGCTTAGACTAAATTTATTCATTACATGAATATCTAAACCTTGTGTCTTAGCTAAAATATATTCGCCTGGATAGTCTTTCTTTTCTAATAGAAATTTCATTTTATTATCTACTGAAGAAACTAATAGATCTTTATCTTTAGTATATACCATACTTCCTGGTAACTCCATAGCAAAAGAATTCAATCCTTTTTCGTTCATAATATGTATAGCAATACTAAAAGCATAATCATTTCGAAATAACGTAGAATCTATATTATAAAGTATACGATAATAATTCCAATTAGATTTAATATAAGCAATTAAATTAAAAAATGATTTAGTAATTTCATTTTTTTGAAATATAAATGCCGTGGCCCAGTAAAATGGAATACTATACATATTAACACGATCAAATTCTTCTGTATTTCTCCAAGATGCTAAATCCATACTTTTTGAATATATCTGAAAATCTATATCCCGTGCAAATGCTAGTTTTAAATTATCGCTGTTGATAATATAATCGCTATCAATGACTAGTGTAGTGTCATAGGGTGTTAAATCATATGCAAGATTACGTGCAAAGTTTCTCCACTCAAGATTTTTGGATGTTAGTGAGCCGTCAAAAAACGATTTGCGCTGAGATGCTGATGTATATTCAACATCAATAATTTGATCAAATGGATGATTTGGCTGGCTTTTTTCTAACCAACCTCTGCTATCTGTAATTAAACTCACGGGCAAATCAAGATATTGTTTTGCCTGATTAGCTGAAAATGTAGCTAATTTTATATAATCAACATCTGCATTATTTTGAGCAAAAATTACAATGCCCTGACTCATAACTCAACAATACCTGCAATTTTACGTTTGGCTCGTAAATCGTTAAACGCATCTGCATACGTTTTTACAGATTCTAAATATTTTGAAGTTATGTTAGTTAGAAAAACATCTAAGTCTTCTACTAGTGCTGGAAAATTATTGTCATCAATTAAAACAACATTTTCTGTATTTCCAAGATCAATTAATGTTTTTACAAAACTAATAAGAGATGGTGTAAGTTTAAATGTAGCACCATTGATATAGTATATCAATGAGTGATTGTATTCTTCTAATATAATGCGGCGTTGATTACTAAGTGTTGCCATATAATTGGCAACTTCAAACGCTTTTTCAATTCTTTCATCCATGGGCAGATAACTCCGTAATGTTTATAATACACTACTTTAATTATCTTGTCAATGGCTGCTGATGATTATTTTATAACTTTTAGAACTTGTTGCTTCTAATCCAAGAAGTAGCAATATATTTTGTGCCGTGTACAACTGGCATGCCGCCGTGTAATGTTAAATGATTGGTTATTTTAGAATAATTATATTCAAAAAATAATGCAGATCCCTTTCTAGGACGAACAGTAATATCCAATTTAGGAAAATTTGTTTCTCCTCCGGTAAACCCATCATTTAAATAAAAAATAATAGTACCAATTCTGTCGTTATCTGTAGAAATTATTTCGGGCGGAAAGTTAAAAAAGTCGTAATGAGGTTTATAAAACTCATCAATTTCGTACTTTATTATTTGCGGTGGCTCAATGTTAATAAGCGGATGGGTTGATAACTCTGCAGCTTTTTCAGTAATATACTTAAACTTGTTATCGTGGTCAAAATAATTGCTACTAGTTCTCCACTTGGTAAATTTAGATTGTTTCGTTGCAAAATCATAGCCTGCGGATTTTTGAAAATTGTCAGCGGTATCAATAACATAATTACACTCACTATCAGAAAGTATGTTATGATAATAGACTATCCTCGGTGTTTCGTTTAACAACTCAAAAGACATTATACTGGTAATACTGGTATATCATCATTTCCATTTGGGCCGTAAGCGCCGGTTACCGCCGCATATAATCTATTGTACGGTGATGTATTTGATGATATTGCCGGTACTGTGAAAGTAACTGAAATTGTTTGAGGGCTAGTAGTAAAAGTTCCACCAGCTGAAACAATTGTTGAACTATACGGAGGAGAACTTATTGCAGTGCCAACTGTAATAGCATACGGACTACCAATTATAGTACCACCAAATGTACCACTGTATGTTATACTATTGCCTTCAACTGCGGAATTTCCAGAACTAAATCCGTGTGCAGTTATAACCGCAGGAGGATTTAAGCTAGTATCGTTAATTGTTATGAGAGAACAAGTTGCTAGAATTGACCCGCTAATTGAAACATTTCTAATTTGCACTTGGAATGTTTCTGCACCTTCAGTTAAATTGTCAGCTGTTGGCGTTACACTAAATGTTCCTGTTCCGCTTGATACTGTAAATGATCCAGATGTTGCTGAAAAATCAGCACTAGATGTAGTTCCATGTAATATAGTCCAATAATAAGTCCCGTCCGCTCCGGCAACATTTCTTGCCGTTAGTGTAACTGAACTACCTTCATTAACTGATGATACATCATAACTTAAAGTCGTTACTGCTGGAGGTGGCGGTGGAGGAGTAACACTAGTATCATTAATAGTAATAGTTGAACTTGTAGCCAGTACCGATCCAGTAATACTAGTAGAACGAATTGATACTGTAAATGTTTCCGCACCTTCAGTTAAGCTATCAGCTGTTGGCGATATTACAAACGATCCAGAATTACTTGTAATAGTAAATGATCCAGATGTTGCTGAAAAATCAGCTGAACTTGTTGTGTTATTATTAATGGTCCAATAGTAAGTATCATCAATAATTAATGATCCTGTTACATTAATTGTTAAACTACTGCCTTCATTGACACTATTTGTAACGGGTGTAATAAAGTATGTTGACGAGGGAGCTACTATTACTCCGCCTGTAATTGTAGAGCTATAACTAGGCAAGCTAACTTGAACATTACTACCAGTAGAATAATATGCTTGAACTGTGCTGGTTAATGTGCCTTCAACACTTTCATCAGGATTACCTCCAGAAAGGTCTGCAAATTGTATGCTAAAAGTTAAAATTCTTCCAGTAGCATCTATACTAGCCAATATATCATACTGATTATTAGTATAAGACGGGCTAGCTGTTTTCTTTTGGAAAATATTCTGCGGAGTAGTAGTAAGATTATAAAAACCAATATTAGAACCAATGGTTGTATAAGATCCTGTGGAAGTTGTGCCGTTGATATCAAATGTAATTTTTTTCATATTAAATAACAACATATTCCAATCACTATCTTTTGCAAAAGAAGCATCTGGTCCTTGTGTATATCCTGGGTACCCAGGATAATTAATCAAACTAGCACTAAATTGTAAATTACTACCAGAGTTAAAGTAGTACCTGGCGTCATTTCTAGTAGGAAATGTTAGTGTTACTGTATGATATACTGTACCATTCCAAGAACTAGTTCGAACCGCTTGCGGGAATGTCACAAGACTAGCTTGTCCAGCAGGTGGTGTAGTATTTAAATTATTATAAACTGACTGTATTAAATTTGCATAAAGTGCATAATCTGTTCCAGTAATAGTATTGGTTTTTACCGGAACAATTGGTATTGTTAAATTACCAATTGAACCTTGATGATAATATGCCTTGATCGTATCATCTCTTAGTTTTGACCATTGATCGGCGGTAATAATAGGATTGCCTGATATTTGAGAACTAGTATATCTTGGAGATACTTGTCCGTAACCGTATCTTCCAAATCCCGTAGACATTACTAGTGCCAATTTTGATTGTAATACGTTATAGTCACTTGCAAGTATCTTTCCAGCAGACGTTCCAGTAATATTTAATTTGGCAGAACTTGTTCCTGATGACTGACTAACAGTTACTTGATAAGTTCCTGTACTTCCAGTGCTTCCAGTTAGTTGAGATATAATACGTGTATTGGCACTAATTGTATTGGCATCATCTGAAATAGCCATGCCTAACGCAATTCTTCCCGAAGATATTACTGAAACTGTTAATGTAGTTCCTACAACTCCGTTTGTGCCGTTATTAATATATCCTGTAAATGAAACAATAGAAACAGTCATTTTTTACCTTTTGTTTTTAAATTAGTCATTTTTAAAGTATAACACATTCTACTAATTTAATTGAAGTTGTGTCGTTAGTTTCTAATGCTATAGCAAAAGTATCTACCGTATTTGTTGCAACTTGTGCGCAACCATTATTACTTGCAACTAATCTCTGACCTTTGACAACTGGACCTTCAACTTTTACAGGAACACGGCCTTTTAATGCAACATAAACACCGTTTACTAACGTTGCATTCATTTTATATGCAGGATTTTCACTAATTACACCTATAGGAAGATCTCCGTTTTTAGATTCGGTTATTTCAGCTGTTCCGCCAACTGATACAACTGTACCAATATCATATTTTTTATCAGCAAGGTACTTTTCAGCCAAGTCAGCATAGTTTGCACTTGTAGATGTACCGTTTATAACATTAGCAAATATATCGTTATTACTATTTCTTGCAACAATAGTATTTGGAGCACTTGCTACAGACGCAGCGGACGGACTTCCACCGACCAGTAAATAATTTGAATTTGTAGCAGTTCCGTTAAAATTTACAGCCCACACAGTAGACCATCGTGCTGTGGAACTACCTATATTATTTGTGCTATCAGAAGTAAAATTAGTAATTGCTAAAGGGCCGCCTGGTAATAAATCATTACCTTTAATTGTTAAAGGATATAGTTTTCCTGCGCCCGATGTAGTTCGAAATGCTATTGTATCATTAACAACATTTTCAACGATTGGCGTGATTCCAGAATTGCCAATACTAATTTTTAGTTTAGGATTAACTAATCCAGTCGATCCGCCAACAGTATATCCAGTATCAGGAAAGTGTGCTGTACCCATAAAAATAGGACTATCACTTTGTACATAACTAGAAGAAGGAAGGCCGTTTAATCTATCAGAATTAGTTGCTGTTCCCCACCATCTATGTGCTGTACTACTATTTGTTATGCCGTTATCTGCTTGTCGGGTATATGCAAGAGTAAGACCTTGTTCAATTCTATCAAATCCGTTAATAGGATTAATAGAGTTAAGTGTAAATGCACTATCTGCATTAATTATAAACACTACCGTACCGTTAATAACCGCTTGTATAATTGGATGCGAAGCATTAGAAGTGTCTTTTACTGAAATTGATTGCATTTCAGTAAGTCCTTCTCCTGCAACACCTTGAGGTCCAATTAATGTAAAAGGATCTGATAGGTTGCCATTGTATGCATATAGCTGATCCGTTGTAGTATCAAACCATAAATCTCCAAGAGTTAGTCCAGTTGGAGGTATGGCACTGACTTCGGTACTACTAGTTGTTCTAAATTTGCTACCGTCATAAAATTTTAATTTAAGATTGGCACTATCAAACCATATTTGACCAGTTAATGGGGAAGGAGGCTCAGTAGTATTTGCAAAATTTTCTAATAACCATACAAAATTATCGTTTTGAGCAGTGCCATATCCAGCATAATTCTTACCAATTAATGTAAGATCTGTGCTAGTATCTACGGTTCCTTCCGATACTACTGTTAATAATGAACCGTTGTAATGATTTATCGTGTATGACATTGCGCCTTTTCCTTGTTTGTATATTTATGTCGGTTTAGAAAGGAATATTTTGTTGCCAACTCCACACACCGCCCGCTACTTCATACAATTTTATTGTTAAATCTGAGCACTGTACTCTGCATTTTGTACCATTTGGATGCTCTGCTACAGGGAAAATAGTAGCTAATAGTAATGTACCAATTGTAGTATCAGTTTGTCCGGTAGTATTTAAACTTATACCTAGAGGTGCTAATTTTATAGAAGAATCTACATATGATTTATTAGTTGCATCTGTTCCGTTTGTAGGAGTTGCAAGATTAATAATTTTTGTACTACTAACATCTACTGATCCTGTACCTTTTGGTTGAAGTTTAACATCTCCTGAAGTTTGTATACTAGTATAAGAAATCGTAGAACCAACAATGGACAAATTTCCTGCTTGAACACTAGTTAATATTCCTACACTAGTAAGCCCTGGTGCGCTAGTTATAGTGCTACCTAAACTTGTTAAACTCAATACATTTTGGCCATTAATATAGTATCCTAACGAACTACTTCCAACGTTGATGTTATCTGTAAAATTCCAATATCCTGTGTTAGTTGATCCGTTGTTAGTTACAGAATCCCATGCAATAATTTTTGATGTCAATCCTGCTAGAGTTATTCCACCGCCACTAGCTGTAGTATCCGTTGGTGTAGCTGTATTACCTAAGACAATATTTTTATCTGCTACGCTTACTGAAGTACTACTCACTGTAGTAACATTACCTTGTACAGTAAGATCTCCTTGAATTTTAACACTACCAGCAACATCCAACATAGCAGTTGGTGTTGTGGTAAAAATTCCTACTTTTTTATCCTGTGCGTTTACATAAATCGGAGTTGCTGTTGCTCCTCCGCTTTTAAGATTAATTTGAAAATTTTGATTTATAACAGTCGACTGCATTATAATAGTATTTGTCGATCTATTAATATCTAATTCAAAATCTGAATAACCTCCTAATACCAGCGGATTATCGTTCTGTATTACTAGTGTACCTGTTGTAGAAGAATTTTCTTGAGAAGAAAGAAAACTTTCAGCTGTCTTCAAGCTACCGTCAGCAGCTAATAATTGTTGTGCCTTACTAACGACTGTGTTAAAAACAATACCAGGGTAGGCGCTTGTGTTAAATCCAACTTTAATTATATCATTTGTTGAACTTAATGCTACTGGAGATTGTACACTACCTACTATGTTACTATTACTAACAGCATATGTACCAACATTGCCAGTATCGCCTGTTAACTGTTCTGTTATTTGTGTATTAGCAAATATAATATTACCAAATATAGTTTGCCCTACTCCTAATTGTCCGCTGGTTATTGAAGTAACTGTTAAAACTGTGCCAACTTGGTATCCTAAAAATTTTGCTGTTGTACTAAATCCCGGAATTGAATCAGCAGGAATAAAAGTATCCTTGCTAAAAATACCAAGAGTTGTACTTCCAACTTTTAATTCTACAATAATATGTTCTGCGCCATTAACATCTAATCTTGTTTTTGTAAACAAGCCGCTTTCGCCTTGCATGGTTGAGTAAGACGGGCCAGCAAGTTTATTAGAAAGGCCATCATTAAACCATAATTGTCCATTTGTACTATCAATCCAAATATCTCCTTTAGAGATACTAACTGGACTAGTAGGAGAAACTATTGTACCATTGGTAGTAGTAAACGAAGTTCCGTTATAGACTTTAAGTCTACTTTCTGCAGTGTCAAACCATAGTTGTCCTATTAACGGATGATTTGGCTGACTGGTGTTTGCAAAATTTTCTAATAATCTTACAAAATTATCGTTAAAAAACACACCGTAACTTGTAGTGTTTTTTCCTATTAATGTAAGATCGGTATGGATTTGATCAATCTGGCCGTCTGAAATAACAGTTAAACTTGTTCCGTCGGTAAGGGTTATATTATAGCTCATTTTAGATTATACCAGTAAAAATTATATAGTTAATAGTCTGATAAGGATTCATTATATTTACAGGTAGGCCTGTAGTTCCATTCACACTACCTGTGTTTAAAATACCAGATCCTGTTCCACTTTCACCAGATGTACCCTTGTTTGGAATGGCATTTCTATCGCTTGCTTCTGTAGGAGTATTAACAGCATAGAATTGACTAGTACCGTCATTTAAACTATGTGTATGATCTGGTAAATTACTATTTTCTAATGTTTTTGATTCTGTTGCGTAAGTATTACCTTGTCCGATTATTGTAGCCGTTATCTCGTTAACACGATGTGCAACCAAGCTAGGGTTACCGTTTAGGTCTAAAGAAGTGCTTACTTGATTTCCTGAACCGTCCTTACTCGGAACTGTAATATTATTATTCATATTATCAGCTCCTAGCGGGAAACGCCCACGTAGATCTGGAAGTCCAAACGTGCCAAGACCGTCTAATAATCCCGGTGCTTTATAAGCATACCCAATAACTGAATATAAATCCGAGTATGTTGCTATTAATACTTCTGAGCCGTCGCATAGTAAATATCCTGTAGGTATAGATGTTCCCGCAAAAGGCAAAATTGTACCAACTGGAATAGTTGCTATATGATTAGTAAGCACAGCTTTTGACATTTTTAGTAAACCTGTTCCAGATCGATATACTAAAAATTCGTCGTTTATTAATGAATCAGTTGCTGCAGTTTTACCTGAGATAAAATTCTGATTAATTGATGTACTGAATATTGCTGTGCCTGTTTCAGACTGTCCGTTAAAACTAACACTATTACTAGTTACATCTCCAATTAAACTAAAAACGGTAGGACTAGATAATGCGGCGGCTGTTCCGTTAGCACTTCCTTCTAATGTACCAGTAAACGTTCCTGTAAAATTTCCAGAAAAGTTAGTAGCAAATATATTTCTAAAACGTCGTGTTTCTGTTCCTATATCGTATAGTGGATTTACAATATTAGGAATATTTAAAAGAGTTGCTTCAGCTGTATTAGATGAATATCCTGGCACAATAACTGATGCAGCAATTGGGCTTGCATTAGCATCTAGGCGATTTAGGATGTATTGTCCAAAGCTAGTAACATCTCCGCCAAAATTTGATTTTTTAGCAACACTCAAACCGCCCTGCGTAACTATACTACCTGTTGCTGTTGTAAATAATGTACCCGGAGAGTAACTACTGTCAGTAGTTCCTGTAATTTTTAATCCTGTACTGGCCGTAATTAGTCCTGAAACATCTAGTGCAGAAGATGGTGCAAGTGTGTTTATACCTACTTTTCCTGAAGAATCGGCATGTATTACAGTATTAGTTACTCCGCCGGAAGTTGTTAATTTAATATTAAGATTTGTACCAGCTAGAGTAGATTTTAATGTAGGACTACCATTTTCAATGTCTATAATAAAACCTAAATTAGATCCGACACCTAAACCAGAGTCTGACTGAATGTTTAACTGATTAGCTGTAGTACTTACTATATCACTTCTTAAAAAATTTGTAGCAGGAACAGTAATGCCATTGTAATATAGTGCATCTGCTTGCTGAGCAATTCCCCAAAATCTAGTTGGATTAGTAGTACTAGTACTGTCTATTGAACTAAGATTAATACCTTCATTTATAATACTAAATCCAGGAATGGCTGCTTTTGGAATAAACTTTTCTTTACTGATTATAGAAATAATATTGTTATTTGCATACATAGAAATAACATAATGACTAACGTTATTACTATCAATAATGGCATCTACGCTAGGACCTGTTTGTGTGCCTATACTAAATTGTGGGCCAACTAGTGTCCAATTACTTCCTGTAAACAAATACAACTGATTTGTTGAAGTATTCGACCACAAGTCGCCTTGTAAACTACTAGATACAGCAGGTGCTGCTGTACCTTTTTTTAAATTTCCTGCTGTTACCCAGTTAGTACTATCAAAAATTTTCAAAGTGCTCGAATTAGTATCGTACCAAAGCTGTCCTTGAACAGGGTTTGAGGGAGCAAACGGTGCTGCAAAATTTTCTAGCATGTGCAATAAATTGTCAGCAACAATTGGAGCATACCCCGGATATGACTGGCCTACGAATCCAATACTAGTAGAATCAGTGTTTATTGTTCCGTCAGCAACTATAATCGGAGGTTTATTAGGATTAGTAGAATCAGTAAATTGAACTTGATAAGTCATTTGCTAACTCCTTAAACTGACACAAGGCCAGTTAAACTCTGAATACGTACAGTATAATCAATCTGTATTAGTCTGTTAAGACTTTTTAATACAGGATGAAATACAACATGAGTTAATAATAAACTTTCGCCTACAGTACTATAACTTCTTAATCCCAATTCATCAAAAGTGAATGTACTATTAATATCTGAAGTAGTGTCAAATGCTGTTTGGCCGCTAGGTTCGCCGTAGTCTAGTAAGCAAGTTACAAAAATATCGGTATAGTTTGTACCTGTTGCATGTCTTACTTCTGTAAAATTCCTTGTAGGGTCGGTATTAGTGCTGCTACTAGGATCTACTACCTTACTATAAGTTTTATTATACAAACTAGCATTAGATCCGCTTGAATTTGGTGTGAGATATGTGATAATCCCTGTAGGATCCACCGCTGTGCCGCCGTTTCCAAAATTCATTTCATATATAAATCCGCCAGTATTACTGTTAGACAACGACTGTGCCAAGGCAATACTCATGTTTTCATAATGAATGGCATTACGTTTATCAATATAAATTTCTTTCGAAACGGGGTCAAATATCTTAATATGCCCTTCTATATGAATTCCAGTTGCGTCTTTAGTCTGCATGTTGATCTCTCTTTGTTTAGTATTTATCTGCTATTATTAACTAGGTATTTTATAATTTATTTGTATTCTGAATACCAAATACCTGGCTCTGATTTAATAAATTCAGCAATCTTGCTAGTATCTGACATTACACTGGTTTTTCCGTCCCAAGAAATTCCTGTAGTTTTAATGACTGTGACCCTAGTTCCAGTTTCAGGTGTGCCGTTTGTTAATGTTACCAGATTGCTCTGACCGTCAACTGTAAATTCTGCATCAAACTTTACAATAGTATCCTTGTTACTATATGGTCCTAAATTTACATTAAACAATTCATAAGGTGCTTTCTTCAATCGAATGCCGCCGACAAATACTTCAATTTCATTTACACTTGATGGAGTGAATCCCAGCGGTACAATATTAGTACCGTTAGCTGCAAACGTTGTTGTACTTACCGAATCCTTATAAGGAATAGTTTCTGCGTTGCCAATGTCTTGTACAAATGTACCAGCTTTGTTTATTCTAGTAATTCCAGTACCCAATGTTCCCCTGCGTATGTTACTGAGTATATTTCCAACCTTACTAAAATACTCGATACGCTCTCCTCGAATTTCAATAACGCCTGGTACATTACTTGACTGGTTAGGTGATTGGAATTCGCTTGCATCAGTTAATACAATTTGTGTAGAATTCCACAATAAGTCACTTGCCAATGTAGTTTGTTTCTTCAAACTTAATCGTTTATACACTGTTCGATTTAACATATCTTTAAATTGCATATATGCAATACCAGATTTAAGTATGTTACTACCAAAAGTTATTAATTCGACTGAATCATTTACACCAAATGTTGAAGTCAATTGAATTTCTGTAAGATTATCGTGTAGAATGTAGTCAACACCTGGTGTTAACAAGGTTCTAGTATCGTCACGTGACTTGATTACCCAGATATAATTTTCATTTATTACTGGTCTATCTAATATTATTGTACCGCCAAGTGTGGACAAGTATTCGTAATATACCAAAGACTCAGGTGTAATATTTTCAATTGTTCTTGCTGTTATTTCAGTTCTTTGTATATCTAAACTATCGTGACGGAATGATGAAATCACTTCAACTACATGTGAACTATCATAAGAATTTGCAAAGACTATTTGATTAGTAGCAGGGTTATACATGTATCCTTGATTATATTGTATACTGATAACTAATTGTTTTCCTGTATATGCTTTATATGTTTCTTTAGTAATTTTAATCGATATACCAGTAAGATCAACTGTATAGTCTTTACCATATATCAAAGTAAAGTTATCAACATAAACAATTATATCTTGCAAACTTACACTTTGTGGAAGAATTTTATCAGTATTAATAGAATAAGTTAATTTATTAGATTTAATAGTAAAATAACTAACATTAGGAGCTCTCAAAATATTTTGATCAACGCGAACAATAACATTCGATTCATTTGGAAATGAATTTCCTATGATAGTATTCAATGTATATGTGTTACTTCCATTAGTTGCAATTCTTTCTGTAGTTGTCACAGAAAATGTTTGTTGATTACCTGAAACAATAATATAATTAATTGTTGCACCGGTAGCTGGAGCAACAGCAAATCTGATTCCAGTAGCATTTGCTAGATCATAAGTGCTATCAGTTTTAAATAACACATAATCAGCTAGTAAACCGTTAACGTATATCAAAGAATAAACATCAGATAACCACGGTGCTCTAGTAACAAATTCAGTTGTAGTGCCATCACCAACAAAATATTCTATATCTAAAATGTTAGTCCCAGATAAACCAATAGTAAAGATACTTACAATTGCTTTTGCAGACGGAGTTGCATTAAACGTAACAGATCGTGTTGCATAATTGATAATATAATCAGTAGTAACTGTTTGTATTACTCCGTCAAGTTTAACTATAATAGATTGAGAATTACTAAAAATCTTAGGTAATTCAAAAATTGCCTGAGAACCAGTTGCAACATAATTACTAACTTGTATATTAGCATTGCCAGCAGTTGGTTTGTCAAAAACTTTAATTGATAAGGTATCAACAACTTGTCCCGGAACAACTTCTTCTGGTGCTGGACTTGATGTTGGCGTAGTAAATCCGTCACCATCTACAACTATATCATCTGCCAGTAATCCCTGCGCCGATGAATAAGCCATGTCGCCGCCAACAATATCACTATCGTAATCTGAAGGAATAATTGATCCGTCACTTGTACTTTGGCGGAAAATAAATTCATCTCCTTTGTTTACTGTAAAATCTAAAGGAAGTGTTATGACATATGCAAAAGAACCAGTTACTAATGGATATCTCGTTAATAATGGTTGTTGTGTTGTTCCAATAATTATTGAAGGTATTTTAGCATCCGGATTAGCTTGCTGACTTGTTCCAAAGGCAGGATCATCTATTCTAATTGGGTCTATTTTTCCATATATGCAAATATCACTGCCTACTGGAACAACCTCTGTTAATGTTGCTGTTCCGTTTGCATATGTAATAGCGTCAACAGGTTGAGATAATATTCTAGTAAATGTTAAACTTGTATTATTTGCTAGATTAACAAATAATATTTGATTTAATGTTACTGAAGAGTTTATAACATCTATGCTAACTATTTTTGTGTTGTATCCAAATACACCAAGTTGATGTGTAGATATATCACAGCCATCTCCTATCTTTAAATTTGCAACAGAAGATACTTTTATAATTTTAGATCCTGCACTATTATTAGTAAATTCTATTACTTCTCCAACTTTTGGAATTAAATCAGGAGGACTTGATAATATAATTGTAGTAGAATTAAGTTTTTTACTTACAGTTTGCGTTGTAAATCCTAAACCAATAACACTTAACCCTGCATCAATATTTGTAGTGCTGGTTAAGGTTAAAGATGTTCCTAAAGTAAAAAAGTTGTAGTTGCCCGATGCATTTTCTGAAAGATTTGTAGACAATGTAACAAATTTATTTGAAATATATGTTACTTTGGTATTAGTTGCTACACCAGCGCCAGACACAAATTGTCCTACTACTATATTTGATACATGATCAAACTCAACTACACCTTGTCCCACGGCGCCAAACACTGAAGTAAGAACCGATTGTAAATTAGTAGATATTGCATATTGCGAAGTAATTCCATTTACAGTTGCCAATGCTGTAGAAGCAGTTATACCTACTGAACTTATTGAATAAACATTAGTAACAACTGATACTACTGGTTGGTTAATTAGTAAATTAAAATTATAATTTAACGACACACCGTCTGACGGAGTTGTTGTTGTTGAATTTTGAGAATAATAAACATTAATTTCAGTTCCTATCTTTGGAGTATAAGGTAGTTTGAAACTATGTGTATTTGCACCAACAGTAATAATATAATCATTAAATGTTGGATCAAATACATCCCATGCATTTACAGCATACGGTACATCATTCCAACCCTTGCTAGTGTTGAATCCAAGATTACCGACAATTGTTCCGCCGTAATCGATGCCTAGCATTAGTTGATTAAACTCTTTGCCTATTTCGCCAGCTGCTGGATCATAGAAAAATTCAATCCTATCTATAGCATTTAATAACGATATATCTTTTTTGTAATTTACAACAATAGATGCTAGTGTTGTAGGCGCTGTTTCAAAAGTTATTGTACCAGAGTATTGGGTATATCCGCCTACTACTTTTGAAACAATATTTAAAGTATATAATTCTCGCAGAACAATATTATTGTCTATATAAACTGAAGACTTTCCAACATGTACATTGGGTGCCCATTTTAAAGAATATTGTAGTTTGCTACCTGTTCCAGTAAATGTTTCGGTAACATCCAATGTATTAACGTAATTTGTATATGTTAGTCTATCAAATTTTATGTTTACTGAATTAGTTCTAGCTAATCCGTTACCGATGATAGCTACAATCCTAGCTGCTACACCGCCGGTTGATTGGCCGCCCACTAAACTAACAACAGGAGCAGTTAAATAGCCACTACCTTGTGTTAATAATAATATTCTATTAATTACCCCGTTAGTAAAAAATGCTTTGGCTGTTGCTCCTGCGCCACTATTACTAGATATTACTACTTCTGGTAAAGTAACATAACCGGAACCGCCGTCAACTATTTTTAGTTCTGTTACAGAGTAACCAACTGTATCAGCCCAGAATTTCCAAGGATATGTGTTTATAACTGAAGAATTAAATTTTAATACTTCATTTGCCACCTGAGTTTCTACTGGAACTAATGCATTATTAGAAAATACTGGAGGCAAGTCAAAATCTGTAACAGCAGATTCAGAAATATCAGTTGATGTGTAATTGCTAATATATTCTCGAACTTTTGTTTTATAAGGTTTAACTTCAGAAATATAATCTTGGAAATTACTTAAATTATCCACAGGATAATAAACAGGTTGTCCTAGATCTCCTACATTGTGTGTGGCACGAACAAAACTTGTTTTAAAGATCCAATCAAGATACAGTTGTTCACTATGCGCATAATGTATGCTGCTGAAAAATAATTCTAAATAAGAACTCTTTAACTCGTTAATAAAAATATTATTTTTTAAAGTATTTAAAATTCTTCTTAATTCAGTTGCTGCTTTAATATCAAATCCAGTATTATCATATATACCAGAATCATAGCCTACAGTAGTTGAACTAGTTTCGTACAAGTTAGAATTTAATTGCAATGTACCATTTTGTATACCAACTAAACTATAGCTTTGTGTCCAATCAATACTAGAAGAATCAGCATACTTGTATAATAATTCCCAACCACCAGTATTAACAGTTAATACTTTAACAAGTTGACCAATTTTTGTTGCTATAGAATTTAAATCTGCATAGGTTGCAACACTAAAATCCGCTGCGGTATACTGACTAGCGGTGAATAATACTTTCCCAGAAGTATCTGTGTATGATCCGTACCAGTCGGCATAAGTCCAATAATTTTTAACATCGTAACTTTGTGTCTGTGTTCGGGACCATATGCCAACTACTGATCTTGTTGTATTATCAATATATGTAGGATCGTAAGAATATATACTCCACACACCATTTGCTGAAATATCGCTAAGAACTAATACACAGTAATCCCTTACAGAGCAAGTTGTATTATCATCGTATCCATAGCCTGAAGACTCTACAGTTGCTGATATAATTCTACCAGAAGAATCAATTACCGATCTTACAATGGCGCCTTCGCCTGATCCAGATATCTGAATGTATGGCGGATTTAAATACCCCTTGCCTGAATTTATAATCATAATTCCAGTAATTTTACCGTCTACTATAATTGGAGATAAACTTGGTCTCTGGAATAAATTTGCATTTGTATATGATAGTTCTGCTTCGGTGTCCAGAGTGCTATCATACAATCCGTGTATTACTGTAGGATGAATATCATACTCTTCTAGTTTGCTAATATCCCGTGTCTTAGTTATTTGATGCTTTAATAAAGAAATATTAGTTAGTTCAACAAATTCTTTTAAAGTTTCAATACGATTTACAAACATACTTTGACGTGGACGATTTTCAATACCGTATCTTAGTTTAGGAGGTAATTCTGTATCAGGAACAACTCTTCCGGCAATATCAGATCCGCAAAGACTGTCAATCCATTTTTGCTCAATAGTATGAGGTAAATCTACAATACTATCGGAGCTAATTAATTTCCACTGACTATGGATATTTCTGTGTATGCTATCAGTTGTCCAGTATTCTACTGACAATACTGTATTATTTCCTTCTAGGTATTTGTAAGAATTTGATAATGCAAACGAATCTCCACCAATCAATGAAAGATATGTGTATCCTTCAGAAATTGGAGACGATATCAAATTTGAAACTGATAGCGCCGAAATACGGCGGCCTGTAATAGCCGGCGTCAATCGTCTATTCTTAACCCAGAAATAATAAACATTAGTAAATTTTTTAGTTATATTATTGTATCGTTGACGTACACTATAAACTTTATTACCATATAAACTTGTACCGCTAATACCTAACGCAATTCCTGCAGGAGTATCGGCTTGAGCATCCCATGACTCGGGCAACACCGAAGAAGTAATCCATTCGTAAATATCAATAGTTGCGCCGGGTGCAAGATTATTCCAAGTATTAGACTTGTAAAGAATATTATTAAAATAAGGATCAATGAATTTTGCAGATCTTAAATCCCACCATAGTTGACCTAATTGATTTTTTGACCAGTATGTTTGTGTACTAACTGTAACCGATACTGTGCCGTCACTGTGCGAATAAACTGCAGGATCATAAAAAGTTTTATATTTCAATTCTTCATCGGCTGGTCCTGCAATTTTACCTTGTATAGGATCTATTACATCTAGATAAGTTACAAGTTGATCTGTAGATTTATTATATAAAAAAGATTTTTTAAGTTTTTCAACATCAACTATTTTAGATTGAATATCTTTTCGTGTCCAACTATATACATTTTCAGTTTTTGTGTAAGAATACAATACTCCGGTATTTTCTGAATCAGTAATTAAGTTTCCGTCAGAATCAGTTGGGGTAAACAACGGTGCGCCAGCAAATATACTATTGTTGCCTACAGAAAATCCTGCTCCAAACGCATCAAGATTTTCATCAGGATTAGCTAACGACTCGCCGAACACCCAATTGTTATTGTATCTGTCATAAACATCAATTCTTCCGCTACCAATAATAGATGAAATAATTTTAGTTGATGCTTTATCAAAGGTTACTGTTCCGCTATCAAACGAAGTTATTTGTGGGCCGGCAGCATTTTCGCTATAGACAACTAATGTATCATAGTTATTCATAAATGCTGCCAAATTGCCAAAATTACTACCTATATCAGAATAGTGGTCAGTAATATACTGAGGATTTTCATACTGATTAGTTTCAGTGTTCAATGAATAGATACTAACTCGTCCATGACGACTTACGTTATCCGGATATGTACTATCAGTAATGGAAATAAATTCTCCATTAGTTGATATTGAGGTACTTTGACCAAAACTACTGTCTGTTCCTTCTAGTGTTTGAATTAAACTATAAGTATTTTCGTTATTTTTATAGACATAGACTACACCAATCATTATTGTTTCTGAAGGGCTAATTATTCTAGTTTCTATGGAAGAAACTAACAGGGTAGAACCGTCTTTACTAAATGAAAGCACACTTCCAAAATTAGAGTTGACTTGTTGGCCAGAAATCGTTCCTGTTAAATCATATTTCCAATTAGTAACAATGAATTGCAAATTACCCTCAGGCGTTTGATCTGGTTTACTAGATAATAATATAGTTGCATCGCTTTGTATATTATCAATTGTAAATTCTGCCGAGATTATTGAATTTGTAAATGTGACTGTTGTCACAGTTTGTAAGATATCTCTTTCTGAACTAACTAACACATAGTATTTTCCAGATATATCTACTCCTGATTTTACTACTTGTGTGCCTGGTAAAATACCGTTACCGGTAACAACTGTTGCTTGTGATATAAAATTTAAATTTACATTATTATTTTGTGTATCACGAATATAATTTGGAACTCCTGGAATAGAAGCAAAAAATAATTTAGATAATACCGATTTAACTGCTTGTCCACTTGCAAATCCAACTCCTCGAACAAGTTGTCCTGCTGATATACCAGCTGTACTAGTTACATGCATTGTTACACCAGAACTTCCAACCGCATCATAAAATGTGCTTGCCTGTACAGTATCAGTATTAATAAATTTATAAATTGCGCCTTGAGAATCATTTGCACCTGGAGCACTTATCCATAGTACATTATCATTAAGTACAATTGATTGGCCAAATTGTTCATTATTGGCCGGCATTGGACTAATAACAGTATCTACTAATGTATAGGTATTATTGATATCTTTTTTGTATAAAGATACAGCACCTTGTGTAGATAATTCTGAATTATCTGATTGATTACTAACTGGAATGTATAGTATAGATTTCCAATATAACGATTTAGTTGACGGAGTTTGATGAGCAGGTGTTAATACTATTGCTTCGTAATAAGTGTCAATATACTTTACTATATCTCCAATATTGTATGCATTAGAAGAAACATATTCCCCAACATAAGCTGTAGCAATATTTCCAGCGGCTGGAGATCCTGATAAGAACCATTCGCCCGATGGGGATATTGCTAGTACTGTAGCAAGTGTACTAAGTTCATTAACATCAGAATGTGCAGTAAACGGTGCTTGTATGTATTGTCGACTTATCCAACCAAGTCCTTTGCTAATTCTATCATATATGCTAACACTACCTGTTGCTGTTCCAACCGCAGAAATAGTTCCAAGCTGATTTATCGCAGTAGTTTTTCCAAATTTTAAATTGCTCGGGCGAGTTTTTGGTTTGATTGTATTTTTAGAAAATGCCGGTTTATAGGTCCATACAGCCCACTTGCCCGAAGCATCATTGTCTGTCCATAATAAATCCCCCTGACGCAGATTTTTTGGTAAAATATTATCTATTAAATCAATGTTGGTAGATCGTTGTGTTAATAGACCAAATATAACAAGTTGTTGCAAGTGCGTAAAGTGTGCAGGGAAACCTGCAATTTTAGCAGAAACCGTAAACGAATTTAAACTAACACTAGCTACTTGGAAAAATCCATCAAGCCCTTTTATTTTTTGCGAGTTTGGTAATTCTAAAACAATACCAACATACGACCCAACTTTAAGATTCACTAGATGTTTGCAAGTTATAGAAAGAGTATTATTAGAATAAGTTGCATTAGTTACTCGCAAGCCTATATCGGTAAATCTGTAGACATTCCAAGTGTTTGACACAACAGTATCATCAAATGAACACCAAATGTAATCACCTTCTGTAAACTGTGTAACATCAACCGATACTGTACCGTCTCCTGTTCCTACAGAAGTAGCATTAAAAATTGTACCAGGATCGTTATTAGATGATCCTATTTGTGTAAAGTTAGTTGCGCCAGGAACTAATATTTTATAGTTAATTCCTGTTTTAATCGAAGCAACCGACTGAGATACTAGCTGACTAAGATCTCGTATCCCTAATTTAACATCTAGCAAATTTACATGTCCGGCACTTCTTAAGAAAGAATTGTTACTTTCTTTAAGCGGAAACGGATTAGAATTATATCCTAACGGTTTTAAGTATACAGAGTTAGCTGGTTGTTGATTAACAAATGTACTAACCGATGAGTTAAATTGTTCTACTAACAGAGTAGCTTGCGGATTATTTCTATTATAATCTTCTTGATTTAAAATAAATTCAACATTTTCAAATGCATTTGCAGCACCATATTGTCCGACACGAATCGCCCACTCTTCATAAAATACCAAACTTTCAAGATTATCAGAACTTAACACATCAAATAATTTGTTAAGGACATTTTGTGTTCCCTTTTCTCGAATCATTCCTTGATAGAATTTAAATTCGCTTACATCATCTTGAATAATATTATCAAGATACTGGCGTTTTTGATAGCCGATCAAATGATGAGCCATCGATTGTTGGTCAGTATTAAAACTATCAACTTCAAGATTATAAAAATCTGTAAATTGAGTTGCAACGTTTGTCCAATTTGGTAAAATCTGGCTTGATGGCTTTTTAGGTAATAAGGTCCAGTCGCTTGCTGAAAATACTGCAGTTCCTCCTAATAGCTTAGGAGCACTATAATAGTATCCTTGATGGTTAACAATATCACCAATTGAATAGTCTTGATAAGGTTCCCATAATTTTATTGCTGCTGAGTCAAATATGAACCCTGGTATGTCAAGGCCGCCGTACCAATCAGTAGTAACATATCCGGAAACGATCTATCGTTCCTGTCTATATCCACTAGCAGGACTGTAAATTATATCGTTAAATATTGTTTTATTGTTTACAACAATAATATGTTCGTTTTGAACTAGGTAAAAACTTGCACCAAAAATTCCATCTGTGGTACGAGGACTATAAGTTACAGTGTTCTCTTGTCGGTAACTATCTATATGAGCTATTTCAAAGGGGGTTCCGTCAACTTTAAAAATTTCATAAGGATTAAAATTACTAGTAATGCTATCCACTACAGCCAAGTCAGTGACAAAAGTTATACCATTTGCGCTAGGACTTAAACTAATTACACTACTACCAACATTACTCAAACCTGGTAATATTGACCATTTTGTATAATCAAAAGTAGTTGCAGGCGCAATATTGAATAATGCGCTATAGTAGTCGCCATCGTATCTTACAATTGTGCCGTATGTATAAGGTTGCGATGCAGACCAATCACTCCATTTATCTTGTTCAGTACTCCAAGTTTGAGTTGACCAGAACATAAATTCTTTTGCACTAGTTTCCCAGTTAGCAACTGCTGAAAGATTTCTATTAAAGTCATCAAATAAGAATCCTTGATCTTTTAAATATTCTCCGTATCCTAATAAGAAATCAACAACATCTTGTAGTTTTGTAATTAAAGTTCCGTACGGTGCAACATTAACAGATGATCGATCCCATGAATTTTTTAATTTGGCCGATACCCCGCCCGACATTGGCAAGTCAGGCAATGCAACAAAATAATCTGAATTAAATGTGTTAGATGAAACATGTGTAACTGTTGTTCTATAGTAAACATTATCAGATTTTACTACATGACCGGTTGCATATTGTTGACCTGCGGTCCATGTTGAATAGTTTTCAGATATACCACCTACATTTATTGTAACTCCAACATTGTTAGGGCTATAATAATTAAAATAAGGTTGTGTTATACTATAACCTTTAATTTCAAAACCTGTAGATAGCTTTGTGATAATAACACCACTATAGTTTAATTTTTTTATACTACTGGATTTATTTAGAAATATCTTATAGTCATCGGTTGGGACAAAAACATTACCAGAACTGGTTGGTGTTTTAGATTCTAATAACAAATTAAATTGACCTTGATTAGAAAACGCACCCATGCGATAACTTAACTGAGGTAACATTGATCTTAAATCAGATTGATAAGAATTATAATTTGCAAGATTATTACTAAAAATATAATTGAATATTAAATCAACCGAATAATTTATAAGTCCAGCTGTTTGTTCCCTAGACTTACTTGAATATATACTTGGCAAAATAATATCTGCAGGTGTTATACGTAAACCAGTTGCGGTATATATTAATTGGCCTGCAAGGTTTCGTTTAATGCGAGATCTGTCTAACAAAATTCCGAACGTTTTTGCAGGAAATAATAAAATACTAGAAATTAAAACACTAAACGGATAGTGACTACTTCTTGACCACGCTGTTTCAACTGGACTGCCGTCTCCGAACACAAAGTTATTATCTATGTTTGGATTTAACGAACCTCCGGCAATTCCCGAATCTAACGGACTAATAAGATTTCCAGAATCATCAACCGGTATGTGATTTAATATAAAAGGCTTTGCATATTTTTTAGAATACATTGCCGATTGATTTGGTATACGAATTGTGCCGTTTGCAATATCTTGCCATAATGGTAAATTATTGCTAGTATAAGGTGCTGGTCCGTAAACATCTTGCCACCAACTAGGTTCGATAGTAAATCCAAGCATTTCCCACGGACAGATATTAGGACGATCGGTATCTAACAAATATCTATAAACTCCTCTCCAGTAACCTGGAAGACTAGTAGAAGCATCGGGCGCATAGTTTAACGAGTAATTATACGTAAATGAATTTGCTCGGTCATAATTTAAAGGAGTAGTTAAATCTTTTCCTATTAAGTTAGTCCATTTGTAAAAATTAGGAGCTAATACTTGATTAAATTCAGATAATGTATAATCTGTATTTCTGTTATAACTAGGAATAACGTCAGATATATCAAAGATATCAGTATTGTATTTTACTTTAATGTTATTAAAAATTCTTTTTTCTAACTCTAGCAACAAATCATCTCGATAATCGCCGTATGCTAAAACAATACTGCCATCGTGTCCTTGAATTACTGTTTGGGGATTAACTAATGTTGTATCGGTATAAATCTGTGGAATAAATGATGGATACATTCCTAGCTTAGTAGGAGTTGCTGGTACAAAGCATCCGTCGGTACTATCGTACTCGTAGGTAGTAATAGTGTCGCCATTTTTAAGATTAACCCGATCAGCAATAATAACAAAACTTTGATTACTAAACGAATAATCTTGTTCATTTATCAATTGTGTACCATTTAAATATACACCAACTGCTTTGTTACTTAATTTGTCTAAAGTGAAAACTGTGCTTAAAGGGTATTTTTTAATTCGATAATCTACTACTGAAAGATCAGAAACTATGCATGCACCGTAGGGCACCATATCACTAAAATAATATGGAGCAGTATTTGGTTTGTTTGCATTTATTTTTTCTAAAACTAAATTTGTTATAGTTATAGGGTCGCCATCTTTTCCTAAGTTACTAGCTGTATCAATAAAAACTCGTTTAAAATTATTATAATCATCTCGAGATTGTTGAATTGCTTTTATAATGTTATTAGTTTCTGATGTAACATGATATATGCCTAGACTTAGTGGGCCGCTATGTTGGACAAATCGTGTTCCATAACGAGTTATATTTCCTAAATCTCTTAATGTACTATTGCCTGGAAAAACTCCTGTAAATCCTGGCAAATTGTCTACAATAGTTCCAACGTGATCAATAACTTCACCTAGTGTAAAGTTAAGCATATTATCGTTTAACGGATTATTTTGTAAATTAAGCGGAACCTCGTAGTATCCGTTAGCATTAATAGGCTGAGAAGAAAATGCTCTTACAGTAAGAACATCTGTTAAACTAATAGGTGTAGTTAAAACAATTCGTTTGTAAGGAGTTGAATTAACTAAATTCCAATTAGAGCTAGATAGTCGATGGCCATTAACATATACTTTGACTACTAAATCTTCTAATTTATTATGATTATCAAATATATCTAACTGAAAAGATTTAGTTAATCCGGAATTTTTATAAATTCTAACAGCTGCTTGAACATTTTCAGTAGTACAGGTTTGCCAGCCATTTTTATAAATTGTATTGCCGCCGTAGTTTAAAGAAGACAAGTATCCAACATTTATGTTTTGCGATATTAATCCTAATTCTTTTTTATATTCAAAAGCATCATTTGCAAGGTCAAAGTTAAAAACAATATCCCCAATGTTATTCACATTTTGATAACTTAATGGGAATCCTAATTTAGAGTCTGTTTGTCCTGTTCCTATTTTATAAGAAAAAATCTTAGAACCTTTAAATGTAGTTCCTGTGTAAACAGACTCATCTCCAAAACTTGTTCCACTATCATCAACAATATCAAATAACGGTGGTTGATTTACTTTTAATTTCTGTTGTGCTTGTATCCAAGAACTACCGTTAAACCAAAACATCTGACTTTGATATTTTCCTTGTCTAACTAACACTACTTGATTTAACTCAGGTGATGCAATTTCAACCAAGTGAAGTTGTTTACTGCCCGACGGTGAATTATCAGTAGGTGCAACATGTTTTACATCAATATATTCTACTCGATAAATTTTATTTTGCACTAACGGATCAGGGTCGCCTGTAAATAAAACTAGCATACCATCCGATAATGGTATAGAAACCGACGGATTGCCTGTAGGTGCTTGGTAACTTGTTGTGCCTTCGATGGCTGTAAAAACAGGCAATGCATGTTTATTCAATGCAGTATTACCAGTAGTATCATCAAAGATGTCAATGTCAAAAATTGCGGTTGTACCAAAATTAAACAATCGAATATCTGCTTCAAATTCAATAATAGGACGAACAGCACGAAGAGTTTGATCTAAGCCAACAGTAGTGTTATTGTACAATGCACTTGCGGTAATAACATCTTTATGGAACCATCTGTTATATCGACTCCAAGGGTTGTGATCTCGACTAGAGCGATTAATTGTTATATAATCTACTTCGCTAGCATAACTTGTGGCATCTTCCCATGGTGCTTTATCAAAAGGAGTTGAATCAAAAGGTATTGATTCATCCACCGACCATGGACTGATAACTTCTAATACAGATGCTGGAACTAGTATAATAGATTTACCAACACCTTCAACATAATATTGATCTACAGCATAACTTGCCGGTTGTACGTTGCCACCAAATGCAATTTTCATGCCGTTACTTAATAAAGTGCCATCGCTTAATGTAACTGATTTTTTACCTAGAATTTCTAAAGTAACATCAATATTTGTATTTTCATCTATTGATAATATTTGAATCACGCCACCGGATGTTATATCAGTTTCGCTTTGATAATATAAAATGCTTGGAGCATCTTCTGGTATAGAAATTGTAATAGTTCCAGATTCAACTGCATAATTGTCCACAGCATTTAAACGCTGATAGCGATTTAAAGATCCAGTACTTCTAGTTGTTTTAAAACTAAATGGATTGCCAGGACTGTCAATATCAAATTTGTATGTTTTACCCCTATAGAGTATTAAGTCAGGATTAGGAGTTGAACCGTCTGGTGTAAAAACATATTGATTGTTGGATCCTTCTGTTTGTAACTTAACAGTATATGTTGTACTAATAACATTCTGAGGACCGTAAATTGTAATTGTGTCAGGACCGTAAGGCAACCAGTAATAATTTTGAAAATTAACAAATTTATCCCAATCAATATGGGGGTCCCAGCTGTAAAATTCTTGTTTGTTTAATCTTGCATGATTAGAAGTATTGCCGCCAAAAATACTAATTTGATTTATATAATCAATATAGTCTTTAAAAAATGCAATATTATCCGATGAATCTTTAATTACAAGTCCCGGTTCTAACTGATAGTTTTGTCTAATCTGATTTGCAGATTTAAGATAAACATCATTACCAGTACTTGCTTTTGCATTTTCTCTACCAATATAACCTTTAATTTTTGTAAGCGTACCAGGTTGAAATAATTGATCTATAGTGCTTTGTAAGAATTTCTTGTTTGCAGGAGTTTGATAAAAACTTGGCAATAAATTTGCGCTAAGACCTTTTTTACCATTGATATTTGTTGCCATTAAATAGTTCCTCCGATTGAATTGCTAGTCACTGTTTGGTTGGTCGTAAGACTATTTGTTGGTGATGCGCCAATGGTTTTTAAATTGCTGCTAGTTAATCCGTTTACAATAATAATATTATCTGTTGTAGCACAACTTAAAAATATACTATCAGTAGAGCACTGTATTTCAAATAATGCTCCGAAGAAATGATTAGGTTGCACTGGAACTATTACAAATGAAATTAAGTCAGGTGCTAGTTGATTCATTACATATGTACTCAACTCCGTAAAATAAAATGTGTCTCCAAAATCCCAGTTATCTAATGCAAAGAATGTATTAATTGCTTTTAATATTCGTGCCTGTACGTCTGAATTCGATACAGCACTATTTGAATTTATCATAGCATTAAAATTTGCTTGCAAGGATATATCAGCATTTGATCCAAATAATAATGTATAATTTACTGGATGATATATTATTTCGTCACTTATAGATTTAATTAAATTTAAATTAGAACTTAGTATACTGTTTAACTCACTACTACTAGGAGGCAACGGTTTGACTCCTGTTGTTCCGTTAGTTACCCATTGTCTAAATAATGTATCGTAACTAGTAGTTAATATATAGATATCCATGATATTACTATTACCTGGATCTATTCTACTATCGTAGTCTGCACTATGAACATACTGAAACTTCAATCTATCTCTTCCAACGTATACTTTATAATCTAAAGTAGGAGATAATTTTCCTGTAGATGCTGTTAACTTAAACACTGTAGCAGAATCAACAAAGTAAAAATACGATCCATCTGCATATTGTTGTAACGATCCTAGTCTAGGATCACTTCGACTGTTAAAAATTCTTACTGGACCATTATATGGATCATTTAATACATATTTGTAATCTTCTTGTCCTGATGATATAGAATATCTCTGTTCAACAACATACTTACGTAATGGGTTAACTGATGGATCAACTATATCTAAAAATAGCTGAGGATTATCCACTACATTAGATCCGCTAGAATTTGCAAATGTTAATATAATCTTTTTAGGATCAATATAGCCATCTTTTCCAGTATAAGCTGAAGTGACTTCCCATGTTAAATCTAATGTAAACGGATTAGTACTGTCAGGTTTAGTATTGACACCGAGTACTTTAATTGTATCTAACACAGTTGTACTCGATACAGTATCATAAACAACTGCATTTGTATCAAAATAGAAAGTGACATCTTTATCACTTTCAAAAATATAACGTAAATTTCTTGTTGTTATAGTATATTTTTCAGTGTCTGTGGTAAACAATAACAACCAACTAGAATCTAATTGTAAATTATCTGTATTACCCTGATTACCTAAACTAAACTGATCAACTGTGTTTAAATTAGCTGCTGAAATTAATTGCCAACTTTGTGTAGTTGCATCGTAGCGTAAACCAAAATTAAGATTAGCAAATATTTTATCTATCATACCAGTAACAACTGTGGGACTAATAGTAACAGTGAATTGAGGAATTACCTGTGTAGCAATGGCAGTAGTTGGAATTGATTTATTCAATGTTATTGGTCCAGCATTTGTTGGTAATATGCCTTTGCCACCAGCTGTTCCATTATCAACAACATTTACTACTTCTGCCCAAACATATGTTGAAGAATTTAAAACATTTGCTGTTCCTGAAATAAGAACATTATTATTAGCTGTATCAAAATAGAATCCAGTTGGTGCTACAAATTTAATTAGAGATCCCACTGTAAGATATTTTAAATCAGTTGATGCATAAGTTCCAACTTTAAGCGGAGAAAGAAAAATTCCCGGAGTGTTATTAATTAAACTTATATAACCAGTAGAACTATTACTATCAGAAGTAACAGCATTCCATTGTATATTAAGACTAACGTTTAAAAAATCTAAGTAATTTGCATAATAGAAATTTCGTAAGTCGGGAGTATTTAATAAATCGTAAACAGTATTATAAATCACACCTTGAATATCAGTTTGTGTAACATATGAAAAATTTATATCAGAAATATAAATCTCTTGGTATAATACTCCGTCGTCAGCAAACAAGTTTGTTTTAGAATATTTTCCAGTAGGATCAGTAAGGTCAAAGTATCTACTAATACCACTGCTTGTTCTATTAATAGCTTTAACTTTAGCTACTGATAAATTTGCACTTAGCGGACCAATGTTATAATCTTCACCTGTAACCATACGATCTTGCATATAGTATGTTTGGGGTGCATTAGTTTTAATGCTAGCATTTGTTTCTGCCGTAGTTGAATTTGACACACTAGTTGGTAAACTTAAACTAATAGTAAGTGTTTCAACTTTATTTTTTGTACTAATATAAGGAATAGCTACGCTAATATTGACAATATCAGCTGGATTTATTGAGTAGTGAAGCGCATTACTAACTCTATAATAAATTCTAAATTGTCCTAAAGGTAAATTTCCAAAAATTCCATCACTGAAATTAAGTGTAATTGCATCCCCTGCTCTAGTAACAACACTATAAATGTTTTTAATTTTTGAATTTAAACTATTATAGATAACATTGTTTCCGGTAGTCGATGGAACTTGAGTCCATAGCTCGGTTTCTAATCCAGTGTTTTGATCAATAGAGTATACCCAAATATCAGTATTGTTAATATTTTGTGTAGCAATATCCACTGTTTGATTGCTAACAGGATGCGTTACTGAGAAGGAACCATTGTTTAATGTGCCCTGTGTAAAATTAAAAAAGAATCCAGTTGTAGGACTGGTTGCACCAAAGCCATCATCTCTATAGATAAAAGCAATACTATTACCCACTTTAGGTGCTTCTTCGTAAATGTATGTTTTTCCTTTGAAAGTTGTACTAGTTACTTCAAAATTCATACTACGTCCAGATACTGTTTTAGTAAAATTATAAATCGGAACGTTGTTATTAGATGCATTAAATCTGTATTGTGCTGTAGGAATTCCGTAAATTTTAGCAGAATCAATAGGAGTACCAAACTGATGATTTTGTGGAAGTGCTGCGTTTATTATTTTAATAAATTGATCATACCAATTAACGTTACTGGGATCATTCCATTGAATAGTTTGTCCTGCAAGATTTCGACCATTACTGTCAATAATAGCTTCGGTAGTACTAACTGTATTAAATTTTAAAAGTCCAGTTGCTGCTTGATTACGACTGGCATTATAGCCTATCATTCGACTCAATCGAAGTATGCTATCTCTGCGTTCTGCTAGTTCTAAGAAGTTTTCGCGAGCATTTAAGTCAACACGGAAAGCTATGCTTTGGCCCACAAATGCAATAAGGTCAATTAGGGCTAGGTATTCGCTAGACTCAATATAATCGTTAAAATCTTCAGGAAAATTTGTTCGGATATAGTCAATCATTGTGCGGCGTAAGTTCTCAAAGTCGTAACTTTGGAAGTCCGCATTTTTAAATGATTGATAAATTTTTTGCCAATTTTCAGCAATTAACAGGTTATTCTGTCTATCCGTTGAGCTCATAATGTATCCTAATAAGTGTATTTATTAGATCAAATTATGTGGGTAGTTTATTGTCTCGTCAACCCGTTATTCTGATCAAACTTTAATCTCATGCTTTCTTGTATGTTGTAAAGCAGATATTCTAATGTACATTGTATTTCTAAACCAGTATCGTAAGGAGTAATAACTATACTCTTGGCTCTTACTCGAGGGTCACTACTAAAAATCTCATTTACATTTTGCAAAATAAGATTTTGTATTTCATTAGTTAACGGTTCGAATATAACGTCCCAAATTATAGTTCCAAAAGCTGGATTCATTAATCGCTCGCCTTGCCTTACATAAAAGTGATTTAATAAATCTTGTTTTATTAATTCAAAATCAAATAAAGAAAAATTTTCAGTTGATTTACTAACTGTACTAAATCCACGATAGCGTCTTGTTATAGGCGGTGGGTGAGCTGGAAGAGTGTGAACTTCTTTGGTAGTGTATAAAGTATTTGCCATAATTATATTGTCTCAGAGTATTGGTCTTCTATTTGACCTTGTAGCGGAATATTACGAGAAAACGTATCAATTGAAGTAGAATATTGTTTCCATGCTGCGGGTGGATCTATTGCACTACCTGATTCCCTATCTGTTAAATCTGTCTTAAACATAGTAGGATCTAGATTTTCGTGATGAGGGTACGGCTCAGTTGTAGGAATACGTAACATGATACTGGTAATAGTATCGCCTTCGACTTCTGTTGGATTATCAAAGGTACTAAGCGGCTCGGGAGCAGTAGCAGATGCCGCAGCTGTTGCAGCGCCTGCCGCAGGCCCGTTGAAATTAATGTTACCTCCAGAAATGGTAGTATTAGCAGCTTTTATATCTGCATCTCCGCCTGATGTAAACTTATTTCCACCGCCGGTGTTGACATCAAAATCACCGCCTGATGATAGTTTTGTACCTGAGCCAACATCTATATCTAATGCACCTGCAATACTAATTGCTGTATCTCCAGTAATTGTTTCGTCATGAGTTCCGTCAACTTGAATAGCAACATTGCCGTTGACTATACAAATTTTATCCATGCCTACTTCTGTTTGATGACGTTCTGCAACTTTTAAATTAAAATTTCTACCAGCTTCAATATTAATATCTCGATCTGCATAAAAATTTAAATCGTTTTGTGTACGTATACTAATACTGTCTTGAGCATAAACATCAATCTTACCGTCGCTGGTTAATTCAATCCATGCTGTGCCTCGACTGTTAGTGATATAAATGAGATCTTCACTATTATGCAATAGTATTTGATGGCCAGTTCGGGTACGTAGTCTGATTAATTCATTATGCGGACGAGTAACATCACCGTCTTTTTCTTTTTCTTCTACAGCAGCATATTCAGGCGGACCTTCACTAGGAGATGTTTTTCTTAAAAATTTATCATCTCCATCGTCCATTATAAAAGACGATCCGCCTAATCTGCTTACAGGACCATTTTTAATTAAATGTTCTGGTTTACCGTAATTTCCTGTTTGCGAACCCGATTGCTTATCTAACGGTCCTGGGGTACTGATACCAAAAACCATACTAGGAGATTCTCTTCTAGAACTACTAGTTGTTATGCCGCGCACATCGTCTAATATTAATCCTTGATCTGCAAGTATTTGTGCAAATGGATGAATAGGTTTTTTAATCTTGTTTGGATCTGTTAATGTTTTATTTTCAGGTGCGTTTTTATTATATTCTGCAACTGGAACACGATCTGCATGACCGTATGGAGTATCTATTCCACCTTCTACACAATTTTCAGTTGCTGCTATACCTGGGGTCATAAAATTGGCGGCGCCGTCAGGAACACATCCCATCCAGTATCCTTGTTTAGGATCTCCGTCAATAAAAAATATCATTACAATCTGTCCAGGATTAGGAGGAGCCATCCAAAATCCCGCTGACTTTTGTGTATTATTATAATCGTTATCTTCGCCGTTATAGTTTGTATTTGTTGCGGTAAAGAAAGGACTCATATATTTTACTTGATGTAATTGTCCTTCACTAGTACTTCCACCAGTTGGTCTTAATATTTGTACTTCTAAAATACCCATGTAGGTAGGATCGGCATTGCTAACCACTTTAGCTAAAAACGGGCCCGGTTTGGGATCCGGTTGTGCAATTGTGCTAATTCCTGGATCGTTGGATTTTCCCATATTATGTTCCTGATTCCTCTTGGCCTTCTGTACTACCTGGCTCTGTGCTACCTGCACCTGATTCGCTTTGATCTTGCATTTCTGGATCTGACGATGCAGGAGACGATGCACTAGTGCCACCGCCTGTTTCATCCGAGTCAGGCGGTCCTTTGTATGGCTCAGTTCTAGTTACAGCTAGTGCAGCAGATGCTGTTCCTGCTCCGGCCAGTTCTTGATTTCTTATTCTAAATAGATGTAAATCTTGTGTAAATTGATTTTTTGAAAATGTACTATCAATTGATTGTACTCTATATAAACCGCTAAAACTATGAACAGGCACAGTAGGATTGCTACCAAAATTATACAGCCCTTTATTTAGATCAATATCAATAGGAGTTCTAAAATTAACCACGATGTGTACTTCTCCAGTTTGATAGCTTATTGACCCGTCTTCATTGAGATTTTCAGTTGATGCTTGTGCTGTATAATTTCCAGTTCCGCTCATTGCAATATAATATGGGTCTCCTACTATTGTCATATCTAGAGACATCATATCAAAACCTGCGGTAACGCTATCGTGAAACATTCTTGCTGCTCGTGTAGCTTGAGTTTCGGCGCCGCCGCCACCAAATTTATCAGTATTAGACAGTGTTTGAAAATAACTTACACTAGTAGGAATAGAAGGAGCTGTTGACGGATTATTTCCTGGAGTGATAGCTTCAATTTCTGGAACATTGTTTTCTTTAGATCCACCAGTATTGGACTGAGTAACTACACTTTGATTAGCTGTGCCGCCATCTGCTAACAGCACTCCTCTGAAATTAGCTTTAAAGTTAATGTCAAATTTAAGTATATCAACATTTTTTCCAGTGTAGATATAGTTGTATTCTTTTACTGCTTGTTTTTTAAGAGCAGCAACGCCAGCAGGTTTAACGTTAGGAGGAGTAGGTCCCGAACTCATGTGTAATTTATAAGGTAACACTCTATAAACTAATAGTTTAGGAGGAACACCTGTTGCTTTATTCATCTCACCAATGATATAAACTTGTGTATCAATATTCCACCAACCTTTGTATCCTTCCGCAGTAACAGCTCCAGGGTCTAAGGTTTGATCAATAAATTCACTTTGTAGTATAACTTGATTTATAGCATTTAAAATATCAGTGTCTTGTCTAAACTTCATATCTGATTGATTTACATCAATTGGATTTTGATTACGACTCATGATTTTGCCTTCGGCATCATATACGTCTTTATCGTTGCCCATAGGCGCATCGCCTCGACGAGTTTGAGAAAAACCCATTTTAGCTCTACCAATATCGTTAACATCATCTTTAGATTGTATTAAATTATGATGCTCACTTTCAGTCACATTTAATTTTATGGTTACCGATTTGCTATCGCTAACACTGACCGGGTCCGATGCGGTTGTTGCAGCATTTGTATCAGGGTTAGCTTCTGTGTCACCAGAAGTTGATCCGCTACTAGCTGCTTCTGACGCAGCTTCTTTTGGAAATAAAATTAATATCCTATCTGGTCGTTCTATGTTATTAATTTTAGCAACTTCTCTTAGTTTTTGATTAATAACAGATTCTAAACTTTTTGGTCCTGACTGCAACATCTCTTGTACAGTTGTTCCTTTAATAGCCAAATCAGATTGAAAGTTTTTAAAACCATCTGTTAGTGCTGCTTGATTATACGGATTGGCCACACAATCGTAATGAGTACCTTCGTTGGTAACCCTCATTTGTATGTCAGTTATATTAATTGGAATTTGTCTGTCTGTCTTGGGAATAAATTCCATCTGTCCAGTTTCTTTATTTCCCTGGAATTCAATTGTTATCATATAGGGCGCATCTGTCCAATTCTTAAACCCTAATTTTTGTGCTGTAACTTGTAGTGCTTCAAAAAACAATCCCATACTGTATGGTTCAAATATTTTAAATGACATTGTCTGTGCATTACTATTTTTACCCTGTTCCCATCCTACCATACTATGTATTTTAAGATCATCTATATAAAATTCAAAAGATCCTTCTGCTAAACGAACTCGATTCTCAGGATCAATGCTGGCGGATTTTGCAATTAAAGGGGCCCTTGCTCCAACTCGATAAGTGCTATCGGGATTTTCTAAAAAATCTTTAGGCAATGCTGCCAATCCAATAAGACAGTTATAAGTTGCATAATCAAATAGAGGATTAGGCAAAGGAAATTCACTGTTTGCTGGTCCTGATAATGATACAAAAGAAGAACCAAAACTATTTGCAACAGACAGAATGCCGGACACTCCGCCAGACAAATTTCCAAGAGCTGACGTTACACCAGATAATGCATTAGTTGCAGCAGACAGGCCTGAAGCTAGACCGTGCTCTACTGCTGTTATTGCATTAGATGCACCAGATACTAAACTAGATCCAACATGTGATATAGTGGAACCTAACGGATCAAATATTCCCATTATAGTCCTAATGCCTTTACTAAACTATTTTTTTTGCAAATAAAAATGCCAGTACCTGGTACAAAATCTAGTATAGGATCCTGGATAACATTTAAATTTCTTTGCATGAATACCCACCATAAATTAGATGTACCATATAAGTCATACGCTAATAAATCTGGACGATATGCATATTGTGCTTCAATGTGATAAAAGAAATCATCAGTCTCGGCACTAACTGGACGAATAGTTAAAATATTTAAATAATTATTAGTTACTGGTGTCTTATACCAAGGACTAGTGTTTGAATATTTGGCCATATTAGATATATCCGAATGAATTATTTAAGTAGCCGCCTTGAACAAACGTATCGAGGCTGAAATTCTTCACGCTGCTTCTACTATAAACTGGTTGTAATGTTACTGAAAAACTACTTTTTGTAGGTACATGGCTAACATCGCCTGTTACGCTGCCGCCACCTAACTGAGAAACTGTGTTTGCTATATTTGCAATGGAGCCTAATCCAGAAGCTACACTACTTAGTTTGTTTGCAATGCCGCCAAGTCCAAGAGCGGATGCTCCGGCAATTCCTGCAATATCATTTAAGCCTGATGCAATTCCACCTAACCCACCTAGCGGGCCACCGGTGGCCGCTAAATCAACACTTATATAATCACAATCATTATCTAATTGAGTTGAGAATTGTGTTACAACTACTGGAACATTTTTAAACACATGATTTCCATAACCGTTTAAGAAAATAACAGGAGGAGGATTTCCAGCTAGTGCATCAGGACCACTAAACATTTTTGTCAGGCTTCGTAAATAATGTACAGCTGCAATCCAATATAGGCCTTGTGTAGAATCTTCAACATTCATCGGAGCTGTGATAGTAATTGTTCCAGGGTCGCTATTTTGAAAGGATTGCATTGTAAAATTTGTATGTATTGTACTAATTGGAGTATATTTGGCAGCACTGGCTATGTTAATCTGAGGAGTATAAGGAAATACTAAGCCGCCTGCATGTTTTAAAGGAGCAAGGATAGGACTAGTTTGAAAGCTATACCAGCTACTCAAACTTAAACGGACTCTCCAATCATTTGGACTAACATCTCCGCCAAATGTTGCTGATGCCGCTCCTAATAGTCCTGCAATTGCTTGTCCTGCAGGAGGTAAATTAAGACTTCGCATCGCACTTGATAATGCGCCTGGAATATTTGCACCTGTACCAAGTGCCGCGCTCAGATTACTAGCAATACCAATGCCGGCCGCTATACCACCTACAGATGTTGCAGTGTTTAATAATGAATCGCCAAATGACATAGTGTTTCTTTCCTTTTGATACTCTATTTATTTGACTTTATTATGTACGTAGTTTATAATTACATATAAGAGGGCTCTCAGGATGACAGTAAAAGTTAACTATTTAAACAACAAAGATATGTTGTTAGAAATACACAGAAGTAAAACATCATATTGTAGTTTTACAAAACCAGAATATCACCAATATGATCTAATTCTACCTAGTGTGGATAAAATTAATATCAGAAGCATAGCTGAAGCCAAGCGTGTTCGTGCTAAACGCATGGGTCAGCAAGAATTTGAGCGGAGAAAATCGCTTGGCGAAAAAATTAAAATCGCAGATTGTGAAGTTGATTATAAAAAAATAGCCAAAACAGATGTTGTTTTTAGGATTATGACATTTGATCATATTCCTTTAAACGGAACTCGTAAAAAGAATCCAAAAAGTCTTGCAGATCATAGAGACAAAGTGAACTTTCCTCCGTTCCAGCATTGGAAATTTGATGACGATGCGCCAGAAAACTTAATATGTGTTGGAAAAAGTCACTGGAAGGGTGATCTAGAAAAGGGTCATTTTGACAAAGATGCTGGATCTATATCAAATACACTGGCTAAGATGATGATCAAACTATGCGAACGATATGCTACACGAGGTAATGTTCGGGGTTATACCTATAACGACGAAATGAAAGGCATGGCTATTTTGCAATTAACACAAATTGGTCTACAATTTGATGAGTCTAAAAGCGATAATCCGTTTGCTTATTTTACCGCAGCTGTTACAAATAGTTTTGTTCGTGTTATCAATACAGAAAAACGCAATCAAAATATTCGAGATGACATTTTAGAAATTAATGGTATGAATCCAAGTTATAGCAGAACCGGTTCAGGGGAGCATGCAGCCGCTGTTAAGCGATTCGACGAAGGTGCCGAATGACAAATTTATTTAAAAAAGTTGCTTGTTTTACAGATATACACTTTGGATTAAAGTCTAATAGTAACACACATAACCAAGACTGTGAAGATTTTGTAGATTGGTATATTGCTAAAGCAAAGGAGGAAGGTTGTGATACAGGTATCTTTATGGGCGATTGGCATCATAACCGCAATAGCCTTAACATTACTACAATGGATTATAGCCTTAGGGCCCTGGAAAAGTTGGGGCAGGCGTTTGATCAGTTCTTTTTCTTTCCTGGTAATCATGATTTGTATTATAAGGACAAACGGGACATACACTCTGTGGAGTTTGGAAAATATATTCCTGGCGTCACTGTCGTACACGAGCCTACTACTATTGGAGATGTTACCCTTTGTCCGTGGTTGGTTGGAGAAGAATGGAAAGCTGTAGGCAAAAAAGGTGGCAAGTATATCTTTGGTCACTTTGAATTACCCAGTTTCTTTATGAATGCAATGATTCAAATGCCAGATCACGGAGAAATTCAACTTAGCAGTTTTAAAAACTATGAATTAGGATTTAGTGGACACTTTCACAAACGTCAGCAACAAAAGAACATGGTTTATATTGGCAATGCCTTTCCCCACAACTATGCGGATGCATGGGACGATGAACGTGGCATGATGATTTTAGAATGGGGCGGGCAACCTGAATATCACAGCTGGCCAGCTCAACCTACATTTAGAACTATTAAACTAAGTCAGCTGATCGATGAAGCAGACACAGTTATTAAACCCAAGCAACATCTACGTGTTACACTAGACATTGATATTACTTACGAAGAAGCAAGTTTTATTAAAGAAAAGTTCATGGCTGATTACGACATCCGCGAACTTACACTTATTGCAGAAAAGAAAGAAACAGAAATCAATACAAACATTGATATACAAGCATTTGAAAGTGTAGATCAAATTGTTAGCAACCAAATTATAAGTATTGATTCAGATCAATTTGATAAAAATACATTATTAGCCATTTATAATAGCCTATGACAATTAAAATTAAAGAATTAACAGTTAAAAATTTTATGAGCGTGGGCAATCAAACCCAGGCTGTAAATTTTGCACAAGAAAATTTAACTCTTGTCCTAGGTGAAAATCTAGATCAAGGCGGAGATGACAGCGGTTCGCGCAATGGAACGGGCAAAACAACTATTGTAAATGCCCTTAGCTATGCATTGTTTGGTAATGCGTTAACTAACATTAAAAAAGATAATCTTATTAATAAGATTAACAATAAGAACATGTTAGTTACACTAGCATTTGAAAAAGACGGCATTGATTATCGTATTGAGCGAGGACGCAAGCCAAATGTATTGCAATTCTTTGTTAATAATCTAGCACAAGAAACAGAAGAAACAGATGACGCACAAGGCGACATGCGTGAAACGCAAAAAGATCTAGATGATTTGCTAGGTATGAGTCACGATATGTTTAAACATATTGTGGCATTAAACACTTATACAGAACCGTTTCTTAGTATGCGGGCTAATGATCAACGAGTTATTATTGAACAATTACTTGGCATTACTCTACTGAGTGAAAAAGCAGAAGCTCTTAAAGAACAAATTCGTCAGACTAAAGATACAATCATACAAGAATCTGCAAATATAGAAGCAATTAAACGATCTAATGAAAATATTCAAAAAAGTATTGATGGTATTTTAACTAGACAAAGTGCTTGGAATAATCAGCATACACAAGAACTAGAAAAAATAGGCCGTGCTATTGTCGAACTTGAGAATGTAGACATTGATAGCGAATTAATTAAACATGCCGAGTTAAAAGATTACGAAGAACGAAACAGAAAATTAAAGAGTCTAAACAAAGAGAGGGCAACACTCGAAAGCGCGATAGCGCAAGCGGAGCGAAGCGTAAAAAAATACGCTGACGAGCTTGCTAAGTTGCAGGATAAAAAGTGTCACGCTTGTGAACAAGAACTACATGACCATAAGCATGAAGAAATGAGCAAGCAAGCACAGGCTAATGCTGATGAAGCTGTCATGTATTTTGATAAAGTCGGTAAGGATCTTACTAAAATTACAACTGAGATTGCCGGTACAGGCGAAGTTGCTAGTCGCCCAGAAACTTATTACGATACAATAGAGCAAGCACTTAAACATCAGAACAATCTCAAGACACTTGAAACACAATTACAAATTAAAGCTGGCGAAAGCGATCCTTATCAAGATCAAATTGATGAATTGACCAATACCGCTATGCAAGAAATATCTTGGGATAATGTAAACACACTTAATACATTAAAAGAACATCAAGAGTTCTTGCTTAAACTACTTACAAGTAAAGACAGCTTTATTCGCAAGAAGATTATAGATCAAAATCTAGCCTACTTAAACAATCGTCTTACTTACTATCTAGACAAGATGGGCTTACCGCATACTGTTGTATTTAAAAACGATTTAACTGTGGAAATTACACAGCTTGGGCAAGACTTAGACTTTGACAACTTGTCGCGTGGCGAACGTAATCGTTTGATTCTAGGCCTGTCTTGGTCGTTTAGAGATGTATGGGAAAGTTTGTATCAGCAGATTAATTTACTGTTTGTCGATGAGCTTATTGACAACGGACTTGATGCATCAGGCGTTGAAGGCGCATTAGCTGTACTTAAAAAGATGTCGCGTGAACGTAAAAAGAATATTTTCTTAATCAGTCACAAGGATGAACTAATTGGTCGTGTAAACAATGTGCTAAAAGTTATTAAAGAAAACGGTTACACCAGTTATGCAAATGATTTAGAGGTCAATGAGTGAAGGAATGGTCCACTGGTCAAGCCATTGAGCTTATAAAACGTATAAAAACTGAAGTAAACAGTCCTAGACGCAATACAAATAGTCAATGGGATTGTAAAAAAGACTTGTATTTGTTAAAATGGGCGTGTGAACAGGCCTTAAATCAGTGTGCAACTTATGACCAAGAATCAGAATATGTTAAAAAATATGAACATTATCAACTGTTGGAGAAGATAAAAGGTCCAAATGTCTAAGCATGTAGAGCCGAGTCCAGAACAAAATGAGGAATCTCATGAAAGACTCATGCTGGCTTTTAGAGAATATTTCAAGGCAAATCAAAATTGGCAATCAAGAGGCTCAAGACGAGCAGGCGAAAACATGCGCTACTGGTTGGCACAGATTAGAATTATAGCAAAAGAACGTAGAGGGCATGTTCAACAATATAGAATGTGGCTGGACAAAGACAAGGCAGCAAAGAAAGAAAATCAAAAGGCACAGTCGGAGGATCCAGATAACACTAACTAGTGTATGTCTTGGTACTACGAAAATCAATTAATCACAGAATTGCCCGAAGATTGTGTTGGGTTTGTTTATAATATAACAAATACAATTACCGGGCGTATGTACATAGGCAAAAAATTAGCAAAATTTAGTAAAACGACCTACAAAACTTTAAAGTTAAAGAACGGCACAAAGAAAAAAAAGAAAATCCGTAGCAAAATTGATAGCGACTGGCAAGAATATTATGGTTCTAGCCCTGAACTTAGCAAAGATGTTACGCAGTTAGGTACCGAAAACTTCCGTAGAGAAATACTTTATTACTGTAAATCCAAATCAGAATGCAGTTACATAGAGGCAAGAGAGCAATTTAGTCGTAGAGTTTTAGAATCTGACGACTATTATAACGGGCACATACAGGTTCGGGTACACGGTTCCCACATTAAAGGCAAACAATTAAACGGTTAAAGCTGGCGCAGGCTAATTTCGTGCGCTCTATACCTGGACCTCGGGTCGCAGGGACGGAAATCTCTCGCCGTTGTGAGTACTCAACCACTATCCTTAACAGGACGATGATAGCAAAATGCCGCTGTTTGGTTGTTTAAAAATAGTAAAAAAGGCAAAAGGAGGGTGAAAAACCCACGTTTACAAATATGTTAGCGTATATTTGTAAGCCGCCGTTGTGATAAAGACTCTGCTCGTGGTACCGGACAACCGCCACAGTAATGCAGTAACGCTAGTGTGACATTGTGCAACTCAGATAATGTTATTTTATTCTTTGCCCTGCCTGGGCAAAGTGTGACTGAACAATCTAGATAATATTAACAGTGCTTCGCACTTGATAATAATTAAAAAAGAAACAAAAAGTTCGAGCGAAAGCGAAGAACAGATGAACGTAGTTCATCTTTACAGTATGATAAATATCTTATAGGGATTAAAGTAATGAAAGTCTACGAAATAATTGTTGAAAAGAAAGTTCATGAAGGTGCAATATCTCAAGGAATTGAGAAATTAGGCAGTACCTTGGCTAAAGGAAAACAATTTATTTCAAGTCCTATCAAGACTCTTAGGGGTGCTGCAGGTGCTTTAGAAGATAAAATTGCTGATGAAATAGCTGTACTTGCCCAAAACAAAAACATGAAAGCCGCAGATGCTGCTACTGAGTATTTGCGTAGAAATAATGCCAAAGTCAGTAGAGAAATGATGAATTTGGAAAGAGAGTATAAAGAAGCTGGCAAAGCAGTTCCTAATCAAACAACTCTTAGAGCACAAGCTATTGATAGTCTGGGCATGGAAGCAGAACAATTAGATGCGGCTGTTATTAAAAAAGCAACAGCTACTGCTCAAATGAAAATTGGTAGCTTAGGTCTTGGTTTGGAAAAGATTTCAGCTTGGGGCGTAATTACTAAATCTGTAAAGGCTGCATTGTGGGGTTGGAATATTAAGGAATTGATACAGCCTTATTTAGATTTTGTAAGCAAGATGGATGGTTACAAAAAAACTAAACTAGATACAGGTGCATGGACTGAAGACGAATACAATGCAGTATTGAATCAAGAAGCCACTATTATGTTGGCTCGTTGGGCAACAGTACTTGCTGGCACAACAGCTTTTTATGCACTAACAGGTGGCCCATTTTTAAGAACAATAACAAAACACATTCCTGGATTTAATACAGTATTGTTAGGCGGTGCCGTTGCTATTAAATCTTGGATTAACAACAAAGATAATGCAAACTATATTGCGGCATTAATAGCAGATAACATTCCTGAACTGGCTCAAACAATCGGCGAAACTATTAATAACGGATTACAATACGTACCAAAGGCAATACGTCCTTCAATTCCTAATGCTGACAATCCTAATAGCGAATACAACAAAGCCGCAGCACCAACTGGAACAACCGGTGAGACTGATCCTCAAAAAGATATAGCAGCATCTAGTGATCCTGGGACATCAGCTAATCCTGTTAACCCAACTACTGGAAAAACAGCTGCTGGCCGTAAGATGTACTACAATGACAACTGGCACAGTAACAATCAGGATATAACTGGCTGGGTAGTGGATCCCGATAATCAAAATATGATACAAGATCCTACTAATCCTGTCAAGCGAGCATTGAAACCGCCAGGATGGAAGCCAGATTAAAGCAAAGGCATTTGGCTAGCTTTAGTTGCTTCGATGTTTTCTTTAATAATCTCGTACATGATCTGACGATCTTCGAAACCGTATCGCTCCATTAGATCGTTTACAGTAACTCCGCCACGCATGTACCACGAGATTCTAAACAAATCTTCTTTAAAAATCTTTGTTTCTTTTTCAAGCCTAACCAAACTTTCGTGGATTTCTTGACCACTAAGTCCGATTAGGCTTAGTCGAAAAAATTACTTTGATCTAATTCCACAAAAAGTTTAGCTTCAGTACCGCAAGTGTCACATTTAACAGGATATGTAGGTGCTTTCCATTTGTCTCTGCTATCTTCAATATGTTTCTTGATACTGTCGTATACTTCTTTATCGCAGTTGTCTAGCCATTCGTTAATAAACGAACGTTCGGTAACAACTTTATTATTGACTTCTACAGATTCAACACATGCTTTGTACAATTCATTTTGAATTACACTTAGTTCTTCAAACAGTTTATTGATCAGTTGCTGTTGCTCAGCTTGATCTTCTATTGTTTCTGTTTGTCGAATCTTTTGTTGTAGTCTAAAATTCTTCAAATTAAACTCTGTGCTTTGACGATAGTTTAATGGTTGTAATTTTATAATTAATTCTTTTAAAACTATTTTGCTGTCGTAGACCACTGAACTAAAATGTTCAATAATTTTACTTAGATCTAAATCATAATCGTTTTCAGTTTTGCAACTGCTACAAGTGTTAGTAACAGCCATTTCATTACCAAATGTAGCAATGCGCATGGCAGCAAATATAACCTGACTGTCTAAAATGCTCATGTCCCAGCCGTTTTTAATTCCTGGAACACAGCTTTCTATAACTTTAACTGAACTTTCGCCGGATAGCAAAGCATCAGGAGTTTTTAAAATAATTTCATCCATGCCTGTTAAACTATACACAGGCATGTTACCCACGTCTCCTTGTATAGTTCCGGGCTGACAGTACACACCCTGACTTGGTAATTTGATGTAAATTTTAGGTTGTCTAAAAAATTGCTGTAAAGGGTTCTGTACCATGTTTATCTCCAGATAAATATCTTATGTAGTATTTATATACGCACATTTCCTGGAAAAAATTATGGCAACACCATTATCTGAAGAAACCGCACAAAAACTGTTAGCACAAGGCTCGGGCAATAGTGCAGCTCAACCGCAACAAGCTGGTCTAAATGCTGCTGGCGCAAACAAAGGTTTAAAAGATCTATCCGATGGCGCGGCCAGTTTATATTTTGGATTTAATAGATTAAACAGCGGAACTGATGCAGCCACAGCTGGATTAGCAGCGTTATCTAAAGGTGCTCAAGCTGTTGGATTGAATGCACTGGGTAAAGGTTTAGATTTATTTGGCGGTGCGTTATTACAACAAAAAACTAATATGGATAAAGCTAGTGCCGAGTTAGGCATTGGCGGCAATAATATTGGATTGTTTGTTAGAATGGCAGGAGATGCAGGACTAACTACGCAACAATTCTCTGAAGTAATCAAACGAGCTGATGGAAGTATTGGCGGATTAGGTATCACAGCACAGCAAAGTGCGTTAAATTTTAGTAAAGTTCAGAAACAAATTGTAGAAACTGGTGATCAGTTGAACAAGATGGGTATCAGTGCGCAAGAGCAAGCTGAAATCACAGCAATGGCTACAATGAATGATGCCAAAAGAAATGCTAATGATAAAGCTGGACAAGCTGCTATCGCCAAGAGTGCTATTGATTTAGCAATGAGTTTAGATGAAACGGCAAAAATTACTGGCCAAAGTCGTCAAGCTATCATGGACAGCATTAAAGCTGAAGAGAAAAAACCTTTAGCACAGTTAGCCATGATGCAAATGGACGAAAAGCAACGAGAAAATTACGAAAAAGTCCAACAGCAAGTGCAAAAACTAGGCCCTGGATTTATGAGCCTGACAACAGAAATTGCCACAGGTGGAGTGCAAACTAAAGAAGGTTTGGCCATGTTGCAGGCGATGGGACCAGAAGCAGCTAACAAATATCAAGCAGCTACTGAACTTATGTTGAATGCCAAAACTGACGAGCAGAAAAAAGTAGCGCAAGCTCAAATGGATGAAGCACAAGCGGCTGTTCAACGTCGTATGGCTGATGAAGAATTTAAACGGTTAGTCAAGAGCGGAACAGCAGAACAACAACAAGCTGCGGCTAATCTTGTCATGGGCAATAAAGCCATGATGAGTGTACAAAGTGAAGCAAACAAAAACGGCGGCGACTATGTAAAAGCAATTAAAGATCAACGAGAAGCTGTGCAAGCTACTCAAGCTGGTTTGAAAGTAGATGAAAACGGCAAAGCAAAAGCAACGCCTGAAGCAGACGAAGGACAAAAAGTTGCTCAAGATTTAAATGCAATGAACAAAGCAGCTGCAATAGCAGCCGGAGGCCTTTCTCATAATTTTGAAGATGTAAACAAAAAATTAGCTACCACGCCTGCTTATATAGATGCTATGAACGCAGCTATGAAGAAAGTTTCTGGCGGTGCTACTACAATGGAGCAAGCTGAAAAAGCTCCTTCAAAAATTGCTAAAGGTTTAAACGAAATAGTTTCGGGAGGAAAAGAAGGTCCTACTAAAACTACAGGCGGTGCTAGTAGTTTGCCTAAAGACTACGAGCCAACTAAAAAACGTGCAGGCGGAACACTAGCAGAAACTGGAAGTGCTGTAGAACCTGAAGATGCTATTGTCAAAATACACAAAGGTGAAACTGTATTAAATCCTGATGCTACTAAAGCTATGGGCAAACAACTAAGTGCTGGAAGTAAAGCTCCAGGAGGAGTAAATTTTTCTGAAATTAGCAAATCAGTATCCACTTCTATTAGTAGCATGTCAGGTGGCGGCTCAACTGAAACCAAACAAGTACAAAATGACAGTAGCAAAGCTGCTGAAAAAGAATTGGCAGCTGTTCGAGAACAGATGCAAGCTGAGCGAGCTGCTCTTAGAGAAAAATTAAAAGCTCAAATGGGTGACGGTAGCAAGTTAGGTGGAAGTAAAGTTTCTTATGAAATGCGGACTGGAGACGAAGGTAAAGCAATAGGTGACAAATATAAGGCTATAATGGAGCCTTTACAAAAACAAATTGAAGCTGGCATTAGTTGGGAAACTACTAAAAAAGCTTCTGCAATTGAAGAAACTAAAAAAGTAGTAGAAGAACAAACTAAAATATCATTTTCTGGAAATGCAAAACAATTAGAAGCGTTTAAATCAAAAACAAAAGATGAAGATAATTTCTTTGGAGACACTAAGAAAAAAACTTCTGCTGAATTAGCTGATCAGGCAGCTAAGAAAGATGAAATATTTAAAGCCGCTGAGCTTGCAAGAAGCGTTGTAGGATACAATGTTAAAGGTCTTAGTGATGATGCTATAGCTGCAATATTGCCTATTAGTGCAAGTATGGATGACTTTTATATAGATATGAACGATAATATACAAAGTTTTTCCAATGACAGCGCAAATAATTTGAAAAAAATAACAGACAACGAGCAAGCATCTTCAACAATTAAGATATCGGCATCGGAAGCTGCGCGAAAAGTATCTGAAGATATGGGATTAAAAAGTATAGAATCTGCAACAGTTGCAGGAAAAGCCCAAGAACAATATCATTCACAATTTACAGAAAGTCAGCAAAAAATAATTGACGACTATAAAGGATACAGTGAAGAAAACAGATCGTTCCATGCAAAAGCTATGGAAAAAGGAGCCAAAGAAGATGCTGAAACAGCACAGATGATCGGTGAACGAATTATTAAAATGAAAGCAGAAATTGGTGATCGTCAAGCAACTACCGAAGAACTTGCTGCAATTGAAAACGAAACACTTAATAAAGCAATGTTTGAAAAGCAAGCGGCATCTAAAAGAGAAATGCAAGATGTCATGGAGAATCTTAACGAATATAGTGCTACAAGAGAAAAAGAATTAAAGCAACAAGCAGCTAACGAACAAGTAAGTATGCAAGAAGAAACAGTTGCAAAAATATCAGAAGTTACAAAAACAGCACAGGCAGACGCACTTGAAAATGCAAATACAACCGTAAAAATTAACGGAAAAATTGTAGATCCTAATAGTCCAGAAGCTAAAGCAGTTATTGCTCAAGCAGAATCTGCAAAATCACAGATGAATAAAATGCTTGGTGGAATGATTCCTAAAAGTGCAGACATAGCAGGTAAGGTAGGAGATTTGACTAAAGGAAAAAAATCAGGAGATGTAGGATATGTCACCGAGCAAGCTAACAAATTAACTGGAAGTTTTGGAGATATTATCGGTGGCAAAGGTGGCATGCTTGGCGATATGTTTAATCCTAAAATTGTTAACAAAGTAAGTGATGAAGAATTTGCCAAACTCACAGCAAAAAATAAAACAGAAGGTGCACCAAAACCTGCTGCAACTGCTAGTGCTCCTAAAACTACTGAAGCGGCCGCAAAGAAAGAAGAAACAAAAACAACAGGTGCACCAAAACCTGCTGCAACTGCTAGTGCTCCTAAAACTACCGAAGCGGCCGCTAAGAAAGAAGAAACAAAAACAACAGGTAAACCTGGAGAATCAGAACAAGCAAAAGCTGCGGCAACTAAAGAAGCACCTAAAGAAGCACCTAAAGAAGCACCCAAAGCAAAAACAGCTGAGGCTACCTTAAAAGATTTGAACGACCAGCTAATCATGTTAAATAGACATATGGTAGAATTAATTAATCACAGTGCCACTACAGCCGATGCTAGTAGCAAAACAGCAAAGACAGCGGCAAAATCAACTGGTAGAGCATTTTAAGGATAAGTCACAATGACATGGAAAAAATATTTCAGCCCTGTGGAAGTCAGTGGACAGTTAAGTACTATTAGCGGCCAAAGCAGCGGTAATCGTCCAGGACCTGCTCGTACTAATTATAGTAGCTATCTTCCAGATGTATATACAGGAAGCCCAAATCGTATTGAACGTTATCAGCAATACGAAGTTATGGACAGCGATCCAGAAGTTAACGCGGCTTTGGATATTTTAGCTGAGTTTTGTACACAAAAATTAAAAGATAGTAAGAACCCATTTGCTATCAAATGGCGTCAAAAGGCAACTAATTCTGAGATTAAAATTCTCGGAGAGTACCTGCAACAATGGAACACTTTACAAAAATTTGATACAAAAATATTCCGTATTGTGCGTAACACATTCAAATATGGCGATAGTTTTTTTATTCGAGATCCTGAAAATCAAAAATGGAATTATATTGATCCAAGCAACTTAATTAAAGTTATTGTCAACGAAAGCGAAGGCAAAAAACCTGAACAATTTATAATTAAAGACCTTGCGCCAAACTTTGTAAATTTAGTTGCAACACAGATTACACCAACTATTAAGCCTCAACAAGGTGCAGGGTCAGGACCACAACCAGTAGGCGGATACAGCGGTAGTGGCTCTGGAAGTAAAGGTTCAACGGGTAGTTCAAGCAACAGATTTGGTCTACAACAAACTGAACACGCTATTGATTTTGAGCATATTGTACATTTAAGTCTAAGCGAAGGACTAGATAACAACTATCCGTTTGGTAATAGTTTGTTAGAAAATATCTACAAAGTGTACAAACAAAAAGAATTATTAGAAGATGCTATTCTAATTTATCGTATACAACGTGCTCCAGAGCGCAGAGTATTCCACATTGATGTGGGTAATATGCCTAGTCACTTGGCTATGGCATTTGTAGAACGTGTTAAAAACGAAATTCATCAGCGCCGTATTCCGTCACAAACAGGAGGCGGACAGAATGTCATAGACTCTGCATACAACCCTCTAAGCATTAACGAAGATTATTTCTTCCCTAAAACAGCAGACGGCAAAGGATCAGACGTCACAATGCTAGAAGGCGGTAAGAATATTGGTGAAATTGACGACTTGAAATATTTTACTAACAAGTTATTCCGTGGATTGCGTATTCCTAGTAGCTATTTGCCTACAGGTGCAGATGATTCACAAAGCAATTTCAATGATGGACGAGTAGGTACAGCTTACATTCAAGAATTACGCTTTAACAAATACTGTGAAAGACTACAAAGTTTATTAACAACAGTGTTTGACGAAGAATTCAAAATGTATATGCATGGCAAGGGTTTGAATATTGATTCAAGTTTGTTTGAATTAAACTTCAATCCTCCAATGAACTTTGCAAGTTCACGTCAAGCAGCCATTGATGCAGAGCGTATTAATACTTTTAACACTATTCAAGCGGTTCCTTTCATGAGTAAACGCTTTGCCCTCAAACGTTTCTTAGGACTAACAGACGAAGAAGTAGCAGAAAACGAACGCTATTGGGCAGAAGAAAACGGTCAAGGACAACCAACTACTACAGATGCTGCTGGTGAATTACGTAGTGCAGGCTTGAGTTCAAGTGGTATTGAAGGTGATTTAGATGCCGCCGGAGACTTAACAGCACCAGAAGATATGCAACCAGAAGAAAGTGCCGATACCGCGCCAGGCGCACCTCCAGCAGGAACTCCTACAGCACCTCCAGCATAAATACAAGATGATATTAAGAGAATTGTTTTATATTGATCCTGAAACTAGGCACGTGGCTAATGATTTACGCTACGAGCCTAAACGTGACGATTCTGTTTTGCACAGAGACGATACACGCAAAACTAGATTAACATTAAAACAAATTAATGAACTACGTAAAAGTACTGAAGCACATATTCTAGAACAAGAAAACGAATTAGATTTCATACATTCAATGTATGCAACTCCGCCGGCCCCGCCCGCATAATTATAAAAATAGTCAAAAACGACTGTTTTTGCTATATAAGTACACTATTTTTTAACAATAGTGTAAATATAATACAGCCTTGTATCAACAATCATACCACAGGAGAATAAACATGACTGACCGCGCTCAATTTGAAGCTATGCTTGAAGCTTTGATCAATGAAGATCAAGACGCAGCAAAAGAAATTTTTCACAACATCGTTGTTGGAAAATCACGTGAAATTTATGAAGAACTTCTAGCTGAAGATTTCAGCCCAGAAGAAGCTAACCGCGCAGCCGGTGGCCATACTCAATCAGAAAGCATGGAAGAAGAAGGTGCTGAAGAAGATGTGGAAGAAGACATGGAAGAAGAAGGCGCTGACGAAGAAGGTGATGACGACAGCGAGGATAATCCCTTTGGCGGTGAAGACGATGAAGAAGAGCCAGAAGATGATGGTGAAGATGACGGTGAAGACGACGAATTCGGCGGCGAAGACGACGCAGAAGGCGGTGACATGGAAGACCGTGTAATGGATCTAGAAGATGCATTAGAAGACCTAAAAGCAGAATTTGAACAACTATTGTCACAAGAAGGCGAAGAAGGCGGCCATGACATGGATGCTATCCATGATGCAGGTATGGGCGGCGATGATGACATGGAAATGGGCATGGATGACGAAGGTTCACATATGCCAGTTATGGAATACTACAAGAAAGTATCTGTTAGCCATGGTGACAACGGACAAAATACTAAGTCAACAATTGACAACATGAAGAACGACATGGGCGGTTCTGCAAAGAACATTGCACAAAGTTTTTCAACAGAAAAAGGCGGCACACAAGGTGGTTTAGCAGCTCCAACAACAAAGCCATTAATTGGTGATGTTCAGAACAGCGTAAAAGCCAATGCTGGTAAAACTAGCTTTAAAAAGCAAGAACCAGGCCACGGTGCTGAGAAGAAAGGCAAAGGCGAAAGTAATGTTGATAAGAAAAGTCTTATCGGCGGAAAGATTCGTTAATAGATAGAGACATTGAAAAATATGTTATACCTCCGAGAGAATCTCAGTTTCAACGAAGCAAAAATGATCGTTGAATCTGATGACAAAGATGGGAAAAACTTATACATGTCCGGGATTTGCATCCAGGGCGGTATACGTAACGCTAACCAGCGTGTTTACCCTGTTAATGAGATTGGCAAGGCTGTTAAGACCCTTAACGATCAGATTCAGAACGGTTATTCAGTTCTCGGAGAAGTGGATCATCCAGATGATCTAAAAATTAACCTGGACCGCGTAAGCCACATGATAACAAATATGTGGATGGACGGTCCTAATGGTTACGGGAAGTTGAAAATACTTCCAACACCTATGGGACAACTTATCAAGACAATGCTGGAAAGCGGCGTCAAGTTAGGTGTTTCAAGTCGCGGATCCGGTAACGTCAAGGACGACGGCACTGGCGAAGTATCAGATTTTGAGATTATCACAGTAGATATGGTAGCTCAACCTAGTGCGCCGGGAGCGTACCCAACACCAATTTATGAACACTTGATGAATAGTCGAGGAGGATTAAGTAGCTTGCGCATAGCGCAAGAGGTTAAAGGCGATCCTAAGGCACAGAAATATCTCAAAGAGAGCTTATTATCAATAATAAGCAAACTCCAATAACAAGGAGAATCATATGTTGGATGCGCTAAAAAGTTTATTTGAAAACAATGTGATTTCTGAAGAGATTAAAGAGTCAATTGAACAGGCCTTCGAAGCTCGCATTAGCGAGAGTCGTCAGGTTCTGACTCAACAACTACGCGAAGAATTCGCACAAAAATACGAACACGACAAGAACACAATGATTGAAGCAGTAGATCGTATGATCTCTGAACAATTATCTGCTGAGATTGTTGAATTTGCAGACGATCGTCGTCAACTAGCTGAAATGAAAGTTAAGCTAGTTCAAGAACGTAAAAAGACAGCTAAAGTAATGAGTGAATTTGTTACTCGTCAGTTAGCTTCTGAAGTACGTGAACTACACGAAGATCAAATGGCAATGGCTAGTAAGTTCGGAAAATTGGAACAATTTGTAGTTGAAGCTCTTGCTCAAGAAATTACAGAGTTCTTTAAAGACAAACAAGACTTAGCAGAAACTAAAGTACGTTTAGTTCGCGAAGGTCGTCAAGAAATCAAGAAGGTAAAACAAGATTTCGTTACTCGTGCAGCTAAGATGGTTGAAGGTGTTGTAAGCAAGAACTTACGTTCTGAAATTACATCATTGAAAGAAGACATCGAAGCAGCTCGTAGACAAGATTTTGGCCGTAAATTATTCGAAGCTTTTGCTCAAGAATATTCTGCAAGCTACCTAAATGAAAAATCGGAAACAGCAAAATTACTCAAGGTCATAGACTTGAAAGATTTGGCAATGAAAGAAGCAGCGGAAGCTGTTGTTAAAGCTGAACAAATTTTAGAAAGTAAACAAGCTGAAATCCGTGCTCTTAAAGAGAGCCAAGAAAGAAAAGCAATCATGAGTGAACTACTTGCTCCACTTAACAGTGAGCAACGTGCAATTATGGGAGAGCTAATGGAGACTGTGAAAACAGAACGTCTAAACGAAAGTTTTGAAAAGTACTTGCCGTCAGTAATTAATGGTAAGGCTCCGCAGAAGAAACAGGCACTAGTAGAGGCTAAAGAAATTTATGGAAATAAGATTTCCAACACCAACCGTAGCAGCGAGGCAGTCGATAACATTATTGATATTCGTAAGCTCGCCGGACTTAAAATTTAAGGAGAATTTAAATGTCAGAACTACTTAATGGACGTTGGGCAGAAACAAAAGAAGCCCTATTAGAAGGCTTACAAGGCACTAAAAAATCAGTAATGGGTGTAACTCTAGAAAATACTCGCAAGTATTTGATGGAATCTCCAACTGCTGGTGCTACTTCTGCTGGTAACGTTGCAACTTTAAACCGCGTGATTCTTCCAGTAATCCGTCGTGTTATGCCAACCGTTATTGCTAACGAGTTGGTCGGCGTACAGCCAATGACTGGCCCTGTCGGTCAAATCCACACATTGCGTGTGCGTTATGCAGACTCATCAAGCGGCGCTAATGTGCTAGCTGGTGAAGAGGCATTAAGCCCATTCAAGATTGCTAGTGCTTACTCTGGCAACCAGAACGATGGCACTGCTAAAGCAGCTACTACAGCTTCTTTAGAAGGTCAAGCTGGTAACAGAATGAGCATTCAAATCTTGAAACAAACAGTTGAAGCTAAAACTCGTAAATTGTCTGCACGTTGGACATTCGAGGCTGCTCAAGACGCACAAGCCCAACAAGGTATTGACGTTGAAGCAGAAGTTATGGCTGCTTTGGCACAAGAAATTACAGCTGAAATCGACCAAGAAATTATCGCTTCGTTGACTTCATTAGCTGGTACAGCTACACAAACTTATGACCAAGCTGCCGTTAGCGGTACAGCTACATTCGTTGGTGATGAGCATGCCGCTTTAGCTGTTCAGATCAATCGCGTAAGCAACTTGATCGCTCAACGTACACGTCGTGGTGCAGGTAACTACGCTGTTGTATCACCATTTGCTTTAACAATTCTACAATCTGCTACTACTAGCGCATTTGCTCGTACAACAGAAGGTACATTCGAAGCACCTACAAACACCAAGTTTGTTGGTACATTGAATGGCGCAATGAAGATTTATGTTAACAGCTATGCATATGACACAGCACCTATCCTAATTGGATACAAAGGCTCAAGCGAGAGCGATGCTCCTGCTTTCTATTGCCCATATATCCCATTGATGAGCAGTGGTGTTGTATTGGATCCATCAACATTCGAACCAGTCGTTTCATTCATGACACGTTATGGTTATGTTGAGTTGTCTAACACAGCTTCTTCTCTAGGTAACGCAGCTGACTACTTAGGTCTAGTTGCTATCAATAGCGGTAACGTTAAGTTTAGCTAATTCAAACCTAGGGTTTGTAATAAATCAAAGGGCTCTTCGGAGCCCTTTTTTTATGTAAATACATTATGACCACTACAGCTTTCTTACTTCCTAATACAATTAACCAAGTAACTATTCCTAATGAAATAACAGGCATACCTAGTATTGATTGGAAAGACTTAAACTATATTACTGGCACAGGTTTATATGCTGTTAGCAAACAACCACTTTATACTATTAGTGGGTTGTGGATGGAAACGTTTCTTAGTAACACAAGTCAGATATGGTTAACTGATTTTAACATACCTGTAAATGCTAACACATTAACTGGAATAGAATTTCAATTAAACATACAACGTGCTGCTCGTATCGAAGACTTACTGATACAGTTAACCTTAAACGGCGAATTAATTGGAGATAATCTAGCTAGTTCTATTAATCCTGTACAAAGCAGTATGTATATAAATGATTTAAAAGAACCTGTAGATCCCATAGGAGATTATAATATCTACGGCGGATCAAATAATTTATGGGGAACTACATTATCTAATACTGATGTTACTGATCCTACATTTGGCATTGTAATTAGTTTTAAAAGTAATCAAATATATCCACATAGAGACATTGCCTATGTTGATCAAGTAGCCTTACGAGTCACCTACGCATAAATACAAAGTAATGACTCACATGGGGTGAGTTTTATGCGGAAATCCAACCGCGTATGGCCTAGAACGCCACTTTTCTTAAGGAGAAAATAAAATGGGACGTCCTTTAAATAAAAAATATTTTGGTAACCGCAACATAGGCACTGGCGGCTATCAAACAACACAACACGGTATTTCAAATACTGACACTGAAATAAATGATGGTGATGACCACATTGGCGGCGAAGGCTTTGCAGGAGTTACATTTGGCGCATCGGTAGCTGATACATCATACGGCAGCGGTGCATACTTGGAAAGAATCCCCACAATCTCAATAGCACCACCTACTATCGCTAACGGAGTGGCAGCTGTTGCCACCGTAAGTCATGTGCAAGCAGTTCACGGTGTAGTAAATACTGACGGTACTGGCCCTGGCGCAGACTACTTAACTGGTGATATTTTAACACTAGTTGGTACAAATATAACTCCAGCAAAATTCACAGTTGGCAATTTGGAAGTTTCTCAAGTGAGTATTGTTGCAGGCAATGACGGAACAAACGGTTATGCTGTTGGAGATCCATTAAACTTTGCCAATGGCGTTGTACTAGCTGTGGCAGCCATCAGTGGTGGCGGTGCTCTTGGTCCAGTAACTGGAGTAACTTTTACAAACCGTGGCACTTACAACGGTACTACTCCACCAACAGGCACAGTAACACATGTAAACTCATTGGGTGGTCAAGGATTTACTTGTAACTTTACTTGGGGTGTTAAAGATGTAACAGTGTTACAACAAGGCGATTATACAGCAGTTACTAGTGGTGCATCAGCAACTACAGTGACACATGCAGATTTGTCAGCAAGTTCAGCAGCTGGATGCACATTGGATGTATACTACGGTGTTAAAACAATTACTGTAAGTGAAAAAGGCTCTGGTTACACTGGAATAGAACCAGTTACATTTTCATCCGCAGTTGGTGGAAACAGCGAAACTCGTGCTACTGGTACTATGGTTTTAACAACTGATAGCGGAAATGTTGGCTCAGCAACCAATCAAGAAAACGCTATTATTGCTTATGCTTGGGTAGCTGGTTTGGAAGAAGTTGATATTATTAAACAAGTTTCAACAGATCGTTATCGTATCAATTCAAATGACACTGGTAATAGCGATACAGGATATGTTATTGGTAAATTAAAAGTTGACGGTGTTGCTGGCAGCAGTTTTGTTGGTGCCGAAGGCACACAAATGAACATCTGGGCATTTGATGCAGACGGCGGTTCATATCTTGTTAAGAAATTAACAGCTCGCAAAGCAGTTGTTTATCCATTTGCATGTGTTCGTTTAAGCAAATCAGCTGGCGCATTGTTTGCCGCTGGCCGAGCTGTACCTTGGAAGTTCTTTGAAGGTCAAGCAAATGCTTCAGCTGGTTATGTAAAGATCGAAAACGCTTAATAGAGAAAATTAATGACAAAAGTCGTAAATGTTAGTGATGGTGATTATATACTGCGTGTTCAACCTAATGGCAACATTATTTTAGACACGCAGTGGAACACCACTACTCTTAAATATGGTACAGTTACTATTTTAGGTAATCTTGATGTTAAAGGCACGAATTCCTATATTGAAACTCAAAATACACAGATTAGAGATAACATTTTACAATTAAATGTAGGACAAACTGGAAACGGTATTAGTGCAGCTAATGCATACATATCCGGTGTTGAAATTTTACGAGGATCTTATAGTGCAGCTCAGGTTATTTTTAGCGAGCAAGTACCACACTATGATCCGATAACTTCAACAACTGTCAACGGTACTTTTGTCATGCGAACCGCTGACGGAAAATTAAGCGGACTACAAGTAGCTAGCATTGCTAACTCAGGTACAACTGACTTTGTATTTGACATGCAAAATTCTACTAATGTGATACGAGTAGCAAATGCTAGTGGCGGCTATGAAAACAATGTTAATAATGATAACGATCTTATTAACAGAAAATATTTGTATAACTATGTTGCAGCTAGCGGCGGAGTGGCCACTGTAGATAGAATTTATTTTCCTATTTCTGGAGGAATTGGTAGTTCAACAAGTAGTATTGAAGCGTTTGGATCCAGTATTGTATTTCAAATCTCTCAATTAACTCGTGCTAGGTTAGATGCAGGCGGCTTGTCTATTGATAATATAAACGCTTATCAAAATACAATTACAAATACTGGAGCACATAATCTTGTACTGACAACATCATCTGGATACTCTGTAGAAGTTGCTACTGTCTTAGCATTGGATGATCAGACTTGGAACACACCTGCTTATTCGTCAGGCAATACAAAATTATATTCTAGTAGTACTGTAGGTGCTGGCGGCACAGGTTTGTACTTTACAAATAATCAAGCCGCGCAGACGCCGGACGAATTAATTAGTAGAAGACGTGCAGTAGCACTAAGTATTTTACTATAAGGAAATATAATGGCAATTTCAACAACAAGAATAACAACTAGTAGTACATCTTATACAGCATTTACAGGAGTAACGGTTGCTCCAATCACTGGAAATGCCATTACATGTATTATGATTTGCAATACTGGCAATGATGATACCGCTGTAATAAGTATGTGGGCTGTGCCCAATGATGCAGGAGCAGTTGGATCTCCGAGTACAAGCAATCAAATTGTCAACGCACTGGCTGTGCCAGGTGGTGAAACTGTAAGTTTTGATCAAGAAAAATTAGTATTTGGCAATAACGACACACTGGTAGTTTCTAGTAACGTGTCAAATATGCTAACTGTACTAGTAAGTTGGATTCCAGTATAACATGCGATATCTCAAGCGTCAAAATATAAATCGTAGGATTCCGCAAAGTACAACGGTATACTCAGATGCGGCCGATGCCAACGTCTATGTTAATCCTAGAAACTCTGGTAGTCTAGTATTACCGCAAGGAACAGATGCACAAATTCCAGGCAATCCAGTAAATGGAATGATGCGTTATAATGTTGACCATAATCAAGTACAAGTGTATCAAAGCGGAACTTGGAGAAGTCTAAGATTTAAAGAACCTGGTTTAATCACGCAACAAACGCTTGGTACAGGTGATGCCGACGAAGTCTATTTTGGCCCGTTAACTCCGTCCCCTATTTCGTATGCTAGTACACAAAGTGACATGACTTGGGACATGGTACAAATGGCTAAAAATATTTTAGTTATTGTTGAAAATGTTATTCAAATAAGCGTAACAAACTATACAATAGTACAAAACCCAGCGCCCACTATACATCATCCAGGAGCATATACAACAGGATATTATATATTCTTCAGTAGTCCAGTTCCACTAGGAAAAGTTGTTACTGTATTACATGGTTTTGACCAGTAATACAAGGAGTCTACCATGGGGCGAGAACTAGGTAGAATAAGCGGTCCGTTATTAGCAGATAATCTAAAGCGTAACGGAATTGATCTCGCATTTGAAACAAATCTTTTATATTTTGATGTTACCAATAATCGCATTGGTATTAATTTTAACTCTCCTACAACTGATCTTTTTGTAAACAGTACCACGAATGCTCCAATAGTACGAATTGATACCGAAGCTGATTTTGCCAATTTTGTTGTCAATACTAACACTATAAGTGCTACAACTGGATCAATTACTATATCTCCTGACCAGTCTAGCGACCCTACAATTGTTGTTCCGACATTAAGTACTGCTAATTTAAATTTTAATACAACCTGTATACAAAGTACGCTTACAAGCGACGATATTAATTTTACAGCAACCGGTAGTATAAACTTAAACAACGATGTTTATATCACTGGAGATTTACATGCTACCGGTAGTATTACCTTTGATGGAAATATCACGTTTGGTAATGAACCAACTGATACAGTAACATTTGACGCTGAAGTTGCAAGTGATATCTTACCAAGTGAAACGTTAAAAGACAATCTTGGATATACAAATAATCAATGGTTGGCAGAATACTCAACTAATTTATATGCAACATTAACTAATATCAACAACAGATTATCATCTAATGATATTACAATTGGATCGGTACACTTAACAAATAATCAAATTTACAATATAACTCCTGATAGTTCAGTTGTGTTTAGCCCCAATGGAGCTGGTGTAGTAAATTTAAATAATTTTTTAACATTTAAGGATAATACAATCAGTAATACATCCGGAACTGTACTTACATTTGCACAGTCTGCTGATTTGCCTATAAAGGGTCTTTATAAATTTACAACAGGCGATGTTGGTGCGGTAGTAATTCCACTGGGCGATGCTACAAATTATACTCCTGAAGTTGGAACCATACGTTTTAATCCAACACTTAATACTGGACAGGTATACACAACAGATAACGGCTGGATCAGTTGGCAAGGCCCTCCAGGAGGTATTGCTAACCAAACAACTTACTCAGAGGAAGTACTAATTTATACCCTTATGCTAGGGTTATAACCAAAATCCTATAAATACTATTACTGTAAAATCTGACCAAGGTTTTACGATATTCAACTGTGGTAAACCGACAAAGAGCCGAAAGGATGCGAGAGTGATCTCAAACTAGGTTAACCGTGAAACACGGGGTATACGGGAGCGTAAATGGCTGTTGGTCGAATTTCGGGTCCGCTCTTAAAAGATAATTTGCTTCGCGACGGAGTAGATTTAGCTTTTGAGACGAGCCTTCTTTACTTAGATGTTAATCATAGCCGTGTCGGTATTAACACAGCCTCGCCACAATACGACTTAGATGTCAATGGCACGATCCGTACTACCAATTTAATAGCAACTACAAGTGCCAAACTAGCTACTTTTACCTTTAGTGGTAATACTTTAAGTAGTTCAGATAATACAATTAATCTTACTCCTAGCGGTACAAATGCTGTAGTTTATCAAGGAAAAATCAGCGTAGGCAGTTTAAATATTGCTACAAATACTATTAGTAGTGTTGGAACTAATGTTGACATTAATGTAAGCCCTAGTGGCACAGGCAAAATTAAATTAAACAGTAATACTCTTGTCAACGGAAACTTGCATGCCACTGGTGATATAACTGCAGATGGTAATATTACTCTAGGAAATGCATCTACTGATACTGTAACATTTGATGCTGAAATTAACAGCGATATTTTACCTAACACAAATAATACCCATAGTCTAGGATCTCTTAGTTTAAAATGGAAAAATATATATGTTGGAACCGCCAATTCTGACAATGTTATCAGTACTTCTGTTGCCACATCCGATTTAAAAACTTCGGATTTAGAAATCACCGGAAATACGATAAGTACATATACAACTGACACCGATATTAATTTAACGCCTAACGGTGCCGGAAACGTAGTTTTAAGTAATTTAGCTTTTAGTAATAATAATATTACAAACACTGTAATAGGTGCTGTTACTAATTTTGTTTCAACTGGCAACGGGTATTATAAATTTGGTGGATCGTATGGTTTAGTTATACCGGTCGGAGATAATGCTGATAGACCTCCGCTTATCTTAGATGAGATTGGTATGATTCGATTTAATACCGTGAGTCAAGGAGTAGAAGTTTATAACGGTGCTGCATGGGCTAGTGTTGCGGGAAATAACGGAGGCATAACTAGTAGTGCAGCATCTGATATTGGAATTGCAACAGTTTTAACATTTGGATAAAGAATAATGACATCAGTTTTTAAAAATGTATTAGCGGCAAATTTAGGTACAACACCTACCACGGTGTTAACATCAAATGCATCAGCCACGACTACTATTATTGGTATGAGCGTTACAAACATAACAGCTGATCCTGTAACAATTAGCATAAAACTTACTGACCCAAATGGTGGCGGATTTGGTGTTGCAACTACAGCATATTACTTGCGCAATATTATAGTACCTCCTTATCAAAGTTTACGAGTTATTAACGGCGGCGAAAAATTAATATTAGCAGCTAGTACGGCTGTTGTTATGACAGCTAATACAGATAATAGTTTAGATGTAGTAATGAGCTGGGTAGAGATTAGTTAAGGAATAAAATTATGAGCTATATTGGACAAGATAATTCAAGTGGACTATTAGGTGGAACACCTCGATACTTTTACGGTTTGCGTAGAACTGATGCAGGCGATTTATACATTCAAAAAGTTGACATGATCCAAGGAAGCGATTCTGTAACAATTAACAATGCAGGTGATTCTGCAAATAATTTTATACAATTTGCTGAAGGCGTAGATTTTTTTGAAGGCAGAGATGTTAATCATAATTTAGTATTTGGTAATTTAAATTACGAACAATATCGATGGGCTGACGCCAATATTAACTATTATTTAGATCAAACTACTGGGCAATTTGTAGCTAGAGTTAATCAAGCATATTCATACCCAACAGGTGTATAAAACTACTAATTAACAAGAGATAAACAATGACTGAATTTCAAATAAGCAGAATTAGATTTACATGGAAAGGCCCATGGGTTGCATCTACATCTTATACTAAAGATGATATTGTACAGTACGGCGGAAAAAGTTATGTTTGTCTAATTGGTAATACTGCAACTTCTAATTTTAATACAGACCTTGCCAGTGCATATTGGAGTCTATGGTTTGATGGATATACATGGAAAAATACATGGACCACTAACACCATATACTCAACAGGTGATATAGTAAATTACGGTGGAATAGTTTATATATGTTCAACAAATCATACTAGTGCAAGCTCAGCTTCGCTAGCATCTGCAGGCGGTCTTGAAGCTAATCAAAGTTCATGGACAGCGTATGCAATTACAGAATCTTGGAAATCTGTTTGGACTGTTGGTACACAATACAAAGTCAAAGATGTAGTACGCTATGGAGGTACCTTGTACATTTGTACAACGGCACATATCAGTGCTGCAACAGCATTACCTCCATCAGGCGGCTTAGAATTAAATTTATCATCATGGGCAACATTTAGTGTTTCAGATGATTGGAAAACAGACTGGACTCCAACAACAGCATATAAGGCTAACGATTTAGTACGTTACGGCGGTATACTATATCGTTGTACTACCGGGCACACCAGTGCTACCTACACAACACCTACATATTTAGGTCTTGAAAATGATTTAAGCAAGTGGACAGTAGTACACAACGGTATTCAATATTTGTCAACTTACAACGGATCAAGTTATCGTTATAAAGCAAATGACGTAATTACATATGGTGCCAATGCTTGGATTTGCAGTACATATCATGTATCAACATCTACATTTAATCCTTCAAACTGGACACTATATACTCCAGGCCAAGAATTTGTAAATGCATGGGTCATAGGAACTACCTATCAATTAGGCGATGTAGTACGTTATGGTGGTTATACTTATACAAGCAAAATATCAAATAATACAGGAAACGTACCAAGCACTAGTAGTGCCAATTGGTTATTACTAACACAACAGTACAGCGTACAAGGTGAATGGAATAATACAACACCGTATAAAATTGGTAGTCTAGTTAGAAGAGACGGATATCTATATGTTGCAATACAAGATACAACAGCTGGCATAGAAACTGATAACGGAACATATTGGACCGTAGTAGTACCAGGAAGATATTGGAAAAATATCTGGGCATCGACTACAACATATGTCGTTGGAGATGTTGTTTCTTATAAAGGAACAAGTTTTGAATGCATACTCAGACACGTGTCATCAGTTGCTAGCACTCCGAGTAATACCGGTTCAGCTAGTACATGGTGGAAAACACTAGTACAAGGTGACGAGTTTGATGGATTACTAACTGTTGGAGATTTACCAGTATATGCATCATCTAACCCAGCTTCGGCTTTATTGATTGGCACATACGGTAATGTTTTAAAATCAACAGGAACAGATCCTTCATGGTCTAACTTTGGTGCTGTACCAGGTGTATACTACGTATCAAACACCACAGGAACTGACAGTCTTACTAACGGTACTACTATAAATTCTCCTTGGAAAACTATTGCATATGCTTGCGCCCAAGTTGCCGCCGGTACATTGTATACAAATGCCAATTATTTGCTGAAAGCCAATAAAGCATGGGCTGTGGCAGAAATGTATAACTGGATGATTTATCAAAATAAAAATAATTTAAGTCCGTTTACAACTAGTTCGTCATACGATCCTCAAAAAACGCAACGCGATGCCGAATATATTGTAGACGCACTTGTTTACGACATGGGTCGAGGCGGAAATAGTCAGACAGTAGCGGCAGCATCTGCATATTTTATTCCTGGAACTAATACATTTATTAATACAACTGTGGCAAGTGAAATGCCTTATTTTATAGCGGCACTAAATTATCTCCAGACATTGTTATTAAATGCTGTTAATAATACTGCTCCAGCAACAAGCTATCAATCAGCTAATAATGTTTCTTCAACGTCATTGGCAATTACAAATATAACATCATCTGGAGTGCAAGTAGTAATATCGTTTGCTACGCAAATTACTGAACCGTTTTCAATAGGCGAAACTATAACAGTAAGCGGTGTTATCCCATCTACTTATAATGGAACATATACTGTTTCTACTGTAACAACCAGTAGTGTAACTTTTTTAAGTACAGTAGTTGATTCGTTTATAGGCGGTACACCATCGGTTGTAGGGTCCGCAATTAATCAAACTATTAATCTTAGCTACACTGCAGAAACAAGTGCAGCTTCTTTGGTTACAAATTTAACAAATATTATAATATATGCGTTAACAAATCAAACTACCACAAACATTCCTCCAGCAAATCAAGGACTGACTGCTACAATTTTTATTAAAACAGGCACTTATCAAGAAATACTTCCAATTAGTGTACCAGAAAACACAGCACTAGTTGGAGACGAATTAAGAACTACAATAGTTCAGCCATCTCCGATAACTTCTAGCTTTAATGGATCTATTAATAACGGAAGTGGCGGATCTGGTACAATACTAACTGTGACTTCTATGGTTAGTGGCAGCAATCCAATTTCAATTGGTATGTACATTAGTAGTCCTGTTTGTACATTGCCAACACAAATTACCGCGCAAGTTTCGGGTACTCCAGGCGGTGCTGGAATATATACTGTTAGTAATGCTGCTAATTTTAATAGTATCCTTATTGTAGGCGGATATTCAACAGCTAATATGTTCTATGTACGCAACGGTTCTGGTATCAGAAATATGACGTTATCTGGAATTGTTGGAGTATTACAATCTCCAAACATTTATAGAACTAGCAGACCAAATGCCGGCGCTTATGTAAGTTTAGATCCAGGCACCGGGCCAGCAGATTCTTCAGTGTGGATTTTTAGAAAATCGCCTTATGTACAAAACGTTACTACATTTGGTACCGCATGCGTCGGAATGAAAATTGACGGAACATTACATAATGGCGGAAATAAGTCAATTGTAGCCAACGATTTTACACAAGTACTAAGTGATGGTATTGGTTGCTGGTGTACTGGGTCTGGAGCATTAACAGAACTAGTGTCTGTATTTACATACTATAATGCTGTTGGTTACTTGGCAGATGCTGGCGGACGTATTCGTGCTACTAACGGAAATTGTTCGTATGGTACGTATGGTGCTATAGCCGAAGGATACGATAACACAGAAATTCCACTAACTCCTGTTGTTAATAATAGGGCAACACAAGCACAAGTAGCTGAAGTATTTGCAGGTCAGGCTCAAAATAAAATTTTAGCATTAGAATTTAGTAATTTTGGACAAAATTACACAACAGCCAGCTATAGTTTTACAGGCGCAGGTACTGGAGTTTCAGTTATTGCTGACGAATTTAGAGATAATGCAATATTTGAAACACGTATTACCGGAACTTCTATAGCGGCAGGTGGTAATGGTTACTTAACAGCAGGTAATAATGCTCAAGGCGGCACCAGTTCTACAATTATATTTGCCAGTAATGATCAGAATTTGCCAGCTAATTATTTAGGTCTGCGTGTTTTTATTACTAGCGGAACTGGAGTTGGACAATACGGATATATCCAATCATATAATACGAGCACAAAAACAGCAACAATATACGCAGATTCTACTAGTTTAGCAGGTTGGGATAATATTTTGCCAGGAACTCCTATAGCATCTACATTGGATTCAACAACAGTATATTCAGTTGAAGCTAGAGTAGTTTTTAGTGATCCTGCATATACTTCTACATCAGGTGTGTTGCCAATAGCATCATCGTGGAGTTCAATTGTCTATAGTAACGGATATTATGTTTCAGTAGACCAATCTGGTAATTCCTTATATTCTACCAACGGAACATCGTGGACTAGTACATTCATTAATGCTGCAGTATACACTTCTTTAGCAGCAGGAAAAATTAGCGGAACAACTTATTATGTAACAGTAGCCGCAGGCGCAACTACAGTTGCATATTCAACGACTCCAGGAGTATGGATACAATCTACATTACCAATATCAGATTTATGGTCATCAGTTGCTTACGGTAATAATAAATTTATAGCTATAGGTGCAACTTATACAGCATATACTACAACTGGAACTGTTTGGATACAAAATGGTAGTTTACCTAGTACCACTACATGGTGCGGAGTAGTTTACGGATCTGGACCAGCTACATGGGTTGCGGTAGCCGGACAGTCTGTATCAACTACAACAGCCGCCTATAGTACTAACGATGGCGGAACATGGACGCTGACAACTATGCCAGTATCAGCTGTTTGGACTAGTGTTTCTTACGGCAACGGAAGATTTGTAGCAATTGCCAGTGGAGGAACAGTATCTGCATATTCTTTTGATGGTATTACTTGGATTGCTAGTAACGGATTGCCTAGTACACAAAACTGGTCCAAAGTTTCGTATGCTCAAGGTTTATTTTTTGCTGTAGCATTATCTTCAACAATTGGAGCAACCAGTCAAGACGGTTTAAATTGGATCACTCGATTATTACCTCAAGTATCAAACTGGGTAGGAATTGCTTTTGGCAACCCAACTATTGGCGGCTTAGTAACTCCAAGATGGGTAGCTATCACAGGCGGTGCAGGGCAAAGTACTAGTTTAACATCAATTATTACAGCAGGAGCAACAGCTCGTGGAAGAACTGTAGTAGCATCTGGTAAAATTAGTTCTATTAGAATGTGGGAACCAGGATCAAGCTATAGTTCGACTCCTACTGCAACTATAACAGATCCAAATATAGCCTTAAGTAGTGGAACAGCGGCAACTACTTTATGTAGAACAGCTACAGGAGTACTTGGTAACCCATCATTTACTAATAGGGGTAACGGATATCAAACGTCAACTACAAAATGTACACTAACTGGTGATGGTTTTGCAGATAGTTATCAAATATCTAGTTACCTTACTTTGAATAATTTAGCATCGTTACCAGCTGTTGGATCTAACCTGGTTATTACTGGAGTATCTACAGTTTATAAAATAGTTTTAAACTATACATCTTTGGTAGGCGGTGTTGCTACTTTGCAGGTAACACCAGATATTGATAGGAGTATAAGCCCTATACACGGACAAGGTGTAACTATACGACAAAAATATAGTCAAGTTCGATTAACAGGACACGACTTTCTACTTATTGGAACTGGAAACTTCTCTAGTACAAACTATCCAAATGTGGATGTAAGAACAGCGAACGAAACATTCCAAACTGTTGAAAACAATACCGGACGAGTATTTTATACAAGTACAAATCAAGACGGAAACTTTAACGTAGGTGGATTATTTGCTGTACAGCAAGCATCGGGAATAGTTACACTTGCAGCAAGTGTTGTTAATATTGGCGGTATCACAAGTTTAACCTTGTTAGGATCCCCAACCATAACGGTAAATTCTTTTTCAACTGATGCGTATTTCTTACAAAACTCCGATGTAGTTGTTCCAACCCAAAAAGCAATTAAGGCATATCTGTCCAGAAATATTGCCAACGGTGGATCAAATGCATTTACCGCATTATTAACAGCAGGTGTTACAGCAATTGGAAATCAACGAATTTACAATACAGCTGGCGGATCGGTAAAAATGGCTAAAAAAGTATTAATAACAAAAGGCATTAACGGAAATATGCCTGCAATGACAATGTTTTTAAAATCAGGATTTGATTTTACATAATGATAATTTTAAATAAATATAATAACTTGATAGTTTTTGGAGCTTACAATGGCAGAATTTAAATTAGGAAGATTACGTTTTATATGGCAAGGTGCATGGTCTAGTGCCACAGCAACTTATGTTAAAGACGATATCGTTCGATACGGCGGCAAAACATATATGTGTGTCACTGGTCACACACCTAACGCTAATTTTTATACAGATTTAACTGTAAATTCCTACTGGCAACAAGTGTCAGACGGCTCCACTTGGATGAACAATTGGGCCGTTAGTACCTATTATAAAGTTAATGATCTTGTAGCGTATGGCGGAAGATTATATATTTGTACAACAGGGCATACTAGTAGTTCAAGTCTTGGCACGGGCACAGCTGGCACCGAAACTACAACAGGTTTAGAAGCAGATATTGGAAAATGGAACTTGTATGCAACTGGTTTTAATTGGGTATCCGCTGGATGGAATACATCAACTAGATACAAAATTGGAGATGTTGTAAAATATAACGGTATATCATACTATTGTAATACAGGGCATACTAGTTCTGCAACAACAACATTAGGTCTTGAAGATCAATCAAGTTATTGGGATGTTTATACTAAAGGTCTTAATTGGATATCTGCTGGATGGACTACATCTACTAGATATCGTATCAATGATGTTGTGCTTTACGGCGGCCAAACTTACATATGTAATCTTGGACATACCAGTGCATCATCTGCAACATCGGGCTTAGAAGCCGATCAAGGCAAGTGGGACTACTTTAACAAGGGTATTAATTATTTAGGAACATGGAGTCCTAGTTCTGTTCGTTATAAAGTTAATGACGTTGTAAAATACGGTGCGGATGTTTATATTTGTACAGCATATCATACTTCTCAAACAGCATTTGATTCAAATTCTTGGTCAATTTTTATTGCCGGCCTGCAATTTTATAATAGTTGGACTACCGGAGTAGTTTATCAAATTGGTGATTTAGTTACATACGGTGGCTATGCTTTTATAGCGCAAAGACTAAACACCAGTGTAAATCCTGAAAGCGATGTACTTGCATCAGGCGGAAATTGGCAGTTGTTTACTACTGGATTTAATTTCAGAGGTGATGCATTATTTGACGGAACTCAAAGTTATAAAGTAGGCGATGTAGTACGTCAAAACGGTTATACTTATACGGCATTACTTGATGCACCGAACGCAACTTCAGTACAAGGTACAGGCAATGCAACATACTGGTCTAGACTCAATAGTGGAATTTATTGGAATCCAAGTTCTCAAACATTCACAGGAGTTACAGGAACCAATGTTGTAGGTACTGGACAAGACGCTACATTTAATGTTACTATAAGCAACACTTATTATCTTGTTGTAAAGAATGCAGGTGGTACAGGTTATGCTACTAACGATACTATTAAAATTTTAGGAACAAGTGTTGGCGGAATTAGTCCAGCAAATGATATCATTGTAACAGTATCGGCACAAACAAGCGGCGTGATTGGTGCTGTTACTAATACTGGTTATTCAACAACTTGGGCGACCAGTACAATATATGTACTAGGCGATGCTATTACATACGGCAATAGCAGTTTTATTTGTGTACAAGCACATACCGCATCTAGCGGAAATTCACCAGCAAGTGACACAGTTGGAGCATATTGGAATTTACTAGCAGCTGGTGCAATTACAAGTGTTATGACCACACAGGGCGATATGATATATCAAGGCCCGTCAGGACCAACAAGATTGCCAATTGGATCATCAGGACAAATACTTGGAGTAACTCCTTCAGGTATCCCTGCTTGGAATTATTTTGGTGTCGTTAGTAATGTGTTCTATGTGTCTGCAACTAATGGTGTAGATGCACCGTTGCCTTCATATGGAAATACATTAGACCGCCCATGGAAAACTATTGCATATGCTTGTGCCCAAGTATTAGCTGGAACAGCATTTACAAATACTACAACGCTACTAACAAAAAACAAAAATTTCTTAGTAGCTGAAATGTACAATTGGATGACATATCAAGCAGCCAATAATAACACACCATTTAGCGGTTCGTCAGTTTACGATCCGTATAAAACTCAGCGTGATGCAGGATATGTTATAGATGCAATCATATACGACCTGGCACGTGGCGGCAATAGTCAAACAGTAGCTGCAGCATATTCTTATTTCCAACAAGGATCTAATTTATTCTATAATACAGCAACAACAAACGCAATGCCATTTATTATTGCATCGTTAGGTCGTCTTGCTACAATTTCACAAAATATTATAGCTAATAGTGCGCCAGCATCAACTTATCAAAATACAACAGGTGGATCTGCGGCATTAACAACGCTAGCAATTACTGGTATTACTAGTTTGAATAACCAAGTAACGTTTAGTTTTGCATCGCAAACTCGTTCACCATTTGTTATAGGTGAAACTATAACAGTTACTTCAGTTGTCCCTACTAGCTATAATACAACATATACAGTAGTAGCATTATCAGCAACTAGTGTAACTGTTTCAAGTACAAATACAGCATCATATACTAGCGGTGGAAATATTGCAGGATCTGCTATTAGTCAGGCAATTGATACTAACTATACAGCTGAAACTGGTTCAAGTTCCGCTATTACTACATTATTTGGAATAATTACAACAGCATTAACAGCTCAAAGTACAGCAAGTATTCCTCCTGCAAACCAAGGTGTTACTAGCACAATTAATATTAAAAATGGAACATACCAAGAAGTACTTCCTATCAGCGTAGCTGAAAATACAGCACTAGTTGGTGATGAACTACGTGGTGTTGTTGTTGAACCTCTAATCACTTCGGCTGGATTTACTGGTTCTGTGAGCGGTAATACCCTTACAGCATCAGCAATCACATCAATTTTATCAAGTCAAAATATTACGGCTGCAGCAGTTGGTATTTACGGATCAACTGGTAGCGGCGGTGTACTTACAGTTGCTAGTACAACCGGTTTGCAAACTGGTAACAAATTTGTTATTACTGGCACTGGCGGTGGCGGTGTATCAGCTGGCACATATTTTGTAGGAGCTGTTTTAACTGCTACGACTTTAACACTCTCAAGTAGTTATGCAAATGCTCTTGCCGGAACATATATAACTTTAACTCCAGCAGCTACTATTACTGGTACTACTTTTACAGCAACTGGTAATATTATAAGCGGAATGTTTGTAAGCGGTTCTGCAACAATTACAGCACCATTACAAATAACAGCACAACTAACTGGTGCAAGTAGTACAGCGGCAGCGAATACAGCGTCAACAGGTTCAAGCGGAAGTTTTAACTTAACCGTAACCAGCAATACTGGTATTGCTGTTGGTATGTTTGTATCGGGTAACGGCGGTGCTATCAGCGGTATTCCAGCAAATACATATGTAACTTCTATCAATGGCACAACAATAAAATTAAGCAACGAATTAACTTCAGGCGTTAGTACTACAGTTTATTTCTTCTATGCTGGCGGAACAGGAACATATACTGTTAATAATATTAATGGTTGGTCAATTAGTAGTACATCATTAGTTGCAAGTTATAATACAGCTAACATGTTCTATGTACGAAATGGCGCCGGCATCAGAAATATGACTTTATCTGGTTTAACAGGAACGTTAACATCTGCAAATGCATTTGGATCGTACAGACCAACAGCAGGTGCTTATGTAAGTTTAGATCCAGGCACCGGGCCAGCAGATTCTTCAGTGTGGATTTTTAGAAAATCGCCTTATGTACAAAACGTTACTACATTTGGTACTGCATGTGTTGGATTAAAAATTGACGGAACATTGCACAACGGCGGAAACAGAAGTATAGTTGCCAACGATTTCACACAGGTACTAAGTGATGGTATTGGTTGCTGGTGCACTGGATCTAATGCCTTAACTGAATTAGTTTCAGTGTTTGCATACTATAACACAGCAGGATATCTAGCAGAAGCTGGTGGTAAAATTCGTGCTACTAATGGAAATAGTTCTTATGGAACATTTGGTGTAGTAGCAGAAGGTTACGATGCTTCAGAAACTCCAATTATTGCAAACGTAAACAATAGAGCATTTCAAGCACAGATTGCTAACGTATATACAGATAATTCAAATAAAATTTACCGTTTAGAATATTCTAATGCAGGTTCTGCTTACAATACAGCAACATATTCGTTTAATAGTTCAACTGGATATGGAGTAAGTGCTGTTGCAAATGAATTTAGAGATAATGCTGCTTATGAAGTTCGTTTATTAACAAACGGATCTAGTTATGTTACCATTACAAATACAGGACAGACTGGTAATACATACCAAATAACAATTGCGGCAACTGATATTGGAATTACTAATGCATACAAAGGTATGCGATTAAATCTAATTGGCGGTGCAGGTGTAGGACAAACAGGTTTTGTTGCTGATTTCAATTCAGGAAGTAAAATTGCATTAATGGCTAAAGAAAGTTTTGCACCTTTAACTATTACTGTGACAACAAATGCTAGTGCAAGCAATACCGCCGCAATCATTAATCCTAATACGACTGGCGCAGGCGGTGGCTATATGACAGCTACTGGAACACTTACTGGATCATTTACTCCTGGTATGATTTTAACTAGTGCTGGAACTATTACAGCTGGAACATATATTACTAGTACTAATAGTGGAACAATTGGCTCAGCAAGTCTTGCAAGTGTTATTGGTAGCACTACTGGAACAATTGGCTCAATTACAGGAACTGGTCCCTGGTCAGCCACTATTACCAACATGAGTTCAACAACTGGATTTTATGTCGGTATGCCAATAACAGCAACAACTGGTACTGGAACATTATACGGTGGAAGTCCTACTAGCGTATTAGTTACAAGTATTGTTAGTACTACTAGTATAACATATACAGTTTTTGGAGGTACTACGCCAACAGCTGGTACGGTAACTAACGTTTCCAGTATATTGTTATCAGCTGGCGCAACAAGTACTGGTATAACACCGTATGCTTTATTGCTTGGTGGAGCTATAACAGCTGGAACTTATATTGTAGCGCAAATTAGCGCAACAGGAGCCACAGCTCTTGCAACAGCTACATTCACTGGAACTAGCGGAACTACTTCAATAACATTGACTTCGTTTACCGTTGGTTCTATTAGTAATGTAGTAATTGGACAATTTATTGCACCAATTAGCGGTATGCTTGCTAACACATATGTAACTGCGGTTAACTATCTTACAGGTATAATTACTATTAGTAACACGTTAGTCGGTAACGTAAGCGGGTCAACAAGTGTTTACACAGCTGGCGGATTAGGAACATACGGTATTAATCAAACTGCAACTGGAACGCCAACAACAAGTTTAAGCTATAGTGTCAGTGCAAGTCAAACACGTACTAGTGCAGCTATTTCTGCTACACAAAATACATTAACAGTTGGTAGCAACGTTAGTGTTTATAACGGCATGCCTATGTATGTAAGCGCCACGGTAGGAACAAATTTATTACCTGCTACATTATATTATGCAATGGCTGTAGTTCCTAACAGTAATTTATTCAGTGTTGGTACTAGTAGCGTTGCTACAAGTGCAATAATAATTACTAGCTCATCACCATCGCCTGTATCAGTATATGCAGCTGGGTGGGATCACGTTGTTCTAGGAACTCCTATTGTAGCTAATTTAGACGTTACCACTCAATACATTATTGAACCTCGACTAACATTCTCCAGTCCATCTTTCACTCCAAGTAGCTCTACACAAATATCAGGAACATGGATTGATTGTGTATACGGTGATGATGTTGTTACATATTCTAACATAAGTAGTACAAGCTCAGGCGCAGGAACACTAGCTACGTTTAATGTAGTTAAAACTGGAGTATCTTACGCAGTTACCCAAAGTGCATCCGGCGGCGGATATGTAATTGGGGAAGTACTAGTAATAGCAGGAACTAGTTTAGGAGGCTCGGCAAGTAATGCCATTAATATCGTAGTAACTAATATTGGAGTTAGCGGATCAATCACAAACTTTACATTTACTGGTACAGGTAGCGGTGGTAGATATATTGCAATTGCCAATAGCGGAACTGCAAACCAATATAGTACTAATGGTACATCTTGGACATCCGGTGGAGCACTATCTGCATCAGGAGCATGGACTTCAATAGCATACGGTGCTGGTGTATTTGTAGCAATTGGTGCTGGTACTTCATCAACAACAACATCCACTGGTACATCTTGGACATTAGGCGGCGCATTACAAGCAGGTTCGTGGAGTGCAATATGTTACGGTAATGGAGTTTTTATGGCTGTGGCATCTGGTTCAACAGCAGCTTCATATTCGTCAAACGGCTCATCGTGGGCAGCAACTGGAGCATTACCAGCTAGCACATCATGGTCTGGAGTAGCATATGGCAACGGAACATACGTAGCGATTGCTGCAGGTGGAACACAAGCAGCATACAGCATAACAGGTACAACTTGGGTTACAGCAACCTTGCCAACTACAGCATATTGGAGTTCTGTTGCATTCGGAAGAGGAATTTTTGTTGCAATAGCTACAGGAAGTAATGCATCAGCATATTCTTTAGATGGAATTACATGGGTAGCTAGTCCAGCAGGATTACCTGCAACGTTACAATGGACAAAAGTTCGTTACGGACAAGGCTTGTTCTTTGCAGTTGCAGCTAATTCTACAACAGTTGCTACCTCTGAAGACGGCATTAATTGGACATCTAGAGCACTACTAACTGGAACAAACTGGCAAGGAATTGCGTTTGGAAATCCAACTAGTACTCCGTTATGGGTAGCCATAACTGCAGGAACAACTACAGCAAATTCTATAGTAGCAGGCGCAACAACACAAGCCAGAGCTGTTGCATCAGCTGGTAGTATTTCTTCAGTTAGAATCATTGAGCCAGGAAGTGGTTATGCAACTACTCCTGTAATGACTATAACTGATCCTAATGCAACAATTGCAGCTACTTGGACAGTCAGAACTGGCGTTGGCGCACTTGCTAATCCGACATTTGCAAGTAGAGGATCATTATATGTAAGTGCAAGTGCTACAGTGTCCGGTAATGGATACAGTGATTCGTTCCAAACTGGTGCGTATGTTAATATATCAGGATTGTACACAACGCCAATATCAGGAGCAAACGTTGTATTCTCTGGTAATAGTACGGTTTATAAACTTGTATCAGTATCAAATGTAACATCAAGCGGCGGCGGACTTACTCCTAATAATGCATATTTTAATATTAATCCTGCATTAACAGTGGCTAATGCACCTACACACAACACTACTACTACGATGAGAATTAAGTATAGTCAAGTGCGATTAACAGGACATGATTTCTTAAATATTGGAACTGGAAATTTCTCCAACACCAATTATCCAGGAACTCCGCTAATAGCTGCAGATTCAACAAAACAAACAATTGCAAACGGCGGTGGCCGTGTGTTCTTTACAAGTACTGACCAAGATGGTAACTTTAACGTTGGTAACTTGTTTAATGTTGTACAAAGTACAGGTTCTGCTACTTTAAATGCTAGTGCGTTCTCGCTAGCAGGACTAACATCGCTGACATTGGGTACTACCTCATTAGGCGGATACAATGCTACAATTACTTCATTCTCGTCAGATCCGTATTTTACGGCTAATTCAGACAATGTTGTGCCAACTCAAAAGGCAATTAGAGCATATATAAGCAGCCAAATTGGTGGCGGCGGAAGTAATTTGAATGTAAATACCTTAACGGCAGGTGTGATTTATGTATCTGGTAACACGATAACAACCACAACAGGCGTTTACATCAATGTACCGAGTAAAATGAATTTTACCGGTGGAATCGATGGAATGCCTTTAGCATTCAACTTTTTATTAAGATAACGGAGAATTTATTATGGCATCAGGAAGATTAGGAGCGATTGACATGACCAACGCAGCTACTGACACAGTAGCGTATACGGTTCCAATCAATACATTTAGCGTTGTGAATGTATCATTTTGCAACAGAAATACAACAACTATTACTATTAGATTATCAATTTCTGCTAGTAGTACTGCGTTGGCTACAGAATATTTAGAATATGAAACACAACTACTACCAAACGGTGTTCTTGAAAGAACCGGTATTGTAATGGATGCTGGAAAGATTGTATTGTGTAGAGCAAGTTCAACTGGTTGTACTGTAGTTGTTACGGGTATAGAAACATCAACAACTTAATTATCTGCTAACTTTACAGATAAATAAACTTGAAATATTGGAGATATTAAATGGGAAGAAGAGTCAATACACTGGGCGGAAATCCTGGAGGCGGTTCGTCGGTAACGAAGACCGCTACAACAGCATTTACAGAAACATATTTTAGTAGCGGACAATTAACACAACTTACAGCAACTAGTGCAGGTTATAATGTTACATTGCCGGCGCCTAGTGCTTTTCCAAAAGTATCAGTTTCATACTGGAATGATTCTACTTACACGATGACTGTAACAACTCCTACCGGAGTATTTGCAGGCACCGGCGGAAGTCAAGTAACTGTACAAAGTATTGCTGCAGGTCAAACAATACAAATTGTATCAGACGGTACAAACTATTATTTAGAATGGGAAAATTTACCAGCAAGATTAGCAACATCTGGTGGATTCCTAGCCCAAGCAGGCGCAGGTAATGCAGTTGCGTGGTCAAGTCCTTTTATTAGTGTACCAACAACATCGTTGACTCTTGGTACATATAACAAAAGCAATACAAACGTATCAAAATCACTAGCTGCATCATCTACAAACGGTTCTAGTTTAAGTTATGCAATTACTAGCGGTACTACGCTATTAACAGGATTATCATTAAACAGCTCTGGTGTACTAACTGGTACCATGGCTAACGCTGCAAATGCATCATATACTGTCGATGTTACTATTACAGACACTGTTGGCACTCAACGAGCTGTGTATACATTTTATGTGTCGTTACTAAACCAAATTCCAGTATGGAGTACAACAAGTATTGGTAGTGCTTCAGGGTTGGTTAACAGTTCGTTTAGCACAACAGTTGTTGCTACCGCAGGTACTGGAACGATTACATATTCATTAGTTAGCGGAAGTTTACCTCCTGGTTTAAGTTTAAACGGTACTACGGGTGTTATTAGCGGTAACTGTAGTCAATCTCCAGGCACACAAACATATAATTTCACAATTAGAGCTACAGACGGCCCTTATACAACTGATCAGGCACTTTCTTGGGCAATTACAACCACAATACCTTCTGGAACACAATTGTATACTGGACGCGGCGGCCACTCAAGTTTTGGTGGTAACAGCAACTCAAACGGCGAACAAAACTACTACACTTGGACAGCACCATCAGGTGTAAACAGTGTGTCTGCAATTGTTGTAGGTGGTGGCGGCGGCGGTTACTATGGTTGGGCAGTTTGCGGCGGTGCCGGTGGCGCATTAATCTGGGCCAACGGTATACCTGTAACTCCAGGTTCTGGCTATTTTGTAAACGTAGGAAATGGTGGTTGTTGGAGTCAATCTCCAGGCGGTTGTAGTGTATTTTGCGGAGATAGCACATTTATGATTGCCTACGGCGGATGCTGTGGATGCGGCGCAGGTTGCGCATACATGGGTGGATCAAACACAGGCTATTGTGCAAGTTATGGAAACGTAGCATGGTCCAGCACAGCTGGCGGCGGCGGCGGCGCAGCTGGTTATTGCTGTAACAATACATATACATACTGTAACTGTGGATACGGCGGCGGTGGTGGCTCAGCTTGTCAATATCATAGCTCAACTTACGGTACAGCAGGCGGCGGCGGCGTTGGAATTATTACCCAAGGAACCAACGGCGCTGGCGGCTCAAACGGAATTTCAGGATGCGGAGGATCGGGTGGCCAAAACGGTGGACATGGAGAACCATATAGCAACGGTATTGGCAACGGTTACGGCCAAGGCGGTTGCTACGGCGGTGGCGGCGGCGGTGGCGGAACATCACACGGCGGCGGTTGGGGCGGCACAGGAGCGGTTAGAATTATTTGGGGTTCAGGCAGAAGCTACCCTAATGCTTCAAGTTAATCTAATCTAAAAGGACAAACATAGAATGACGTTATATATTAAAATTGATGAAGACGGAAACCCAGTAGATTTTCCAATAACAGAAGAAAACATAGAACATTATTTTGAATTTATTGGGCCAATTACGCCTGAATCATTAAAAGAACATGGATTTGCAGAACTAATTAACGGCGAAAATCCTGGACTAGGGATCATGCCGCAATATGAAGTTCTAGATATAGTTCGAACAAATATTGTTAAAAATCCAGATGGCACCATTGAACAAAAATGGATTGTCCAGGAGTTATCAAATCACGAAAAAATGAGACGTTGGGTTCTTCCAGCAAGGGGTTATAAATTACTAATGAGTGACTGGACTCAAGTAGCTGATAGTCCATTATCTGATGAAGAAAAAGCATCATGGCGAGCATATCGAGCAGCCTTACGAGATATGACAGATACTGATTTGACAAATATCAAAGATATTGCTGAAATTTCTTGGCCAGAAGCACCTGGTCAGCTATCAAGTTCTGATTCAAAATGGCTTCCTGAGCCACCAATATATATTGCACCTCCTAGCAATCCTGATTGGCCAGACGACGTAGATCCTAATTTAGTACCGTTAACTCCTCAGCGACCCGCTCCGGCAAGTGGTAAATCGCTTGAAGAATAAACAACTAACAAATTAAAAAATCCCGCAAGTTGCGGGATTTTTATGATTAAATTTTAAAATAATTGTAACCAAATACCGTATCTACTAAATCAAGTCCGCTTGGACCATAGACCCAATTAAAATTACCATAAAAGTTGTTTGTTTTTATTTTTTTCATCAACAACAATGCATTGTGAAAACTCATACTTTCATTTAATTTTTCTTTTGATACGTTTACAGTTTTATTCCAAAATTCAGTACTATAAATAGATCCGCCGTGATATTTGAAATAAAACATATCTTTTAATGCATGAACGTGTGTAATGTATCTAGAATTTATTGCTATGTCGTCAGTTTCGCCTGTAATATATTCAAAGAACAATCTATTAATTGCATCATAATTCCATAAAGAATTACCAAACATTGGTTCAAAGAATAATGCTGTGTTTCCATTTTTAATTATTCTATTCTCTAAAACGTTTTTTGCATAGTAAGGAGTAAATTTGTATTCAATATTTTCTAATTCTTCTATTGAAATGTTTATTTCTTTAGCAAAGTTTTTCTTAGCATCTTCTATACTAACAAGATTATCGTTAAACAAATATCCATTACTAATTCTAGTAGACAAAGGAATCTGAAACATCCACCCATCGACAGTAGCACGATGTACAGTATATTGCCAATCTGTACCATCGCCCGGAATATTATGTATCAGCGCATGATTTAATACTGGACTTTGTAGAACAAAATAATTATCTAAATCATTAGAAAATCCTCTACTATCCATTACAAAATCATATTGATATTCTGCATCATCTACAGTTACAGTTGCATGTTCTACTCCATTTACTAACGAATTAACATGTCCTTCTATTATTTTGAATTTATTACCCCATGTATTTTTTAGTCTGGGCAATGCAAAATCTTTTAATTTAAATGTATTAAAATGCAAAGCAAATACGCCGTCGCCCAGTGTTAGTAGCGGCCCATGAAAATCTTGATCCCTCCAATTTTCATACTTAGTAGTCCATTTGATTGTTGCATCAAGATGATGCATGTCTTTTTCAAAATCAAAATTTAAACCTGCTTTGAGTGCTTTTGAAAATGTTCCGTTAGTACTTTCTCCGATACCAAAGGCTGGAATGTTAGGATTATATATCAGTGTAACTTCCCAGCCTGCCGGAAGGTATGCTAAAAAATGGCAAGCAGATTGTATACCAGAACTGCCGGCGCCTAATATTGCCAGTTTCATTAGCTGTTCCTGATAGTAATTAGTTTGTTGAATTCTGGTAAAAACAGATATTCGATATCAGAATGCTGTAACGTCCAAATAGCATCTTCTAGTGTTTCAACTAACGGTTCGCCACCTAAGTTGAAGCTAGTATTGAACAAGATGGGACATCCTGTTGTATTATGAAATTCTTTGATTAAGTTGTAGTAATGAAAGTTTTGTTCTTCCGTAACTGTTTGTATACGGCAAGTTCCATCTACGTGGATAATGCTTGGAATTTTTTCAGAAACACCAGGCTGGCAATTTACAGCATACATCATAAAAGGACTGTCTTCCATGCCACGTAAATCAAACCACTCTTTAGCATATTCTGCTAAAATACTACCAGCAAATGGTCGGAAATATTCACGATGTTTTACACCATTAACAAAATCTTTTCCATCTTCAAACCGTGGATCAAATAATACACTTCTATTTCCTAATGCCCGTGGCCCGTTTTCGCTAGAGCCTTGGAATAATGTGACAATGTTTTTCTTAGTTAATAACTCTACAATATCACTATAAGTAGCATCTTGTATTTCAACATCATGTTGCATTGATATATCGATAACTTGTTCCGTTGTGTAACTATGAGCTGGGCCTAAATACAATGTATCATGTTTTGCTGGAGTACGATTTCCTGTTAATGAATGCCAATGCATTAGAGCTGCTCCAATAGCGGTACCAGCATCATTACTAATAGGTTCTACATAGAAATTAATACCGTTGTCTTTAAGAGCTTGTAGGTAATGATAATTAGCAACACAATTTAATCCATACCCGCCGCTTAACACAACATTTTTATGTCCGCTTATATCTACGGCTTGTTGAATTAATTTAACAACTTGAGATTGTGTTTGTGTCTGGCAAGCATATGCAAGATCTCTTCGATTTTCTAGCATTGTCAAATCATCATTATTATGTTGATCTAAAAATTCAAATAATCCAGTATTAATCAATGCACCGTTAGGGTATGTTGGTACTACAATATTTCTATTAGCAAGAGGTGCTATACTTGTATCATCAAAAAGTGGAGGTATTGCAGGATTATCTTTACCATAAGGAAATAACCCCATAGTTTTACCAGCTTCAATAGGACTCCAACCGCAATATTGAGTTACAGCTTCGTATGTTTTAGTAATGCCTGCTCGATCTGTAATTAAAGCGTGATGCGTCTTACCCGGCTCATCGTACAAACCGCTATCAAAATCTTGAATTAAGTAACCGGGTGCCGGCCCACGTACACCAATATGCTTATAAAGCGTACTAAATTTACTTGGATAATTACAAGTGTATATACTTTCAGTTTCCCATCCAGTTACATTTTCATTACCTAGATTCAATGGAATAAAAGTTCCAGCGCCATCAACAATTACTGCAACTGCTTCAGTAAATCCAGATCGATAAAATGCACACGCTGCATGCAATTTATGATGTATATGACTTAAATCAATAACTTGTGGATGATTATAAATGTCTGCTTTACGATCAATTAATCCTAGTTTACGTGCTAGGCCTGTATAAACGTCATCGCCTGTAAAATCAATTTTACCAGCAGTGTCTTTTAAACTTTGTGTATGTGCAATTACAATATAATCTAATTTATCTGTATAATCAAGTATTTTTAACATTGCAGCAAACGGGCCGCCGTCGTATTTTTTACGACTTAGTCTTTCTTCTTCGATAGAAAATACTATTTCTCCGTCTTTGAGCAAGCATACACTAGCATTATGCCCTCGAGTAACTCCTGCAATCCACGATGTTTTTTTCATAATAACCTTATTTTAATTCTAAATCTGCGCCTGGAACTTCAGAACCAATCGTTCCTCGTGCAAATGTATTAAATGCAATGCTAATTCTTTCATTCTGTGTTAAGTTTGGTTTTACATAATGAAAACAAGTACTAGGAAATATAATAATCTCACCGTCTTCAACCGGTACTGTCCATTCAATAGAATTAGCAGGTGTATATTCAGTAGATTTCATGTTTAAGAAAAATGGCGGAGTTAATCGATTAAATGATATACTTGGTTGACTATCGCTAGTTTTAAAATAATACACACCCGATAATATACTGTTAGTATGACTGTGCGCAGAATGTTGTTTTTGAAAACCAGTAACATTAATCCAAGAATTAGTCATGTACAGATCTACTTCAATTTTCATTAACTCTTTCATATAAGAATGTACGTGTAACATTAACTCGTTTTTTAAATTTGAAAATATAGGGTTATCAAGTATCCAACTATTGTTAGATATATCATTGCCTAATCCTTGTTCAAGAACCTCGGTAGAATAAATTTCAGTAACCTCGGATGATGTTAATTCTCTACCTAATGAGCTCTTATAAACTATAGTAGGAAATAATGGATAAAGAGTAGATTGTTTAATCATTTGGATATATTTTTAACAACAGAATTAATTACGGTTTCGATTTGATCAGGAGTAACTCTCATCATGCTTTCATTATTTGAATCTGCTACTTCGTCAAGAGACATACGAATAGGACTGTACATTCTTCGATTTTCACCAAAATCAATTATATCAAATCTATCGCATCCAGGATACGATACATTTTCTTTAAATGTCGAACCAAGCACCACGGTGGCAGGTTTAGAAAGGGCATATGCAATATGCTGTCCTACACTATCACATCCTAAAAAATAATCAGCTGCGTTTATTAATCCAAACCATTTGCGTAAGTTAATATTTGTGATTTGATTAAAATCCTGACCACAAATATTTTTAAAATCTATAGCATTTTCACTCATGACAACTACTGTATATTTTTTTTCTAATTTTTGCACTATTGATATAACATCGTCCATAATAAAAGATTTACCGTAAATATCAGGAGTAGTTTGCTCCTTAGTCAGATTAGATCCTCGACCAAAAGGCTGAAAAATTACAACTTTCTTATTTTTACTTTCTTTTTTGACGGTATTCAAAGTTTCAATACCGCCAAACAATTCTTCATTGCTTAATACTAGCTTAGGAGGAGGGAGATATCTGAGATCTTTTTTGTTTATTAGCAAATCAAATGCTTGAGAAATACTAGCTTTTTGATTATAATATTCCCAGACTTGGTATGGCTCTGGCGACACAAAATTCATATCTACTAACTTGTCTCGAAATAAATTTCTATGAGCATAGTCATAGCATCTTTTGAATAATGTAGGATGTCCCTTAAAGAGATCAATACCATACTCGATAATAATAATAAAATCGTCATCCGGATTTTCTTTTTCGTACAGTTCAAACGCAGGAATTGAACATATAATTCTTCCTGCACCACCGTTAATAAAAAATGCTGTATTTCTTTTCATAATTTTATATTTCTAAATATGTTAATTTTTCTTTTGAGCCTAATGCACCTTTAACAAATACATTGAACGCAATGCTAATTCTTTCTTCATCTGTGTTATTAACTTCGACACCATGTATAAGAGAAGACGGAAATACTACTACTGAATTATTATTAATCGCAATTTTAAAACTAGTCGAGTTAAATATTCCATAATTACTGCTTTCTAAACTAATAGTCTTTTTATCATCGGTAAAAAATACAATGTTATCTTCTTTAATTGTACTTAGATAAAATACTCCGCTGATTAAACTATTAAAGTGATAATGCTTATGGTGACTAGTTGATGGTTTAGTAATATTTGCCCAAGACTGAGTTATATAAAATGTATTTTCATCCCAAAACATAATCTTTTTTGTGTATTCATTAATTGCAAATTCAACAATTTTTTTAATTTCACATAATTCTTTATTTTCTAAAATATCTGTATCTAAACTAGCCAAATTTCCGTTTTCGTTTGTTCTAAATTCTAGATTTTTAACATAGTCAATCTCAGCATCAAATCTTTTTCTGTCAAGATATTCGTTGCATATAAAAACAGGTTTAGAAAATAACGGATAGATTTCACTCGTCATTGTGTACATTATCCTTTAAATATTGATATAAACTAGGGCACAATTCAGCTGCACGTTGCCATTTTTTTTGAAGTATTGCACGTTTGCGTACAAATTCGTTGACTTCGTTCTTGGGATTTTGCCTAAACGCTCTCTCGGCATACAATAACTGCAATTTACTCATTATATGAAAATGCATACCTGTTGCAACATATTGTAAACCGCCCTGCTCGTTATGCCTAAAAACAGCAAGTTTCCTCCAGGCTAAATCAAAAAAAGTATTACTTGTACTTTTAATTGACATGTCTACTATTCCTGGGCAAAACGTTTTTGACGTTATGTTATCCCAGAAATTAGTATCGTCTCTGATACTCAATGCATAATGAAGAGAAACAAATTCAGCAAATGTATTAAATGTACCACCGACTTGTGAATTATAAACGTCTCTATCCCATTGGGTAATATGTGTTCTTTGTAAAACAGATACTAAAGATAACAAAAATTCATGTACTGAATATAATCCATTACTTTCTAACGGTTCAATAAATCCAGCACTCAACCCTATTGCCACCACATTTTTAACCCAAGTACGTTCGTGTATTCCAACTCGCATAGGAATATCTCTAAACTCTAAAGTATCTACTTGCTCCTGTGTTCGAGGAACAGCCATTTTATCACTCATTAGATATTGTTTAAATTCTTCTTTAGCATCTTCTGGAGAAATAAAGTTATCGCTGTATACATAACCTGTTCCTAGTCTAGTCCATAATGGAATATTCCAGCACCAACCGTGACCAATTGCGGTACAGTTAGTATACGGTTCAAGTTCTTTTTCCTTATCAACATACGGAACCTGGCATGCCCATGCTCGATTACTTGGCAAGATGTCTGCATAAGATTTAAACGGTTCTTTCAATGCACCTGCTAGCAACATGCTTTTCCAGCCAGTACAATCTACAAATAAATCTGCAGTAACTTCTGTTCCGTCAGATAATGTTAATTTATCAATACCAATTTCAGATGTTGAAACATCAGTAACTGTGCCTGTAATTAATTTTACACCCTTAGGTAAACTGTAACTTTCTTTAAGCCATCGACCAAATAATACCGCATCAAAGTGATATGCAACATGCATTTCTGGACGATACTCATCAAATAGTCCATGCTCGTTTTTACTAAATTTATTAGACTCGATTAACGGCATGTTAGAAAGATAAGTTCTACAATAATCTTCAACAGGTGTATCTGGATAAAGCGCACGTTTAGCTTGCCACTCCTGAAGTCCGTTTGGCGCATCTGTTAAAACTGGAGCTCCAAACGGGTAATGAAAAGATCCTGCATCTTTTTCATAAAAATCAGTAAACTTAATACTCATTTTGTAAGAAGCATTAGTGTATTTCATGAAATCTTTTTCATCAATTCCTAGTGAATACATCCAATGTCTTATAGTTCCTAGAGTGCTTTCTCCCACGCCCACAATAGGCATATCGGGACTTTCGATTACGACAATTTCTCTTTCAGGAAAAAAATTAATAAGCGTAGAGGCAGTCATCCAACCAGCAGATCCTCCTCCTAATACAACTATTTTGTCGATTTTTGTTCTCATCTTGATTGCCTTTCTAGTAAAGTAATTATCATAAATTTTATGCACCCTACTAGGTTATGACTATATAATAGCATACAAAAATCAGGAAATCAAGATGAATGAAAAATTTAAAATCAATGTAGTCGGCAGCGGAACTGCCGGGTTGATTTCTGCTTTGATTTTAAAAACACGATTTCCAGATTATAATATTTCAATAATTTGCTCTAAAAAAATTGGTATAATTGGAGTAGGGGAAGGATCAACTGAACACTGGCACGAGTTTGCTTCTTTTGTAGGAATAAATCTTGCAGACATGATTAAACAAACAGATGCAACATTTAAAATTGGAATTGTATTTAAAGACTGGGGTGTTCCTGATTATATGCACAGCATTCAAAATGGATACGATGAACTAGTGGGCGAATACCCGTACATCTACGGCAGGTTAATTTCACAAGGATTTGAATCTAGTAAATTATCTGGAGAGTCATTCTGGAAAAATAAATTAAATTCACGTTACCTGAAAGAAAACCAGTCCCCAGTGGCGCAATACCATTTTAATACTTTTAAGTTAAATGAATTTTTATCTAAAATTGCTACAGATAAAGGAATTGAAATTATCAACGATGAAATAACTGATGTTATTTTAAATGAAGCTGGCGAAATAGATTATATTGCTAGCACTACTTCTACTTATAAAAGCAATTTTTATATAGATAGTACTGGCTTTAAAAAAATATTAATTTCTAAAATGGGTGCAAAGTGGATAAGCCATAGCAAGTATTTAAAAACTAATTCAGCAATTGTATTTCAAACGTCTGACACAGACAACTATAACATGTGGTCGTTATCTCAAGCAATGAAATATGGGTGGATGTTCAGCACTCCAACATACGGTCGTTGGGGTAACGGATACATTTATGATGATGAGTTCTTAACTCCAGAACAAGCCCAACAAGAGGTAGAAGAATTTCTAGGAACACCGATTACGTTAGGTAAACATATTAAGTTTGACCCAGGTTCCGTGGACCGAGCATGGATTAATAATTGTTGTGCAATCGGGCTCAGTAGTAGCTTTGTGGAGCCTCTAGAAGCTTCTAGCATTGGTACCACTATCCAGCAAACATTTATGTTAATGCATAAATTAGTAAATTATAATGAGACTGTAATAGCAAATTATAATAAATCTTTTAATGACATTATAGAAAATATTCGAGATTTTATTGTTTTACATTTTGTAACACCGAGACAAGATACAGCTTTTTGGCAAAAAATTTCTAATGTACCTTTACCGGAAAGTCTAAAACAAAAAATGAATGTTTGGAAAACTAAGTTGCCCATACGAGAAGATTTTTCAGGACTTAGCAGATACGTGCTGTTTAAAGAATTACATTTTCTATTAGTATTGCATGGTTTAAAATTATTTAATATTGATTCAATATTAAAAGAATTTGACTCCCAAGATCAGGAAATTAAAAATCGAGCTGATCGGATTATAGACGAGCTTACTGAATACTATAAAGCTGATAATTCTGAAGTTATATCACATAAAAAAGCATTGACATTTATAAGAGAAAATACATTATGAAAATAGTAGTCATCGGTGGAGGCACAGCCGGAGTAATGGCGTCGACTTATTTTAAAAGTTATTGGGGCGAATTAGTTGAAGTAGTGTCTATTTACGATCATAGTAAACCAGGAATTGGCGTTGGCGAAAGCCTTACTATGATGTTTGATAATTACCTCAGGGGAGTTGGAGTTACAACAGTAGAATTAGTTAAGCATTGTAATGCTACAATTAAATTAGGATTAAAATTTAAAAATTGGACTAAACCTGATCATTGGTGGTTTCATAATTTTCCTGTTAACGAATGCATGAATCGGCTTGACAGAGTAGCACAACAATTTAATTTACTAGACGCTTACGACATGGCTAATGGAACTTATGATGGCGGACAAGGTTATAGTAAATTTTATTTTGAAAATAATGTAATTCCTGATGCTAATAATTTATTATATCGTCATGCATTGCATGTAGATGCTACATTAGTTGGAAGATATATTGAGAAAAAATTTAAAGACCGTATTAAAACAATTGATGCTATTGTAGAAAACGTTGAAGTAGAAAATAATAATATTAAAAGTATTAGATTAAACACTGGCGAAATTATCACAGCCGATTTATTTGTAGATTGTACAGGATATCAACGAGCATTGATTAGCCAACTTAATCCCGAATGGATTGATATATCTGAACAATTACCCACAGATAGAACAATTCCTAACCCAATATTTAAACATTATGATTATATTCCACCCTACACAACAGCTGAAGCTACTAAAAATGGCTGGATATTAGATGTTCCGTTAAGTAATCGTCGAGGCACTGGCTATGTTTATTCAAGTAAGTTCATGACCGACGAAGAAGCTAAAATAGATTTTAACGCATGGTTATTAAAAAATCACAATGTTGAATTACAATCAGACAGAGTTATTAAATTTAATAATGGTTATTTTAAAGAATCTTGGATTGGAAATTGTGTTGCAATCGGACTAGCCAGCGGGTTTGTGGAGCCGTTAGAGGCTACTAGTTTACATCATACATATCTTCAATTAGATATTATGACCAAACTTAACAATTTTAGTCCGTTACCAATGGATCGTAGATCTTACAATAAAGTACTTCAGGATGTGTATACAAATAGTTTTGAATATGTAAGGCATTTTTATAATACCAATAGAACAGATTCTGAATTTTGGAGATATTTAACCAACAATAAACCAGACTGGTTATTAGATTTAGAAGAAAAAATGTCAACAAGTTATTTAAATAATTTTGATAGTATATCTACTTCAGATGTAAAAATGTTTACATCCATGAATTTTAACTGTATTGCTTACGGTCATGGAAAATATGATAATCAAGAAAATATAAAAAAATATTTAACCACTAAGTGGTTACAAAAATATGCTGAACAAGTATCTCACACAAATCAACAAATAAAAAATAGTGTACACCAAAATCCTGTAGATCACAGACAGTGGGTTGACTCTATTTTAAACAACTAAAGGATATAACATGATTATAATTGATAATTTACTTTCATCATCGGTGTTTAAACTGGTTACTGACATTGTGGAATTTCATTCATTTCCGTGGAACTTTAATAAAAATAAACCTGCTATTTTCACAAATGTACCTTTAGACAACGGCCAAAAATATACACCCTTTGCCAGTACATTGGAACCATTATTGTTTGCAGCTGTTGAACAGACCGGAGCGCAAGTTGATGAGATTTTTAGGATACAGGTTACTATGCAAACTAAAACTGATAAACCTTATGTAGATAATCCAACTATCAATATTCCGTTTCCACATACATCGGCAATATTGTATCTAACAGACTCGACCGCATCTACCAAAATCTTCAACGAAACTTACGATTTTCACACAGATATTTCTAAATACAAAGATTTTAAAGATGCTAGTCATGGATGTTTTAAGGAAAAATATAACGGTATCTCTACAGTAGCTAAAGAAGTAGAAGCAAAAGCCAACAGGTTTGTCTGTTTTGACGGAGCTCAGTATTATTCAGATTCTTCACCGACTGAAGAAGATTATAGAATAGTTATTAACTTTGATTTTTCAACTCGGGCGTAAGCTGACTATCGCCGGGCACAATTCTATAATTGTCTTCTACAGAATCTGCTGTACTAACTTCTAGAATTGTACTCCCGGGCAATAGTGCTTCTAATTGGTGTGGTTGCAAAGGATTATTGTGCCACACATCTCCTTGATCAAGATTGCGCTCAATTAAAGCACCATTTGTTGTATCTATGTATCTTAGAATAAATTTACCTGAATTTACAAACCAAGTTTCAGTTTTTTCTTTGTGAAAATGCATACTAAATTTTGACCCTGCATCTGTAAAAACCATTATTTTGCCGCAATAATGATCGTTAGTAGCCCAAATAAGCTCATACCCCCAACCTTTAGTAACCATGCCTTCTTGTCTGCTCATACTTGTTCCTTGATATAGTGTGTTAATTTAGCATATTTTACACTAGTATGCTAGTGTTTTGACTGGATGCAAACAAGGTCCAGATTGAATAAATATATGATCATAGCGAGCAGACATGAATTTTACTGATTATTTTATAAAAGGCCTGGGTAATACTCTAAAATTTAGAGACAGGACCGGATTTTCCTTCCAAGGAAAGATGTTCTCTATTGCACCAAATACTGTAATAGATAGTTGGTATCTCCAAGACTTTAAAAGTGCAAGTTATAAAATAGCAGTAGAATACGGTAAAGATGATATAGAACATGTAGAAATATTACTATCTGCAAGGGACGATCAAGCGTCAATAACTGTATACGGTCGCACAAATTTAGGAAGAGATCTAGTTCAATATACTGCAACAGTTACTAATTCAGTAGTGAATTTGATAGCAAGCCCGTATTATGCTGCCAACGGCACTACACCATTATTAGGTGTCAATCTTGTACTAAACGCAACATACAGTCAGCGGGTTAATAACTTAGAAATACATTCTACCACAGGTGAAACAGACAGTACCGGAGGCCAAATAGGCACTGGGCTTAATTGGACTGGCAGCGCATTACCTGGTGTAACTCTTGACAGTTATGGCCGTGTATTTCTCAGTAATATTGCACAAGTAATAGTACCAGGGCAAGCAATCCTGTCAGCAGGTTTTATATTAGACACTATTAATTTTGTAAATACCGATACCAGTATTGGTATTACAACTAATACTAGTACAAATACTATAACATTTACCACGTTGGGCAACATTCCTAACTTGACTGTTAATAATTCTATAAACATAACGGCTGTTAGTACATCCAGTATTGATAATACCACAATTGGATCTCTAGTTGCAAAACCAGCTACGTTTACGTCGCTGTCATCCAGCACTGTAATTGCTACTGGCGTTAATCAGTTGATTACAATATCTCCAACAGGAACAGGCGCTGTGGTAATGTCATCCGGTGCAACAGGATCGATTAATAGTATGACAATAGGTGCCAACTCTGCAAAATCAGCGGCATTTACCGCATTGTCATCCAACAATGCAACAAGTTTAGTTTCGACTAATCAAAATTTTACAATATCAACCACTGGTAGTTCAACATTTAGTGCATCTTCTGGTACACGCGGATCTATGAATAATATAACAGTAGGCAACTCAACACCTAGAAGTGGTGCATTTACTACTTTACAAATTACCAATCCCGGAACAACTCCTACTAGTCTTATAACAGTAGGTAACTTAACAAAATTATTACTTGGAGTAATAGCAGCATGAACGGATATACATACATTGCTTCGCCCAGCCAATCGCAAATTAGCTTAAATGCTACCAACAACACATTAACTGTTGTTGGTAATAACGGTATTACAATTTCAACAAATCCGCTGACTAATACACTGACAATTGGGTCACAAAGCAACTTTTCAACACCAAATCTTGTGGTTACTAACTCAGTGTTTATCAATCCAGCAGTTGCTGGAACATTAGATAACGTAACTATTGGCGCATCAACTCCAAAGCCTGGCAATTTTACTACATTAACTGCAACTTCTACAGTTTCAATTAGCCCAGCCAATGCCAGTGTTACAATTTCTCCAACCGGATCAGGATCGGTGACTATTAATCCAGGAACAACCGGTTCAATTAATAATATGTCAATCGGTGGAACAACCCCGGCGTCCGGAGCGTTTACTAGTTTGTCAGCAACAAGCGGCCAAGTAACACTTGCAGCAGGTGCAAATAATATCAGTTTATCAACAACAGGTAGCGGAGTGATCAGTATAACAAGTGCAGCTACTGGGACTATGAACAACGTGGCAATTGGTGGCACCACTCCTGCGCCCGGCACATTTACTTCAGTGTCGATGTCTTCAGCACCAGCAGGTAATTCAAGTGCAGTAACTGTGCAATATGCTACAAAAATTGCAGCCGCATTTGCAGTAGCCCTGGCTTAAAGGCATCGTATACCTATGACTGTTATTTCAAAATTATTTAGATCAGACTCTGGATTTACTAGTCCGTATTTTTTAGTAGACGTTTCGGGAAATCTTATTACGCAAACCTTAACAGTGGCTGGTAATAGGATTGAACTAGTATCCGGAGCAAAAATAACCACAGCTGGACAAACTTTACTATCTCAGACCACACTGGGTTCTAGTGTTGTTAATATACTTGGAACACTAACTGGATTGACAATTTCTGGCCCGTTATCGAACACAGGAACAACTAATTTAGGATTGATTAGTAATGTTACGATTGCCGGAGGAACCGCTGGTCAAGTATTAACTACTGACGGGAATGGTGTTTTAAGTTGGGCAACAGTAAGCGGCGGCGGCGGCACTACAATTAACGGTTCAACTACATTATCAGGATTGACCGATGTTAATATTACAAGCCCTTCAGACGGTCAAGTATTAAAATATAGTACATCTCAAGGAAAATGGATACCTTCTGCAGACTTAGTTGGCAATGCGGTGTCGGGAATTCAGCTAACAGCTCTTAGTGTGTCTACAGCAACCGCAAGCGGAAGCGGTGGTTTATCTTATAATAACTTATCTGGTGTTTTTACATTTACTCCACCTGTTATTCCACTGTTCACTGGCGGAACTGTAAGCGGGTCAACTACATTTAGTTCTTCAGTAACTTTTAATTCAAGTGCAATTTTTAGTTCTGCTATTACATTCAGTGCCGGAGCAACTTTTAGCGGTGCTTTATCATTTGGTAATGCAGTAACATTTAATAGTCAAACCACGTTTACTGGATCCACTAATTTAGGTCCTGTTGGAAATTTATCAATAACTGGAGGAACAGCTGGGCAAGTATTAACTACTAACGGTTCTGGATCTTTAAGTTGGGTAACGCAAACTGTAACGGTTGTTGCTGCTAGTAGAACATCTGTATCAGTCACAACTAGTAGTATTGCGGCAGGATCTAGTGCCAACTATACCATAACTGGCTATAAAGGCTATATGTTGTATAGTATTCAAACTTCATATGGTGCCTGGGTTACTGTTTATTCTAGTACCGCAGCAAGAACTTCAGATGCATCCAGAGCTATTACTACTGATCCAACTCCTGGTTCAGGAGTCATTGCAGAAATGATTTCAACAACAGGAACTACACAATATTTTAGTCCAGCAATTGTGGGATATAGTAGTGAAGCAACACCTACAACTAGTATTCCTCTTAAAATTTATAATAACGGAGCATCTGCTTCAGTTATAACTGTAACACTTACTATATTACAAACAGAATCTTAAAATATTGGCTGATCAACATTAGGTAAGCAATTAATATGGAAGCTCAATCAGCACATTTATTTGAAGTAGATTTAATTGATCCCGCAACAGGGCAAGCACCATCTGCGTTACCAGTTGCTGGCCGACTTACTCCTCCTCAAATTGCAATAGCATACAATATTCCTAGTTCTTCTGGGTTTGGTGTAAAGATCGGAATTCTCAGCTTTGGCGGTGGATTTTTACAATCTGATCTTAATAAATCATGGGCAGACTTACAATCAGCCGGTCTACTATCTTCAGCATACGCAGTACCAACAGTTACACAAGTATTACTAGACGGTCAGACTGGTGTTTTTTCAAGAGGAAATACATTCCACGATGGCGCAAGCGGAGAAAATACTGTAGATATTTTTTGTGCGGCCACTATGGCTCCGCAAGCTAGCATTACTATCTACATAGGTAGTACATACCAAAGTATGCTAACACAAGCAATTGCTGATGGTATGCACATTATTACAATTAGTTGGGCTACTAATGAATACACATCGGACGAACAATATTTTACCAATGCAACTAATGCTGGAATAACAGTACTTGCAGCGTCGGGTGACTGGGGTTCAGTGGTAGGAACAACTGGTAGCACTATTGGATTGTGCTATCCAGCATCTAGCCCTAATGTTATATCTGTCGGTGGTACTAAACTTACTCTAAATGGTAGCAATGGACGTTTAACAGAAACCGATGATAATAGAGACAGTGCGTTTGGTAGTACATGGGGCGGTGGCGGTGGCGTAAGTACAGTATTTTCATTACCTAGTTGGCAATCTGGTTTATTCTATACTCCTATTACTAGCGGAGTAACAGGTAGTCCTACAGCATTGTCTAATCGAGGTGCTCCTGATTTTTCAGCTCCTATGAACGCTTACGCTTTATATTATAACGGATCAATTTCTGGCTATGGCGGTACTAGTTTATCAAGCCCAACTATGGCAGGTATGCTTGCTAGATTTCAACAACTCACCGGAGTTCGACGAACTAGTGCTGACTGGAATACTATAGCATATGGTAATACCAGTGCTTTTTATGATATAACTGTAGGAACAAATAATACCGTAATTAATAGTGGATACGCAGGAACTGTTGGCTGGGATGCTGTAACCGGCTTAGGACCACCTAACGGAACTAGCATTTATAAATCAATACATACTGGTTCTACATTTCCTAAACAAAATTACGGATTTCGCCCAGTAACAGGACAAACTTACCCAAGAAAAACCACTGGTGTCCGTTAACTAAGTCGTATACACAAGCGTCATAAATACACTATAGATAATATACTGGGCAGTCTTGTGCTAACTTCACATATCATTACATGTACAGTGACGTTAATATAAGCATAAATATAGAACCACGGAGAATGAAATGGCAAAGAGTCAACTTAGACAGTACGTTTTTAATGCAGCACTAGGGCAAATTGAAGTACCTGGTAAGATAGATTTACAACAATTATTAGTTATTACCGATACTACTAAGAACGTTATACTTTATAATTTTGCAGATCCTTCCTATTTAGGAACTTCTGTATCATTCGTCCGTGCAAACGACACAAATTTTATAACAGCATTGGACAATACCGACGGTAATACTATTATCCAGTTAAATGCTGCCACAATAACTAGTATTTCAACTAATAGTATTATCAGCAGTGATGCAATACAGATTTTTTACGAAAGTCCATTTCAATATGTAAGAAGTCCAGAAATTGGTACAGATGCGTTTGAGCGTATGCGTGTAGCGGCTCCGCAAAGTTTACTTGATGCTGACTTTGAATATGGTATGCAACCAACCAAATGGTTGACTGTTAGTCAACAACGTGGTATACCTAGCATTTATGAAATTCCAGGCACTGACATAACTGTTTCAGCTGCAACTTCAGATGCCAGCACACAATCTGGCGGCTCTTCCACAGCAGAAAGTATTATCACAATTACCACAGCTTCTGCGCATAATTATATTGCAGGACAGCCAATTACTATCAAAGGATTTAATCCAGCTATTACAGGTTTCGACCGTGCTGAGGGATCTTTCTTTGTATACACAGTTGTAAACTCAACACAATTTACTTTTATTGCCAAAGGTAAAGTAGGTTTTAGTAACGGCGATAGTATCTATACTCCATTCATTCAATTACGTGCAGGCGGTTACTATTCAGGATCTGCTATTAATGCAGTTATTAATTGTACAGTTACTGGAACTAACGGTACTGGCAACGTAGTAACGGTAACAAGCACAACTGGTATGTCAGTGGGATCACCATTCACTGTTAATCAAATTATTACCAACGCTGTTGCAACTAATAATTCAACTAATTATATCACGGTGGGATCTACCATAGGTATGTATGCTAACATGCCATTACTGTTCTCGGGAACTAGTTTTGGTGGATTGACTACTGGTAGTACTTACTACGTACAAAGTATCATTGATACAAAAACAATTACAGTTGTGACAGTTTCAAGCGGCTCAACTAATCCAGTATTAACTACAACAACGGGCGGCAATATGTATGTTACTGGTGGCGCAAGTTTTGGTGGCTTGGTTGCAGGAACACAATATTATATTGCCAGTATACCTAGTGGTACCACACTAACATTGAGTAATAATATTAATTATAACGCTACAGTTACCGCAACAAACGCTATTAATAATTCAGTGACCTTTACCACAACTAATAACATGACTGTAGGTGAAGCTGTTGCTCTTTCTGGTAGTACATTTGGTAACTTACAAGCAACCACATATTATGTGTATCAGATCATTGATAGTAGAAATGCTATTTTAAGCACCTCAGCAACTCTTTCTGTGATGATTCAAACAACCGCAACAGGGTCTATGACTGCAGCTGTGGGCAGTGCAATTCCATTAACCGCAGGTACAAATACTGGTTACTTGTTTGGAGTTGCAATCAGCAACCCAACTTATACAGTCAGCACCCCGGTTACAAGTTGTAGCTTTACCGCTTCTATTACTGGAACAGTACTAACAGTTACACAAGTTCAAAGTGGTACTTTAGCACCAGGGCAGGGCATTGCACTAAGTGCAAATAATACAGTGCCAAGTTTAACATCAATTGTAAGTCAGCTTACAGGTACTACAGGACAAACTGGAACATATCAGCTTAACACCACTAGTAGTATTGGATCTACCGCAACTTTTATTAGTACAAATGGATTCTGCGTAGTCACTGTTAACACGGGCAATGCGCCCCACGGATTACTTCCAGGAAGTACACTACTAACTTACGTAACTTCAGACACGGGAACAAATAACCATTTGTTTGTGGCTGGTCCGTACTTTGTAGAAAGCGTAAGTACAAATACAGTAGCTGGCCAAGTTATTGCTAATCAGATGACTTACACTGCACGTAGTCCTGGATTTATACAAACAGGCACACCTATTGTAGCAGCGTTATATGCAAGAAGTGACAGCTTTTATTCTCATAGACCGTTTGACGGTGGAGTAAGTTTAGGTACAAGTTTACCAAGTCATGGTGCTCAAGCAATACGTATGAGTAAAAAGTATATTCGTTATCAATCTGGTAAATCAATTAACTTTAATACTGGCTTGTTAATGGCTCCAAATTACGATGTAAGATCTGTAGTAGCATCCAGCACAAATATTGGTGCAACAATTACTATTACAACAGATGACGTTGATCACGGTGCTCAAGTAGGTGCAACTATTACACTAACTGGAGTTATAACATCTGGATACAACGGAACATATACTGTTGGTAACATTATTGATGAGCGTACACTTACAGTTGTTGCAAATCAAACATTGGGCGCAGCTGGATCTGCTGCAATTTCAGATCCTTGCTTTTTAAGTTTAAGTAACTGGTATGGAGCAAGTGTACGTAGCGGAACGTACGATGAACAAAACGGTGTATTTTTCCAATACGACGGCCAAATTATATCTGCTGTTAAACGCAGTTCAACATTTCAATTGGCAGGTACAATTAACGTAGTTGTAGGTTCTGGACAAATTGTTGGTATTAACACACGATTTACTACACAACTGGCAGCAGGCGATCGCATAGTTATACGCGGTATGAGTCACATTGTAACGCAAGTTAGTAATGACACACTAATGTATGTTAATCCGCAATATCGTGGATATGCATCAATCAGCGGTATTAAAGCAGCTAAAACAATTGATTACTCAGTCCCGCAGAGTAAATGGAATGTAGATCGTTGCGATGGATCAAATGATGCATTTAATCCTAGTGGATATCGAATAATTCCCATTAAGATGCAGATGGTTGCGGTACAATGGACATGGTATGGCGCTGGATTTATTGATTGGATGCTACGTGGTCCTGAGGGCAAGTACATCACAGTGCATCGTTTGCGTAATAACAACGTGAACAATGAAGCGTGGATGCGCTCTGGTAACTTGCCAGTGCGTTACGAAGTTCTAAATGAAAGTGCTAGAAGCCAGATAGTTGGAACAAGCTCAGTTGGCGTATCTGATCCTGTTATTAGTGTATTAGATAACACATTCTTCCCAACACCTGCATCGGGATATCCAATAACATTGTATATTGATAACGAATTTATAACATATACTACAAAAGTAAATGCATACGCAACAGCTTCAGCAGCAACTAACGGAAGTTATTCAAACACAGTTACCGTTAGCAATACAACAAACATGGCGGTTGGGCAACAGATAGTGTTTACAAATATCAGTAATGGATCTCCACTAGGAAATATTCTATCTGGAACAACATATTGGATATATCAAATTCTTCAATCTGGAGCAAACGGTCTAATTCAATTGTCTACACAAAGTAATCTTGCAACTGTGATGACACAAGTAGCTGCTACAGTTACTGCTGGTAGCATGACTACAGCTGCATTTACTGGACTAAGTAGAGGTACAACAATTACCCCATGGGCTACTGGTGGATATAGAACGTTCACGGCCGGTGCTGCTGCAACACATACTGTAACAACCGGAGTGTTGCTAGTTAACGGTTCGGCTAGCCCCATTGTAAGTCATTGGGGTGCGGCATTTATTGAAGACGGCGGTTTTGACTCAGATCGTTCATACATTTTTAACTATCAGGTTACCAACGTTTTTATTAGTTCTAAAAAGACAACAGCGTTTGCTGTGCGTCTAGCACCTAGTGTATCAAACGCACTAACTGGCGACTTGGGCGGCCGTGAACTTATTAATCGTGCGAGTTTCTTGCTTAATGCTCTTGAATCAAGTTCAGGAGCAGGCGGCACCAATGCTGCACTAGTTATTGAAGGTATTATTAATCCTAGTAATATGCCAGCATTAACCAACATTACATTTAACAGTTTGAGTAGTCTAGCTAACCCAACTGGCCAACCAAGTTTCAGTCAAGTTGCTCCGGGATCAAGTATGGTGTTTGCCAATAGTAATACTACAATTTTATCAGTACCGGTTGCTATTCAAGCTGGTGCAACTTTAATACCATTAACTGCAAATGCAAGTAGCGCAGGAGCACAAGTTAGTGACGACATCTTCTTTACTAACAATACCGGTAGCTTATACGGATTAACAAAAATTGCCAGTTTTAACAACAGTACAGCAACATTTACTGGAGCAATAACAGCTGGAAGCGGTGTAACATTTACAGCTTCTATTGTTGGTGGCATAATGACAGTTACAGTTGCACCGGGTTCAGGAACAATTGTTCCAGGTATGATTTTATCAGGCACAGGTATTAACGCTGGTAGTTATATTGTTTCTAACATATCAGGTACAGGAACAAGTGTTAACTCAACTTGGCAAGTTAGTAGTGCGCAAACAATTCAATCAGTTGCAGCAACTGGTACATTGTACACATTAACTGTTAATGCAGTAGCAAGCGGAATTATCACTTCAGGTATGATATTGAGCGGTGGTAATGCTGGTGTAAACCAATACATTACTATTCAGCTAACATCAACATTTACAGGTAATGCATTAGGTAACATTGGTACATATGCAGTTAACGTAGCAACAACATTTGCTAGTCAAAGCACAACCGGTACACTTACCGGAATAGTAACAAATCAGCCAACATATGCTGCTATTCAAAATGGTACGGTTCAACTTACTCGCGGAACATACGCATTACCAGGCGAAACTGTATTCTCGTACATTAACTCACCAGCTAACAAAGACTCATTGGATTTAACATCATTCAAGGAATTGACTAACACTCCGATCGGCGGACGTGGTTGTTATCCAAACGGTTGTGATATCTTGTTTGTTAATGCTTACATTACACAAGGATCACCAATTAACCAGAACTTGGTTCTACGTTGGGGTGAAGCTCAAGCGTAAGAGGTTACAAAGACAAAAAAGCCGCTTTATGCGGCTTTTTTTATATTAGATCAACAAGATCAAATACGGTTTGTAATTTAGTACGAATAGTTTTACTTGAAAAACTATTACGTAATCCTTGATGTAGTGGTTTAGGCGCACGATCTATTGTTGCCCACGCCCATCCTTGGTGCTCGTCACTTAATACAGGAACAAATTCATCTTTGATCACACACAAGTATGTGTGAAAATTAAACACTCGATCGTTAGATACAAATGTTTCTAAAGGAATAGTTTTTAATATAGTAGGAATTGTTCCTATTTCTTCAGCTACTTCTCGTTGTAACCCTTGCCATGGTGTTTCGCCAGTAATATTAGTGCCACCAACTAGGCCCCATGTGCCTTCATGTTTACCTGATGCTTTTTGTAATAACAAAAATCTTCGAGTGGATTTAGCATAAAATAATGCACCACTACAAACAATAGCTTCTTTTACAATACGATTTTCCATAGTTCTGGAGTATATTCACCTTCAAAGCTCTTTAACCAGGAAACACCGTTCCACTTGTACTGAACTCCAGTATATATATTCGTTTGCCAGATCATGGTATGCGGATACTGACTAGATGCAAATATAACATTCCACTCAGTACCATTCCATTCTATAATATCATTAGCCTTGGCTAATAATAATCCCCATGCTTCTGTCTCAGTAGCAGGAACAGCTGGAGCACCTGTAATTGGGTTTGCTGGAGCACCGGCAAATCCTACATCTTCAATAATAAGATATCTTGTTCCTATAGTAGGATCGCCAGATTTTCTAGGATTAAATGTCAATGGATTTATGATAGCATCAATAGTTCCAGGGCTATTAGGCCTATTACTAACGGCTAAATTATACCCAGGTTGATTTTCTAAAATGCCATTACTGTCTAGACCGGTATTTGATACAAGCGTATCGGGGTTCCATTCTACAGTTAATATGCCTTCATCAAGACTGTTAACAACAAATGTGCCTACGACATAAGTGCCGTCGGGTTGCGTAAGATAAATTGCACTTGCTCCCGGTACATATTTTCCATTTGTAGAAGATAAGAATGGTAACCAGCTAAGTCGTGTGCCTTGACGCTTAGGAACCGCATCGAGTGTCGGTTCTCGGGGAACCAAACTTTCTGCTGGATTTAATAATATTACATTGTTTGCATAAACTTCTATATTGTTATTTGTTATAGTACCAGCTAGGGTAGTTATTCCAGCATCAAATACAGATGTTGGGCCTATTGGATCAAAAGCAATACCGTCTATGTAGTTATCATTAGATTGTGAAGTATTATTCCAAATACTAGCTACAATTTTTGTAGTAATACCTAAGCGTTTAACTTTAACTGGCGGGCTGATCCACACCGGTGTATCTAAAGTTATAGTAGCAACTTCAATAGGCGTATCATTACCTACTGGTACGCTTCGACTTGACCAATTTATATCGTTTAAGTTTAGTACGCTTAAACTTGTCCAGTCTATATAATTATCGGTAGTTTGTATTTCTAAACTAGGATTGAATAAAACTAAAATTTGTTCCATTATTTGTAATTTTTGTTCAGTACTACTTGACCATATATCACAACTCATGGTTAATTTAAATGGAGTCGGCATCAACCTTTCAATAGTATAATTGCGCCCTTGTTGTTGATTATAAATCATTTGTCCGTAAGTAGGACTTCCAACCGTCTCATCAAGTTGCATGTCTCTTTCACGAATATGCATTTTTCCAACAAATGTTGAGTCGGATAAACGCTCTCTGTCTAAGGCAAATGATTTAACATAGATAGCAATTCTTGGCACACTATTAACTTTGTTTCCTAAACTATTTTGACTAATAATATTAGCAACTTGTCTATCAGGATCACCGTACATGACCGGTATACGATGAAGACTTCCGTCACCGTATTGAACAACAAAATTACTAAACACACGAATAGTCTGTGTAATATAGCGTCTTATCTGACCATCATAAAAGAATTCCAATTTAATTATCCTTAAAAATCTGCACTAGGTCGGAGAACTTTGCTAAGACTTTGACGTTGTCGTTCTCTGTGGTTATACATAGTTATAGTCCATTGCCCGTCATATGGTATTGTTTGCTGGACATTATCAATTACTGGTAAATTAATTCTATATTTAAGACTAGTTATACCTAATTTGTTTGTGTATTGATACGATGTTAAGAGTCCTCGAGTGTCTGCAATTGAGTAATCGTACTCGGTTACACCTTGCATTGGCATACCTATCTTTAGTACAATATACATTGCAGTAACCGTAACTGGAATCTGTGTGTCTATAGTAGTTTGTCCAGTTGTTAGAGTAGCAAAATCAGTAGTAACAACATCGTTATATGTCCATACGTCATTATTAATAAATCCAGTTTTTAATGTACTACGAGTGTTAGTTTGAGTCATTGTCATTCTAACAGCATCTTCTACAGCAACCCACGAATTTAAATCGCTATCAAATCTAAACAACCTATTAGGTAAAAAATCAACTCTTAAAAAGAAATCGTCGGGACCTGGACTAGTAGGAAAATTAATTCCAAAACCAAATGTATACCCGTTAACAGGATAACCGTCGCCTACTAGGTATCCTTGATAACCTGTTTTTTGTCCAACCCCGTATGTACCCGAAGCAAGTTGGCTGGCAATACTTGCATCGATTGTATCTTGGTCTGCTGTTTGTATAACTGGAGTCCCGTTGGCAGGATCTATTCCCAGTGTGTAAAATTGTCTGGTTTCGTAACCGCTTAATGGGGCATCCGCTTCGGCTTGTCTAATAACAGCGTCGTTGATTGCCAACTCAGCATTGTACGTGCTCATCAGATCACGTAATGTCTGATTAGTAGGATCGCCGTTAGCATCTTTAGCAGGCTGGTCAAAAATTTGTTGAAATTGTTGACTATCTGTAATGCGTTTTAGTTTTAATCTATATAAGTGCGCATACCAAGTAACACTAAATCCCTCGCTGGCACGACCTACATCTTCTACAACATAATATCGCGGCATACCAATATCAAACTCATTTAACGCAAAATCATCACGTAAATGAGGTAACTCTATTACATCCCCACTGATAGGTTTACGACCAAGATAATGTATAAAATCATTAATATGCACAGTCATGTACAATGTATCATTATCAATAAACAAACCAAATTGACTTAAATTAAAGTCAATATTTTGTACATTATATAAACCTCTTATTTTATAAATTGTTTTATCGTAGGTCCTGTCTCGGTTTTCTAACAGCAACAAATCTTGAATATTTGAAGGATTTGTATTAGCATAGTTAGGCTTATCAGCCGTAGCCATGCTAGGATCGTTGTTTGAACCTAGATATTTGTGCCAATAAACATCCGTGCCCCCTACTTGGAACATTTCAGACACTTGTCGGTCAATAAATTTGTAATCAGGACCCCGTTCGGGTTTGTATAATGAAAGTCTTGGCATGATAGTATTTATGGTAAGATAAATATCATAGGAGATCAAAATATGGATGATTTAGCATCAAGTACCCAATCAAACAGTACTATAGAAAGAAATAATGTATTTCAATACATTAAAACAATGCTGGGCGACGGCATGATCGAAGTAGAGCTAGATCCTATCCATTTAGAAACTGGATTAGATAGAGCACTTACCCGATACAGACAACGTAGCCCAAATGCTGTAGAAGAAAGTTACAGTTTTTTGGAACTTATACAGGATCAAAATGAATATAGATTACCTGATGAAATCATCACAGTGCGTCAAGTGTTTCGTAGAGCTATTGGCTCAAGAAGTGGAATTGGTGCGGGTGGTACGTTATTTGAGCCGTTTAACCTAGCTTATACAAATACATATTTGATGTCAGGAAGTATGATGGGCGGGTTAGCAACATACGATGCCTTTGCTGGTTATCAAAAACTAGTAGGACGTATGTTTGGTAGTTACATAGAATTTAACTGGAAACCAACCAGTCATATACTAGATATTTTACAACGTCCGTTTGCACAGGGCGAGCAAATACTTGTACAAAGCTACAACTATAGACCAGACTGGGTGCTGTTGCAAGATATATATGCAAAACAATGGTTGAAAGACTATGCTCTGGCAACTTGTAAAATGATGCTAGGAGAAGCTCGCGGAAAGTTTGCATCAATAGCTGGTCCAGGAAGCTCAATCCAGATGAACGGCAACGATTTGAAATCTAGTGCTAAAGAAGATTTTGAGCGCCTTGACAAAGAATTATTAGATTTTACCGCTGGCGGAACTGGGTATTATTTCATAACTGGCTAATAAATTTCTTGACCTTGTAGTCTATTTGTTATATAATAGACTATGAGACAAATAATTGATAACTTCCTTCCTGTTGCTGAATTTGAAAAAATTCAACAGGTAATGACGTCTAATATGTTTCCTTGGTTCCTCGACGCTGTATTGGAAGAACCATATACAATACTAACAGGTGCAATCAACAACTGGCAACTTTGTCACGCTTTTTATAAAACACCTAGACAGCACACTCAATCTTTTGATTTAATAGAACCGCTGTTAGCAAGAATTCAACCGACGCCTAGGCTCATTATAAAAATAAAAGCTAATATAAATCCAAGAACTGATAGTGTTCAAATTCACGGATACCATACAGATATACCATATGATGATGTAACAACTATATCAAAAACCGCTGTGTTTTATATCAATGATAATGATGGATATACTATTTTTGAAAACGATAAACAAATTGTATCTAGTGTAGCAAATCGTATGTTAATATTTTCAGCAAACGAAAAACACAGTGGTACTAGTTGTACTGATCAACAATATCGTATGGTAATAAATTTTAATTATATTTAGAGGTTTTTATGATTATAGGTGTGTGCGGTTTTATTGGCTCTGGCAAAGACACTATTGCGGATTATCTTACTAATTTTCACGGTTACCGACGTGAAAGTTTTGCCAACTCGTTAAAAGATGCGGTAGCTTACGTTTTTGGTTGGGACCGTACTATGTTAGAAGGGCGTACAAAACAAGCCCGCGAATGGCGTGAACAAGTGGATCCATGGTGGGCAGAACGCTTAAACATGCCTAATCTAACACCACGTTGGGTACTACAATATTGGGGTACGGAAGTATGCCGCAAAGCATTCCACGACGATATATGGATTGCAAGTCTAGAAAATAAACTCCGTAATAGTACTGATGACATTGTTATCAGTGATTGCCGTTTTCCTAACGAAATTAAATCAATTAAAGATGCCGGAGGCATTGTAGTGCGGGTTGTTCGAGGCCCTGAGCCTGACTGGTACGATGACGCAATCAATATGAACGCAGGCGACAGAAATATGAGTTATGCTATCAGTAGCGAACGTATTAAACGCTTAAAAATTCACGCTAGCGAAACTGCATGGGTTGGAACAGAATTTGATGCGGTACTAGATAACAATTCTACCATCGATGCTTTATATGAGCAAGTATTGACTATTATAAATCAGCAACTAAGTCCCCTTGCCGCCACTTAACACCTTCTTTATGCAACACCCTAGCACAGTTAGAACATACAGTTTTTAAATTTGCTGGTCTACAATTGTTTAAGTCGCCGTCAACATGAAACACACTGAACACCTCGGTGTGGAGTGATTTAAACCCACATTTTTCACATTGCGATTTTTGTTTATAGCCAGCCCGTTGCCAGCGGGCAACTTTTACACCCCGTAAACACGGGCCGCACTGGCTTCTATAAAAAGCCACACCTTCTTTATAATAATTGATAGCAACCGGCCCTCGGCCGCACGAACATAATGGTCTCATATTTTATTTAAGCCTTTTCGTAACCTTTTCGTATGCTATAAGTCATATAAAAACTCAAAATACTATAAATACATACAAGAACATGTACTCATGGAGATAAAAATATGGCACAATTAAGTTCACCCGGTGTAAGCGTATCAGTAGTAGACGAATCGTTTTACACTCCAGCAGCCCCAGGAACTGTACCTTTGATCATTGTTGCTAGCCAACAAGATAAAGAAAATTCAGCTGGTACTGGAATCGCTCCTGGCACGATGGCAACAAATGCTGGCAAAGTATACTTGCTAACAAGTCAAGCAGATTTAGGAAGTACTTTTGGTATTCCTTATTTCCAAACTGACGCAGAAAATAATCCTGTACACGCAGGCGAGATCAATGAATACGGACTACAAGCTGCTTATAGCTTCTTGGGAGTAAGTAATCAGGCATACGTAGTACGTGCTGATGTAGACACTAAACAACTAATTGGTACAGCAACAGCTCCAAAAGGTTTACCAGTAGATGGCACATGGTGGTTGGATACAAGTGCTACAAACCTTGGAGTATTTCAGTGGAATTCAACTCCAGCTGGCGCAGGCGATGGCCAAACATTCCAACATCAAAAAGTTACAGTTATAACAGACATTGCACTAGTTAATACTAGTACATATGCACCGCTTCCTACAGTAGGCACAGCAGGTGACTATGCAATGGTTAGCGTTACTACTTTAAACATTTTATGGCACAAAAAATATACAACTAATACTCCAGGCGGAACTTGGGTAAAAGTTGGAGATCCAAACTGGTCATTAGCTTGGCCAACAGCAACAGCTAGTAACGCCAACGTAACATTAATTCCTGGTTCAGAAGCTAGTCCATTATCGTTTACTGGGTATGTAGATGATACACCAGGCACTGGTGGTTACAGTGGGTCGTCTGGTACTACGTTACACATTACTTCTGGTAACTATGGAAGTATGTATAGCCTGAGCACATTACATATTAGCGATTGGGTTATTTCAGGAACAGGTACTGCTCTTGACGGACACACTATTACTGGAGCAAATGGCGACTTAGGTTTAATTATTAGCGGACCAGATCTTGCATTAAATGGCCTATCCGGAACGTTAACACCCCCAGGCGATACACTAGTTATCAATGGTGTTTCAATCGGCGGCGTAACTACTATTAACCAGTTAGTAACAGCAATTAATCTTGCTGAAGATCCTGATATCAGAGCTGCTAACATCAATGGCAAATTAAATTTATATTCTGATGGTACTGGCAATGGTTACGACGGTGCACCAATGGGTAGCTTGACACTGAGCGGTACAACAGCTACTAAACTTGGTTTTAACACAGTTAATAATGTTTACCTATCACCTGCACTAACAATCAGCGCACATACTTCAGTACCTGAATATGGCACATATAACAATGCAGGAACAGCTAATGGTAATCCTACAGGAAGTGTTTGGATTAAAACAACTCCAGTAAACTTAGGAGCAGAGTGGACACTCAAACGCTATAATGCTGCTTCAAACAGCTGGATCAAACAACCAATTAAAATGTTCCCTGATACATACACAGCACTAGCCGCATTAGATCCAAAAGGTGGCGGTATTAACCTTCCAGTTAATACAGTGTTTGTCAAGTACAATGATGACGAGCATCCAGATACACCTTATGCAGATTTTAAACTGTACTATCGTGCGGCATCTGGTGCAACAGCTATTACTAGTTCAATCATTACTAATTCATCGTTTACACCTACAGGTGACGATGGCGGCAGCGCATATGCATTTATGATGAAGCTAACAAGCCCAGGATCAAGCACATTATCTGACTCAATCTTAATTGATTTTACTGGAACTGGTAATGGTGCAAATGATGCAATTACATTGGTTACAGAATTGCAATCAATGTTAGAAGGCACTTATGTTACAGCAACATTAAATCCAAATAACAGTATCACACTTACTCATACAACTGGTGGCGATATTATGTTTATGGATGATGGTTACACACTTGGTAAATTATTTACAGTTGGAACTACACCATACTACAATGTTTCAGCAGCTGTTATAGATGAAAATCAAGAAAGCGGAATTACTTGGGCGGATAGTTCAGTATACATTGCCAGCTTGTGGGCAAGTACTGTTGGCATGTCAGGCGAAGGATTTGCAATTCCAAGTTCAGTTCCTCCATCAACAAAACCAGCAGATGGTACATTATGGTACAATACTTCGTTAGAAGATATTGATATCATGTTTAATAATGGAACTATGTGGACTGGTTATCTAGATACAACAGCTCAAGCATACAACCAATCAGTTTATCCATCCGGTGGTGCAGTTGTAACTGATCCTAATGGTCCAATAATTAGCAGCTCAATGCCAACACTACAAAGTACTGGTGGAATATTGGCCAACGGTGACATTTGGGTTAACCCACACAACTTAGAAGAATATCCAACAATTTACAAATTCAACGGATTAACTCAGAAGTGGGTATTGATTGACAATACAGATCAAACAACTAACCAAGGTATTGTATTTGCCGACGCACGTTGGAGTGGTGCTGGCGATGATATCGTTCCAGATCCAATTGCTAAACTATTAACATACAATTTTGTTGATCCAGATTGTCCGGATCCAGCATTGTATCCAAAAGGTACATTGTTGTTTAATCTACGTCGCAGCGGATTTAACGTTAAGAAATATGTTGTTAACCACATTGATACTACAGCGGTGAATACACACTATACAGCAGGCGATGTATACCCAGCAGGCGAGCCAATGACTGGTTATTTCCCAGATCGCTGGGTGTCCGATGCTCCTAACGATTTGAAAGGTGTTGGACAGTTTGGACGTAAGGCTCAACGTGCAGTAGTATTAAAAGCACTTGAAGCTACTATTATGTCAAACCAAGGTATTCGTCAACCTGACACAGTTATCTATAACTTGTTAGCTTGCCCAGGTTACTTGGAAACATACAGCGCACTAGTAGGATTAAATACAGATAACGGCATATCAGCATTTATCGTTATGGATCCTCCAGCACGTTTAACACCAGATGCTACAACATTAAGCAACTGGGGTAACAACACTGCTGGTGCAGCAATTGATGACGAAACTGGTCTAATTGCTACAAATAGCTATAGTGCTGTTTATTATCCTTGGGCATACACAACAGACTTGACAGGTAATAACATTGTTGTTCCTCCAAGCCATATCATGTTGCGCACAATTGCACTAAGTGACCAAGTTAGCTATCCATGGTTTGCACCAGCCGGTGTACGCCGTGGCGGTGTAACAAATGCTAGCTCAGTTGGTTATGTAGATGGTGCCACTGGTGAGTTCCACACAGTAGCATTGAACGTTGGACAACGCGATACGCTTGCAGCTGTACACGTTAATCCAATTACATATCTTGCCGGAACAGGACTTGTTGTATACGGACAAAAAACCCGTCAACTTGTACCAAGTTCATTGGATCGTATCAACGTTGCAAGATTGGTAATTTATATGCGTTATCAATTAAATCAAATTGCTAAACCGTTTATATTTGAACCAAACGATACTATTACACGTAATGAAATCAAACAGCAAGTCGAAGCGTTCTTGTTGGGCTTAGTTGGCCAACGAGCACTTTATGATTATCTTGTAGTTTGTGATGCAAGTAATAACACACCAGCTAGAATCGACCGTAACGAGTTACACGTCGACATAGCCATTGAACCAGTAAAATCTGTGGAGTTTATTTACATTCCATTGCGTTTAGAGAACACTGGGGCAATCAAAGGCCTTGGCAAATAATTAGGAGAATTTAAATGGCAATCGCATCTCTATCAAACTTTACAGTACCATTAGCATCCGACCAGAGCGCAAGCTCTCAAGGTATGCTAATGCCAAAACTAAAATATCGTTTTAGAATTAGTTTTGAAAATTTTGGCGTAAGTGGTTCAACAACTGAACTTACTAAACAAGTAAGTGAAGCAGTAAGACCAAGCGTTTCATTCGCTAATACAGTTATTGATGTTTACAACAGCAAAATTAACTATGCTGGTAAGTACACATGGGAACCAATCACAGTTAAACTACGTGACGATTCTACTAATGCTGTAACTACACTAGTTGGCGAACAAGTACAAAAACAATTTGACTTCTTTGAACAAAGCAGTGCAGCTAGCGGCTTAGATTATAAGTTCACTATGCGTATTGAAATGTTAGACGGCGGCAACGGCTCAACAACTCCTACTAGTTTAGAAGTATGGGAATGTTACGGTTGCTACGTTGAAAAAACAAACTACAATGATATCAAGTATAGCGAAGCTGGCGCAGCAATGATTGATTTAACAATTAGATTTGATAACGCAATCCAGACTACACCAACAAAAGGTCTTGGCGCAGCACAAACAGTACAAAAATTCCCAGGCGGAACTAGTATATTAGGTAGCTAATAGCTTAAAAACCCACTTAGGTGGGTTTTTTTACGACTATTCATTAAGTACTCACTTTATTTTAATCGATAAATAAAGTTATGGCATCATACAACTCTTCATCAAAAGGAACAGCAATTTTACGAGATCAGCAACATGCTGACCATCTGTTTAATGTTGATCAATTTAGACTTGCACCCAAGCATAGTTTTTTATTCCATGTAGCATTTGGAATTAATCGAGTAGCATTAGGTAATGCTACACTAGTGCAAAGACACAGTGAAGAAATAAACATGTTAGTTAAAAGTATTGATTTACCTAACTATAAAATTAACACGCAGATGCTTAATCAGTACAACAGAAAAAAACTTGTACAAACATCACATACACCTGGTGAAATTGGAATCAAATTTCACGATGATAATTTAGGTGTAATTAATCAGTTATGGCAAGCCTATTACAAATATTACTATGCCGATCCAACAACGGCATGGACTCCAGGGGCATATGAAAGAAATGCAACAAAGGCGTATTCTTCAGCAATGCCAGGAAATTATGGTTTTGATAACGGAAGCACACGACCATTTTTTAATTATATAAAAATTTATCAAATGGCTCGACACGAGTATGTGTTACATCAGTTATGGAATCCTATGATAACTAGTTTTAATCATAATAAAGTAGCGTACTCCGAAACAGGTGTACACGATTTTGATATGAAAATTATGTACGAAGCTGTAAGTTACGATGCCGGTGATATTGGCAACGGAAACCCTGAAGGATTTGGCACCAGTCATTACGATCATACACCGAGCCCTATAGCAGGCGGCCCAGCAGGAAATAATGTAAGTTTTGCTGGACAAACAGCACTGAACTCACTAGGCGGTGGAATTCTTAATAATGTAATTAACACCGTTGGAAATTATCAAAATCCTACTGGTCTTATTTTAGGATCGCTTGCAGTAGGCGCAGCTGTTAGTATTGGCGCTAAACTAATAGGTAGTGCTGTAAGCGGTTTATCTGGATTTAGTTTCCCGGGTGCAAGTTCAACTAATAGTGGTAACACACAAGCAGGAACCGCAGGAACAGATTCTGCAAATATTGGCGAAGATCCGTCAAATGATGAAACTAGCGGATACGATAATGCTTCTCCAAACACCGGCGACGAGAACACTGAAGCAACACCAGAGGACACTGAAGCACCAGTTGGTACACCAGACAACCCTAGTAGTGCCGAAGATCAAGATACCGCAGACTATTCTTATGACTTTTAATCATGACAACAACTAATCTACCACAACCAAAAGAATCGTTCAGTAATGTAAAAACGTTTTTTAATAATTCATTTACTAAAACAGTAAGTTTTCCAGCTGAGCAGATTGATGCAACAGTTGCATTTTTTGTAAGACGAGGATTTGACCAAGCATCAGCAGGATCAGTTGCTATTGTATTGTTGAATCAGGCAAGATCTGAAGGTGTAGATGTTTTTAAATTATTAGACTCAGTTAAGAGTCTAACAGATATACAACTAAGTCAAATTGTAGCACAAGTTTTAAATGCAAGCAGAGATAAAACAAGTTTGTTAGGATATCGAACTGCTACTGTTGACAATACATTTGAATCTAGAAATATCTTAGTCTAATATGTCCAGCAAATTTGCACGTGGCAAGTTTGCCATAAAACATCCTGAAAAATACGTTGGTACCAAAACGCCAACATATCGTAGTAGTTGGGAATGGACATTTATGAACTTTTGTGACAACAATAAAAGCATAATTAAATGGGCCAGCGAAGCAATACAAATACCCTATAGAGATCCACTAACAGCTAGACAAACTGTATACGTTCCAGATTTTTTTATCCAATATCTTGATAAAAGAGGACGTATGATTACTGAGCTAATTGAAATAAAACCAGCTAGCCAAACTATATTAGAACGTGTTGGCAAAAACAAATACAATCAAGCACAGTTTATTAAAAATCAAGCTAAATGGAAAGCTGCAAATATGTGGTGTCAGCAACAAGGTATAAAATTTCGCATTCTTAACGAAAATGATATATTCAGCCAAGTCTGAGAATAAGTAAGTGTATGACTAAACGATTAGAAGAAATCCTCGATTTACCTGAAAGCAAGAAGATTGTTAAGCAGGAAGCAAAAGAACAGCGCAAAGCTGAAATAGCTCAGCCGTTTATCCGCGACATGTCAGAATTTGATAAAATATCAGCGGCATTACCACAAGTTAAAGGCTTAGGAGATGCTGGAGATGCCGAACTAGACGAACTAGCACAAAAAGCCAAAGATGCTTACGAAGACATCATGGACTTAGGTATGAACGTAGAAGCACGTTACAGCGGTCGACTTTTTGAAGTGGCGGCCAGTATGCTAGGGCATGCTATCAGTGCTAAAAGTGCCAAACTAGACAAAAAACTTAAAATGATTGATTTGCAACTGAAAAAACAAAAAATTGACCAGGACGCACTAGGAGTGGATAATAGTATCGATATCCAAGGCGACGGTGTTATTATCACAGATCGTAACAGCCTCCTTGAGAAATTAAAGAATATGAAATAAATACAATACTGGATCCTATTATGAAATCATTTAAAAACTACTTAACAGAAAGCAAGAAAATTTACGAATTTAAAGTAAAAATTGCTGGAGAATGTCCAAAAGATTGCGGACAACAGATCAAAGCTGCATTAGCTGAATTTCACGTAACTGGTGTCAGCGCACCTAGACGTACTCCTATTCAGGAACGTCATAGTGAATTCCCTGAACACAAAAATATTCAAATGACAATATTTGATGTTACATTGGATTACCCAGCAAATAGTATGCAAGTCCGAGAAAGAATTGCTAGCGGATTAGGAATGGGACAAGCCAATGTTAAAGTAAAAACATTAGGTGAAGAAGCTGAATATGTTATTAATCATCAACACGATACACCTACAGGAGAAGCTATTGTAGGAACTGACTACGAGCCAGAAAATAATAGCAACATGTACGGTGAAAAATATAACATGAGTTTTCTAAAAGAATTAAACAAAGACAAACATGCAGGCACAGAAGTTAAAGGTGTTAATGACAAGTTGTTTCAAGGAGCAAAATAATGAATTTTAAAGATTTGATGACTAGACTACAGGCAATTGAAGAAAATGCCGCGCCTGTTGCTCCTGTACACACTGATGGTCCAGCGACAGAAGAAATGATGGGTATATCTTTACCTATGCCAGGAATGATGAGCATGAGCCACGACGAACCTCCAAAGCAGCCTGATAATGTTACAATGAATGTAAGTCTAAATGGTTCAGGCGCAGGTGGTGTAAAAGACTTAATGAGAATTTTACGTGACATTGAGGACGGTCCTGCAACAACTGTAGGTCACGATGATGACGAGCCACTTATTGGTGATATGGTTGCGCACATGGCTCACGAAGAAGAACAAGGCCCCGAAGAAAGCATGGAAGAAGTGCAAGATGATGTTGGAGAAACTTGGGCTAACAGCGTACACGGCGATGCTGGCGCACATACACACGGTGTTGATGCTGTCACATTCAGCGGCGACGATATGAATAGCAAAGGCAAACTAAGTCCGTTAGCTCGCGCACCTGGAACAAATGCAATGCGCCACCCGATGCACGAATCACTAGTTGATAAATTGACAGCAATGTATGAAACAATTAAAGAAAATGCTCATCATGACGACGAGGAGAAAAAGATTCGACACTTGATGCGAAAATACGGATGGAGCCGCCAAGAAGCATTAGAGTATTACCATTATGAGGAACATGATCCTAAAGATTATGAAGACATGGAAGAAGGTGCATTTAAAGATAAAGATACCGACCGAAAAGAAAAAGCATATGCTGCAAAACAAACACTAAAGCACATCAAGAATCCTACAAAAGGCGAGAAAGAAGCTGCAAAAGATATCAAACCTGGCAGTTATAAAGATCGTGCTGATTTGTTAAAATCAGCCGAAGCAGATGGCAGATTAGATGAACTAAGTCCTCAGTTGATAAAACGAGCGGTAAAAAAAGCAGACACCATGATGAACAAGAATTACTATGATGACAATCATAATGCCACATATGATTATGCAAATCAAGGAAGTAGAATACAACATGGGATAGATAAGAGAGCAGGCAAACCTAGCGAATATAAGAAAGCCGATGCTTACATAAAAAGTGAACCAGGCGCTAATACAGCCAAAGGACATCGCATGCCTGGTAGCTATAAAGATCGTGCAGATTTGCTAAAATCAGCAGAAGCAGATGGCAGACTAGACGAATCTGTATCCCAAATGTTGGCACTGAACAAGCGATTAAACGGATAAGTTTATCAAGGTGCCAAATAGACCCTTCGGGGTCTATTTTTTTGATTAAATAGTGTTATGGCAAAAAGTTTAGATGGCGTACTGACCAAAAAGGCGCACACAAAAGAAAAGTTCACAGAGGAACAAGTTAAACACTTGTTGGCATGTGCTGACCCCAAAGAAGGCTATTTGCATTTTGCCAAACACTTCTTTCATATTCAGCATCCTGTCAAAGGTAAAGTTAAATTTGAGCCTTTTGATTATCAGATAAGATTGTTGCAAGCGTATCACAATTATCGTTTCAACATTAACATGTTGCCGCGACAAAGTGGAAAAACAACCTGTGCAAGTGCATACTTGCTATGGTATGCTATGTTTCACCCAGATCAAACAATTCTGGTTGCCGCACACAAGTACACGGGCTCGCAGGAAATTATGCAACGTATTCGTTATGGATACGAACTCTGTGACGATTATATTCGTTCCGGAGTGGTCAACTACAACAAAGGGAGTATAGAATTTGACAACGGATCAAGAATTGTATCAGCTACTACTACTGGTAATACCGGTCGTGGTATGTCCATATCCTTACTATATTGCGATGAGTTTGCTTTCGTACAACCTAACATTGCAACTGAATTTTGGACATCAATATCGCCAACCCTGGCAACGGGTGGACGAGCAATCATTACAAGCACTCCGAACAGTGATGAAGACGAATTCGCAATAATTTGGAAAGATAGTCAGGACAAGTTTGACGAATATGGCGATGAAAAAGAAGACGGAACAGGTCGCAATGGATTCCACGGATTCCGTGCTGAATGGCACGAACATCCGGATCGTGACGAAGAATGGAAACGCACTGAAATGGGACGTATTGGTGAAGAACGTTTTCGTCGTGAGTACGGTTGCGAGTTCTTGGTGTTTGATGAAACACTTATTAATTCACTTAAACTAGTTGAACTTAACGGTAGAGAACCTGCATTTAAACAAGGACAAGTCCGTTGGTGGAAAAAGCCAGAAGCAGGTAATGTATATCTTATTGCATTAGATCCTAGCTTAGGAACAGGCGGAGACTATGGTGCCATTGAAGTATTTGAAATGCCAAGTATGACACAGATAGCAGAGTGGCAACATAATATTACACCAATACAACAACAAGTTAAAATATTACGAGATATTCTCATATACATATCTAACGAACTCGGCGGCGATAGTTTTAATCAGATTTACTGGAGTGTAGAAAATAATACAGTAGGTGAAAGTGCATTAGTTGTCATTGATAATCTAGGAGAAGAAACATTTCCAGGATTATTTTTAAGTGAGCCAATGCGCAAAGGACATGTTAAAAAATTCCGCAAAGGATTTAATACTACGTTTGGATCTAAAATATCAACCTGTGCAAAAGTTAAATATCTTATAGAAGAAGATAAAATGAAGCTGAATAGTCGCCCTTTAATCAGCGAATTAAAGACTTATATTGCGGCAGGAACAAGTTTCAAAGCTAAAGAAGGGCAACATGACGATTTAGTAGCATCGTTATTACTAATAGTTCGTATGAGTCTGCTACTAGCTGAATGGGATCCTGCTGTATTTGAACTTATGAGAATTGCTAGCGAAATAGACGGAGAAGATTGGGAACCGCCCTTACCGATCTATATATCAACGGGAATGTGATAAATATAAGATGAATACGAATCTAGATAAAATTGCTTTAGACCTTTATGGCAAGATAGAAACCCGCTTTCCTAATGTAAAAATAGGAGATGAAAACGCCGAGGTACTTAGTAAAAAAACTGATATACCTAAGGCACGATTCTTTGAGTTTGAATATACTGATAACGGTAAAAGTTTAGGTAATGTAGCTATTACGTTAGATGAAGATGACGGTGTTGTTGTACAAATTAGCGGTAATCTTGCAGATAGCAAACATCACGGAGCATTTAGATTCATTAGAAGTTTTAGATCGTTTGCCAAAGACCGATTACTTAAATTTGATATACAAAATATAGGAAAAAGCGAGTTAGACAAGCGCGATTACGCATTTCAAGCAAAACCCAAGGAAGAAACCATGGAACCAATGATGGAAAGTAAGATGTATGGCACAGCCCGTATGAGTTATCAGGATTTAGGAGAGGCTAAGTTAATTGTTAAACATAGTCAACCTATTAACGTAGATTTAGCTGCTGGCCGCACAATGCATATTGAAGGTATTTGGGTTGAAAATGCAGACGGCGAACGTTTCAAGTATCCTTATAAACATTTAAATGGTGCTCGCGCTCTAGCAGAACATTTAAAAGCTGGTGGCAATCCTTATGACGGTATTGGTCAACATATTACTAGCCTAAGTGAAGAACTAGCACAACTACGTAAATTTAAAAATTATGTTGGACGTAATGCTACATTGTCAGAAGCTATGGACGATATCAACGGTCGTGTTAATGAACGCATTGAATCAGTAAAGAAAGAAGTACAAAGTTTGCAACGTCCTACTTACTATCAACAATTTGCAGAAAGTTTTACAGCAAACGAATCTCAAGAAATTCCAGAAGAAATATTAAATGATTGGATTGATCGTTTAACAATTCGTACATTCAATGAAGAATTAAAAACAGCATTTCCTTATATCTATCGCCTAGTTGGCGAGAATATAGCCGTTAAAGAATTATCGGCAGATGATTTATTAGACGAAGCAGGTAGTCCAGCACAGCAAGCAGCTATTGCGATTGCCAAAAAGAAAGCAAAAAAAGTAAGCGAAGATCCAGAAGATCAATTTGAAAACTTTATTAATAGTATTGTTGAAGATGGGGAACAAGAAGGCGAGAACGAAATATTCAGCGCCGATATGGACAAACAATCTAAGGCTCTTAACAAATTAAAAAGTTTAATTGCCGGTGATTTAAAACCAGGTGTAGACGGAGTCAATGCATCTTTAAGTTTAAAAGGCATTATCGATAGTCCATTATTTGCTAGCGATTATTTAGACGGCATGTCAGATAATGACGATGTCGGAACAATGGTAAAGAAATATTTTCAAGATTTAGCTACAGGAAAAATTACTGATGACAGTATTCAAGGTGCAGATATTGGTGATATTAAAGATATTGCACAGGGTATAGTAGCCAGTAAATCGTTAGATTCTGCAGGAAATGAAACACCAGTTGGTGGGGAAGAAGTTCCTCCTGCGGCAGCAGCACCAGCGCCTGCACCAGAAGCTCCTGCGGCACCAGCACCAGCACCAGAAGCTCCTGCGGCAGCAGCTCCTGCTCCTGAACAACCAGCTCCAGTTGCAGAAGGTAGTGATGAAGATCCTCCATTCGATCCAGATCCTCCAAGAAAAAACCCCATTGCCAAAGCTGGCAAACATGGACAAGGTTATAGCACAGCTCGACATTTAGCTAGAGCTGGTTTAATTAAAGCTATTCATACAGCTAAAAAACACGGTGCTCAATTAGATACAACACTAGATTTTGGCGACAAAGAAAAAACATTACACGACTGTATTATTGAATGCGGTATGGATCCAAAAGATTTTGGATTCGGCCAAGATGAGAATGAAAGTGGTGTAGATCAAATGTTAAAAAGTATTTCAGGATTCTGGAATAAAGAAGCTAAAAACTTTACTATCGGCGGAACTCGTGCTAAGACTAAAGTAGTTAAAGATTTTAAAAATGGTGAGTTTGGTAATGCTAGCGAAGAAGATTTGCAACAAGTATTACATATGATTGATAAAATGGATCCAAGTGGCGACACTAGTAGCGAATTAGGTCACATTCGACATTTAGCCGGTATGCACAACCAAGTAGCAGACGAAAGCGGGTTTGATATGCCTGATATGGGCGGAATGATGAAAGGTATGAATATGCCAAAAATGCCTGATATGCCGCAGATGCCACAAGGCGGGTCTAACTCATCAAGCTATACAGTTAACGGTAAGTCGGTTAACAAAGCAGAGCATGATGCATTTATGGCACAGCATCCAGAGCTAGGTAAAGCTCAACAAATGTTAAAACAACGACAAGCACCAAAGGTATCTTGGGATCCAGCGGTTCGTCAACAACAAACTGGCGGCAATCGTAGAGTCAGTAATACAGATTTTAATTTTGAAGAGTCAACTGAACTAACAGCAATGTTAAAAATTGCAGGTTTAAGATAATAAGGAAATATTATGAAAAAAATTACAGAATCAGAACTAAGAAATCGCTCAGCAAAACTCAGAGAGTATATTGCTGCTGTTGAAAATCAGCAAACAGAAGGCGCTTTTGGTGATGCGGCAAAGTGGGTCGGTGGCGCATTGGGCCTCGGCGGCGCGGCAGCAGGCGGCGCGGCCATTGCAAATAAAGCCAATGCGGCAGCACCTGCTCCGGCTGCAAAGCCAGCAGCAAAATCAGATCCAGCTGTTTTAAAACAACAACAAGATTTAATTGCTAAAGGTGCAAAAATTAAAGCTGATGGTATCATGGGTCCGGCGACACAAGCTGCTATCAAACAATACGGAGGTGCACAACCAGCACCTGCGGCAGCACCGACTGGAACAACAACACCCGCAGCACCAGCAGGTGATGCCGCAAAAAATCCAGTTGGTACTACAAATGCTGCAACAGCAATTCCAACAGGTGGTTTAGAAAATCCAGCTAACCAAGCAAAACCAACAGCAACGCCAGCCGCCCCAGCAACAACGCCTGCGGCACCTGCAGCACCTGCAGCTCCTGCCGCAGCACCTGCACCAGGAATGACAGCGGTTGGCGATGACGAGGGCAATACAACTATTACCCGTCCAGACGGTAGCACAATGGTTGTTGGTCCAGACGGCAAACAATACATGCCAGGAAGCAATCCTAACTTGCCACAAAACAAAGGTGTATTGAATACTATAAGTAATAAATTGCAAGGTAAAGGAGAATTCCAAAAACCAACAGGATTTATTCCACCAGCACCTGCGGCGGCACCTGCGGCGGCACCTGCGGCGGCACCTGCCGCTCCAGCAGCTGGGACAAACGGTTTAGGTGCTGGTGCCACAATGGAAAGCACTAACTTTAAAAATGATGAATTGAGTAGAATTATTAGCTTGGTGCATCATAGATAATTGAGTAAAATACTCATATTCTAGGCAAGATTTCTCTTGCAAAGCTAAATAAAAACGTATACAATAACATGTATGCGTTTTTTACTTTGCAAGGGTGTAAAGTAATTATAGGCAAAATAGTAGTAAACAAAGGCTAACAATAGGAGATTATTATGGCAACTTTGGCAGAAATTAGAGCAAAGCTCAAGGCATCGGAATCGAAAGGTTCAGACAATCAACGTTCCGGCGGAGATAAATCAATTTATCCGTTTTGGAATCTTAAAGAAGGTGGCGAATCCGTTATGCGATTCTTACCAGATGGTAACACCGACAACACTTTTTTCTGGGTAGAACGAGCAATGATCAAATTGCCATTCTCTGGAATCAAAGGTGAATCAGAAAGCAAAAACATTACAGTACAAGTACCTTGCGTAGAAATGTACAACGATGGTTCAACTTGCCCAATCCTTTCAGAGGTTCGCGCATGGTTCAAAGACCCAGCACTAGAAGATATGGGGCGTAAGTACTGGAAAAAGCGTTCATACATTTTCCAAGGTTTCGTTGTTGAAGACGGACTTGGCGAAAAGACTGATGAACAACCAGAAAATCCAATCCGCCGTTTCATCATTGGCCCACAAATCTTTACAAGCATCCGTGCAGCTTTGGTTGATCCAGAGTTGGAAGATTTGCCAACTGACTTTGTACATGGTTTGGACTATCGTATGAAGAAAGGTTCAAAAGGCGGCTATGCTGACTATTCAACATCAAGCTGGGCACGTCGTGAACGTCCACTAAGCGACAGCGAACAAGCGGCAATTAAACAACATGGCTTGTACAATTTGTCAGACTTTTTGCCTAAGAAACCAGGTGAAGTTGAATTAAAGGTTATGAAAGAAATGTTTGAAGCAAGTGTTGATGGCGAACCATATGATATGGATCGTTGGGGACAGTATTTCAAACCAGCCGGTATGTCACAAAACACTGGTGATCCTAATCGATCAACTCCTAAAGCAAGTGCTCCAGTAGCACACGACGACGCAGAAGATGACACTCCTGCTCCAGCACCAAAGGCCACACCTGCATCAGCATCGAAAGCTGAAGCAAGTGCAGGTGGCGATTCACGTGCCCAAGACATCTTGGCAATGATTCGCAATCGTCAAAAAGCATAAAGCAAAACACGGCTCGGGCCAATGCAACTTAGTTGTACGCCCGGGTTCTTTCATTTAGGAGAAATATATGGCTACAAAAGCCTTTGATTTATCAAAGTTTAGAAAGACTTTGACCAAGTCGATTGATGGACTTGGTGTTGGGTTTAACGACCCAACAGATTGGATTAGTACAGGCAATTATACGCTTAACTATCTAATCAGTGGAGATTTCCACAAAGGTGTTCCACTAGGTAAAGTTACTGTATTCGCTGGCGAGTCTGGCGCAGGAAAGAGCTTTATCTGTTCAGGAAACTTAGTGCGTAACGCACAACAACAAGGTATCTATGTTATCTTGATTGATAGTGAAAATGCACTTGACGAAAAATGGTTACACGATTTAGGTGTAGATACAACAGAAGATAAACTTCTTAAACTCAATATGGCTATGATTGATGACGTAGCAAAAACCATTAGCGAGTTTATGAAAGAATATAAAGCAATGGCAGAACGTCCTAAAGTTTTATTTGTCATAGACTCATTGGGTATGTTGCTTACCCCTACTGACATTAACCAGTTCGAAGCTGGTGATATGAAGGGAGACATGGGCCGTAAGCCTAAAGCATTGACAAGTCTTGTTCGCAATTGTGTTAATATGTTTGGTAGTTACAATGTGGGTATGGTTTGTACAAATCACACATACGCAAGCCAAGATATGTTTGACCCAGACGATAAAATTAGTGGCGGACAAGGTTTTGTTTATGCAAGTAGTATTGTTGTTGCCATGAAAAAACTCAAACTTAAAGAGGATGAGGATGGCAATAAAGTATCAGATGTAATGGGTATTCGTGCCGCTTGTAAGATCATGAAGACACGATACAGTAAACCTTTTGAAACTGTACAAATTAAGATACCATACGAAACAGGTATGAACCCTTATAGTGGCATGGTTGATATGTTGGAAAAGCAAGGTATGCTTGTTCAACAAGGCAACAGACTAAAGTATGTAGATCCAACCTCCGGTGAAGAATTTCTTTTCTACCGAAAAGAATGGAAAGATGATAAATTAGATATGATAATGAAGAATTATCATGTTAAACCTTTAACAACTACCATTCCTGAGGAGACAGAAGAAAATGTTGAATGAAACACAAGTAGGCGATATCTGGTTAAACTTTGTTGAATATCTAGATAAGAAACAACTAGAGACCGTAGCAGAACGTTATATTGATTTGCTTGCAGATTTTGGAGTAAGCGATCGAGTTTTAAAAGATGCCAAAGGTGTAGACGAATCATTAGATCAAGCTATTGATTATTATCTTAACGACGACGAAGATTACGACGATACTCAAGAACTGGAGTTTTAATGGGTTGGTATACTAATATTGCTAAAGACATTTCTTACATTCCTGATGCAATTTTACATTTTGAAGGCGAGTTAGATGTTGCCAGAACAGAAGTAAAAATTATTGGAAATGTTGAAAGAGCTGCCGCAAATATGCCCGGTGTAGTAGAGCAACGATTTAGTCAGCTACAAGAAATTGAAGCAATATTAGAATACCTTAACATTGAATTGCGTAGACTTAAAAGTCAACATTTTCGAAAATATTTAGAAAACTATCAACGTGCTCTAAGTAGTAGAGATGTTGAAAAATATGTAGAAGGAGAAGCAGACGTAGTTGACTTTGAAAAAATTATCAATGAGTTTGCTTTACTTCGAAACAAATGGTTAGGTATTACTAAAGCACTTGATCAAAAACAATGGCAAATTACTAATATTGTTAAGTTACGTGTTGCAGGCATGGAAGATGCAAGTATATAACTAATTTACTCAAAATACCCACTATAGGCCTTAAATAATACAAGGCCTATTTTTTTCTAAGAGGTTGCTTTTTAGAAAAAATAGTGTATAATAAATCATATGATACATATCGATAACCTGTTATTAAAAATTGTAAATTTTAATTCTCTACGCATTGAAGAAGTTATTTCTTTGCGTGATTGCAATGTATTACGTAGTCTAGCATCAAGTGTAAACAGTCATTTGTTTATTACTGAAAATCAAAGTCGTCTTGCAATTAAAATTCTTAGAGATAATTCGGAGAAACTAGCAGAGTTCACTGAAGAAATTAATCAAGCAATTATTACTCCGGTATGGAGTAAAACATTTAGACGTATTGAACAAGTAAAAAAACTATATATAGACAAAGACACTGATGGCGAATATTGCATCGCTATAGACTTTACATTCAATACCGCAATTCGAAAATCATTACAATCAATCGACAAAGTATGTGAGAATTTGATTGTAATAAACAACGGCAAAAAATATTCAGCTGACTATACTGAAAAAAATGTAGTATTGCTAATTGATACATTAACAGAGCATGACTTTGATATTGATGAACAACTTCACACACATTATGCTACTATAAAATCTTGGTCCAAGACAGATACTTGTAATCAATTCTTACTGACAAATATTGAATATCCTAATTTTCACAGGACAATTACCGCTGATCTTGGAATTGAAACAAAACTAGATAAAAATATTATTAACGATCGTAGCGTTAGATATCAGTATCTTTCAACAGAAATTAAAAATACTGGAGAAGAGTTAACCGAGTATATTGCAAACAGATCAAAAACAAGAATATGGGTTGACAAAAATCAGCACACATTATCTGATGTAATTAATAGTCTTATCAGTTTAAGAAGATTACCACTACTCGTTATATTTGATACAATAGTTAATAACAAATACAAAGAAAATTTACAAATTTTATCCGATGCATTGATTGCAAATAGTATTACCGATCATGTAGGAATTTATTTTAGACTACCAAATGATGACTCTGGTAGAGATTTTAACAAACTAATTGCATCCAACAAATATAATTATCCGCTAGATAACACTACACAAGTTGCTGGTGTATCTAGTGGTAAACTTCCAAAATTCTTTTTAAAAACTGCATGGAAACCAATGAGTGTAATTACATTAGATAGTCGTATGGGACTACGCCATGGCAAGACAGCAGTCTATTCAAATTGTTGTGATCTCATAGTTGAGTGGTCGAGTGAACCTGCAATTATAGACCAGAGGTTAACTGTAAAATGACTGTAAAACTAGTAATCAAAGACGAAGTTAATATTAAATTTGAAGGGTTATCGCTAGAAGCCCGTAAAAAATTAACAGCAACTTTTAAATATTTAGATCCTACAGCAAGGTATAGACCAGCTTATCAACTAGGCCGTTGGGATGGCAAAGTATCAATGTTTGGCCTCGGCGGCAATGGGTACCTAAGTCAACTTGAGAAGTGTTTAGGTATACTTGGGGACATGGATATTGATGTAGGCGAATTAGAAGATTTACGAACAACTAGCAAGATTCAGTTTGCGCCTGTAACAGAATCTTACTGGGCCGACTTAGGCAAAGTTTGGCCAAAAGGTCACCAACAAGAAGGTCAACCTATTATGTTGCGTGATTATCAAGTTGATGCAATCAATACATTTTTAACCAATACACAAGCATTGCAAGAAATTGCTACCGGCGCTGGTAAAACAATTACTACAGCAACATTGAGTCACCTTGCTGAAAAATATGGCCGGACAATAACTATTGTACCTAACAAAAGTCTAGTTGAACAAACAGAGGAAGATTTTATTAATGTTGGATTAGATGTGGGCGTTTACTACGGCGACCGAAAGAATCTTGATAAAACACATACTATTTGTACATGGCAAAGTCTTAACATATTTGATAAAAAAAGTAAAAATCATGAATATGATATCATGAGTCTTGCAGAATTTTTGGCAGATGTTAAAACAGTAATTGTCGACGAAGTACACATGGCTAAAGCAGATGTACTTAAAAATTTACTCACACAAAATCTATGTAATGCGCCAATTCGTTGGGGACTAACTGGAACTGTTCCTAAAGCAGATTATGAAGCTGAGCCAATATTTGCTAGCATTGGACCAGTCGTAGGCGGCATTAAAGCACATGAGTTACAGGAAAAAGGCGTACTGTCTAACTGTCATGTAAATGTAGTTCAGTTAATAGATTTACCTGAATTTAAAACATATCCAGAAGAATTAAAGTATCTTGTTACTAACGAAGATAGAATGAGATACATTAGCAAATTAATTAAAACAATAAGCAACTCAGGCAATACACTTGTTCTCGTAAATAGAATTGACTCAGGCAAATTTTTAGTAAATGAATTAGAAGACGCTGTCTTCATATCAGGTGCTGTCAAAACAACAGATCGAAAAGAAGAATACGATGAAATTAAAACAAGTAATAACAAGGTTATTGTGGCGACTTTTGGTGTGGCCGCTGTTGGTATTAATATCCCTCGTATTTTTAATCTGGTTCTTCTGGAGCCCGGAAAGAGCTTTGTTAGAGTTATACAAAGCATTGGGCGAGGTATTAGAAAAGCAGAAGACAAAGACTTTGTCCAAATTTGGGACTTGACTAGCACCTGCAAATGGGCCAAACGGCATCTTACTGAACGTAAGAAATTTTACAAGGAAGCCAAATATCCGTTTACTTTAGATAAAACGGATTGGCAAAAATAAGGATTTATGCAGATACTAACATTAGACAATAAGACATTCTCATTAAACAACTTACCAGAAGAAGTCGATGAAAATACTAGATTTGCGGTACTAGATAATAGTAACCCGCAAGAACCAGACTTTTTCTTTATGCCTTTAATATTTTTAGAAAGTTTTAATGCTCCAGCAATCGTGTTGCAAATAGGCAACGACGAAGTAACAATGCCACTTGATTGGTGTATAGCTGTTGGAGATAGCTCTAGTAGTTGTGAAATAGAAATATTACCCTTAACTAGTTTGAATGACAGAGGATTTGAAGCCTTAGTGTTTAATCCGTTAAGTAGCTTTAGATTAGAATTTAAACCAATTAAAATTATTAATTTTTACAACGATGTTAAATGGTATTTTCCTAAAATGAAAAATGGTCAACTATTAGCTACTCCTACTAGCGGCGGCGAAAAACCTAATTGTGCCTATTTTGTAAAAGAAATTAGCAGACAAAACGAAATAATTTTATTAGATAGATTACTATAATGGGAAATCTCAAACCTGGTGCAACATATGTCTACGAACGCGATGGCGATAGTATATATGCCAGAGAGTTTGGAGAGAAAGAACGAACACTAATTGGTTATAATGTAAATGATCCGGAAGAAGCCCGTAGATTTGATGGACGAACCCCCGACGGCAGGCCATTGCACGAACATATTGAAGAAACTAAACTATGGGGCGATATTCGGCGAGAAGCACGTACCAATGTGACTTTACAAAAGGCATTGGATCGTGCTATAATGATATACAAACTTAGTAAAGATAAACTATGAGTGATAAAATCGAACTTAAAGAAAAAATTGCATTTGTTGATATGAACGTTCGTGCGGCTTGGGACGAAATGACAGAAGATCAACGCAAGAGTCTTAAGAACGAATATTTTATATTGAATAGATATATCAGCAGTGTAAAAGATAATAAACGAGATGTACAAGAACATTATGTACTAACAGTTAATAACTATTTTAATAAAAACTGGAATGAAATTCAAAAACATCCTAAATTACTGTGGTTGTTGCTGTGTATGTGCAGCTGGAACGGTGAGAAAACATTCTTCCACGAATGGATCGGGCATAAGAAAAAAACCGGAACAGGCGGAAAGAAGTTGAAGTTTTTAGAAGAAATTTATCCTAATCGTAAGCAAGATGAATTAGAATTATTGGCTAATCTGTCCACAGATAAAGAAATAAAAGACCTTGCTCGAACACACGGTATGGATGAAGCCACTATTGCAAAAAAATTAAAATGATGATTAGTATAGTTGATAATGCGGTGCCTAAAAGTTTACAAAGATATCTACAAGATATCTTTCTAACGCATAACGGAATACCATGGTTTTATATTGACGATATTGCCGGAATAAATGCAGAGGTACAAACTGAAGGCTGGGCACATGTTTTTAAAGATATCAATACCCACAGTCCTATGACTGATATAATGATGGCAATATTGTTTATAGCAACTGAACAAGCAAATGTTCCAGTACATAGTGTTGAACGAATACGTGCAGGATTGTTTACAATAAAAGAATCACAACGAATACATAATCCACATATAGACTGGGACTCTGAACATTTAGTAATGTTATACTATGTGATCGATTCCGATGGCCCGACATATTTTTACAATGATAAAAATGAAATTATCAAACAAGTTGACCCAGTTGCTGGTCGTGCAGTAATATTTGACGGACGTATTAAACATGCTAGTTCTTCTCCGACTAGTTATAAAAAAAGAATAGTTATAAATTTTAATTTTAATACTAAAAAATGATGAGTTTAGTTACTATACCAAGACCTTATATATGTGGCTATTGTAATGTAGGTTTTACTAAAGAAACTACATTGGGTGTGCATATATGCGAACAAAAACGTCGGGCTTTGGCACGTAAAGAACGACATGTGGTGTTAGCATACGATACATTTCTAAGATTTTATCGTAGGGCACAACCTCAAAGCACACAGGAAAAAACATATGAAGATTTTTGTAAAAGTCCTTATTATAACGCTTTTATTAAGTTTGGTAGTTTTGTCAGTAACGTCAATCCTCTCTACCCGGAAAAATTTATCGACTATGTGGTCACGTCTGGAGTCAAGCTGGACCATTGGTGCAGAGACGAACTCTACGAACAATACGTCCTCGACCTTATCAGAAGAGAAACCGTCGAAACCGCCCTCCAAAGGTCGCTCCAAACAATGATGGATTGGGGTGATGCACACAACGCATCGTGGAATCATTATTTCTTATATGTAAGTTTAAGCCGTGCATGCTATGACATTAAAGATGGAAAAATTAGTCCTTGGGTAATACTAAACAGCAGCAATGGAAAAGACATGCTAAAGAAATTTAGTGATGAGCAATTAGGACATATACAAAATATAATTGATTTATCTTTTTGGTTAAACAAATTTAAGAAAATGCCGGCAGATGCAGCACTGGTTAAAGAAGTGGTTAAAGAGTCGAATATATGAGAACATTACAAGATGGAACTGTTGTTGATGAACTAGACAAACCAAAAATTTTAACAATTAAAACTAAATGTCCTGCTAAGTGGATATTAATTGATAAAGAAACTGGAGAAACTTATACGCCTCATACAACTGAAGGCAAGTACCAATGGAAGAAAATAGATAATGCCAGATATTGATATTGATTTTGCAGATAGAACACGAGCTTTAAATGTACTAAAGCATATCGACGCACGAATTGATATTTCTAAAAAACACAATACTGGAATATATTGTACTTCTATTCCGTATAATCCTGTTGATGGAATTAGTACATTAGATTATAAAACAGCGGAAGATCGCGGCTATTTTAAGATTGATTTCTTAAATGTAAGTGTATACGAAGGTGTCAAGAGTAAAGAGCATTTGACACAATTATTAAATCAAGAACCTCTGTGGGATTTATTAGAACAAAAAGAATTTTGTGATATGATATTCCATGTAAACGGCTATCATAATTTAATTGCAGATTTAAAACCTAAAAATATTGAGGAGCTAGCCATGTTCCTTGCACTTCTCAGACCTGGTAAAAAGCACCTCATCCCAGTATGTAAGGAAAAAGGATTCCAGGCAATCGCCGATGAAATCTGGACTAAGACAGCAGAGTATAGTTTTAAGAAAAGTCATAGTATTGGTTACGCCCATGCTATTGTTGTACAGATGAATCTAATTTGCGAACGAATAAGTTACGAATATAGTTAACGAACTTTTCTAACTAATTGTACACTTTTACGCTTTACTCTTTTTAATGTTAAGTTCATTAAATTTACAACAGGCCCTAATATAATGCGAGTATCTTTGCTGTTAAAAGTTTTAATGGCGTAAGAAAACGGTTCTATTTGAGCTCTACAAAAAATATTAATTGGGAATGTTCTATTGCTTTCCCACCACCAAATCTCACCTATTTCTAAAAATGCAGATTTTTCTTCTGGAGTTTTGATGGCGTCTAAATCATAGAAACTTGTAACATATTGGTCCTGATTTATTATGATACCAACATATTCGTTGTCCCCGTAGTTAATTACACTAATCCACGGTAAATTTTGTTCTATATTGTCTCTTAATTTTGCCATAAATACTTTATAAAGGTCCTTGCCAAATGCAAAAAATTCAAAGTTATTTATATCCTAACAGACAAATCATCTTGGCCGATTTGGCAGGATTCAACGTGGAGAACACAGTCGTGTATGCAAAAACAGTAAAAATATATCAAGGCGTGGATAACGTCATAGAATTCGACATACAAAATGCCGATCAAAAGCGTCTAGATCTAACAACCTTGACTAGTTTACAAATGAATGTGTTTGACCAATCAGGCAAAGCATTACCTACAAGTCCTTACCCTATATCAATTTTTACAGGAGCTTCTACTACAGCTAGCGCCACATTAGTTGCGCCTTTTCCAGTTGCTCCTACTAGTAGTACAACAATAACAGTTCTTACAGCTAACATAACAGGGGCATTTGTTCTGACACAACAGATATTAGGTACTCCGTTAATTGGAGTAGTTACTGTGTCCTCAGTAACTCAAAATATTGATGCAGGTACAACAACTATTGGTATTGCATTTACAAAACAAACGGTGCCGTCTGCTAGTAACCTAACAATAAGAGGTATATTGAATGGACTTGGAAAAGCTATTATACCAGAAGACGATCTTTATGATTTAGTATATCAAAATTTAAAATATAGCATTACCGCTATCGATCCCCAAGGAGCTAATATTCCATTATACACCGACAGTAGATTTAGTGCTGTAGGAACTATGGAACTAGTAACTAGTGCTGTTCCTAAAATACGTAAGGATAGAATATACGATAGATTTACCGGTGAAATTAATTTTATGGGTAATGTTACTAATCACACTAGTGCTATTCCTTGTAAATATTACGAAGCTACACCAACCTCAACTTTAACATTTATAGTCACTTTGAAAAACTTCATTGGTGAAATATTCATAGAAGGAACAGAAGATAGTACAATTGCCGTTGAATCATTTCGAAATGCTAAAAAGATACAAAGCCATTCATATTCAACAGCAACTACTACTACTTTAACGTTTACGGATGTTCCGGTCGATAACTACAATTATCTAAGAATTAGCTGGACATATCCTGATGTTTGGCAATATGGTAGTCAACAAAATCCGTTGCTACCGTTTGGATCTGTTGATACTGTAACAGTATCTTATGGTGAAATGCTCTGTTGATCTAACTCGTAATAGATGCTATAATAAGGCATGAGTCTTATTGCCAGCACACTATTAAACTACTTACCCGGAAAGCGAAAAACAACTCCGAGCGGTTGGATTAGCTTCAACGCGGTTTGTTGTGATGATGATAGAGGTCGTGGTGGATTCATTGTTAATGGCGGAGATGCTGTAAGCTATCACTGTTTCAATTGCGGATTCAAATGCTCTTGGCAACCTGGCAGGCACATTAGTCAAAAGATGAATCAATTTATGCGGAATCTAAACATTCCGGATGATACAATTGCTCAGTTACGATTAGAGGCTCTTAGACTAGATAACAATAGTACTACAGAAATCCGTAGCATCATTCCTAAATTTGATTCTCGTGCATTGCCAATGGATTCACTTAGTATGATTGAATGGGCAGAGCAAATTGCAGAATCTGATTTTTCAGTTCCTGAAAACTTTCAAAAATGCATTCAGTATCTATTGGATAGAAATATAGATCCAAAAAGTTATCCGTTTTACTGGACTCCTAAAATAGGATTTAGTAATAGAATTATAATTCCTTTCTTATACAAGGGCGAAGTAGTAGGATGGACCGCCCGTTCAGTTAGCGATGCAAAACCAAAATATTTAAGCGAACAACAGCCTGGCTATGTGTTTAATCTTGATAATCAATCAGACGATAGGGATCTCGTAATTGTATGTGAAGGACCCTTTGATGCGCTAAGTATTGATGCCTGCGCCATACTTGGAGCAGAAATTAAAGATAGTCAAAACTGGTTACTTAAACAGTTGGGCAAAGAATTAGTCTTAGTGCCAGACAAGGATCACGAAGGCCCACGGACTATCGAACAAGCTATAGAATATGGATGGTCGGTTAGTATGCCCAACTGGCCGGAAGGCGTTAAAGATGTAAATGATGCTGTAATAAAAATAGGTCGGTTGGCAACATTATGGTTAATAGTAAGTGCTAAAGAATCAAATGCTCTTAAGATCAGATTACGAGCTAAACAATGGTTTAAGGATATAGACAATGTATGAATTTTGGAATTTTTTACAAAATCCTATCAAATGGTATAAAGAACGTAAGGCATGGAAAAAGCGTCTAGAAGAACTACGTAAACGCGATCCATTTATCTACAAATGATACACTGGGGGATAAATGCTCTTAATCACGGCTCAAGTCTTGCTGTATTCAAAGAGGGTAAACTAGTATCACAGACTATTAGCAAGTACGACGAACTAGATAGTTCGCAAACTGTGCCAGCATTAAACTATGGAAGTCCGGATCGTATTTTTTGGTACGAACGTCCGTGGATTAAAAAAGCAAGACAATTGTATGCTGGACAATATCGTACAGCGTTTGATATGTCTACACTACCAAAACGTCATCTTAAACAATTTAAATATGCAAAAGTTTCTTATACTCCTCATCATAGTAGTCACGCTGCCGCTGGCTATTATACAAGCCCGTTTAATCATTGTGCGATTGTTGTGCTCGATGCGATCGGAGAATTTGAATGTGCTACCATATGGCAAGGGCTACACGGTGAAATGAAGAAAGTGTGGAGCAGAAGTTATCCACATAGTCTAGGATTATTTTATAGTGCCTTTACACAATTTGTTGGCTTGACTCCTATCAAGGATGAATACTTATTACAAAAAATGGCAGAGCAAGGCGATCCTTACAAATTTTTACAGTATGTTAGAAGTTACTTTGATGCAGGTGAATTGCGCTGTAATACTAATTTTCATCAGGGAGTCCTTAATTGGAACCTTAATGAATTAACTACCTTACAGGAACAATGTGACCTGGCGGCCGCAGTACAACTAGTGTTTGAGGAGCAAGTATCTGGTATCATGCTCAAAGCTAAACAACTAACCAACGCCGACTGTCTAGTCTACATGGGAGGTTGTGCTATGAATAGTCAAGCCAACAAAAACGTAGTTGAATCTAAATTTAAATATCGATGGAGTTTACCTAACCCAGGAGATCCTAGTAGTAGCATTGGAGCGGTATTATATCATACCAAACAGAGAGTATGGGATTATAAGTGGGATCTTGTCAAACACATTGCAATTAATGTATAAAGAGAGTATAATAGCGTATGAGTGATTATAACGATAACAAGAAAGATAAAGCAAGACAAAACGTAGACTATGGCTACGATATTCAGCGTGTCTATTTAGAGATGATGTTGGCAGATGCTGGTACATTTGTACGCTGTCAAAGTATTTTTGATAGTAAACTATTTGATCGCAGACTACAGGATTCCGCGGAGTTTTTAACCAAATATGTAAGCGAAAATAATGTATTGCCCACGCCAGATATTATTAATGCGGCCACAGGATCAAATTTAAAAGCCGCCACAGATTTGCGTGAAGAACATTTTGAATGGCTACTCAACGACTTTGAAACGTTTACTCGTCACAAAGGACTTGAGCGAGCAATCTTAGAATCGGCGGACTTGTTGGAAAAAGGCGAGTATGGTCCGGTGGAAGAAAAGATTAAACAAGCAGTACAAGTAGGACTACAACGTGACATGGGCACAGATTACTTTGCTGATCCTAGAGCACGTCTTATGAAGATCAAGGATAAAAATGGACAAATATCTACAGGCTGGAAAAGCATTGATGATAAGTTGTATGGAGGATTTAATCGCGGTGAGCTTAATATCTGGGCTGGCGGCTCTGGTGCTGGTAAGAGCTTGTTTTTGGCTAACCTTGGTGTTAACTATGCCCTTGCTGGTCACAATGTATTGTATCTCACACTAGAGTTGAGTGAAGAATTAGTTAGCTTGCGTGTGGATGCAATGGTAACTGGAATACCTACAAGAGAGATTTTCAAGAGCATCGATGATGTTGAAATGAAAGTTAAAATGATTGGCAAGAAGTCTGGCCAGTTCCAAGTCAAGTATATGCCAAGTGGTAAGACAGCAAACGATATTCGTGCTTATATGAAAGAGTATGAAATCAAAATGGGACGTAAGATTGACGTACTGTTAGTTGACTACATGGACTTGCTACTACCTTTGAGCAAGCGTATTAGTGCTGAAAACTTGTTTGTCAAAGACAAGTATGTGAGTGAAGAACTGCGTAATTTGGCGGTGGAAAAGAACTGTGTGTTTGTTACAGCGGCACAGTTGAATCGAGGTGCTGTTGAAGAAGTTGAGTTTGATCACAGTCATATCTCGGGTGGACTTAGTAAGATTCAGACAGCAGATAATGTGTTTGGTATCTTTACAAGTCGTGCAATGCGTGAGCGTGGACGTTATCAAATCCAGTTAATGAAAACACGTAGCTCGAGCGGTGTTGGTATGAAGATTGATTTGGATTTTAATGTGGACACACTACGCATTAGTGATCTAAGTGAGGAAGATGGTTATGGAAATCATAACAGTCAAAGTGCAGGATCTACTTTACTAAACAGTATTAAACAACGACAGACTGTAACTACAGAAGATACCGGTTGGGAACGTGCAAGCCCTAAAGAAGGATTTGACCTAGCCAAGCCCAAGGTTAAGGCCAATGTAGAGTCAAGCAAACTTAGAGAACTGTTGAATAACTTGCCAAGTGACGACTTGTAATCTTCGTGTAATGCTATTTTTTTAACAATGAGATAAGTACACATATAATAACTACCAGGAAATCATGGAACTTTACCGCATACGAGATATTAACGACCCGTTAACTCACTTGATGAAGGACGATCCAGTTCGTCCTCACATTCCTCTTGAACAACGTATTTCCAACAACAGTGAAATACTAATACTACGCCGAGGTGATGAAGTGCTAGCGGCCACTTGTATGCAATGGTTAGCCGATGTTCCTGAATCTGAAGAAGATCTAGTTAGTATGAGCAAAGACCACAATGTGGCTGTGTTCTATACTATTTGGAGTTATAGTCCAGGAGCCGGAGCAAGTTTACTACAACAAGCGGCAAACTGGCTAAAATCAGAGTTTGAAACACTAACAGGTATAGTTACCCTAAGTCCTCAAACTCAAATGGCCGAACGTTTTCATTTGAAAAATGGCGCTAAGATTCGTAAGACTAACAAAGACACTGTTAACTACGAATACTACTTTAAAGAATAATCAAGCACCAAAGTTACTGTTAGGCGCAAAGCTCATTGGATTATCCATTGTACCACCTAAGGGTGTTTGCTGTCCGAGCCAGTCTACTTTCTTGTCAGCTGGCTTGGATGGCATTGGTGCAATGTTTGGCGGTTTCTTCTTGGCATCTGTGACCTTGTACATGCTACACCAGCGAAAGCGTTTGATGCCTTTCTTACGAGCTTGAGCAATAGCAGCACTCTTACTGGCCGCTTTGATTTCTGGCAAATCACCGCCAGCTGCGGGCGCAGGACTTCCTGTTTTACTTTCAGCTTCTTTTAGTCCAGCAATCTTTCTCCAACGATTCAATTCTTCATTTTCCAGTAGAGCAGCTCGATCGTCAAGACTTTCTGCGCCAAAGTTACTGTTGGCACCAAAACCCATTGGATTAGCCATAGTACCACCTAAGGGATCAGCTTGTCCGAGCCAGTCTACTTTCTTGTCAGCTGGCTTGGATGGCATGGGTGCAATATTTGGAACATCAATGATCTGGCACCATTCAAAATCACTACATCCGCCCTGTTTGGCCGCAGCATAGGCCTTGTTAAAAGAAGGCATGAGTCTAAGTTTGGCTTTGAGTTCAGGACCGCATGGCTCAGTAGGGTTCACGGGCGCTGGGTCAGGAGTGGGCATAGGAGCAATAACATCGGGAACCGGAGCAGGCGTAGGTTCTGGACTAGGACCAGGTGCGGGCGTTGGCTCTGGTGCTGGGCTCGGAGTTGGCGTGGGTGCTGGAGCATCTGCTGGACCGTATTTGACATTGTAAATATCACCAAAGCGACTGCGAATCACATTGCCCGAACCATCAGTAGCAGCACTGAGAATCTTCTGTCCGTTGCGTGGATCTACATCACCTATCTTTAATGGCGGTTCATTGTGTTGAACATCCAAGTCTTCCCCACGTTCGTTGATTGCTACCAGTCGATCGCTTAGTTCGCGTATTTGTTGTGCCAAGTTAGTCATTATTGATCCTCTATGATTTATTTATCGTCACTAAATAAACAATGCGAATTAAAGAAATTACTGAAAACTACGTGGGCAACGCACACATGGGTGCTGGCTCTGAACGAAGCCAAGATCAACGATTATTGGAAAAACCCCGCACTCGCAAGCACAATCGCAAACTCAAGGACAACATTGGCTACAGCATAGGTGCCGGTCCCGCAAGTGGTTCCTGGGCCAACTCGGGTGCTAGGTTCAAGCAGATGTGATTCGCGAAGCGGAAAGCAGATTTTTCGGCGAAGCCCAGCGGAAAAATTTTCCCACCCTGATTAAACTGCCAGTTAATGCTGTCACTGTTGAGAATGGGTTCTGCAGGGTAAAAAAAATACCTGCGCAAAAAAATTCAACCTGAGATTCTGTTTTCCAAGATTTGTTTATATAGCGGATGATTCAAGCTGTCTTGTGTTAGTGTGCTAGCTTTGGTTTGATTGAGTTCTTTCCATAATGGACGAAGATTAGAGTAGTGATTGAGCAATAACAGTTCCGGTTCGTTACGGGCTAGCTTAACAGGTACTATGTGATCAATGTGCCAAAGCGCACGGTTGGACCATGACATACCGTGCAAGAACTGACTTTCAATATGAGCAGAGAACTCATCAAAAGAACATCCTAGTATACTGGCAGATTTTGTAGTTTTCTTATATCCTTGATTACTTAATACATTGGCTATAAGTGTACCTACATTGGCACGCAACTTGGCCAAAGGGTTAGAACGGCGACGTTCACGCATGTACATGGCTCTTGGTGTGTTCTTTAATGGAGGTGTGGGTTTACACACACGATTGGCACGATTCTTATCGCTGATACATGCTCTACAAGTCAACGTGTGATTGTAGAATTCAGACAGATTTTTAGTGGCAGCACACACACGGCAAGTTTTTTCAGTACGGGGTGGAGGTTTGGGTTTGGGTGTTTTTGGCACATAAGCAGCAAGTGTACACGCTCTGCATTGGCTAAGGTATTGAGTATGCCCAGTGCGGGGATTGGTGCCTTTAACGTAGAACGCATCAAAGGGCTTGGATTGGCAACATTTGGTACAGGTTTTCATATACTATTATTTACCCGAAAGGGTCCTGCGTCTCAAGAATTTCTTGCTCGAAAAAAAATATAAAGAAGTACTTGTAGAAAAAGAGGGGTGAAAATACTTCGGTACCCATGCGCTGTTGCGCTATAGCAACAGTTTTATAAAATTCATGCCTGGGTGCCCCCACCCTCTCGATGATTATTTTATATGTCCCCCACCGATATCAAAAAGAAAAAAATCCCCAGAAAGAATTTAATCAGTCTGGGGATACAAAAGGTCTTGCCGGGAGCGATTCGGGCTTACAAGACCTTTTCATGGACACACTTGCCGGGAGCGAATCGTTGGGCATGTCCTGTACAGCCTACAGCTATGCTGCTGCTTACTGTACTGTGGCGCACAGCTTACCTGTTGCGCATACACGTTACCTCTGCTACTGCCTTCCACTTGTCCGGGAAGCCGTGCTTCAAGTCTGCTACCTTAAGGACTGTACGCAGGCTCAGCTCACGTAGGCGTGGCACATTGGCCTTAACAAAGTCTACCACTTCCATCTTCTGGTAGTCTTCAAACTCATACTTGTCCAACATGCCGCACTCAGCTACCACTTGCTCAATACGCAAGAGCTTCTCGCGCTCAGTATCAATAGTGAGATCCAAGTAGTGGCAACGGCTCTCCAGGGCTTCCAAGTGGTCACGCAGCTTCTTGCTCTTAACGTGATCAAACTTGATGTTGGTAATGAAGATAGCACCACCTTTGAACTCAAAGCTATCTGGCACGCCTTCACGACGCAATAGATGTGAGTCAGTGTTCCAATGGATCATACGCTTACTGGATGTGTCCAGTGCCGCTTTGAGAATGTTCAAGCTCAAGTCATCTAACAGTACTGAGTCACAGTCATCAAACACTAGAATGTTCTTAGCATCCTTGTAGTGGTAGAGCTTACTGTACAAGCCCAATGCGCTCATTGCGCCCTTGACCACTTCATACTTCTTCAGCTTCTGATCGTTAGCCACGTCAGCGAAGACATCATGCTTTGACAGTACTTTCTCTACACCAAAGCTCTTGCCAACACCTGGAGGGCCTGTGACAATCATAGCACGGACTTTGCCGCTCTTAACCGCACGGGTCATGTCATCGAGGATCTCAAAACGATCACGCATACGATCCATGATCTCAGCGTCTGTCTCTTTACTCAAATCTTTCTTGACTGACTCCACTTCCAAGCTCTTGGTTGTGACTTCAGATTGCAGGGCCATCAGCATCTTTGATGTAACTACTTTCGCCATTCGTCGCTCCTTTGGTTAATTAATATTTACATTATAACAGGATGTTGCCATCCTGTCATGTCTTTTGGTTAGTCTAATCTCGAGCCTGCATAAGCCTTCAAGCCCAGGCTTTGCAAGTAAGTGGCCAGAGCCTCTGCGCCAGCTTCTTTGACTGATACTGACTGAGTTGGAATCTTTGCTGGATCCCAATAGCTCAAGCACTTGGGTTTGTAGTCCTTGCGGAAGCCAGCTGCAATCAGCTCTTTGGCCTGCTTGCTGTTGGTACGGTCCACGTACACATCCACCCAACCAAAACCGCATGCATCACGCTCGCCAATCTTTTGATACATCTCAACGCCTGCCAAGTGGGCTAGCACAAAACCTGCTTGAATCTGATTTGCTGTTACCATAGTGTCGCTCCTATTGTGTTGTTGAAGTAGTAATTATACTGTCTTAGCGGCGGGTTGTCAAGCCGTTAACGCCTGCAAAGAACAGGGCCAATCCGCAGAGTGCAATACCGCACAATGGCAAGAGTTGGCTGTCTGGGGCTGTGTCAATTGTACCTGACACTCCGTACACTAGGAAAAATCCTACGAATGCTACGACTGCGTCGCAGAATGCATATAGTTTATCTGACATAAGTTTCGCTCCTTATTTGCTGTTGATGTTGTAATTATAACGTCTTAAGCCACTTCAGTCAACCGAATTACGAAGCCTGAATAGTCTTTTTTTGCACGACCCTTAGCCTTCAATCCAAGCATTGTGCCCTTAGGGTCTAAGAAGCGCAAGTCTGTCTCGTCAGCGGATGGAACACCCTCTGGGATCTTGTCGTAGACAGCAACCACTGACATGCCTTGCAAGAGTGCTTCTGCCACATCGCTGTCGTTGTTCTCTGCCTTAGAGAAGGTCAAGTGGTAGTTGGCAATGCCTTTGACCTTACGACCCAGGATCTTTGTATAGTCATAGAACTGTACTGTAGGGAAGCACTCGAATACATTCAAGCCAGGGAGCATATCGTATTTCTCCCAGCTCAAATCGCTCGTGCCGTTAAGACGAAACACAGGAGTCAGGCCCAGCTTGGTAGCCATCTTAATGCCCTTCTCAATGTCCTTCTTCAAATCAAGCATGAAGTCCTGACGCTGTTCGTAGAAATAATTCGTCTTGCGGATGCGGGCTCGCTGAATAGTGTTGGTGTTCTCACCGCGCTTGAACATACCGCCACGGCCTGCGGTGTTAAGACATGATGCGATGCAACCAGGTGTGGCCTTTGGGCAGGTGTTGCGCCCGCTAAGGGTGGATGGTGCAAGGTGTAGGATGAATGATAGATAGCCAAGCTTCGTGCCCTTTTGGATTTTGGGATTCGCTGTAGAAAGCAGTTTGAACATGTTTCGCTCCAAGTTCGTTGTTGATGTAAGTATTATAACGCCTTTTAGGCTGGGCGTCAACCGTTAATCCCAATCTTTCTTGCCACCATGTTGTTCATTGTACTCGTATCCAGCGGCATAGGCCACGATCTCTGCAGGAGTCATGTCCTGGGCTTGAATGGGCTCTGAATCGTAGGAGCCACCCTCGTAGTAGTGAGGGTTGAAAGGACGGCTATACCAGCTGTCTGCTGAGCCACGATCAAAGGGTCCACCATGGCGGCTATCGTAGACTTGACCCTTGTACTCTATACGGCAAAATTGATCTTCTAATAACATTATACCATCTCCTTAAAATAACGATAGGGCAAGCCCAACAAGAAGCAAAGGTACTCGTCGTCGCCATCACTACCTTCTGCCTCGTGAACCCAGCGCATGGCCATCTCACGAGTCTTAGCACCCGAACGCATCAAGTCCTGCATACGCATTTCGAACTCGTGTGCGGCGATTGCTTCACGCTCTTCACGCAGAGTGTTCTCTTGATCGATAACACGAGCCAACTGAACGAACTCAGCTTCAAAGTCTGCTTCAGTCCAGTTGGTGGTATCAATACCACGTGGGCGAACGCCGTAGGCATCCTTGTACATATCCCAGTATTGGCAGGCATATTGCTCTAGCACGGACATCTCTTCCCAGCTTTTGAAATCTTCCATCTTATGCTCCTTGTGTGTCTGTATGTCTCTATTATAGCAAGGATTTGCCAAACTGTCAACAACCTTTCTTTCTGAAAGGTCTTTATTGGGTTGCCCAGCCTTGCCGTCCATCCCGTTGCCTTCGAAGTTTGATTATAGCTGAGATCCTAGAGTCAGTCAAGACGAAAGGTGTTGTATTTCTACAACACCTTTCATATGTGGTGGGCCCACCTGGACTCGAACCAGGGACCAAAGGATTATGAGTCCTCTGCTCTAACCAACTGAGCTATAGGCCCTAATTCGTATACCTTCGCACTTCTCTCAGATCATCGTCTGTATCCTCTAGGATCCAAATCTCTTCGTTAAACTCAAGAAGGTCTTGTGCAACCTTCTCTGCTTCTTTAAGGGTTGGGACGCACTCGAGGAGCTCTTCATGCCCCTCGTATAGGCCCCAGACTTCAAACTGGATAAAGCTCATTTTGATACCATTGTTTAGAAAGGAGCATCCTCGTTCTCAACAACCTTAACAGCCTTAGGAGCCTTAGGAGCAACTGCCTTCACAGGAGCTGTCTTAGCCTTAGGAGCGGCTGTCTTAGGAGTGTTGTCTTCAATGTACTCTGTGATGGTTGCCTGGGCTGTAGCATCAGCAAAGTCTTCAAGCGTCAAGAGCATCTTAGCCGCTTCCATCTTGGAGAACTCACCCTCGAGATCAGCCAAGCGGATGTCTTCATGGCCACTCTTAGCGAGCACCTTGATACGCATGATGTCATTGGCAAAACGAATCTTGTAAGAACCGTTCAATTTAGAAATACCTGCAACCGAAAAAGTTTTATCTGTAGCCATTTTAAAGTTTCCTTCTGTGTGTGTTTTAAAAGTATGAACGCCTTGTTCATGTTCTAATTATACAACTATTTTGGTTAGTTGTCAACCATTTTTCTTTGGTTTTGGACGAATCTTTGGATTTTCTAACTTGCCAAACTCTTTGTCCACATAGTATTGAATCAGGTTACGCTGGATCATTGTAACCAAATCGCCGTGATCATCATCCACTACAAAACGGACTGGACAGTCTGCCCATGTCAGCTTTCTATTGAAGTCTGCAAACCAACGTCTGTGTTCCTTGTTGTTCGCATTAAAGACTACATAAGGCCTGCCAAACAATGCTAATCGGCTCATTTGCTTTCTGTTATCCAGGATCGGATGACAGCCTCAAGAGCTTTGAAATCATAGTCTTTTGGTGCAGGACGAACACGCGATTGCTCGCGAGCATCATGCTCTAGGTTCTTTTCTTTATTTGTTTTCATGTTGTTCCTGTTCGTTTACCGCACTCAAACCGCCATCAAGATCGATGTCGATGTTTTCCTCGTCTTCCGAGTTCTGTTCTTCCCACTCTTCCAAGTTCTCAACGATGCACATGCACTCGTCAACTTCAGGGTTGATATACTCAGCCACTTGTGCCGCTGTCATATCTGTATAGTCCATGTAGTCGTCGCCATTCTCGTCGAACAGACCACAATAGCACATACCCGATTCCCAATAGATGAGCTTGACCTTAAAGCCCAAGTCCTGGAACTTCTCCATAGCCGCAATAGGCGGAGCCCATGCACTATCAAAGTTCATGCGTAAGTCTGTAGGACTGTCCTGGCTGGCTTGATCACCCTCACCGCCCACATCCCACTTGGTGCCCCATTCATTCACACAGTAGTCATACCAATTGGCGTAGCCATGCTTGGCCACATTGACTTCTTCCTGTGCTACAAGATCCTTTTGCTTTTGATCTTCGTCATCACCCACACGACCTGCCACAATGTGCAAGTCATCGGGCACTGGGCAAAACTCATTCAACAGTTTGCCATCAGCAAAGGCCTTCTTGGCCCGCTCGATCATTGCTGGGTCTTCGTGTTCTAAGACAAGATAGTTGTTGCACCAATTAGGCATGTTAAACTCCCATTTCGTAAAAGGTTACTGAAGGATCAATGCTGAGGAGTTCCTCAGCACAACGGCTCAAACGGCGCACCTTGTCACGCACTACATCGCGTGGCAATTCGCCATCGCAGGTAAGGTTCTCAGGGCTCATGTCTGCATCAATCATGTCAGCGATACGCTGGCGATCCTTAGCGTTCAACAAGCTCAGTTCCTTGCCTTTGAAAATGCGGGTCCACTGGTTCTTCTGTGCCACATAGGCTTCTAGTGTGCTAATGTTCATCTTTACTCCTTTGTGTGTCTGTATGTATGTATTATACTGTCAAAGTCTGAACTTGTCAATAACCATGTCAGCTTCATGGGTATCGTTGCACTCGTCAGCGAACGCCAACAGCATCATTTGGATGATGGTCTTGCACTCGCGTTGCTCTACAGCGGGCAGGGTTCGAATAAAGGCATCCACACCTTCCTTGCTATTGATGCCCCACATGATGTCTGCTAAGGCCATTTGCTTTGGGTTGAATCCCAGGATCTCAATCATTGTGCTTTCCTTTGTGTTTGGGTTGACGTTTGTATTTAATCTTGCTCTCTACAACCTTCTGCTTGAAGGGCGTATTTTGGGCAAAGAGAACATAATGCTCTCTATGCTTGGGTTTGATTTTTATTACAATCTTCATTGCGCTCTCCTTACTATGTCATTATTATAGCGCAGAGAGCCCAAATTGTCAACTCAAAAGGTGTTGTATTTTTACAACATCAGCTGTTGCTGGTAGCGTAAGGGCTGAGCTCCTCGTCCCAAATACCTGCACCTTTGAACCAAGCATTGACAATCTCAATGGGACAGTTCAAGTCTTTGGCAATGTCCTCTGCACTCATACCCTCATCACAGGCACGGTATTCAATTTCCCAATCAAGTTCTGCCATCTTGCTCATCGTAGTAGTCCTTTTGAAATTTGAACTTGAGTTTCATCCACAGAGGCTAATACCTCTGCCAAGAGAGTCTTGTCAGTCAACTCTGCGCATCGGATAATAAGATCGTTATATCCATTAACAATTGATTGAAGTTCTTTACTCATTACCATTTACCTCCGGTGTTGTTGATATCCATTACTGTGTCTTCTGAGAGAAAGCCTTTGAGGATGTCTTCGGGCACATGACCCAACAGTTCTTCTATTGCTGTAAGATCACCATTCTCAATGTCTATGCGGATCTGCTCCATGACTAGATCTACCAGATCGGGCAGTTGATCCACAGCCTCTTCCAAGCGACTGATCTCTATTTCGTCCCTGACGCTGAGGCTAGGGCTTTCCCTTAGAGCCTCAAGGCGGGCAAGGGCCATAGCCCGTTTGCTTTGAAATCCGGTCATCCTGCGCACTCCTCTGCGTTAAGTTTCTTAATAGCGGGAGCCAGCTTCTTCCAACGCTCGCCCGCCTTTTTGTAGAACCACTCGCCTGACTGATAGTCGTCTGCTTTTGAGTACTTGAAGACATAGTAATAGTCGCTCCAAGTGTAGTGATCTTCAGCTTGCTTCAGAGTGTTGAACACTTTAAAGTCAACGTCTGACTCGCTTCTGTCGCGCTTGTAAAAAGTGCAATAGCCCTGATCCTTAGCGTGTTCGTACAAAGCCTCGTCTTCTTTGCTACCGTGCGGGCTGAAGGGATGTGCTTCGCCAATCTGTGTGCCCAAGCTACTCAAGTCGCCCATAGCAACCAAATGATTGACTTTAGAGCTTTCTGCGTAATGCTTCTGCAAGATAGCGCCGTTGTGCTCCAAGTAACCGTCCCAGTGGCAGTAGACTGCGCGAACTGTTTTGTTGTAAGGGTTTTGAATAGCAATCATTGAACGTGTACCCATTGTGTGCTCCTGTGTGTGTTTAAGTCTTAATTATACAGCCAAAACGCTTACTCGTCAACCGCTACACTAGAGCGCAACGCATCAAAGCAGTCTTGCACCCGCTCGTTCACACAGGTAAAGAAAGTGTAGTCGCCCACTGTTTGGCGCCCGTCGCCTTCTTCAATGTACTCGAACCCGCCGTAGTAGTCAAGCCCACGCAAGTTGTGATTGGGCACAGCAATGATCTCATCTGCCGCATCCACTAGCAATCGTCCACAGCGGATGTCCAGTCCCAAGTCCGAGGCGGGATGCTGTACGAAGTTGTTGCGGATGTTGCGCTCGATCACTTCATTGATACAGTCCAGCATCTCGTGTGTGCTGTCGAAATCGCAATCTGTAAAATAACCCATGTTTCGCTCCTATGTGTTGTTTAAGTCTTAATTATAGCGCCTTTCGGCGCACCTGTCAACTCAATACCACTACTCGACGCAGGGTTTCATCAACAATCTCTTCACCCGTTTCCTCGTCGAATTCTGTGTCGTATTCGTTCTCAACCATCTTGTCCATGCGATGGTACTCACTGTAGACCACTGCACCCACATCAACCCTATCAACCTTTGGGGCAACCTCTGTGCGCCAGTGGTCGCCATAGTTGTAGGCATAATGCACTTGAGCCTCAGGGTCCAGGCCCTGCAACATCTCAATCAATTCTTTAACTTGCATAAGTGCTCCTTATTGTGCAAAGATTTCTTTAGACAGGATTTCTTTCTCAACTACATTGTGTGCCAAGTTCAGGGCCATTGTGGCCACTGTGATAGCGATGATACGCTCTTGTCCACTGAACCGTTGGCAGTATTCCATCAACTGTTCAAATGACTCTGGTGTTGCGAACAGACCGGTCTTTGGGATTGGGTTCTTTACGATATCATACATAAGTGTCGCTCCTTTTGTGTGTTGATGTTAGTATTATAGCGCCAAAATGTAGGGACGTCAAGTCCCTACACCTTGTAGGGTTATTTGTTGTTCTCGTACAACAGATTGTCTAAGTATTCTGAGATAATTTGCTTTTTATATGCGTTAACAATAGTTTCTTGCAGTGTTTCGCAAGCGCACAACAAGTTAGTGTCCGAATCGTCTTCTTCTAGCACATAATTAATAACTTGCAACATAGTGCGACCCGAACGGACGCTTTCGGCAAATACAATAGCTTCGCAATTGCGTACATCCGAATTTTGTGCATGAAAACTGTTGTTTGCAAACTGTGTAACTTCTAACATTCTAGCTCCTTAAAAACTTATTATAACGCATTTTGAGCTCTCTGTCAAATGCGCTGTAATAAGCCCTTACGGGCTGTAGGGTTATTCCGTTACGAAAGCATTGTACACTACACATTGTAGGCCCGGGTGCTTGACAAAACACAATTTTTGTGCGTTGACAATAGCTTCCATAGGGGTGTGTGCTACAAGTGTCATGCTAGCATACTCCTGCATGCTAACTTCCGTGTTACCGGGCGGTCGGTGCGGGTGATAGCAGTACAGTACTGTAAATTTATTACGAGTGGCACTTGACAATTGCATGCATGTACACATACTAGCTCCTTAAAATTGTATTATACAATAAGCTAGCCAAAATGTCAATAACCCTACACTTTAGTCAACATCTGCGTAGCCGTCTTCTTCCCAGCCGTATTCCGTTGCTATAACGCCCGCATCAGTTATGTCAGTTGCGTTAGCAATAGCATCTGCCTCTTCAGCTGTTTCCGCTTGTACCTCTAGCGTAAGCTCTACAGTCTGCTTGTAATAAAATGTTTTCATTTGTGCT